GAGTACCGTCGCGAAGAGCCACGTTATCAAGAGTACCGTCGCGAAGAGCCACGTTATCAAGAGTACCGTCGCGAAGAGCCACGTTATCAAGAGTACCGTCGCGAAGAGCCACGTTATCAAGAGTACCATCGCGAAGAGTACCGTCGTGAAGAGCTCCGCCATGAAGACTACCGTCGCGAAGAGACTACTCCTCGTCGCGCGCCATACGCTCACCCGCACGGACCTCGTGTTCGACTTCAACTTGACGCCCGGGCATTGTCTGCTCATGAGCCTACGAAACGCGTGATCCTTGTCAATGATGAAGAATTGTCGAGACTGCCGATTACCGAAATCGATGTTCGCAAGGTTGACCTGAAGGCGGAACCTGTCTGGGCCGACGAGCCTCTAGTCGACATGGCCCCAGAGCATCGTCGAATTTTGGAGGACGAGTTCATGAAGTGTCTCATCAGCGACAAAGACTTCGACTTGATTGTCGCGGCCGACGAAGACAATATGGCCATGTGCGGAAGAAACAACTAGAACCAGATCGGAACTGGAACAACCTGAAACAGGAAACGGACTACGGGTATGTATGTGTTATATATAATAACTGTGTATGTGCAACTAACACTTTTTTACTTTTTTTTATATATAATAATTATATAGTATATATAACAATCCCTAGTACAAAATGTTAATACATAATATTTTATCACCGACTGAAATAAATGATATAGTCAATCATCCAGTCGTTCAAACGCATAAAGCGCAATTATCCGATACCCTCCAGGTAAAGTTTTCACTTCCACTGGCACCCGATATCAGAGATAAGTTGTCAGCTAGATTAGGAATAAGTTTATCATCTCGTACCACCATTCCCATGAGATGGATTAAGGGAGATACTCAACCCCATATCGACCGGGGTGAAAGCCAATTTACAAAAACACATTTAGTTTATTTGACATCCAGTAATGGAAGTTTAGTTATAGATGGACAAACGTACCCAATACATGCCGGCGACGCGCATATTTTTAGTGAGGGACTTAAACATTTTACGATAAATACTGGAACTACAGAGCGTTTACTTCTAGGTCCAATGAGTGAAACTGGTTTTGGTGTAGGCGGGATTGCTTACATTAAATACTTTGAAAGTAGAGCCGATGCAGAAAATGATAATAATTCGATTGATTCGGGTACTTATACAGTTGAGCCAGTAAACGATATTTCAGCATGGATCATTTATAAAAATGAAAACGAAGGCGGTGCAAGCCCGAGCCCGAACGGAGGACCTTATAACTCCGGCACAGAATTGATAAACAATGGAATTTACTTTTTATATCCTTACATTGCACCGCCGCCACAACCACAGCCACCACCATTCCTATTTTGCGGAAGCATGTTTTCAAACAATGCACAGGTGCATTACAAGTCGCACAGTTTATCCACGGGTAGCGGCGGAAGCGGTGTACGAAACTCGCGATATAAAAAACGAAGAACGTAATAAAACATACTATGCTATGCTGCGGGGAACCTGGGTTCCCTGACTATGCCTAAGCACCGACCACTTGTCCTATCCTCGCATTGTTCCTACTGCACGCAAACTCATCCCCTTCTTTACATGAGACCATATCGCCATAACAAAATTCCGCAAACGCGCGCTGGTCATTATTTACACGAGTATTCGCAGTTGCGTAAAAACTGCGCATGGATTGATCGAATTCAAAGTTATCGCCTAAATTGGAAAACAGTTTATTGTAAATGTCGCGATTTTCGGTTTCATTATTACTCTCTGATCCAATAACGTCGCGCTTGCTGGCATCGAAATTACTACTGATGTACTGTTTTGCGGTTTCGTTGATATTGGATTCAACCTGTGGATTAAACGCGGGCATGGCGCCATTACGGTTGGGCGAGTCCTGTATTTCAGGTAACAGTACATTCATCAACGGATTCGTTACCGTCGGTGATACAAATTCGCCCGATATGGGAACATTTTGCCGTTCATACCCGTAACTTTCTCGCGGTTGCGGGTTTTCAAATTCGGACCGACGTTCCATCGACCTAGACGATTGAATAAACCCTTCTTTCTTAGAATCAGTACTGTCGCCAATGTTGGAACTCGCAGCATTAACGGTGTAAAGTCCGCCAATAACAGCTAAAGTAATGAATCCGATTATAAAAAAAGTAATATTCATGGTAACTAGATACCCCAAAATCGAGAGAATAATCACCATCCGCGATCCAGCGTTTAACTTGGCCTCTGCACTTGTTCCATCCTTGGGCCATAATTCGTGAATATGGTTTTTATCCAGTAAAATAAAAGGGTCTTCGACCCATATTTTCTGAGAAGACGTCATATTTTATTTTATATATAAGTTGATAGTATTATATTTATAAAATAAAATAATGATTATGATATTAACGATTTCCACTTATTCCACTTATTCCACTTATTCCACTTATTCCACTTATTCCACTTAATATCATTTATCAGCAGTTCCTTCAACGTCCTTATGCTTGCGCTTTTTTTCAGATGACTCTGCAGCCTTTTCCTTTTGTAACTGATGCTTTGCCGCATATTCGTCACTTACAAATTCGATTTCTTTTCGCTTTCCGTTACTGCTGGTTTTCAATTTCCCGATCGGGTCTTTGGACTGGGCAGTTTTGAACAGTTCGCCGGTCTCGGTATCCATGACATATACTACCCCGTCAATTTGCTTTCTAACTCGCAACTCTTTTTCTTTTTCTTTTTCCTTTTCCTTTTCTTCCTTTCCGTCCGGTTTCTTTTCTTTTTCTTTATTCCCCGATTCAACGATCGCAGCAACTGCAACTGCTGCGGCGGCAGTCGCATTCGCAACCATCCCGTCATTTTTAATAAATGCGTCAGATACCGTTTTTGCATCAATGTGCTGGACCTTTTTGAATACAAAGTAATTGTTTACAAACGACACCGCCTTCATGGTGTCCGTCATTTCGCTAGCTTTTCCGGACATGATGTTCATAGGTTTTGTATCCATAAACTTACGAAATTTTTTCATGGGGTGGTTTTCGGGAAATGCGCGTTTCGGGAGTGATACACTTGACGCTTCCATGTCAAATTCTTCGTCATACCCGTCGACTCCATTCGAATTCGAATCCACCATACCTTTCACATAATAGGTCATCATATCAAACATGTCGCGAAAAGATCCCATACTTGCTCCATACCCGCGAGGAAGAAAGAGGTCGCGTTGCGTATCTTTGGCGGGGAGCAGTTCAAACCCGTAGTCTCGCATGATTCGTTCCAAATATATCATATTGACCAGGTACTCGGTGTGCATCGTGTTGATTGATTCTGCAAATACGTCAATGGCGTATCCTAAAGATGATTCATCGTCAAAGTAGTCTTGCTTCTTGTATCGCTTGGTTATGGATGAAATAATTCGATGACGGTCATCTTCAAAGCGTATCGTTCCGTCGGCGGGTACCTTTTTAAGCATGTTGAATATTGCCCGACCATCATAACACGTTCCTATAAAGTGTCCGCCGACCTTGGTACACTCGCTAACATTCCGCATAAACGTGTGCAGCGTTTTCACGTCTTTCCAAAGGTAGTGTAGCGCAAACTGTATGGACGAAACATCGAATCCTTCTCGTCCAACTCCATAATACTTTGACAGTTCGTCGCCTACCAATTTGGCATCATGATGGCGTTCTCCAAACACGGTTTGTTTGATGGCGTGGTATATATCAGTTTCTCTTTCCGCCGGCGCGGCGTCGGTTGCATTTGCATTTTGCGGCATTTCGCGAAGCACGTTCGAGCTGTCTGCTTTTACGAATACCGCATACGTTGACCCCGAACCAGAACCAGAACCAGAACCAGACCCGGCCTCATTTGGGTCACTCACCTCGTATATGCTGGCATCCGAGTGGTATTTCGCATAGTTCAGGTATCGAGCGTATGCTCCGTCATACTGGTTGGTAATATTATCCTCAGAAATGTCAATTCCAAGAACGAACCGAAGTTCACAATCGATCCATTTTGAAATGTCGCCGCCCTTTCCACACGCAAAGTCGATCAGTGTCATTCCGCGTTTTGCAACTGATGAAATAAGTGCGCGTTTTACAAACTTGTTATGAAAGTCGCGAATTGGTTTTGTAGATGTTATGTCGAGAAGCGTGCCCTGACCGGAAGAAGATTTTTTCTGTTTCGATTTTTGATAATATACACCAGTCTCGTAATCCTCACTCGATTCATTGGCGCTCAGCAGTTGCATGACTGGCGTTTTCAACATGCGCTCTTCAACCGGGTAGTGCAGCGAATACCAGTTATTATTCGCTACATGAAATGCGTTCCCAGATTCGCGCGCCAAGGTTTTATCATGTCGAACCTTGATTGGAATCCAACGCATTCCGGGTTCCCTCGCCTTATCGTACCGAAATTCAACAACGGATTTATCGGTAAACACTTCTCCGGACTCGGTGCGCATTTGATAAATTCCTCCGACATTATGCAGAACAATGTTGCAAATGTGAGCCGACGGATCGTACGGCGCGGTCGGAAAGAACGGTACTGCCGCGTGCGGTAAATCATCGGGAAGCGCCATTCGCGTGCGAGACGCAAGTTTAGAAACTCCGTCGAGCACCGCATGGAGCGGGTTGGGGGACCCATCGCGCTCAATCGAGTATCCTACGCGCAATGTAAGCGTTTTATACTTGATAATCGGCGAATCGTTACACGTGACCAAGTTGGGTTTTTGATGAATAATGTCGCTCTGGTCTTCGTTCTTATCCGTTGTTACCAAGAAGTCGATCGTATTATGAGACACGGGTTTCCATTTGAATGATAGCGCCCAGGTACACTTTTTCATAGACGGTACACCGCCGACACGAAACATCCCGACTCCCGTATCTGCGGGAGTAAAGATAAGTCCGTCGGTATTGTATGTAAATGCGCCGTCGTTGATTTGATTGAGGATATCCGCACAACACGCAAATATGTCGTTGGGATCGCGTTTTCCAGCCACACGAAACCGTTTCGCGACAATTCGGAGTGCGGATGCCGAAGCAGCAGGGTCTCCTTGTACCACCGAATGAAATGAATTTTTAGGATCCGCCATAAAGAGAGACAGGTAATATAATCTAAAGTTGGTCGTGTTTGTATTTGCCTCATCGTCGTGCTGAAATGCCAATGCCAAGTGTCGAATATCGACCTTTCGGATGAAATAAATATCGAATGCGGCATACATGTTGATATATTCGCCCGTCTTGCTGTGCATGATATGTTCCCCGTCAAGTAACGACCAGTGCAACTTATCGTCGCGACATACCATCCCCGTGAACTGTATGTTCATTGCCGTGTCAATTAGGTAGATTCGCCCCGTCCCGTTAACAAACAACATTTTACGCTGACCGTCAGCCTTATCCGTCACCGTGTAATTGTGGCGAATATTGGGAACGCTGGTTTCGCGCTGATAATTGGATGGATCGTATTTACTGGAGACATTTACGCGCTGAAGAGTAACTGACGACGGACCAATAAAATCGCGGGCGAGCAGTCTCACATTCTGTTTTTGTTTTTTATCGGAGTCGTCAGAGCCGGAGCCGGAGCCGGAGCCAGACGACTCGGATCCGGATTCGGAGTCTGAGTCAGATTCGTCATCTCCTCGACCGCCGCGACGGGCTCTGCGTGGATTGTCGGCTTCTCGCCGTTGTCGTTTATCGTGAGTTTTGTACAGCATGTAATGGTAATCGTTTGCAACCAATTGAAGTTCGCTATACGGAACCGGGAAGTTAGTGCCTTGCAGACCAGAGAGAACCAGTTTTATAGCCCGGCGCAACAAGAATGCCAGCGCTTTAGGAGTATCCACGAATTTTCCAGGTCCAACACGCGTGTTATCGATTTCGATTTCAATTTCGTATTTTGGAGGAGAATTGATCACGTCTGCCTGGTCAAATGTATATGTGGTCTCCATCATCCACGAATTTGGGGGTGGAAGACGTTTCGATTCCTTTACGACGCTGATATCGAATCGAATGGGTGAATCGGGGCTTTCAAATGATGTGCGTTTCATGTACCGAAACGACTTTTTAGTTTGCGGCCAATTGTGAATCATCCGAGTTATTTCTGCAGACTCGAGTCGTAAATTTGTCTCGCGTTGGAGAGACACTTTGAAATTAAAGTCGTTGAATTTTACGGGGCGAATGGGTTCGTCATTTACATACGCGTCCGTTTTACGCGTGCACTTTACGCGGTTAGGGCCGTATGAAACGTCGCTATCGAGTTCATTCGTGGTACAGTACCGTTGAATCTGGGACATGCCATCCAGTTCAAACCGGTTGTTTGACATGACATGTTTGGCCGGTCCGCGACCCTCTGTGGCCATATTCTCATAGTGAATGCGAAGGTGGTAATCCCCGGTTCCTACTGCGCGATATCCCGAAGATAGAATGCGGTCAATTACATTGGAATGGTCATTGTGCGTGAGTGTGCGAAACCCAAGCGTTCCAAAACGAATTTCCAGTTCAAGTTGTGACCCAGGAGACGATAGATTTTCCATATACAAATCAACAAGGCGGTTTAATCCGTCGCTTGTGGAAGCGGTTCCTCGGGATTGCGATTGCGGCGGCCTTCGTTCTTCTCTTTCGCTTCGTACATACGGGCGCCTATTTGCGTCGTGTCTTATATTTCCGCGGTTCATTTTCTAAAATCTATGGTTTATAGTTTATAGTATAATAGTACTATTTATAATTTATAAGTTGTAATTAAGCATTTTTAGATCAATTTTTATTTTTTTCATAAATTTTCATAAATTGTTGATCTGGGATGACCAACCAACAATAAATAAAACAAGTTAAAGATATATTTTTATAAGGTTAAGTATAAGAGCACTCAACAACTCACAACCCCAACCCAACCCAACCCAACTCACTTTTACGCAAAAATGAAATATAACGGTGGACTTGCATTGACCCTATGCTTACTTTTTACAACAACGACTTTAGCAGTTCCTGTATCTATTAAACCCGATGTGATTGTCGCCCATAAGTTATTGGACCAAGTGCAGACCCCGATGGAGTGCGACGGATGCAAGTGGTTTATCGGAAAATCGCAAGAATATTTGAAAACACGCGAACCGCGCCTCGAGAACATTACGGAAGGAGTACTGGAGTCGGGTATATGTTCACATTTACCGGCAACCGAAGGAGCATACTGTAATAGCCTGATTGGAAAGTATGTCCCGTTTGCATTTGACTCGCTTGTAACTAAACTATTGGATCCAGCATTCGTGTGCAGTGAAGTGATTCCACTATGTTCTGAAACTGCACTGTTTCAACCCTCTGACCATGACGACCCTCTCGAACGAAATTCGCAAACTACACCTGCATGCCACAGTGCAGTTCATAGTGTTTCTGAATACCTTTCTCAAAAATCATCGTATGAGAAAATTTCCGAATCAATCGATACTGATTGCGTGCATGAAAATCCACTAGAGCGATTCGCATGTAAAGCAGTTGCAAATAATGTTACTGTAGCAGTTCTTGATGAAATACTGAAACTGGCATTCAATGGTAAGATGGTATGCGATGACGAATCTTCATCCTATATTTTTGAATCAATCCATGTAGGCCCAAATCGCAAGTTGCTACATAACAAGAAGGCGCCTAAACAGTCACCCGACACTAAAGCCAAAGCCAAGGCAGATCCAGTTCCGCCAGCTCAACCACCTAAACAGTCACCCGACACTAAAGCCAAAGCCAAGGCAGATCCAGTTCCGCCAGCTCAACCACCTAAACAGTCACCTGACACTAAAGCCAAAGCCAAGGCAGATCCAGTTCCGCCAGCTCAACCACCTAAACAATCACCCGACACTAAAACCAAAGCCAAGGCAGATCCGGTTCCACCAGCTCAACCACCTAAACAATCACCCGACACTAAAACCAAAGCCAAGGCAGATCCAGTTCCGCCAGCTCAACCACCTAAACAATCACCCGACACCAAAGCCAAGGCAGATCCGGTTCCACCAGCTCAACCACCTAAACAATCACCCGACACCAAAGCCAAAGCAGTTCCAGTTCCAGTCGCAGCACCAGTTCCAGTCGCAGCACCCAAGCCAGTTACCACCATTCCAGCACCTTCTTCGCCTAACCCCAACACGGTGGTAATTGCAGGTGTTGCGGCAAGAGTACTGGCAACCGTTGAGACAACCGTATCGTCTCCAATGTCGATTTATATGACATGCGATAACGAATTCGATTTGTATGTCAATGAAAAGGCGGTTGGTCGCGGAACAAGCTGGACCACCACGTACCATTTCAATCCAACTGTTGCAGCGGGTGACGTGATTGCAGTTGATGGCGTTGACCGAGGCGGTCCTGCTGCGTTTATCGGTAAATTTGGAAACACTGTTACCAAACCATCGGATTGGAAATGTTCCACCCAATCTGAACCCGGCTGGAATAAAAACAATTTCGATGATTCCAAGTGGGTAACTGCAACGAGTTATGGTAAAAACCAGGACGCAAATATATGGAGGTCGGTCGGCGGAGGATCTCGTCCAAATATTCCAGGCGATGCCGAGTGGCTATGGACCGGCAATAATGAAAATCACGACCGTGTATACTGCCGGTTCTTTCCATTTGGAAAATTGGCACAGGCTCCGGTTGTTGCTGCTTCGGTAAAATCAAGTCCGGTACCGGATCCGGTTGTTCATGCAGTACCAGTATCGGCCACAAAATCAACTCCAGCATCGAGTACGGTTGTTGTAAACCAGGCAGTTAAGTCTAGCAGCACTAGCACTACTATCCACCAGGCGGTTGTAACTGAAGTGAATAATGGAAATGTGAAATCCAATACCAAGTTGACGAAGTTTCAAGAAACGATTGTCCGGGTTATGAAGGACACAAGCGACCAGCAGATAAAACTTGAAGCGGAAAATAAACGAAATTTTCAAGGGGCAAGTGAAACGCTTTCTTTGGAAACTGCGAGGCTTGAAAAGGAAAAGATCCAGCTTAAAAATATATACGATGAAAGTGTACGTTTAAATGCGACGATTCAAGCTCACTATAAACAGATTATATCGGACACAGCTTATCTCAACTCGCTTGATGCGATGAAACCCGAATTCTTGAAATCACTTGATAATTTGTGGGGTCATATCGGGTCCGTGAAAAATACCGTCAATGTTAAGCTTGTCGGCGATAACTATAAAATCGAAATGATACACTTATTGGACGGAATTCATGCAAACGTTAGAAACATTAGCGGATACGTGGCAACCGCATTCGTTAACCATTACAATAAATACAAGGCGCTAATAAAAAACGAAAATACGCAGTACTCAGTAGAAATGGCTAGGTTGATTGCGCTTTCTGCAGAGTATAAAGTAAGCCAGCAAAAGGTCGCCGATATTCAAAGGGATCGCGCTCGTATTCAGGATATTGTGAATGAATTCAAGACGGCGTATGACATGTCTGCGGCGCAGCGCGACGATTTCGATAAATTGGTCAAAAAAATAATGGAGCTATTTGACAATAAAAAATGCACAGAATGAATTATTATTATTATTTTGCCATAAAAACAATATAAATTAAACTTGTTTATACGAGTATAATTTATCGAATATTAAATACTTACAACTTATAACTTTACAATGGGATCTACGCAATCCGTTTCATTAAATGAAACCTACGAGCTCGCGCTAACACCATCTCTGTTCAAATATGACGACGAGGCAGGCGAAGATACGGCGATTGACGTGTCTGAAGAGCACACCGATAAAATAGCAACGTATATTGGTAGCAAGGAATTTAAGCACGACGTTGAGCTGATTACAGATGTCAGTATTCGACCCAGCCGCGAAAACGCGAATACAGTACAGTTGAAGTTCAAACCATCAAGCTTCAAGTATTCGTCATCGGATTGCGTGGTACTCGTTACTGGAAAGTGGGTATCCAGTGTAAAGCAGCGAAAGCCGTCAGTTAAAAAATCGGCCGCGGCGGCGAATGCAAATAAAAAAGAAAAAGAAAAAGAAAAATCAAGTAGCGGAAGCCATCTTGCAATGATGGGGTCGGATGAAGATGAGCCCGTTAAAACTGAATTTGAAAAGGATTTGGAAGATATTAGCGTTTCCGACGTTATCGAAAAAATTCAAGAAAATATGCACCATGAAGCATATATGGAACATAAACTCAAGGGACAGATTTTTATTTGTTTTAAAGAAGACATTGAATTGAAAAAGGTGAGTATTGATAACTAAGTAAGTAACTAACTAACTAAAATTAAAATATCTTTATAGACTATCTATACTATAACTACTATAACTAAAAAAATAATGGGTCTCAAACAATTACTACATACCGAAACCGGTGGATATATTATTTCCGTGATTTTAGGCCTAGGACTTGCGTCGCTTTTTAGAAAAGCGTGCAATGACAGAACATGCATAAAATTCGACGCACCGTCGTCTGAAGAAATTAAAAACTTTGTTTATCGGTACAATGATGACAAATGTTTAAAGTATACGCCACGGGCAATTAAATGCGACGATGCTACGCGTCATACCGTCGACATTGCATAACTATACGTCTAACTGTAAGTTGTAATGCGTAATTATATACATACTTGTTTCTAAGAAGTATGTATATAAAGATAAGGTAAATATCTCAACTATAACCGCCTATTTATTTAAATTCATTTAAATTAAACTTTATTAAACTTTATTACTGATGGATACGACGAGATTAGACGAACTCCCGGTTCATAATAACTCTACGGCTGCACTGGGTGGCGGCGGCGGTGCAGGAAACAATATCGTTATGCAACAGTACGATCCAAATATGATTCCGAACGGAGGTCCTGATCCGCGCCAGCTGGCAATGAACGGTGCACCACCACCCGGTATTGACCAGCGAACACTTAACGAGCTGGTATCGGGTGTTCAGCGCGCCAGCGGAGCGGGAATGACATCCCTGCCATCGAGAGATATTCCAAGAGACAGTCTCTCCATGCAACACGATGATCAAATTAAACCCAATTATATTCCGCGTGACCGCGGGCATGGGCAGGACCAAGGAGATGATGATTACATTTCTCGGTACGAATCAACCGACGAAGTTCGAGAGAATAACCGCCGGTCTAAGAATAAATCGGATACGCTCGAAACTCTGTACACGGAATTTCAGATGCCTATTTTGATCGGGGTCATTTATTTCACGTTTCAAATGCCCGCACTTCGTACCGCGATTATGCAGTTTTTGCCGTCCATGTTCAACAAGGACGGTAATATGAACTTACAGGGTCTAGTATCCATGAGCGTTTTATACGCTGTATCATACTACATCCTGACAAAAATAATAAACGCGGCTGAAGCCTTATAAATTAAATTATGTAAACGCAAAATTCATCATAGCGGATAGTTTTTCGGGAAGTGCTCCGAAAAACTCGCTGAGCGCTTGGTTGGGGCCGAGACGCATATTGGATAAGAAATTAACCAAGTAAATGACGAGAACAATAAGAATGGCGGCGCTGGCTTGAAACGAGCCAGAGTCAGGACCTTCGCTGTCGGCCATATTTCGAAATGTTACTACCACAATGAAAATCATAAATGCCAGCCAAAGTAAATAGTACGCCAGTTTAGATTTTACATTTTTAAATGTATCCTTTACTTTACCGTCGTATGTTGGCATAATTCCTCGTATTGCACTTGTTTGTGCCTCATCCTGGTTTGTTGTTGGAGGATTCGAAGAATGGGTTCCGTCTGGATTTTGAACTACCTGTTGGTTTATTGTCGTTGTTGTTGTTGATGATGATGATGATGATGACGATGATTGCAAACAGTTGGGTAAATTTGCATAAACTGTAGTCAACGTGTCCTTAATCACTTGTTCTTGAGCATCCACTTGTATTTTTTTAGCAATAATATCGCTAGGTAAGTCGCTGCACATATACGCCGAATCAGTTATGTCACTGCCAACAAGATCCGTTGTAGCGGTTAGGCCAGTTCCGCTTTGGCCTATGGCTACATCAAACGCGGCTTTACTAGCAAACGACCTTGTTGATGACAGTTTAAGTTGGCACGTACTGCTTGCATTGTTTTGAGCATCACTCAAAATATCTGGAGTAAACTTATGCGCAACGCCTTCAACGTCTACCCACAAGTAGACAGTAACATTATTAGCGTTGTCTCGATACTTCACTATTTTACCAGCGAGTGTAAGGTCCTGGCCGGCCTTTATTACATACGCACTAGTAAAAAATTTAGGTTGTGGTGGAAATGCTGTCGTCAAGTCTACATCGGAAATGGTAGGTATATTATTCAGGTTATTCGGGTCAAATGATACAGCACCTACAGTAACCACGCGTTCGGGAAGGACAGATGTACCTGAAGTATTTCTAGGAACTTTGTATTTAAATCCAAAGCTATTGATATAGTACACTTCCGTTACCGGCGGACTACTTGTAGTAATATATTTTACAAACTTATTCAAATACGTAGAATACGACAAGTTTTGTTTGAATTTAGAGTATTTTTCTAGAGCTGCAGCGTACTGACTGTTAAGTTCATCATATTGAGTAAGAGCCGCTTGAAGTGCGGCGCGTTGTTCTTGGGTAATACCACACTGGTTTGTGTTTCCTTCAATCACCCTTTCTCCGATATTAAATCCTTCTACAATAGATTCCAAATCAGGGGCACTTGTTCTGTTCATAAGACACTGGCTAGGCACGTTTACCTTTATTTCCGTATGTTTACCACTTCCATCAATGCTATTATCGGTGCTTATCAGCATACTCTTTCCAGCATAGTACTTTGACTTATCTGTAACAAATTTTCCATGTTCTAAACTTGGATTATTTTGCCGTAGATCTGGCAATGGTCGAAGCGTGCCTAAAAAGTTATTAAAAACTTCATCCAAATACATTATATTTTTGTATATGATTTGATTTATTACTTTTACTTTAGTACTTATTATACTTATTATACTACTTATTTATTTTTTATTGTTTTAAATGTTTTAAATGAATATGAATGTATAAAATGTATAAAACGTGTAAAAGTAATTTATAATTTTCAGATGACATATAAATTACTTACTTGTATTACTTGCATTGCATTACTTGTGTTAGGATGCTTCCATAAATACTTTTCGACCCATGTATAATATCCCGCCACTTGCAAATATAAAAACGATGTTTTTAAATATGTCTTTCCGATAAAGTCCAAGTGCGTCCTTGTAAGCTTGAGACGACCCGTCCGCTTTATCAGACAGCGTATTCATCTCAGTTGAAACTGCGCTGGCCACCTTTTTGTTTTTAGCGATAGTTGTGTCCATTTCTTTCATAACGTTTGAGTTTTCGTTGATCCCACCAGTTATCTCTCGTTTTAATGTTTCCATTTTTAAAAATATGGTTTTCAGCGCATCATGATTTATGTTTTCCCCTTTTGGCGGATTCTCCCTGCTCGGATTTACCTTAAGATTGAGAGATTTTTGATATGCTACATAAGTTGTAACAAATTGAGTTTTGAAGCGGTCGAGCTCCATTTGGATAGAGTCTAATGCCGCTTTCTTGCTACAAACGTATTTAAAGTCATTACCGCATCCTGGCGCCATCCGACTCTATTGATATGGTTATGTTATAAAAATTATAAAAATATAAAATGATTGAATGATATTTATTTAATAAAGTAATTCAATATTATTTAATTCATACTTAAATATAAATACGTAGTTCTCTTTATATTTATAAGCGGCGCCGTAGTCTACTTAAGTTATTAGATCAAATCAAATTAAATTATTAACCTTCAATTATGAATATCGCGAGTTCTACTTCTAGTTCTGCTTGCGACCTTACGGGCGGGTGTGCTGGATGGATGGGAGATACCGGATCTCTCATTTTGAGTGTTGTGGTTACGCTTATTTTAGTGGGGGCACTTTTTTATTATGTTAAACAACGGGTCGAAATACTTGAAACGTCTCAAAAGGAACAGATTCACATCATGCAAAGCTTCATCGCATCAATCGGTGATCAATTTCATAGAATGAATGTATATATTCAGCATAAACTCGGGTCTACCACCGACGTAAAAAAAGATTCGAATCAGCAACAGGAACATCAGCAACAGCATCAGAAGCAACATGGTAGAATGGAATCGTCTCGAATTGACATCTCCGATTATGATGATGATGAAGATGAAGATCATGGTAACAAGGTTATACATTTGCGATCCGGGTCTGATTCTGAATCAGATTCGGGTTCGGATTCGGGATCGGATTCAAATTCAAGTTCGGATGGAGGCGAAAGTAATGACAGCAAGAGCAGTAACACTACGCGAGATTCATGGATTGGGTCCAAGCAGTATAATCAAAAGCAAATTAAAATACATGACATGGACACGGACAGTGCAGCAGTTGACAATGATGAGATTCACGACGACGGTATCAAAGTTGTTGAAATCGATCCGCAATTTATTCACTGCGCCGATGGACCCGATACTGGTTCTGAGTCAGATTCAAGTTTCGATTCTGACTCAGATTCAGGTTCTACGTCGTCGGAGAACGAGAACGAGAACGAGAACGAGAACGAGAACGAGAATATGATTCAAGACATTCATGTTATTAAAATAGACTCAGGACCCTCGAGTTCGGGTCCAGAAAAAGACGCACCTGGATCTGGATCTGGATCTGGATCTGGATCTGGATCTGGATCTGGATCTGGATCTGGATCGGAAAAGGAAAAGGAAAAGGAAAAGGAAAAGGAAAAGGAAAAGGAAAATGAAAAGGAAAAATGTGCGCAGAAAAAAACGTTAGTGCTCGATCTTGAAAAAGAAGAAGTTTCCGCACCAGCGCAGTATTCTAGTTTATCAATTAAACAACTTCGCCAACTTGTCAAGAAAAAATCGATACTGGTGGACGGTGAAAATGATATTTCCAAAATGAAGCGCGAGCAACTTATTGAATTGTTGTTGTCATCCATCATCGAATGAATAATAAGACAACAAATAAAAATAAAAAAATATAAAAATAAAAATAAAAATATCCTAAACATTAAATAACGAAATAACGATTAATAAGCACAACATTAAACAATGAGTTGGGGTACGGCATATTCCGGATCAAACAACATCCATTTCAATTTTCCACCAATTATGGACGATGGAAGAACATTTTCTTCATGGGTTCCAGGGTCATCAATAAACGACCAACTTAAGGCAACGCATAATATACAATCAAACTGGGACTACCGCCAATTTTTAACACACAATTCGACCAATATTATAGAAGGCAATCTACAGCAAGCCTTTTACCAAACCGGACATGTAAACGTACAGAGCCAATCTGTTACCAATTCGCCCTTTTTGTATGCGTCGGTTGCAGATAAGAACCAGCCATACGGGTATGAAGATAGTGATTTAAAAAATATATACATGTCACGCGAAGCGCTTCAAAGTCGTATGGTCACTCCGGTTATCACGCAAGAACAAATGTTAATGCAGCGAATGACGCAACCGCAACAACCTTAATTCATTTGGTCTGAAAGATTTAGGAATACTTTTCATGTGTTATTTTTTACAATTTACAATTTACAATTTACAATAAATTTATTTTCTACACGTAATTTATAATTTAATCTTTAGACAAAATTACTACTTTACAATGGACGCAATGATGCTTCTTTACACCGCGGTGTTGTTTTTTATCCTCACCCCAGGTATTCTTCTTTCTCTTCCACCCGGCGCCACCAAGACCGTGACGGCTATCACGCACGCGGTTGTGTTTGCATTCGTCTGGTCATTTACCAACCAGGCAGTGTTTGCAGCTACTCGCGGGCTTTTTTAGGAACTGTAACAAAACAAATAAAAATAATATAAAAACCATTTTAACCGGCATGGCGCAGAGGAAGCGCGCGGGGCTCATAACTCCGAGGACACTCGATCGAAACGGGTTGCCGGTAGTTTTTTATATTATAATATATATTAATAGATAATAATAGGATATACACTTTTCATTTCATTATGTCAGGAACAAAATCAGAGATAGTGATGCTACTCTTCATGTTCGTTGTGATTATATTTAGCGGTGCGGTAATCAAATATACGGTTCCTGGACTTGGGGAAATAATTCTCCCACATCAAAAGGAAGGCCTTGAAAATATGCAGAGTCAAAATTTTAAACTTACTCCCGGAGGGTATCCTGTGACTCACGATATGCTACTTTTAAACCCCGAGTATCCCAAAGCATCGAATGAAGGTACTGGACCCGAGTATGAACCGTCGACCGCCGGATCAACGTCAGGTGCCGGCCCCGGTCCCGGTCCAGCTTGGCAGTTTTCAACACCGGATAACGGTACATGCAGCCCTATGATATTTTGCAACACATTTTATGGCAAACGACCCCTAGGAGAAAATGGATCATCTGAATATAAACTACCAGAATCAATTCCTTTTTCAGATAATAGGCGCCGCGTTAATTTTTATGCCGCCGATGATAATAATTAATTTTAATTTTTAATTTTAATAGTTGTTTGTTTATTTTTTCTTGTCGAGTATGTATTTGGTGGTTTGAATGATCTCGTCTGGATAGTTCAAGTCCACTAAAACTTTGAGTCCACCTCTAACTTTTGATATCCCGTGAACCACTTTATAATGGTATACGTGATCCGTCCCCGATTCACCGATGGTTGTTTTCATATGCAAGTTTCGAATATTTGGATTTCCACTATCGCAAGTATTTGCATCTTTGATCTTCTTATCTTTGCTCTTCTTGTCCTTACGCTTTTTCTTTTCCTCTACTTTTGTGGTCGATGATGGCTCGAATAGTTCACACAAGCTAATGTAGTGCGTGGTCAACATGAAGTCGACATTTTTCATACCAGATATGTGATGAATGTAGCCGTACGCACTAGCCACGGCTTCGTACGGATTCGTACCCGAATACAACTCGTCAAAAATTCCAAAATGCCGTTTGGTCGAGTTGGCGGTAATGCAGTCCAGAATCTCCTTGCACCGTCTTGATTCGGCTTGGAACAGACTGTCCCGCCCCGACGTATCGGGTATGTTCAAGTAACAGTGCAGGAAGTGGTAAGGCGCAATGCTGGCACTCTTATAAACGCCGTAGCCGAACTGTTGTGACAACAATACATTGAATATTGTAGTCTTGATCGTTGTAGTTTTTCCGGCCGCGTTTGGACCCGTTATGAGAAGCTTCTTGTCGAGCACAATGTCGTTCTTTACGATTCCAAGTCCATTTACATCCGCCGTGTTCAAAAAATATGCGTCTTGCATTGAAGTGTGTGATGAAGATGATGACGATTCCTCAGAAACAAACGTACACTTGTTCAAAACGCCGTTGGCAATGTGATGCGAGATACCGCAAATATGGTCATAATATGCATTGAACCCGAACGTGTATCGCATCATGGCATCCGTATTCGCGTCATTGAAGAACAAGTAGTACTGTTTCATAACGTACCCAACCCCAGAAACGGCGCGCAAACACAACGAAAACGGTTGAACGACTTCCAATTCGCTGCACATGGAGCGGACAGTTTCCATTTCCGCGCCTAAACAGCCGCTGAACGCGTTATAATACTGAAGCGAATTGCAGCACCGCAACATGGACTCCATTTTTTTAGCGGTTTGTTTCAAATACTCGCGCACCATAACCAGATGGTCGTGGATGGTGTATATGTTTTTATAAAACCGCCAGCACGACATGGTATTTTGATAAATTTGCATAATGTAGAACATAACGGACATGAGAATGTACATTTTACGCTCGATCGATACGGACGAAAATTCGGTAAACAGTTTCCCAACGGCGTGACTGGATGCAAGCGTTTTCAAGACTTCAATATATTTGTCAACACTGATATCGATGCCGCGCGATTTAATAATAAAAAACGGGAGAATTAAGACCAGGATTGGCATCATGAGGGAGATAACTGGGGTCGACACATTATAAACCGAGAGAAGTTGCAGCGCTGTAGGTACACCGTTAAGTTGTTCTATTTTTTCAATGATGGGTAGTGGGGGTACATCAAAGTATCCGAATTTATCTTTAAACCCCGTGCGGTTTGTTTTCATGGCAGTCCAGAATTCATCCACGCTTTTAAAATCGTCTGCGAATGATACCTTTTTATTTCCCGAGTCGGCGATCCGATCTTCATGAAATCGGGTGATAAAGTCCTGCGTATTTTTCAAAAAAACGAGGTTTGTTGTGAATGTCTCCCCCCACATGTAGACATATTGTTTGGCATAAATGGTTGTGTTGGTGTTTTCAGTTGGAAAAAAGAGAGATTCGTAAAGCGATCGAGTTGAAGTTGAATCCTTGGATACTAGTAATTCCAAATCATCGGAAAGGGCGCTTGAAATGGAATGTTTTTCGTCCGGTGGAAGATATGAAATAGGAAGTTTAAAAATTGGATCCTTGGGTTTTTGAATTCCGACTACAGTTGCAGTTGCAGTAGTTGCAGTAGTACTAGTAGTAGTAGTAGTAGTAGTAGTATCGTTTGAATCATCTTGCGTTAGTCCAAGATATGCTCCCAGTTCACCCAGATCTTTGGGGTCACCTGATCCGATGTAGTTTACCATGGATTGGAGTGTATCTTGAATAGAAATAGGCGCAGGTGTCATTCTGTTGTCTGTTGTCTGTTGTCTGTTGTCTGTCAATATAAATATAAATAGTGTAAAATGTTATATTTATATTCAAAAACTAATTAAAACAAAAAATATTGTATGCGCGTAAAGTATAAGTAATTGAATTATTGATGCAATGACGATATTGAATAATATTGTACCGGTTGGAAAGGAAATACACGGTCGGAATGTGTGTATTATCTCTGACCCCAAAAGCAATATGATATACGCATCAGTAACGTTACGCGGTGGATTCTATACCGAGCAGCGCAGGTCCGATCTAGGTATTACGCATTTAATCGAACATATTTTATTTGAATCGTGGAAAAAATGTTACGATAAAGATGCGAAACCGAAATCGAAATCGAAATTGAAATCGAAATCCAAGAGGTTTAGATCCAGAAACAGAAGCAGAAGCTTGACGACTCATCCGAATATTAAAACATTGGACGAGATTGCAATGAAAAAAACAAAAAGAACAACGTCTCAAAAGAAGTCGTGTTTACGGTTTTGGAACAATCGTCCGGTAAAATATAACGGGTCGACCACTTATCAGAATGTTACCGCGTACATTTACGGCCTAGCTTCAGAATCGGACGACCTTGTTGACTATATCACGCAAATGATTTGTACATGTCCGGATCATTTGAATTTGAAGATGTTGGACCATGTAAAAAAAACTGTACTAAATGAAATGACCGCGATTCAAACCAAGGTAATGAATAAGTTGGAAATGGGACTTATATCAAACTATATTGAACCCAAAACAAATTTACAATCTGGAGCATTACGTATCGGCGACGAATCTATTCAGATTGAAAATTTGAAGAAAATAACACCGGAACACATTCGTGACTATTACTACCAATTCTTCATTCCGGAAAATGCGGTATTTTTATACGCGGGACATGTTACTGAATCCCAGGTACGTAAAATAATTGGTCGACACTTGTCGTATTCGTCGAATGCCAAGTCGTACACGGTTCCGCATACAGGGCTTACATTTGACCCGCGTAAAATATTTTCAAACGAATTTACTAGTACCCAAAACTGTTTGAAGCCTAATGAATCATCATCAAATAAACATAAAAATAAAAATAATATAAATATGAGTAAAAATTACAAGGTGTTTAAAAACCCGGCAGTAAAAGACAATGCGCTTTTTATGATTATTTTACCAGATTTCAATTTCGATTTTGGATCCGACGATCTTCACAGTATTCAAAAATCAGCGTTTAGTAGTTGTCGAAAAACCCAGCTGTTTTATTCGGTTATATCTGCAGAGTTGTTTGAACTTCTTCGAATGAACCATAATTTGGTGTACGGAGTGAGCGCCACATATACAAACCTTACTGGACTCAAAATGGTTCAGATCAGTGGAACGTGCCATCCGGCCGACGTGAAAACGGTTATTGGAATGTGTTTAGCGTACATTCGACAGCGACAAAACAGTATAGTCCCCGAATCAACGATATCAAGTGTGAAAAACCGGATAAAAATGGACACGTACACGACTTCATTTTCGCTCGTGGACGTTGCCAGGTTTTTTGAAAATGTCATTCAAACCGTAATGATAGAGAATGGCAGCTCGTCCATCAATGACATTGTTGTAAAAAACAGCAAGTTTATATCATACAATGAGTCTGTGAACCAATTGGACCAAATATCAGCAACCGACATTTTAAATCGATTCAAATCGATTTGTTTATCCAATGCGGTGAGCGGATACAGTATCAAATAAATCAAATAACTCAAATAAAATTTATATGAAAATAAAAATAAAAATAATTTTATTTTCATTCAGTTATTCATTTATTTATTCATTTATTCAATCACATTTTTCGACGGATGTCTTTTTGACGACGCATTTCTTAACCTTAGTCGGTGCACCAGCGCCGCTTGAAGACGGTCTTGATGTTGATAGCGCAATCGATTTGAGTCGTTTTTCTTCCTGTTTCAGGTACTCGGCGCGAAGCTCGTCCAAATCTGAAAGCCATAGATTCTCCGGGCTTGTTTTATTCAGTGTTTCGTACTGAGTTTTCTTATGATCTCGCTCCTTGACGAGCCGGTCTACATTTTCATCGCTCACGCTGTCCATTGGCAGTTTCAACAAATACTTGTATTGATCTTTTTCTTGGTCTTCATTGCCTTCATCGCCTTGCCCTTGTCCTTGTCCTTGTCCTTGGTACCCCTTCTCTTTCAGCATGGAAACCACTTCATCCCCGCGTTTTCTTCGCAAGTCGATGCTTCCATCCAAAACTTCTTGAATGTATCTTGCCTTGTTTGAAAGTACGCCGAGTTCCGATGACAAGCATGCAAGCTGATGCGCCTTGCGTTTTTCGTACAATGCAAGTCGCGTCGCATAGTAATCATTGGCGATTTCTTCAACGCTCGAATACTTGCGCAGCTGGTCGCGACTGTCAAACAGATGCATGTTACTTGTTGTCTCCGTAGAGTAAAGCTTCAACAATTTTTCCAAACCCGTGCAACAGCCATAATCAACCACGGAAGAAAACGCGGCATCGTTCAAGTCGGTGTTTGCCGGAAACGTTATTGTAAAGTCGACCACCGTGTCAGTGCTCATATCTGCGTATTCTTTGATTGTCCCCGCTTCAATAAGCGTCTCCAAATACTTCTTGAAATCGTCTGTCCAGAACCCGATGGGAAGTTCGGTAACGCGCACTTGTTTCTTTTCGGGATACACGCCGTGAACCCCGCGGATCAGGTACTTGCTAGGACCCGACGTGGATACCCGCGTAATCGTTCCCGCAAATCCTCGATAGTATGGCTCAATGCGCACACGTTCCGCCTGGTCTACTCCCGCGAGAACGTTTCGAATGTAGTCAATGACTTGCAGCGGGTTGTGGCACATAATGTCGGTGCTGAACCCCGTGCCGATACCCTTGGTGCCGTTGATAAGAATCATGGGAACAATCGGCGCATAAAATGTAGGTTCCACGAGCTGGCCATCGTCGTCAAGGTACTCGAGAATCGCATCATCTTCACTGCGAAATAGTAGTCGTGTAATCGGATTGAGCTGGGTGAAAATGTATCTTTCACTTGCAGAATCTTTTCCTCCTTGAAGCCTCGTGCCAAACTGACCATTCGGTTCGAATAAGTTGATATTGTTACTTCCAACAAAGTTTTGCGCCATACCGACAATCGCGGCATTCAAACTGGCTTCGCCGTGGTGGTATCCCGAGTGCTCGGACACGTAGCCGCTGAATTGCGCGACCTTGATTTCCGTTTTAAGGCCGCCTTTTTTGAATGCCGCGAACAAAATCTTGCGCAAAGATATTTTAAGTCCGTCCATTCCATTCGCAATGGAACGTTGGTTGTCGTACACTGAAAAGTGCTTCATTTCGCGGGTCATGAAGTCTTCATACGTGACGCGCGGGTTGCTGGTATCGAGATGATCGGCTCGGTTATATGTTGACAGCCACTCCTTACGGTCATCGGCACGTTTTTTGTTGAATACCAAATCGATCGAGTTGTCGCTTGGCTCGCCAGTGTATTCGAAGTCCACAACTTTTTTGTGTTCAAAGTATTCGCGGAATTCGCGTGCGGTGCTTGTGCCCAAACCCTTGTAATACTTAACATTCCATGACGAAATGTCAATACCATCGCCAGCGCTAGCGCTTTTCCAGGACTCGAATTCGCCCTCATTGTAAAAGATGCGCTCCTGCGCCCCCTTTCGCGCCTTGAGAATCGGCGTGTTCATGAACCCGATAAAGCCTTGAATGCGGGTGAGTGACGGCCACTCGCTCTGAAACAGATTGATTCCAAGACCTTTGATGTGGGATCCGTCCAAATCCTGGTCGGTCATAAAGAGCACCTTGCCGTATCGCAATCGTTTGGATACATCATCCATTGAAGTGTAATCGCGCCCATTTTCTAGACCGAGAATGCGTTTAATGTCTGCAATTTCCGCATTTTCCGCGATACGTTTGACGGCTTCACCGCGAACGTTCATGAATTTGCCCTTTACAGGGTAGACGCCCATGATGTTGCGGTCGTCTTTGCTGAGACCGCTCACAATACCCGCCTTTGCAGAATCACCTTCGCAAAAGATGATAATGCATTGTCCAGATTTTTCAGTTCCTGCAAAATTGGCGTCGATAAGTTTCGGAATTCCGCGAATGGTGCGCGTTTTTGCTCCGTCGGTTTTTTTCGCGGCTTTGGCTTCCTTGACTTCCGTTAGAGCGCACGCGGCATCCATAACGCCCATTTTGGCGATCTTTTCTACAAACTCGTCGCTCACAGTGCACGTTGAACCGAAATTCGCGGTAGTCGTTGTAAGTTCATCTTTGGTCTGGCTTGAAAATGCGGGGTTTTCAATATCGCATCGAAGAAACAGGGTGAGTTGTTCCTTGATGGTGGCCGGTTTTACGTCGATTTTTTTCTTGGTTTTGATATACGCTGCCAGTTTACGCAGGATCTGGCCCATAATGTATTCCACATGTTTTCCGCCCTTGGGTGTACAAATGCCGTTGACAAATGATACGTGCGCAAACTCGTCAGTGCTGGTGAGACATACCGCATACTCCCACCGCTCGCTGGGCGCTTCGTATACGCGTTTCACGTCGGGCTGGATGTACAAATTCAAATACTGTTTGAAATCCTTGACTGGAACTGGCGCGCCATTGTACTTGACGCGAATACTGCGATCCGTGACCGCGGCGATATCGTAGACGCGTTTCATGAATAAGGCGGTCATTGCCGAAGTGAGTCCCCCCGGGATTCCGAAACGCGCATAGTCGGGACGAAATGAGATTCGCGTATACGGTTTCTTGAGCGAACATTTTGAGATTTTCGGCGGGCAAATTTCGGTCAAATTGTTTTTGAATTCTTGGACATACTTGAGTCCGCGCACATGGTCGACGGTTTCAACTGATCCCCACACGGACCAAATGAGAACCAATTTGAATCCGAAGCCGTTTTTCCCGCCAACAATTTTCTCCTTTTTGTCTTCGTCGTAATTGGTTGAAGTGCGCAAGTGGCCGAAAATCATTTCGGGGATCCATAGTTTATGTTCAGGGTGTTGTGCGATATCGATGCCGTTTCCGTCATTTGTCATCGTGATGGTTCCGGTTGCAATATCTACATCCACTTCAATTGAAGTGACTGGAAGTGCGTCGGGCTTACCGTCTTTGATTGCTTGAGCTTGGCGAACGACATGGTCGCGCATATTGACCAGCCCCTCGTCGACGAGCTTGTAAAGCGCGGGAATGTGTGAAAATGTTTTGAGTTGAATGGATACGGCACTGGCATCAGTAGTAGCAGTCGCATCAGTAGTAGTCGCAGCAGTCACAGTAGTCGTGTATTCCGTGCATTCGGTCAATTGAATGGATCCAATATACGTATCCGGCTTCTTCAAAATGTGTTCCATGTCGGTCATTTTCTGGTATTTAGTGGTGAGATTCGCTGATGTTGCTGATGTTGCTGTTGCTGCTGTTGATGCCATTATTCAATTGCTTTTGAATTATTGAATCTGAGTCTGAAGTCTGAATGTATGCCATAATAGAATCAATGAATTACATCAATTTTTTTGAATATCTATAAATTCTAGAAATTCTATAAATTTCGAAAAAAAATTGATATATATTTTCAATTACTATAATAGTATACATCAGCGTTTCCTTCTTCTATCAAATCCCAATGTCGTCAACTCAAGCTTCAAATATGTGCGCAGTATGCTGTGACCCATTCACCAAACAGGTACGAAAGCCGATTGTCTGCCCGGTAAGTACGTGCGGATATTCCGCATGCCAGACATGTTACAAGACTTTTCTCACGACCGACGGCGTTACCGCATTCAAGTGCATGCAATGCAATACGGAGTTCACCCCGGCCTTCCTTAAGAATCATTTCCCGGAAACATTCATCAAGACCGACCTGAGACAACACTTCACCGAGATTCTGGTCCAGCGTCAAGTCGCGCAACTTCCCATGTCCCAGCCAAGAGCCGAGCGCGAAATTCAAGCCCGTGCAAAAGTGAATGAAGTCGTTGAAATCGACAAGCTGATGAAATCACTCCTCATCCAAAAACGGATCCTTCAAGACGATATACGGTTCCTTCGATCTGCTCCCGCGCATGGAAGCGCAGACAACGAGACTGTGGCCGCGTTTCAGCGTAAATGCTGCGACCCCGAGTGCCCCGGATTCGTTTCATCTGCATGGAAATGCGGCATTTGCAGCAAATTCTCATGCTCGCACTGCCATGAAGTGAAAGGCACGACCCGTGAAGAAATCGAAGCGCATACGTGCGACCCCCAAACCGTCGAAAGCATCAAATTCCTCAAAGCCGATACGAAACCGTGCCCCGCGTGTGGCGTCTACATCCACAAAACGGCGGGATGCGACCAGATGTTCTGCACATCGTGCAAACAACTATGGTCCTGGAATACGGGACGAATCGAAAAGAACGGCCACAATCCACACTACCTGGAATGGATGCGAAACCGCGGGGCCGGAGGAGGTGGCGGTCTTCAACGCGATCCACAAGATGTGCAATGTGGACGTGAAGTTGATCGCACATTCGCTTATGCGATGAGTGCGCAGTACAACCGAATCATCATAAAGTGCAAAGACGAGACGGCACGGGCGTCACTCCAGACATTCTTTGAAAAGCAGTTCCCCGAAATGGCAAGATCGTTGATTCATTTGCGCCATTACGATATTCGCCACTTTCAAGAAGAAGCGGATACGGAACACCGTGGTGCAGCGCTTCGTGTCGGGTACCTTTGCAAAGATTTCAGCACGACATCGTTTCGCCGCCGGGTATTCAACTTGAACAAAAGTGGAGAAATTTCGCGCAATATCATGGACTTACTTGTCGCGGTTCAAAATGCTGCGGCGGATATCTTGTACCGCGCACAAGGACAAATGACCGACCTGGGCTCGTATTTTGAACGGGTCAGCAGACAGGCGATCGACGAGACACAAGCGTACCGGGACCTTCTCAGTACGTTATCGGAACTGACCGAGTTGCACAATTACGCCCAAACGTGCTTGGAGGAAGTGTATTGGACCCACTCGGCTTCACCGGCCCACACATTCAAAAAATCATCATGGTTTGCGCTTACAAACTAAAAAAAGCAAACTAAAAAAGGCAAACTAAAAGGTAAAAAAAATAAATAATACTACACAGGGACAGGGGAGTCCCTTTTTTTTATTATTTATTTTTTGTTATTTATATTTTATTATTTTTTTCTTTTTATCACGCGTCGACGAGTACGTCTGGATTTAGATCTGGATCTAGATTTATTCCGGAAATTACGGGACTTGTTTCGTAAGCCTTGTCTTGTTTTATGGGATTTACCGCCTTTTGATGCTTTTGATGATGGTTTGGGGGGTTTCTCGATTGCAGTGACACGTTTAGCTAGGCACGCTGCTTTATAACGGTCAAAAAAAGCTTGAATGTAATGTAATTTTGTATTGGGGGTTTTGGTTTTTAATGCTACTTTTAATGTATGCTCTTGCGTAGTAGCATCAATTTCCACCTGACGGAGTACGGCTTCTTTACAATCGTAAATAAGTTGCAGGTATTCATAATACTTGATAATAAGTGCATACACTGCGCTATGAGTCGCATTTCTGAATCTATCATGATAATAACCGTCTCCCTCGGCGTGGATGGGGTGCGGGTTATCATAATTTTCAAGAATCCCAAATTGCGAAAGCATAATCCATGGAGTTACTGTTCTGTGTAACATCTTTTTTGTAGCGGGGGTTATGCCATGTTCGCACACGTCTCCAAAGGAAAATCCGCCCGGTCGTTGCGGTCCTGAATTTCTCAATACATTACATGTAACATCAAGAATTGTTATTTTTGTAGCTCCTATGCTTTCTATCAAATATGAAATAAGTGTTTCTGTATAAAATGCCTTACTATGTTCATCAGGTCTTAGGTGGGGCTTGGCGGCACCTTCACTACCGAATATACCAGATGACGGGGATACATGAAGTAATTGTTCTACAAATTGATCGTTAGTAGTAACCGTGCCATCGGGGTTTTTAATTAATAATGTAACCTTCCATTCAGCCTTCGGACGTTTCTTAGGGTCGGAGTCATGGCCTCTACCTTGATCATACTCTTCAGTATTTAATGTAAACACTTTTGAACATAGTGGAACTTTTGTCGGACCATTACCGGCCGGCGGCTGGACTATACCAGTATTAGAGTAAACTACCGGAACATAATTTGCAATAATTTGTCTCTTGTCTAGTTTACCATTCGGCAATGCACATCCTTTAACTACATCAAACCCGGTAACTCCTTCCATTGTGTCGGAAACCTCATTATCAAAATCTGATTCTAATGTTGCGCCGAGGTGAATTTTAGGGTCACTAAATTGGTTTTGGGATCCGTGAACGCAAGCGTCCGGTAAGTACTTATCGCTGTCTAATAACGCATCTGCGAGACGTCTTAGTTTTAGATTATTATTATCAAAAAAAGTTCTAGACATTTCTAAATAGTGTGTTGCAGCATGAACTGCCCGAGTTTCTCTTGTATCGTCGGCATAGTTAACATTGCCTCCGAAGGGCATCGTAATACCGCATACTTCTACATTTACATTATCAGGCCATGTTACGGGAAATAAGAAGTCAAACTCATTGTGTAGTGCTTCGTGAGTATCATGAGGTCTAGCTCTTATTCCTCCATGAGTTCCTATTACAACAGCTACTTCCATGATAGTTAACTAAAAAATATTTTATTTATATTTTATTTATATTCTATATTATTACAAATAAAATAAAAATTATATGATAATAATAACCAAATTTACGATTCCTAAGGTATCGTATTCCGATATTTTGAAATCACCGATTTTGGAATAAGTGTTTCTAAATGTGCGTCCAATTTTTTGAAACATTTGTTGATGGTCACTTCGCTGATTTCACTGACGCGGTTGACATCGCGTTTGCTTATATTTAACGCGCACGTCTGGGCAATAAAGTATACAATACCCGCCGCAATCGAGTGCGGCGTATTTTCGGGAATGAGCTGGTTTTTTTCGATTCGCGATGCTACAAACAGGCACAACTGGGTAAGTTCGGCATTCATGCTTAATTTGCTGCAATAGCGTTCAATGAACGAGTTCGGGGTCGTTTTACAGAACGTCGTTTTATCGGAGTTTGTCATATCCGACTCGATTTCGTTAATGATCACCAGCGCGTTTTTGCACCCGCGAGTGGCGCTCGTGATGTCCAGCGAAAATATACTCGCAATCTCTTTGGCCGTGCGCGGACAATTGTGAATTCGGCATGCCACGTAAACGGATGCCGCAATCACGCCGTCGCGATTCAGTCCTCGGAATGTTTTATGCTCGGATACGCGCTTATGATGGCGCAACGCTTCATCCGTGATGATTTTCGGAATATCGTTATTATGTGCAACCGTCGTAATACGCTGGAACTCGTCGTACCTGGCCTTTTCGCGGTACGGCATGGCCTGCCATTCCGAGTATCTGCGAATTTTGCGCATTTCGTAAGAACTCGGGCCGTCGCACAGTACGCGGCACCCGTACGACGACTCGGCCAAAAGCGGATTCACCGGCATTCCGCACCGGGTCGGATCGCTCATTTGTCCGCCGTCCGCATTATAAAATCTCCACTCGGCGCTATGATCGAGCACGTCCTTGTAAATGATACTGCACTTGGGATTGGAACACGCAGTAAACCCTTCATCGGTAATTGAAACCGAAAACCCGCACGCATCACAAAACTCGCGGCTTCGCGGCGTACCATCAAACTCGATAATGGGGATATCTGTACAATTTTCATTTTCAGCAACATCATCATTTTCAGCAACATTATCCGAATCTGGCAGAATCATAATTTGTTTTACATCGTCGGATACGAAATTGCTTTCCACTTTAGACCACATATCGCGCTGCTGTAAGTGCAGCTTTCGACGCCTGGATATTGAGCCAGTACCAGCGCTAGTGTTTGAACCGGCGTCACCGGATGTATTTATATTTGTTGCATTTTTTCTGGTACCGCCATGACCATGGCCGTTGCTATGCAGGTGGACAGGAGATACTTCTAAAGCAGTCATTCGATCTTATACCATGGATTGGATACTAATGTTTAAATTTAATTTCAAACTCAATCAATTTTAAATTAAATATAAATACGCATAATAATTAAAGTCAAATAAAATAAATAAACACGCAAATAAATAAATAAATAAATAACTAAAAATTCATTATACATCATGGGAAACGGAGTATCGTCTGCAACAACACCCGCACTTAGCGGAAGTAAAGAAACAACGAAACGGTTTAAGGATACGCTGGATTTAATTGCAACTCAGTATATCACTACCAATGATTTTAGAGGATTGAAAATGCTCGTGAATGAAAAGTATTGTGACGATTTGACAATTCTCACGAAGGATATTTTAGCCACGCGGTTTACCACAAAGGAAATAAAAACTTTAGCAAAAACTGACACGTTTTTTTACATTTCTAAAAACGAACTGGCTCGATTGGAAGCCAATACAAAAGATAAAAAAAATCGCATGTGTAAACAAATTGCGCGATTTTATGTTCGAATTGCGCACTTGTTCGCGTCAATTATAACTACCGTCTATCCCAACTGGTCAGATTCAGGAAATGGACAACAAGGACAAGGACAAGGACAAGGACAAGGACAAGGACAAGGACAAGAACAAGGACAAGGACAAGGAACCGAGTTTTGCAACGCTCGAATTAACGCGCTTAAAAATTCGATTCTGGAAAAAAAAGGCGATCTTGACGCTGTGAACATACAACCAACGGTTTGTTCGCTGTATTCCAACAGTTCAACCTTATATGCCGCGCCAGGGTTTTCGGCGTTAGAAGTGCTGTATAACGACGAGTACGATGAAACAACCGGCACGTTCAACCGACGTAGCGGGGCAATGCAGGTCAAGTATGAAAACGATTTGGAAAGTTTATACGAGGCATTTACCGGCAAATCATCCAAACCCAGTGAAATTAAATCGTTTTCGGATATTAATATTGCCGCACTTTCAAGCCGGTTTTCCGAATGCGGCCCTAAACAAAAACCGGATCGAAGCGGCGAGATACTTCAACAGGAGCAACTACAAAGGCAGCAACAAGAAGAACAGCGGCGCAGGCAAGAACAACAATACCAATACCAACAAGACCCATATAACTATCGGCAGCGCGAACAAAATCCAATGGCTCGAATTATGGAAGAAAACAATCGAGAGTTGGAGCGTATTAAACTGCGTGCGGAAATAAAAGAAAAAAGCATCCGGGAAGAGGGGGCGAATATGTCGGGCGTAATGGCGACAAATACAAGTACAAATTTGCGGGTGAAAAAAACGGGGTCGTCATTTTCCAATTATGCAGCGCATATTAGAACCATGGCTGCAAATGCCGATAAATTCAAAGCCAAGCTGCTGGAAATTGTCGACAAACTGTTTTTAGTTGTAAAGAATGACGCCACATCCAACCAAGCCAAAATAACAATACATCCTGCACTTTCGAATGAAATGCTCAATCAGCTTGTAAATCAGACGCGCGATATTATTGTTCAACTATATTTGGGGTGCGAGCGCGATTTTTATACGGGTATAAAACTTCTTCGCGTCATCATCGAAGAAAAAATGCAAGAAACAATGGAAGCTGCGCTTGCAAACCTGAAAACAGAGACTGTGAAACAAGTTAAAGACCTTTCACAAAAGAATAAAGAGACCGAGACTACGAAACGTCAGAATGAGGTAAAGGAGTTGCTAAATAACGAAGATAAGAACGATATAAATGTAGCATCCGACGAGCGAAAAGATGCCTTGGAGAAAATCACCAAGGAGTTAACAGATAAAAAACACGAACTAGATACCAAAAATCAGGAATATAATGAGATTAAGAGTAAACTTGAATTGATAAACAAAGAACTAAAACAATATACCGACGAACTAAAGCTGGTACCCGGAGATCCTAAATTGATCGATAAAATAGCGGATTTAAATACGGAAAGGGTTGCAACAGAAGCTCAAAAGGGGGTTGTTGATGCTAAAATAACTACTCTAACAGGTGAATACAATGATCTTAAAACCAAATATAGTGCCTAACGGTCTCGCCGCATATCCAAGTACGCGTCAGTTGGCAATTCGTCGTATATCGCCATAATGATTTGAAATGACCAAACGATCAGGATATCGGCGACGAATGGAAACGCCACAAATGCCATGGTTAGTCCGATATTTGTGTAATCCATGTACCTTGTTCGGTAGATGATGATGATAACCCATGCGAAAACCGAAAGCCAATAAAAAAATGTTAAAAATTTTGTTACGTAGGAAACAAGGTCCATTTGCTGATTTTCATAAAAGGTACGTCGATGTTCGGTTTTCAATCTTGAAACGGTTTTATCAACCTTCCCACCAAGAACTTCGGTTGCTTCTGAATACTTATCTGCTAAATCGTCTAGATGATTATAGTATTTTTCTTGTTCATTTGCAACCATAAGTAAATCGGTCAATTCGTTCATCATACTGGTTAGTTTTGGTTCGATTGTTTCTTCCAATAAAGCAGCGCCTTCTTGATTGTATACTTTATCGATTACCTTGGAATGGTCGCATTTATTACTGTCAGAATTTTTATATATTGCATTTTCAGTCGTCATGCACTCAAGCGCATTAACGTAATTGAAAAACGCCTCGTCAAACTTATCCTTGTCGCATTTAATTTTCCCAGGTCGTATACACTCATATGCGGCCTTGAAATTGTCGGACTGGGTTGTTACTGTTGGGGTTTTTCCTGCTAATGTGCTAATTGTTGTATTCGCGGTATCTATCATCGAATTTAAATTATAAATCGTATTTGCAAGGTCATCGTCCATTGGTCCCGACATTTTGTATTCACGGATGTTTATTATATGTTATGTTTATGTTACTATATATCCTTACTTTATTTATTTTAACTAAAAATGCATTTTGTATCTTTAATTAAAATTAAAAATAATAACTGGGGTTACCTTATTCCTTATTGGTGCTTATTGTTGTGTTGCGTGTGTTTTATTTCTGTTCTTTTATTCTAGTATAGTGGGCTCTTCACCACCGGTTACTACTTCTTCTACTACCAGGGTTACTTCTCCGCTCGAGATTGTTACTACTTCGCCTGCGCTCGTGTTTGTTACTACTTCACCAGCTACTGCTACTTCACCAGCTACTGCTGCTTCGATTGTGCTTGGTACTGGTTCTGCGCTTGCGCTTGAGCCTGCTAGTATTTCTTCTAGTACTACTACTACGCTTGTTACTGGTTCTGTTTCTTGAGGCTGTTCAGGGACTGCAGTTACACTTACAACTGGGTTATGTCGCTGCATATCTTCCTCAACATTGGGTCGATGCAGTTCGTTCAATAGTCTAAACAAAAGTGCATTCATGCCATTCATCATCTCGTGCTGCGAGTTTAAAATGGATCGAAGTTCGCGATTCTCGGTCTTAACCGCGTTTACTTCCGTCACCAGTTCGGCAAGGTTGGTATTTTGCATAATGTGACTTACGGTATTTGCAATAAATGTCCGATTTTCGGTAATTTTGTGAATAACCGCTTCGTCAAACACGATTTCATGTTCTTCTAGTTCACCCTCACCAGTACCGTCGATATCACCATCAAATATATCATCAGAATGTGGATTGTTTATAATACCTGCGCTTCGTGTAACCATCGTTGTTAAATGTGCGAGCTGGTTAGAAATATCATTGTGATATCCTTGAAGTTTCATAATATCAAAATCGTGATTTCTGAGTATGATCGTAGGTGCAAGATGCGGTTCCGCGTATGGAAAATTTATACTGCCAGTTTCAACCGACTCCAACCGATAAACTCCGTTTGGAGATAGAAGTTTAACAAACCCCGGGGGAACCGGAGTATCGGCTTTAACAACTTGAGGAACGGATTGAACGGGTCTTTGTTGTGACTGTTGTTGTAAAGGAGGGGTACGCTGTGTATAAGGGTTCATGGGCGATTGTTGCTGTTGCTGTTGCTGTTGCTGTTGCTGTTGCTGTTGCTGTTGCTGTTGCTGTTGCTCTTGCATTTGTCGCTGTCGTTGCAACTCTACTAGGCGCTGCATTTGCGCTTGCTGAACGGATTGTTGCTGTTGCTGTTGCTGCTGCTGCTGCTGCTGCTGTTGCTGCTGCGGCATCATACTAGAAGGCATTGAAGGTGGCGGACCGGTCCGTCTTCGCCTAGCAGACGATAAAGCCGTATTACTCATATATTATACGTTTCTAGAAGTTAGTTGTTATGGTAATCGTTATCGTATTTTATTTAAATAGTGTTTGGTAGTAAATAAATAAAAAGAGAGAAATAAATAAATAAAACATTTACTTTAGATACGATAAAATAAATAATAATAATAATATAGTATTTTAATAATAATAATTAATAATTAATACAATAAACATACAAATGGTTCTTCGCTTTACGATGGCGGAATTTCGAAAAATTCAATCAAACGATAAAATTTTGTTTGGGGTTCTTATTGCCATAATTATTTTTAACAGTATGATACCTCGGGTTATCGAAGGTCTTCCATCATCTGGTTCCATTTATAACGTTACCACTCCCAAAATTGTTACGAGTACAAGTGGAAATGCACCAACTGCAGGTGATGGTGTATTGTCCATTTCAGGTTCGTTTCGAACAAGTGTTGCGATTGCGAACGGAAATGTGTTAATATTCGAGTTTCCGAGAAGATATTTTGCAAAGCCCGCCGCCGCAACACTTGTTGACGGGACGGTCGTACCTGTAAAAATAAACATTACCCAAGGGACCGGCGCCGGCAGTACCGTTATCACCAATCTTAATGCGTCTAGCACATTTGGCGACCTTGTCGGTTCAACTCCGAAACTAACGTTTACCATCCTCGGTGGTACTAGCGCCATTCCGGCAAACACCACTGATGCTACATCGAGGGATTATGAGTTTATAATTAGCAGCAACAGCACAACTGCGGGAAGTGAAATGTTCAAATTTGGACCGGACCAAATTGAGCAAACTCCAAATGGATTTAAGATTAGTGCTGCATTAACCACGACTGCAACAACCAACGACCTTGCTACCGCCGGAAGTGCAGGAATGCCGATTCTTTATAAACCTAATGCGGCGAGCTCGGCATCTACTAGTATGAACGCCAGGCAGCAAGGAATTATAAATAACATCGCTAGAATTCAAATGATCGAAAAACAGCTTTTGGGTAAGTTGAATACCGATATATCCGCAACAGATAGATCTGAAATTGTTGCGCAAATTAATGATCTCGCAAAAGCGCGAGGCGATTTATATAACAATATGAACGACTTTTCGAGTCAGATTGAACTGGTTGCTTCCGAAAGGCGTAACGCCCTTGTTCAAAACAGCGTTGCTGTCAATGTAATACGAGACCAAATTGCAAACTCGTCAAACACATTGGACGGTCTGCAACAAGACAAATCGAACAAGATGCGGCTTGTTGAAATAAACAACTACTATGGTAAAAAGTATGAATTTCAAACGGACATTATGAAGATTATTATCTTAACATGCGTACCGGTACTCGTGATTTCAATTCTTTTGAAAAAAGGGTTCATTCCAAATCTTATAGCAACCGGACTTATCATTTTAATTATCGCTGCTGGTGTTATCGCAGTTGCTCGTAAGGTTATGGACCTGAACCGACGCAATAGATTTAACTTTGACCAGTATGACCATCCTTTCAACCCTTATGCTGTAAGCGTGACTACGACCAAGAAAGAAACTACCAATTTGGCGGATCTAAACGAGATATCGATGGACTACTCCTGTATAGGCTCAAACTGTTGTACCGAAAAAACTACAGTTTGGAATCCAAGTGAAGGAAAGTGTTTCCCTGCTCCTGCTAAAACTGCTACCGCTACACCTGCTACCGATACACCTGTCCCCCCTCCCGTGCTTAATACCTACGGTATTCCGAGTTAGGGCCATTTGACCCAAATAGTGTGGTAAGCAATTCTATTTGAATCGGTGGGGCATTTACAAATCCAAATGCCGATTTAATTTAATGTAATCAAAAAATAAATAAATAATATATCAATTGTATTTAAACCGATTTTAATACAATTATTCGACTCACGCTAAGTAACTTCATTGTTATTTAGTTCATTGATAATGGCTGCAAACGAAATTGATGTAAATAACTATATTGAAAATAATTCGAAACAAGATATGGTGGCCATGTACGAAGGATTTATTCATATTGCATGTACGCTGCTATTCAGCTTTTGCGGAATACGCTTGTATAAGTACCTGTATACCGATAAAAACCGATCAGAAACAGACTCACTGATCCGCGCAGAAACAGACTCACTGATCCGCGTAACTCGATACCACTCCGAAAACGCGATACGATATTCCAAGTCCGATCCGTTTACGATGCACGAGAAACGCGTTTGTTTTGATTTTATAAACACCATTGCATTTCTGTTTATTTTGAAAAAACACGCGCTTATTTGCAAAACAATGAAAATATACGAGGCCCGTCAAAAAACCGGGGTTTTTAAATTTGAAGATAGGTTCATTATTAAATATTCAGTATTCAGTGATATGCGTGAGTCAAAGATCTATAACGACATGCCGTCTAGGGGAATAAATAAGATGAGTAAAGTCGTTACGCCGATATGGTATTCATTCTTTGAAAATAAAGAATACAAAAGTAAGCATGAAAATGTGAGCAGTCCAGCTTCGGGCGAGTCGGATTCGGAACCCAAACTGTTAACACTTTATGACGCATTTGATAAAATAAACATTAACGTGGATCGTAAGGATATTATGTGCATTGAAGTACAGCCCGTTTTGAAACACGCTGTAGTTTTTCATAAATGGTATACTACCGCGCAATTCAATCCTAAAAACCACGACTACGTGATAGGAAGTATGATGCTGAGTTTAGCTCGGTCTATTAAATACTGTCACGATATCGGACTGGTGCATGGCGATATAAAACCCGACAATTTGCTGGTAACGTACGAGCCTCCAGAAAAACCAAAAGAAGAAGAAGGAGAGAATGTGGCTGCTCAAGGTAATGACGATTGTAGTAAGTGGAGAAAGTTCTTAAAAGTGGACGTTACTGGCAAGACGCGTAATCCGTGCGATATTCCAAGCATATACTTGATTGACTTTGGAATGTGCGGATACCATGAAAAACATGAAGGGAGTGGCGGAACACGGCCATTCTGCGCTCCGGAAACTAAAAATATAAAAATAAGTCCTGATTCCGACTCATCCGAAGATCGTAAATCAAAATCTAGCTATAGCTCAAATCCAGAATCAGAATATAACTGGTGTCCTCTAAACAAACAGTATGACATTTGGTCGTGGGGGTTGATACTGTACACCGTAACGGCATACCATGATATTTATAATATGTACGATGAATATCCGAGCGATACATTTGAGACAGATGGATACATCAACGAATGCCAGCAAGAGTATGCGTCCGAAATAAAATCACATCCATTTTATCCCATATTTAAAAAAACGCTTTGCGATCCTTCGACTCGAACCTCATCCATCGATGAACTTATTCACGACATGGAACTTATTTTGAAAATGTTGTAGTCAAATATTTTATTATATTTAGAAATTATATAACGTAATAAAATATAAAACAAAACAATGCCAAGCAAAAATAAAACTGCGGCCAAACGCCGAAAATTCCAGAGAAGTCGAAGCCAGAGAAGTCGAAGCCGGAGACGAACCAGGACTATTCGGGGCGGAATGGCACTAGTGAACTGGATTAGAAGCCGTAATAGAGTTGTGCCCGCGCCTGATCCCAATCCAAGCGTCAACCCCCCCGATCCAAGGTCATCTCAACCGCGTTTGCCTACAAACGTACGCGTTGTTACAGACCCACTACGTGAAAAGGTTTCTAAAGAAAAAAGAGATCGTATTAATGACCTCACCAAACTTAAAGAACTACTCGTCAAACAAAATCATGAGCTCGTCGTTAAGAAGGAAATGTTTGAAGAAAGATTAAAACAAGAGAAAAGTATAGAAAATAGACGTCAAATCCGCGAAAAGATTGCTCAAATAAGGATGGAAATCCGCCCAATAGAGACGGAAATCCGCTCTACTTCAAGAGAAATTGAAAGGACGCAAGCGAAAGATCGCGAATATAGAGAGAAGTATGATCTTCCACCACTACCCGCAGATGATAGTCTGGATCCAGCCACTGAGATGAAAGACCTGGATGAGGGTGCAGGTGTTTATGGCGTCCATCTAGATAAAAAAGCTGTTGGCGCAGAACTTGAATTACAAGTAGCAGATAGAAACCAAGCCGACCTTATTAAAGCTATGAGTGAAATGTCAGTACATCGTGATTCAACGCCGCGTAGTGGTTCGCCGGCTCGTGGTTCGTTGGCTCGTGATACTCCTTTGCCACCATCTGGATTACCTTCTGTACATCGCAGGGTTCGTGGTTCGCGGCGGTCACCATCGCCATAATATAATTTTTAAGTATCTTTATCCGGAGACGACGCCATTGGTACAAGATCATTCGATTGATTTGGTATAGGAGATGGATCATCCATTGCGATTTCTGCTGCGATTGGCGATGATGATGATGATGATGCCGATGCAGCAGGAGGAAGCAATGTTTCTGTAGATTTTATCTCTGCGTTCACTTGTTTCACCGTACTTCGTTTGATGTTTTGGCGCTGTAAAAAGTGCAAAAACAAGGACGGCGTGATAGCGATCGTGTTCATATACGTTCGATATTTAAATACGCAAACGGCAGTGTCATTCGCGTATTTTATACTATACCACCAATACGCCGGTATGAAAATAATCTTTCCGGGTACAAGTTCAACCTGGAGCGTTTTTATTTTGGCGTAATCGGCCTTGTACCGGTCCTGCACATTCCACGGAGAAACCGGCGACAAGAATTCAAACGTTTCATAATCCGTTTTCGCGTACAAGTATTTCGTAGACTTGGGCGGTATTAATACAATGCTAGCCTTTCCTCGAATGGGCATAAAGTAATTGCGGTAGCAGCAACTGTACTGCAACGGGGTTTCTACCCCTTCGGATGCAAAGGTATAGTCATAGTCACAGTTGGATACCATATGCGGTCGCAAAAATTCGTCGCTGTATTGAAACTGCTTAACTAATCCCGTTTCCTCTAAAAAATCGATATTTTTCTCGCTTATAATTTTAGAAGCCGTGTCCGATTTCATAAGTCGGTGCGCCGACGCAAGTGTCAGTGGAATATACGGTTCAGAATCAGCTTGCTGGTGGCTATCCTTTATGTTCTTAACTTTTACATCAAATGCGCCATAACTTTGTTTTACAATTTCCAAGTCGACGTTGTTTCGAAACGTGCACATTTCTTCCCCTAGTTCGCCACCTCCAGTGAAATCAGGCCCCGCAGCGTAATCAAATATCACCGGTTGTCGCAAGTCGCATATTTCTTCTAGTTTATCTTTTGATGGATTGCATATTTCATAAACTTCCAAATCGTCGCTTGTTTTTAGATGGAAATAAATATGCAAATAAAAAAAGAGAACAATACAGAAAATAACAATCGTCAAAAGATTTTGCATTATTGATTAATATATTTTTTATTGATTGATTATTGTTGATATTTCTTTATAACTTTAAACAGTTAATCGACAGAAAGTAATAAAATAAAAATAATAAATAAAATAAATAAATTAAATAAACGAAATAAATTAATAGATATAAAATTGATATTATTTTGATTTTGATATTAAAACAAACATAGCAACTTATCTAGTCTACCTATAGTCTATAGTCTATATATCCTTTATCCTTTAGAGAAAAATGTTTCGACGCAATCCGCAACACAAGTCAGGGCCTCCACAGGTTTCTAAAATTTTGGGCATTCAATTCAGTATATTATCCCCCGAAGAAATTACACGAGGGTCGGTAGTCGAGGTAACATCCAAGGACATGTACGCCAACAACCGACCGTGTCACGGCGGCTTATTTGATCCGCGCATGGGCGTTCTCGACCCAGGGCTGATTTGTCCAACGGATGGAATGGATTACATGATGACGCCGGGCTATTTTGGCCACATTCGTCTGGCAAGGCCGGTATTCTATATTCAATATTTAGCCACCGTTTTGAAAATTCTCAGGTGCGTTTGCATGAAATGCAGCAAGTTGCTTATTGATAAAAATCTCCACCGCGAACTTATGAGTTTGCGACCGGACGAACGGTGGACTCACGTATATCAGTTGGCAAGCAAGGTAAGTCGTTGCGGAAAAGAGACGGAAGACGGGTGCGGGTGTTTGCAGCCGGATAAAAAATACAGAAAGGATGGACTCGCAAATATATTTGCAGAATGGACCAAGGTGTCGCCAGGATCATCGGCACCCGAACAGGCGGATGTGGGGGCTGAAGGTGGTGCAGGTGCAGGCGCGGGCGCAGGATACGGAAATGGAACAGGTAGGTTGAATATGAAGGTGACTCCGGAAATGGTAATTAAAATATTTAAGCGTATCTCAAACCAGGATGTTGAGTTCATGGGATTCAGTCCCCAATTCTCTCGCCCCGAATGGATGATCTGTCAAGTGCTCGCAATTCCTCCCCCGGCGGTTCGCCCGTCGATCCGGATGGACGGGCAACAGCGCAGTGAAGATGATATCACGCACATTCTGGTAGACATTATAAAAACAAACGACAGTTTGGCCGAGCAGTTGAGAAGGGGTGCAGCAAACGCGGGAGACAAACCAGCAGATCCCAGTGTAGTCGATGGATGGCACACGCTTTTGCAATACTATGTTGCAACACAAGTGAACAATAACATTCCAGGAGTCGGACCCGTCGCCCAACGATCAGGTCGTCCGCTCAAATCCATTCAAGAGCGTCTGAATGGTAAAGCTGGGCGTGTTCGAGGCAATCTCATGGGAAAACGTGTTGACTTTTCAGCCAGGTCGGTAATCACCCCCGACCCAAATATATCCATTCGCGAACTTGGCATTCCGGTTCGAATCGCGAAAAATATTACAAAACCCGTCGTGGTTAACGATATGAATCGCGACTTTCTTATGGCGCTTGTAAAGAACCGGTCGGAAATCTATCCCGGTGCAAAAATACTGGAAAAAACAAACGGGCAGTCCATTTCTCTTCGATATGCCGACGTTTCCAACATCACGCTTGAAAACGGAGACATTGTGCATCGCCACATGATGGACGGCGACGCCATCCTGTTTAACCGTCAGCCATCTTTGCATCGTATGAGCATGATGTGTCACATTGTTCGGATCATGCATACTGGCGACACGTTTCGAATGAATGTTGGCGACACGAAGCCGTACAATGCCGATTTTGATGGTGATGAAATGAACATGCACATGCCCCAGGACGATGAATCCGAACTGGAGTTGCGGCATTTAGCGGCAGTACCGTACCAGATAATCAGCCCCGCTAAAAACGAATCGATCATTGGAATATTCCAGGACTCGTTGCTGGGAAGTTACTTGTTTACCCGCGAAAAGGTGAACTTTGATCCGTTAAAAGCGATGGGACTCTTGGTCGGGTATAGCAAAATCAACGGCAACCTGTTTAAATTCAACCGATCAGGGGATGGCTCCAAAAATAAGATTACAAATTTCCAGCTGCTGTCTCAAATCATGCCACCGCTTTCAATGCGCTTCAAAAACGGCCATTACAGTGATGAGCAGGACAAGGCCGACAGTTCCAATCGGATTGTTGAAATAAAGGACGGGCAGTACCTCAGAGGCCAAATCGAAAAAAGCGTCCTTGCCTCTGGAGGAAACGGTCTCATTCAGCGCATTTGCAACGACTTCGGAAACATCGCTTCGGCCGACTTTATCGACAACTTGCAAAACATCGTCACGGAATACATGAAGCTCACGGCATACAGTGTGGGAATTAGCGACTTGATGTCCAATCCAAGCACCGTGAAAAATGTGGCCGATACGAAAAATATGAAAAAGGCGGAAGTGAAGAACATTATCGACCAGGTGCATTTGGGAATATTCGAAAATAAGACGGGTCGAAGCAACTCAAAAGAATTCGAGACTAAAATAACCAATATTTTGAATAATGCCACCAGCGAATGTGAGAAGATTGTCATGAATACGCTTAACAAGGATAACCGTTTTGGCACCATTGTAAAGTGCGGGTCAAAGGGTACACAGATCAACATTTCTCAAATGATTTCATGCCTTGGCCAGCAGTCGATTGAAGGAGGCCGAATTCCGTACGGTTTGGATGGGAGAACACTGCCACACTTCACTAAATTTGACGACAGTCCGAGCGCAAGAGGGTTTATTGACAACTCGTTCATTTCAGGGCTTCGTCCTGAAGAGCTGTTCTTTCACGCCATGGCCGGTAGGATTGGTCTTATTGATACTGCAGTCAAAACATCGTCCACGGGCTACATTCAGCGTCGTCTCGTCAAGGGCCTGGAGGATCTCATGGTATTCTACGATATGACAGTCCGCAACAGCAAAGGCCGAATCGTGCAATTTACATACGGCGACGACGGTATCGATACGATCAAAGTGGAACGAGCCACGGTTCCATTCCTTGAGATGTGTACGGAGGAGTTTTATGCGCACTACAGCTTTCCAACATCGGCGCAGGATGTGGGAGTAGAAGCAGCGGGAGGCGGAACCGATAACGCGTTTCAGACCATCTTCACGAGCAGCGCGATTCGCAGAATGAAAACGCAAATTGCTGAACTGAATGCATTTTCGAAACGAATGACGCAGCATCTCATGAAGGTTCGCGACGAAATTGTCGAGAATGTGTTTCGAAACAGGAACGAAACTCGCGTTTACCTGCCGGTTGGAATCCAGTACGTTATTTCGAATATTCAAGGAATGAACATGTTCAACAAGAATTCGATGGTGGATATCACCCCGCTGGAAGCGTTTAAAATGGTAGACGAAGCGTATTCCAAGCTGGAATCGATCACGTATTCTCGGCCGACGCAACTGTTCCGAGCCATGTATTTCTACCACTTGAGTCCTCGCGATTTACTGATGGTGAAACGGTTCAACAAACGCGCGCTCACAATCCTGCTCGAGACCATCGTTGTCCAGTATAAGCGCGCACTTGTTGCACCCGGTGAAATGGTTGGCATGATTGCCGCCCAGAGTATCGGTGAACCCACTACCCAGTTGACGCTGAACACGTTTCATAATGCTGGTGTTGCCAGCAAGGCCAATGTAACTCGCGGTGTGCCGCGCATTGAAGAAATCCTTTCATTATCCGACAATCCGAAAAACACGTCGGTTACCATTTACGCCAAACCCGACGACGAAACCGATAAAGAACGGGTTCAGGATCTTATTCCGTTTATTGAACATACCCGCCTGGTTGAAATTGTGTCGTCGGTTGAAATTCGTTTCGACCCAAACCCCAAACGAACCATCGTGGAAGAAGACGATCTTACACTTCGACAATATAACGAATTCGAAAAAATGATTGCAGAATGTCACGCGGAGTCGAACGGTGAAGGGGCTGAGAGTGGATCTGCGTCATCGTCGTCGTCGTCGAACGATATTAGTAAATGGGTTGTTCGACTTGAAATGGATGTACGCTCCATGCTGGATAAACGAATTACGATGAACGACGTGAATTATGCGATCAAAAACGCATACGGCGACACGGTTTCGTGCGTTTTCAGCGACTATAACGCCGATAAATTGGTATTCCGCATTCGACTGGAAAATATGATCAAGAAGGCGTCTTCATCTGCATCTGCATCTGCATCTGCAATGGCAACAGGTGGAATGGGATTTGAAACGACGTCAACGATCGCTGCATCCAAACAGTCATCACTAGACCAGTCGGATCATATTTATGTACTGAAGACATTTCGAGACCAGTTGTTGAACAATATCGTACTTCGAGGCGTGAAGGGTATTGGTGGAATCGTGATGCGAAAAGTGCCCAGCGTTATGCGCCGCGTGGAGGGAAACTATGTAAAGAGCGACATTTGGGTCATGGATACAATGGGAACCAACCTGATGCAGGTTCTCGCACTGGATACGATTGACACAACACGCACGATTTCAAATGACATTCAGGAGATTTACAGGGTACTCGGAATTGAAGCGGCTCGAGTTGCGATTATGAATGAGCTGGTAGAGAGTTTCGACGACACGTATATTAACTACCACCATTTGAGCGTGCTATGCGACCGTATGACTGCGAACGAGCGCATGATTTCTATCTTCCGCCACGGGATCAACAGCGACAACATTGGCCCCATTGCAAAAGCGTCGTTTGAAGAAACGCCCGAAATGTTTCTAAAGGCGGCGCGTCATGCTGAAGTGGATAATCTTCGCGGCGTTTCGTCCAACGTCATGTGCGGTCAAGAGGGGTATTATGGCACAAGCAGTTTTAACGTGCTACTCAATTTGAGATCCATCCAGCCCATCAGTGAAACGAAGATGCCGGTAGAAGACGACACCCCAATTCAGAGTTCGTTAGACACCGTTCAGTACGAAGACGATGCGGTAAACAAAACGCTACTGGTTGCAGACGAGATGGTTGGTGAAATGTGCACTACGACAAAACTAGAAATTGCTGGATCAAACGGAGTCGGTGCAACTCCAAAGAATTTAGGTTCAGTCAGCGAGACGTATGACATGGGATTCTAAATCATATAGTGAAATGAAATGAAATATGAAATATAAAAACGCGAATACGAAAATAAATTTTTTATTCTGTAAATAAGTATTTAAAGATTAAAAAAATGTTATACTATAAAAATACAATTATTCCAACATAAATATTAACAACTAACCACTTCTGATGCCTCCACCCAGTCAACCAGCGTCTTCTTCCGCTTCTTCTTCCGCTTCTTCTTCTTCTCAGTTGCAAGCGCAGCAAACTACCGTTCAAACTGGCGGTGAGACGTATCGTATCCCGACCCAACTATGCATGCAACATGTTTTTAAGTTGGCGATCGTCGAAGATAAACCCATCATGTTGGACTACTGGACCAGCTCGCTTGACAAGAGTGTCATCATTGGAGTTCGAGAGAATAATGAAAAGCTTCTCGTGAAAAGCGCGGACGAGTATACCAGCCCGATCGCTAAAATATTTAAAGTGGAGACGGAGTACATTATTGTTACGGAGAACTCGATTTATATTGTCGCGTCGGATATTCAGAATAAGCGTATTTCATAATACTCACTCAAACTTATTACTTATTACGTAGTGGTAATGGTAGTGGTTGTACTGGTGGCGGATGAGCCGGTAGTTACGGTCTCTACAAGAGATACGTTGGATCTCCCGGCGCTATTTACCGCGTAGACTCTGAAATAATAAGTTGTCTCCGGTTTAATATAAGTAAATGCCAGTGACCTATCCCGTAACAGGTTAGAAGTTGTATTGAAAAAGGTCCATATTTTGAAATCTCCAGCTGTTTCTGAATATTCCAAAATATATCCGACATGCGATATGTCGTCTCCTCCAATATCATCGCTAACCACATTCGTCTTTGTTCCACCCTTCAAACTTACCCAGTACCATTCAAGCAGAAGATACTGCTCATCCGTTTCAATAAATTGACCGGTTGATGGAGATATGGTAGTAACCTTTCTAGACAGTATAGTTATATCGATATTTGTAATTGGATTGGGAATAACAATAATTTTTCCTAATATATCCGGAGTACTAACCACCCCCTCCCTTGTTGGAAAAAGCGAATTTCTGGCAGATACTCTGAAATAATACGGTATTTTCGTTTCGAATATAGGTCGCACACTACCCGATACCATTGGAGAAGTTGATAAGTTCAACTGGATCGCACCCACTGATTGCGTACTTGTTGCTGTATACTCGTAACCAACCCAAGGACCCTGGTCGGTGTATTTTGATACGCGCACACTATATGACGTGACGGTTGATCCTCCAGCATCGTCGATAACAAACGATAGGTTGAATTGTCCGTTCGTTACCGCAACTTTGAGACCGACTGGTTTGCCGACTACAGTATTTGCTCTACCGGTAATTTCATACGGAACCGAAGTATACGTTCCATTTAAAGCTGAAATAAGAAACGTGTAGTATATGTTGGCACTGTCAAGACCGGAAACCGTGAATTTTGTAAGCGTGGTTGACCCGGAAGATATAACACGTTTGAGCGGGTCGGTTGTTTTATAGTACGACACACTATAGGCTTGAATTTCGTTTCCACCATCGCTTACTGGCGCATTCCATGCAAGTAATATTGTTCCAATCAAGTTACTAGAACTTAGCGTAACCCCGGTAACCGACGATGGTACATTCAACGTGTTTGCGGAAAGCGTTTCCGAATATGGTGACGTATAACCATCACTGGTTACAATATTATTTGCACGAACCCGAACATAGTATGTTGATTTTGTAACAATTGCTAGCGTGTTCATGCCGTCGTCGTTGGGGCCGGTGAATCGGTAAGTAAATAACCTTTTTGCGGAATCGTAAATTAAGTCGCTGGATCCAATTCTCGCAATCATAGGGGTCCAGGTGATTTTATCTCGAGAATATTGTACTTCATAATACGTAATCGGCGTTCCTCCATCAAATGTCGGAGGCGACCACGTTGCGATTATATTCGTTTTATCAATGCTAGTCAAATTGGTGGGATTGGTTACAATTGTCGCTGTAGTGTCACCGCTCACAGTAAAATTCAGTGGCTTACTCGGAATGAGAAACGTATTCCCGGATGAAATTGCAGGAAATGTCGACGTGGTGCTTGTTGTAACAGAATATATTGTTACATAATACAGCGTATTATTTTTTAGGTTACTTATTGTATACGTAAGGGTGTTCGCATCTACGTAGCCTGTTTGCGACCCACCAAGAGACGCAGAAGTCGATGGAATATTCGTCCAATTAGTTCGGTCGGTTGAGTATGCTATCAAGTATCCAGTTAATGCACTACCTCCGTATAATCCATTTTCATCTTGGTCTGGTGGCATCCATGTTACGACGAGTGACTTATTTCCTCCAACAATAATGACATTATTTGGAGACCCAAGCGCGGTAGTTGGAATGCGCGATCGCAGCACTTGACCCGCCTTGTATTCGTATGTACGAGTGTTACCGTATAGTGGAACTTCATCGCGCAAACACAGTAGCCTAGGCGGTCCCGGTACGTCGCTTTCACTTGTAAGCGTGCACTTCCTTTCTGATGATGGGCAAATCAAAACGCCATTGACTTCGGGTAAATTCGCGGTATTTGAATCTGTCAGTGTATCGGTTTGACTAGCAAACCCCTTTTTTCGCAACAACGACCCCCTTGACGCGGCGGCAAACCGTTGTTTTTTTGTACTTTGGGTTGTGTTTGGCTTATATTTTAGTATTTCACACTTTCTGCGTTCGCTGATTTCGTCAGGCGTGAACTGGGCCGTATCATATACTGGAGGCTGAAACCTCGACCATAATAATGAACTGTACCGATTTGAAAAACTGTAGTTGCAAACATTTCCATACAGGGATGAAAAATTGGACATTGAACTTTTATTTTTATTTTCAAATAGTAATTAATTAGTAACTGTAAAACTTAAAATGATTTTTAATTCATATTAAATAATAAAAATAATATTATATTTTATTTTTTTGATATGAATAGTTAATTTTTTACCATTTTTTGGTATACGTAATATTTCCATTCCATCCGCCAGATTGGCTGTATCCGCCTCCAACACTGATAGAAGAATTTTTTGAGTCAAGTGACGAACTAGAGAAATTGAGAGGACGAGAATCAATGCACTTTTCAGTGACCTTAATCTGTGAAGAATTCATTGTAGTTGTATGTTGTTTATATTGTTTATATTATACTGTATTATAATATTTTTATTTTATTATTATTTTGATATGCTATTTATATTTTTATATTTTTATGGCATCCGCATCCCCATCCCCATTCCGGTATTTGAATGCTGCCTCATTGCGTCGGTTGAATGTGTCATGGCGGTTGCGGCGGGAAGCGTTGGTACAAAATAATCTTTTTCTAAAATGCGGGTGCTGAGATTATTCTGAAACGGAATTGCAATATGTTCTTGCGGATCAAACAACGGATAGTCGGGACGATGCTGTTGCTGGTCCCTTAATAACCATGCCGGATGCGTTACGCGACTTTGATCCGTATACGCGTTCATGGTATCTCTTGAAGGAATCGTCGTGCTTTGAGCCGGAACACCCTTACCTGGAGCGCAATACAAATTATCGAACGTATCGCGATTCAAATTTCGGGTTAATCCGAATAAATTGTTTTCGATCTCGGTAGCGCCAGTCATTGCATTCCCTCCCCATTTTTGCATGCGAATGTGTGGATCTTGCATGTAAACTGGGTTTGCACCATTTCCCGGCGAGTCTAATGCATATCGTCCGGCATACGTGGATATTTCAAGGTTCTTAACAATGCGAGCCGGGTCATCGTGAAAGCGTGTAAATGACATTTATTGATTTATTTATTGATTTATTTATATTATATACCTCAATTATTATTATCTAACTATTATAATTATTTATTTTGTTTTGTATTTTGGTTCGGTTCGTTTATCAAAGCTCTTAAACTATAAAAAACAATTTAAAATGTTTTTTATAGTTCGGCATATAGAATTATAAAAATACAATTAGAACTATGACAACGTGCGCGATTTGTCCCAATCCCAAAACACTCACTCAGAATGATTTGTTGACTGCAAAGCTTTTGACTTTTTTTAAAAGAAATGATTTCGAGCCGCTTAAAATCATGTTGGATGTAATCAATGGAGAATCCGCCATCTCTCTCCGAATCATTGATTGGTTTTCGACAAATTATGCTAAAAAGAATTATACGGTGTACACTATTCCCGAAAACGGATCCAAGCCGGAAAGACGGTTCAAGGTGTATCTTGACTATAAACTTAACCTGAAAGCGTATTCGAAAAAACGGTTCGACCCTTTTTGCAGATGGGATCGAATTGCCTTTCCGTATCTAAACAACTCGTACATACAAACAACCGTAGGGCAACTTAATTTCTTTAAATGGGCGATTGACAACCAAGTTATTCATTATATTGAAGCCAACTATCGTGACATTGAACACGACATGAACAGTCGAAACAGTATATCTAAACGTAAACATACTAGCCCTGGCAGTAGCAGCAGACACGATGAAGAAATGGCACTGGAGTTAACTTTATCATCATCACCGCAGACAAACCGAGTCGATGATAATGACCATGATACCGATGACGGCAAAGATGATGATCTATTATCGCTCTCGTCTGCCTCTACAAGAAAAAGAAGAGAGGAGTTATCTATCTTGGCGAGTAGTTGTATAAAAAAAGAAATGGTAGAAGTGGTTGTCACATTTGAATAAGTATTATCTTTTACTTATTCTTTATTCATTCTCATCAACCGCTGTACCCTGTAAGGCCTTCCCATTTGCTGCTATAGTTGGAGCGATTGCTCCGAACAATTTGCCATCAAAGAGTTTTGATATACCGTCCAATCCACCACCGCCCATGATTTGGTCCATAAATCCCTGGGCACTTTTAATAAGCGGTTCCATGTCTTTCATGTTATTCATGAGTACTTTTTGCTGTTCCATTAAATCCTTGGTTTGCGTGGTGAGTCCCTTCACGCCATCCTTTCCAATAATGTTCTGCAAATTGTCATATGCTTGGCCCAGTGTTTGCGCGTAGTCTACGCGATTACCTTTGGATCCACTTATTTTGGCATATCCATCATCATCGTCATCGTCCTCATCATCGCCGTTAACTGCCTGGGCAGCAGGTTTATTTTTATTTTTTTTACTGGCGGAAACGGAAGCGGAAGCGGGAACATTGGAGTCGTCCTCGTCGTCTGGATTGGCTTTTTTACTGGGTTTAAATTTTGCAGGTTTCAGATTTTGCATTCCGGTTTTAACAACTGGTTTATCCTTGGTTTTTTCTTCTGGTTTTTGTTTCATACTTGTAGAAGCCTCGACGACCTGTTCAGTATCGTCTACACTTTCACTATTCTCATCTCCCTCCCCGATTTCCTCTTTCTTTTCAGCTTCCTTATTTTTCAACCCTTCCTTTCTTCCCAAACTTGATGACATCATGCCGCTGGTCCCGGCATAAAAATTGGTCGCAATAATTGAAATAAACAACACGATAATCATATTGCGCGTGAAGTAAATCGATAACAAAAATGTAAGTATGAAAAACAATATTGCATCCATGTTTCTCAATGCTAAATATCCAATAATATTGAGTATGGCAATAATTAGAACGGCATACATGACATACGTGTTTTGTAAAATCTCCTTCATTTCTGACCGTAATGTTCCATTTCCAATGCTCATACGACTTAATCTACTGATTGTGGTATTCATCTTTTCAAATTTAATTCGATTTATAATAGAAGTATTTTTTATTTTTAATTATCTAATTGTTTAATTGTTATATTTTATATTTTATATTTTATATAAAAAAATATAATAGAATAGACTAAAGTTCAAAGGTTAAATAAATAATAAATAATATTATAAAAATACATGTCTCACATTGCAAAAGCGGATAGAGCCCATATGAAACGGCATGCTCTTATTCATTCATTGTACGATGAAATTGAAAACAAAGTAAAAACATTATCGCATGAAGTAAAAGAAAATCCAGGACTGCGACCAGTCCTGGACCGATACATTGAACATATAAAATCGAGACAAGACGAGGCTCGCGCCCTTCAGGAATACTTTCATTTTTTATTACAGTCACTTTATACCATAGACAAAGACAAGTCTCCTGATGTACCCGGGCACAAAGAAACCAAAAAACATTCTTCTAAAATCATAAAACAATTACAAGTGGATGAAAAGGCTATTCTATTTGAACTAGATAAATGGACAGAAAGGACAGAAAAAACAAAAACGCAATGATCCCAACCAATCCCAACCCCCCAAAATTCCAAACCTAAAACTACAAAATTCCAAAACCCAAAAAATCGATTGTAATGAAATAAAATATTACTAGAACTTATTTAGAAATACTTCATTTATATATTTACGCGTTTCATTATTTATTCATTATTATGCAATCGGCTGACGATAATACGTGTCCGCTAACTTCTTCTAAGGACGAGTCGTCGACGTCGTCCGATCATAGGTATGTTCTTTTCCCACTCCAGGATGATTCGATTTGGAAAATGTACAAGAAACAGGTGGACTGTTTTTGGCGCGCAGAAGAAATCGACTTGTCTAAAGACCTGGCGCACTGGACAAATGAACTGAACAATGACGAGCGGCATTTTATATCCATGATTCTCGCGTTTTTTGCAGCAAGCGACGGAATTGTTCTAGAAAATTTAGCAGTTCGCTTCATGAGCGACGTCCAACTTGCAGAAGCGCGTGCATTTTACGGGTTCCAAATTGCCATGGAAAATATTCACAGTGAGGTATACAGTGTTTTAATTGACATGTATGTTACGGATACAATGGAACGAAACAAGCTTTTCAATGCGGTTGAAACGTTCCCGTGTATCAAAAAAAAAGCGGATTGGGCAATTCGGTGGATACACGACAAGCGCAGTTCGTTTCAGACGCGACTTGTCGCATTTGCGTGTGTGGAAGGGATCTTCTTCTCAGGCGCATTTTGCTCGATTTATTGGATGAAAAAGCGCGGGCTACTGCCCGGACTCACGTTCAGCAATGAACTGATTTCGCGAGATGAAGCGCTACACACCGAGTTTGCGATTTTACTCTACAAAAAAATGGCAAAGACCAAGAAACTTTCTAAACAAAAAATATATGAAATTGTAAAAGAAGCCGTTTCCATCGAGCAAGAGTTTATTTGCGAGGCGCTTCCATGTCGCCTTATTGGCATGAACGCCAAACTTATGAACCAGTATATCGAATTTGTGGCAGATCGCCTTGTTGTTCAGCTTGGATATGATAAAATATATGACTCCGCAAACCCGTTCGACTTTATGGAAATGATAAGCATTGAAGGTAAAACAAACTTTTTCGAAAAGCGGGTCGGCGAGTATGCGCTGGCAGATAAACGTATTGACTCATCCACGTTCGCGTTTGGCGAAGACGGGTTTTAGTGCAAGCGCGACGCATATTTTTTACTTTGTCTAATGTACACGTCGTTTTTGTGATGGGTAATCACAAGGATGCATGATAGTAGTACGAATATCGTAAATGCCGCCATGGCTATTGCGAATTCAAAAATAGACACCACCACCATTATAATTAATGATAATTAATGATTGATTATAACTCTTGTTTCTTGTTTCTTGTTTCTTGTTTCTTGTTTCTTGTTTCTTGTTTCTTGTTTCTTGTAATCATTTTAATTTATTAATTGTATGTTTTGTTTAACTTGATTTGGAAAAGGCATTTTTCATCATATATATTCGCGCATTTCGGGTTGATGATGCTAATGGCATTTGTGAATGTAACTGTGCATGTGACTGTGACGGTGCATTTACCTGTGACTTTTTCATAGTAGATAGATTCAACCCAAACGTCTCCTTAATAATCGGTGCAATATCGATTTTAGTATCTGTAGTAATGTTTTGCGATTCAATCTTGACACTTGACGCGTCGATTTGAATATCAAAATGATGGACATCTACGCCGCAGTCACCAGCATTTGTAACATTATTATTGTAATCAAATTTTAAATTTTTAATGGTAAACAGTGATTCCGTTACGCTGTTAAATTTTGTCAAGTACGCTTCTTTTCGACAAATATTTCGCATAGATCCGTCGTAGAGCTGCAAAATGTTCATGTCGCCGATTTTAAAAAAGTTGCTTCGGTCTACATATACTCCGTTTTGAATTGCTCGGTCATAAATGACATTATCTTCACATCCCCACCCCCAAAAATTCGGAAACCCGCCAATTCTCTCAAAATCTGCGCCGGTTATCGAAAATAATCCACCAAGTGCAAAAGTGAACCCGTAAAAGTGTTTTATTTTTCCGTGCGTTGTTCCGTAGTTCAATACGTTTTTCTTGTACGGGACTGTGTCTACATCATTAAATACAAACGTAATATCGCGATAATGCAGCGGATACTTGTATTTTATGGCCAAAAACCCAATGTTTTTCATAGCTCCGCGATTAAACGGTCGCGTATCTTTTTGCTCGACAAAGTAAATGGCATAGTCCTTATTTTTAACATAGTCCACCATAACAACATTGTTCATATATTCCGAAAAAAAATATTTATGTTCCACTCGGTCACGATATGGCACGATAAAAATAATGCTCGGCGGTTCATCCATTATGTATGTGTATGTACGAATGAGTACGAATGAATACAAACGAAATGATTTAATTTAAATAATAATAATAAAAATATTTTTAGGTTTAATAGGTTTTCATATGTTTCATCATAAAAATACGAATAAGAATAATTATTATCAAATTATCAAATAATCAAATATAATAATAATAATAACAATAATAATAATAACACAATAATACAAAGAATACTTAACTAATTAATTAAAACAAATGAGTGCATTAGGGTCAACTTTTTCAAATTATCTTAAGTTATGTGCTAGAATCTCTCCCTTTTTCCTTGTTTTATTTTTTGTACTTATCGCATTTTTTGATGGGAATTATGGCATAAAGGGGTTTCTATACTTGGGGTGCGTTCTTCTGCTATCCGTGAGCGTGATAGTTATTGCAAACAGTATAGCAAGCAATGACGGCGTTACAAATACTCACCCAATTTGTCGCATGTTTGATTTTCCGTACGGCGAATCAGCAGGGTATAATCCTTACCTAAACAGCGCAATTATCGCGTTCACATTTGTCTACATGCTTATTCCGATGGCACAAAATGATTCATACAACGTTGAACTTCTTATGCTCATTTCGGTTTTATATTTTGTAGACATGTTTATGTCGTCGCCGCTAGGGCACAGGTGTACCAGCTGGGGAGGTATCGTAATCGGCACGCTGTTTGGTATGTTTGCAGCAGGAATAATTGTAGCGTTTATACTTTCGTCCGATAACCATTCTCTTCTCTTCTTCAATGAACTCAAAAGCAACAACGTGGTCTGCAAACGGCCGGCGAAACAAACATTTAAATGTTCTGTAACAAAAAATGGTCAGATTTTAAGCGGGTATAAACAATCATGATGAAAACATGATGAAAATAAGAGATTTTTAAATTTTTAGAATCACTCTATCATTATTTAGGTTAGTTAATTTAATAAATAATAATATTAATAGTAATAATTCATTTCTATAAAGATATATAGCATAGCATTAAGATATAGCAGACATGGAACTCGCAATTCCTATTTTAGCCATCGGATCGGCGTTCATTCTCTCGAATAATAAGAATAAGAATGAGAATAATCCAACAACATCTTCTTCGAATTCCAACGGATACAGTACCTGGTTGAACAATAAACAAAACGGACCTCCCGTCGTGGCCGCAAAATCCAACAACCTTGACGAGGGGTATGAAAACATGGGCAACCGACATCGACTTCCCAATTTAAATATTATGCCGGACAATTATCCGGTTCAAAAATCGTTTTCGGTAGGAACCGACATCAACGCATACAATAATCCAAATTACGCAATGGATCGATACTACAATGACGACCTTGCCAAAAAATTAGAAACAGAGGGAAATCAATTTGGAGATAAATACGCATCGACGGGCGAGTTTATCTCCTTGTCCGGAAGTAAAGTTGCCAGCAGCGACTTTAATCATAACAACATGGTGCCGTTTTTTGGAAGTAAGATGCGCGGATTTACAACTGGAGCCAATGTATACGAAACCCTCTTCGATAATAAAACGGGAAGTGGGTCTCAACAAATTCGAAAACAGGAGCGCGCGCCGTTGTTTGCCCCCCAAAATCAGATGAACAATGTGCACGGAATGCAAAACAACAACGACTTTATACAGTCGCGCATGATGCCGTCTAATAAAATATCAAATGTTAAGCCGTGGGAAGAGGAACGCGTTGCCCCAGGTCTAGATAAAGGGTTCAATGGTTCGGCGGGTGCGGGATACAATAGCGCATTAGAAGCGAGAGAAAAATGGACCGACCGCGGTGTCGACGAGTTGCGTGTACTGACCAATCCCAAACAAACGTTCAGTTTAGACGGCCACCAAGGTCCGGCGAATTCATCGATCAAAGAGTATGCAAATTCCACCCATTTAGGAAAATTCGAGAAGAATTTACCCGATACGTATTTTGTAAACACCCCGGACAGATGGTTGACAACTACCGGCCAAGAAAAAGCGCCAACCCTGCGTGCAGCTGAAGTTGAACGAGACGTTAACCGCACGACTACTAGCGCCGAATACTATGGTGTGAACTCAAACGTTGGTGGAAATAACACGTACGCTCCAACTTCGTATGAGGAAACCAAGCGTCAAGAATACGATGGAACGCCAATGATTAACCCGTACCAAGGCCAAAAAAATCCCGCGACAAAGGGCGATTTTGGTCACGAATCATATACCCTGCCGCACAATAACCGCACTTCGGTACGTCAGCAAGAGATGGGTGGCGTGTACGGACTTGTGCGCGCAATTGTTGCGCCTGTGCTTGACGCGTTACGCCCATCAAGGAAAGAAAATGTAACTGGAAACCCGCGACTCTATGGAAATGCCGAATCCGTCGTACCTGCTGGAACCATCTTTAACCCTGCTGACCGTTTGCCTACAACCGTGAAAGAAACCACTCTTGGACTGGGTTCAATGGACCATTTGAATATTAACCGTCAAGGAACGGCAGTTGGGTCGTACGGCAACGGACGAACCGAACAAGTATTGAACTCGACCCAGCGCCAAAGCACGAGCGTTGAGTACCTAGGCACATCGGGTGGAGCCGCAACCCGGGCCGGAGTTCCCTTGTACAATGCGGCATACAATCAGCAGCATAATGTTAATAAATCGTATGAGGCGCGTACCAATCACGGTAGTATGGCGCTACTTGGTACCGAAACCAATGTTTCAGTTGCCAGGATTGAAAGCGACCGCAATAATAATCGACTATGGGTTCCATCGAATGCTCCGTCCCAGATTCCGAGTGCGGATATGTACGGTCAAATGAGTATGCCGCAGTCGTACGATATGAATATCGGAACCGAACGCATCGATCCATCCATTTTGAATGCGTTTCGCCAAAATCCGTACACGAAGAGCTTGAACGTATATTAAGGAGGGGGGGGGGCTTTGCCCCCCTCAGACACCCAGAGGCGCGGATACTGCGCAGTGGGGTTTAAGGGGGCGCTTGACGCCCCCTGATAAAAATAAAAAGGGGGTGGTGGGGAATACTTACCTTGCTTACCTTTTTATTTTTATTTACACGTTATTATGCATTTACGCATTATATAGAGCCGTCATGAATGTCTTTCGATCGATCACTCCGTTGTGGCGAGCGGGAATGACGTGCTTGAATCGCTTTTTCAATTTTCCAAACGCTCGGGAACTCATTTTGATGTAGAAATTACTGTCCTGGAATCCGCGAGCGCATACATTGATGTCCAGATGAATTTCCGGAGTCATGAGACATGGGATGAACTGCCCCAACATGAGCGCAGACGCTTCGTCTCCACTATTTGATGAAAGGTGGTGAAAACGCATAAGCACAGTATTTCTGAACATACTACTAAAGCCAAACACGCTGATGAACTTGTATGACAAGATTTTTTGCGTGCGAAGAAGGAACGCGTACATCGTGTGGATCATTTGAGTCGTCTGTACATAAGACTTTGAATTTGAGTCGATGACGATTCCACTCGCACTAGAGTAGGGGCTGCGCCAGACCGCCGAACATTCTTTCTTGTGGGACCTTGACCTTGCAACGATCTGGGACGAGTCGTGAACCTTCAACCATTTGGTATTTGCTTCAAGAGTGTTTTTCACGGCATGGTAAAACGTGTGGTGGATCGCGAACACCCAATAGCTGTCGTTCAGGTCGAACAAAACATCGTGAACGGTAATCTCGCCGCGACGAACTCTCTGAATTTTTTCTTCGAGGTCGAGCCATTTTCGCGCGGCATCATCGCATTCGATGAGGCGAATGCATTTGTTCGCGTAAAATTCTGCCGTGTGAAACTCCAACGGCCCATTAAACAATTCAGAATGTTTCGTCATGATTGGCGCCTGGTCGTCGTATCGGAGTTTCATTTCACGCGTCGCATCAGCAACGACATCTTGCGAAACGTAATGTGAATGGTTCCTAGCATGAGGTATGTAGGGTCGCGCGACATGTATCGCGCGTTTTTCGGAACCCATCGACCGTCGCATAATTGTATGGAGCACCTTACAGTTGCAGTTAATTAGTCCATTGATCGGGTTAACAGTTCCATCCCCGCATGTCAGTTTCATGGCAAGTAGCGTAACCATTGACCCTCCGAGTACCCTGACACGCTGGTAGGTGCGTAGAGCACTGAGTTCAGTGGATTGCATTTGAAACTTGGCCATTGCGATGACCATCGCATCCGGTGACAAACTTCTCGCAATATATTCTCGGGCTTCACGGTAATAAATCAAATTTGCTGCGTTGAGATGATACCCCGATTCAAAGAATGCGCACGACAATGTATGTTGAATTGCTGCAACTGCCGCGTGGTATGAAATGTATGGCAGCGGCTTTGTATTGGGATTGGTACCAACGAGCTGAGTAAAGTCTTCGATAAGATTGGCTGCGTGTGCACTGGATGAAAGAACCCGGAACCCGTTTTTTGATACATACTCACCTCCTGTACTACACGCCGGATGACGCCAGACATTCTTCTTAGTCACATCCGACATGGAAGAATTATCTTGAACTTGAGCTGGAAACATTGTTGATATCGATATTGATTGATATCGATATTGATATTGATTGAAAGGGAAGCACTGCATTACATATTGAGTGTATTTGAAAAGGTAGATCAATTTTTTAAGAATCATAATTCCATAACTAAATTTGCACTCGGTCCGTTGAAGTTGCGTTGATATTTATACATGTCAAGATTTACAAAATAAACTTCGTTTACATTTTTGGCATTAACCACTATCTGTTTTTCAATTAGTTCAGCCTGGTTATTCGTTATAAATGTCCTTGGGTGAACTGGTTTTATATTGAATTTAGTTGAATGATGTGGAACTGCAGCGGGTAACCCAAGTATAGTATTTTCATCGTATATAAGTTGATTTTTTAATTTCAAGAGGTCGCCTACACTATATGGGCGTACCCTTTTAATTTTTTGTAGATAGCCCGACATATTATAAATATGGCTAGTATGTATAATGCCCATATCCATAGTCGGCCTTATTTTCGGACATATAAATGGTAAACTGTATAGTTTATTTTCCAAGCACGTAATGTAATATTTCAAAATATTAACATAAAATAGTTTATCAAGTTTTATAGTATCCGGCAATATTACCCAGTAACTTATATGTTTGAATGATGAACCCATATTTTCGGATAGGTATATAACGCCGGTTAAATGTAACCCAGTGTACTCTACATTTACTATTTTAATATTATTTTTGTAATAGGTTGAGTTATTGCTCTCTTGGCCCGAAACGATTAATACGTTTTCTTTTGGAAAGTTAGACTCTTCAATATCTTTTATTACATTTGGTACATTGGTAAAATAATGTTGACATGTAGTTATCAACAGGCCCAACTTGTTCGACATTAAATGTAAATGTAATTATAATATCCATTCATAGAGACATTTTATATACTTTTTAATTAATTAAAAATAGGTAATAATATCACCAATGTTTTTAACCGTAAGCACGTTTGTTGTACCCGTACCCGTGTTTGCTTTTCTCTTCTTCTCGGGATCGCGATTCACGTGAATTGCGTTCATTCCCACACGTAGTGCGCCCAATACATCCGCCTGATAGTTGTCACCTACCATAACCGCGTTCTCGGGGGAAACGTTGTCTTGGGATAAACAATAGTTGAATATTTTTTTACACGCCTTAGGGCATAAATTCGGGTCACTAGAAAGCGCTATGGTTCCTTTGAAAAGCGGCATGAGACCCGACTTTGAAAGAGCCTCGATAAACTGTTCCGGGTTTTTATGGGTATTGGAAATAAGTCCCAGCGTGTAGCCCTTGTTGTTCAAATACTTTAACGTGGTCAGCGTGTCGGGGTAAAGTATAGCTAGCGTAGATGTACCAATAAAAATATCGCGAGTTTTAGGAAACGCTAGCGTTTTTGACCAATCAAAATAAATATGTGTTATCATTTTAATTCTATAACAATAAACGAATAAAAGAAATTAAATGTTTTTTATTTGTTTTACTCACATCATCGAAACTAAATAAATCCTAGAAAAATGGAAAGACAAAATCAAAATATACACATTATCGGAATGCCGTTTTCGGCCGATTTGTTACGTCTCACTACACCTACAGTGCTGCAAAACGGGAACTCCCATTTCACGCGTATCATGCTTGACGATTCCCCGCTCTACTTTCAAACTCCTCGATGCGAAACCAAGCAAGGAATCGTTACAACTACGACTAAAAAGACATACTACGACCTTGTGCTGGATTCAAATTCGGAGACGTCCCATTCTCCTAAAGAATTTAAGGCGTTTGTTGAATGGATGCAGACGTTGGAAGATGCGGTTATCAAATTACTGCATTCAAACGGTAAACTATGGTTCAGAGACCCGCTGAGTGAAGACGACGTTAGGGGGCTCTTTGCATCCCCGTTGAAACCATTAAAGGGTGGTAACCAACTTTCACTGCGGGTTAATGTGCCGACAAGCGTAACTCGCGCGAACGCCTGTACCGTATTTGACGAATCTGAAAAACCGGTTCACTTGAGTTATGTAACCCCCGAGCACCAAATCATTTCAATTATTGAAGTTTTAGGGATTCGTTTCACTTCGAGTAGTTTTCAGTTGGATTTGTCATGTAAACAAATTGCAGCGGTGTCCAACCAGCCACTGTTTCAAAGTTGCGTGATTAAAAAAGATGCATCTATATACAGTTATGCGTCTGCAACAGCAACAGGAACAGCAACAGGAACAGCAACAGCAACGTCAATCGCAACGTCAATCGCAACAACAGCAACAGCAACAGCAACAACGGCAGCAAATCCAGGATCCGGTGAACTGAAACCACTATTGGAAGCTGATATCATTATTGAGCAAGAACCCCCTATAAGCATACACGACCCATTAAAGATATATTATTCACTATATAAGGCGGCTCTAAAACGAGCCAAGGATGCAAAGCGTATGTCGATCCAGGCATTTTTAGATGCCAAGAATATTAAAAATAAATACAACCTGGATATTTACGACGAGGACTATAACGACGACGACGACGACGATGATAATGATGATGACGATAACAATGAAAATGATCAGGTCGATAATGATAATGATAATGATAATGATAATGATAATGATGAAGTCAAACGTGAGGACAGTTTGGATTCGGATTCAGATTCGAATTCATGTTCGTCGGAAACATCGGAAACCGCTGGAAAACCGCCCATTAAAATTATAGGAAATGAAAATATTTCGATTTCAATTGAGGAGGTTTTAACTAGTAAGTAAGAATCTTTAGACAAATGAAAATGAAAACAATAAACAATAAACAATAAACAATAAACAATTGTGAAAAATAATATTTTAAATCGAAATCGAAATTAAATATTTTATCATAATTATTTTATATAAGAATAATAAATACCTACCTCACGTATACACTTAACCACCCAAATGAATTCTTTTGTTAGAGACGTTCAACGCAATTTTAGGCAATCTCATTTGATTGTTATTTTAGGAGCAGCCGTTTTACTATGGGCCCTATTTCAATACTCTAGCGATAAAAGCATTTTACCCGAACGGTTTGCTGCCGGTAGCAGACACGGACAGTTGATGTCTCCCTCATCAACATCCGTCGCAACTTCCGGTACTGGATTTCAACCATCCAGCGGCCTGCAAGGAAATGAATATGAAGATGTAAGCGGCAGCATTCAATCCCCGTCCGTTTCAAGCGGTATGTCCATGGGTCAACCTAGCGCTGCGCCCACCGATCTGCTTCCCAATACCAGCCTTCTTCCAAAGGATCCAAACAGCCAGTGGTCTCAACTCAACCCCTCCGGAACCGGCGACTTGATGAACCAAAGTTTGTTGAGCGCGGGATTTTTAGCGGGAATTGATACAATCGGAAACACCATGAAAAACCCCAACTTGCAGCTTCGTTCAGAGCCGCCCAATCCTCAACTCAATATCGGTCCCTGGAACAACAGCACGTTTGCCCCAGACCTTATGCGAACCCCGCTCGAAATCGGTTGCGGCCCGCAATAAAATTACAAATACAAATGCAAATAACTTGAATACAAATTTAAATCATAATAATATTTATTTTTAATGTTTATACTAAATATAAATAAAATGACAAAAGCAAATCGTAGTAGAGTAGTGCGCCGCAGAACGCGTCGTCGCGGAACCAAACGACGTGGTGGCGCCGGCGCCTCTGCCAGTCGTCGGTCACCCCAATGTGATTGGCGGGTAACAAGTTCAAGTGTTGACCGTGAAGACGGCGATATAGAGGATTTTGGTGACGGTCACCCTCATCCTACGGTACATTTTAATGATATCGCGGGTAAAAATGGGCAAATTAAAAACAATAAACTGAGGGAGACATTAAGTAAAACATCTAATCAAGAAAGTACAACCATGATTGCTGAGCGCGGCATTCCACGTGTTACCCACGTAAGTAGATGGCGCCAAATGCTTAGTTTTTATCACGATGGAGTATGCGTCGGCTATGTAACTGTTGCACCAACAGGTAGAGTACCGGTATGGATGGTTCGTCACAGTCCCAACCCTAGAAGAAGTCCCCACGGAACAAAATATCCCAACTGGATGACAACAAGTCAATCCGTTGATCCGGCAGAACCGGTTGATAATAACGCTCTTCCTACTGTGGACCTTGGAGAAATCGTCGGTGAAAATGGAGAAATTACACAGACTTCACTTAGAGAAATGCTATCTCACACCTGCGATCAAGTGAATACAAGACGCGTTCTCGTGCAAGGTATTACAAATGTTACACACGTAAGCCGATATAATAGACTTCTTTATTTTCACAATAACGATACTTATCTTGGAAGTATAAATGTTCGGGCGATGGGTGATAAACAACCTTCATGGATGAGATGATGATGACCAGATGATACGATCATGTGATAATGATACGGTCATATGATATATAATATAATAATAATAATAATAATAATAATTAATATATAGGAATTAGGAATATAAAGAAAATGAAGATTGATTTTTTAGGATATGTTATTATTTTTTTCATTGTGGTTGTGTGCTTGAAAATGTACCAAGACTCCGACATGTTCAACTTGAAATGCATCATATCAACTGTGGATGGAAATAAGTACTGCGTTAGAGAACGCGCGCGTCTTGAAGAATCCGCCGATATGCTTGCAAAGGTTACCGCTAAGATGAAAAAAATTGTCAAGGTTCTGGGTGAAAAGTATCCGGATAGGGATAATGTAAAACGACTCGTTTCAAGGTTTAAACCGGAAAAAGTATCTGAAACGCTTCCCACCAGCGAATATACTGCATACAGTGAAAACAAGGGCGAAAAACTTGCATTTTGCTTGAACACTACAAAAAAAGGTACCAAATTGATTGATGAAAATACGTTGACATTTGTAGCTCTTCATGAACTGAGTCATATTGCCACGGAAAGCGTTGGTCACAAGGACGAATTTTGGGATAATTTTAGATTTCTTATTAAAGAAGCCGAAGCCATACATATTTATAGTCCCGTAGACTACAAAAAAAGCCCTAAAAAATACTGTGGCATGACAATTAGCGACAGCCCATATTTTGATAATTGATAATTTTATTTTATTATGTTATAATATGTTATAATATATAATAATACTACTAATAAAATAAAATTAAATTATTACACAAATGCGTAAAAAAACATTTAGCAGTAGGCGTAAAAAAACATTCAACAATAGGCGTAAAAAAACATTCAACAGTAGGCGTAAAAAAACATTTAACAATAGGCGTAAAAAAACATTTAGCAACAGAAGTAGGCGCAAGCGTGTTCACGGAGGATCAGAACCAGCACCACCACCACCACCACCACCACCACCACCAGCACGAACACCAGGATCAATACCACCAGCAGCAGCACGAACACTAGGGTCACCAGCACCAGGGTCAACGCCAATACCACTACCTTTTGTATTAAAAGAAGGAGGAAAGGATTTAGGAGAAAATCCAATTGATGAAGAAATCATTATTGAATTTGATAAGCACGACGTACAAAGTAAGCTATTTATAGATGTGGATGAAGACATAAATCGTTTTATTTATGGTGAAAAATACCAACAACAGCTTGCGACTACTGGTGATGAATACAAATTTAAACTAGATAAATGGATGGAATTTCAAAATGAAAAATTAGTTCCAGCTGTGAATGCTATCTTATCAAACATACCATCTGCAGGACCCCTTCGGGTGTCTCCTTTGGCGGAACCTAACAGCACTGGAGAAAGGCTTACATCAGCTACAAACTTAGACTTAGGGTTGTCTCATCTTGAAATTTTCGCAACAAATTTATACACAAAAGAAGACCCAACCACACTGTTACAATTTTACAAAGCAGTAAATCGATATTTATTGCAATTAAATGAGGGTAAAACATACATAAATATTAATCATGCAGAATATGATGCTTACAAGAAGATATTTAATGTATGGTTATTCTTATTCTTAAAAGGATTACACAAGTTAATGAAACCAGTTCCAAAACTGTATAAATCAACATTACACAAAGATAATTCAGCTATCCAACCCACTGTTCGTTTATATAGAGGGATTGATGTACCTGACCCCCTAAGTGATGAGTTGTGGAAACCCCCGAACTTAGACGACCACACTTTGAATATATATTATACGTTAGGGTTTTCTAGTTTCACAACAAAATTACAAACAAGTTGTACTTCTTTTTCTAAAGGATCTCCTAAATTTTTAATATATGAACCGCGCGCGACTAAACACACGTATGAAGTGGAAGGTCAAGAAGAGAGAGAGATAGTATATAGTGAGTTATATCTACCATCATTATCAAGTGTATCAGATATACCAACTGAGGATGAATTTCTAACACTTCCGGGAAGAGGCTTTGTAGTTTATAGAATAGACCCCGAAAACGGTCCTCCAATAACCGAATCCATAATACTTGATGCAAAATGCACGAATCGTAATCCTGTGCCAGCTAGATGGATCGGGTTAATGGACATTGCCGGCCCGGCAAATATCTATCGTAATATAAGAGAAACCCGAAGTGGCGGAAAGAGAAGAAATAAGATAACAAGAAAATATAAAAAACAATAGTATAAATACAAATACAATGACCACTAGTTATAAAAAAATTGAATTATATTTATAATCTAGATTATATGTTATGTTAGCGACTCTATTCACTACGACGAAAACAGACAACAATGCAAAGAAATACAACTATGAATACTACTAATGATTCTGCAGCCCGTGACGTGCTGTTTTCACCCAGAGCTGTAAAAAGACAACGAAGGGAGACATTGGCCCATGCGATAACAACGATGACGATCCAGACCCAGACAGAATCGACGATTGAACAAAAAGAACAGGAACAGGAACAGGAACATACCTGTGCGATTTGTATGGAAGTGACATCCAAGACCAAAAATGTTTCATTTACAGAATGCGGGCACGGATTTTGCACATCATGCTTACTGAAATCCCTTCAAACCAAGAACACGTGCCCAATGTGTCGTGCTGAAATTGAACCCGCGCGAAAACCCAACTTGGAACAACTCACTGCAAATGTTGCAGCCGATCTCATTCAAGGCGAAGAACGCGATATTGATATCCAGCGACGAATTGCACTGATTGGAGCATTCAGCGATCCGCGTGGAAGAGGTGACATGATTCTTTCACTTTGCAGGGAAGTCGCATTTGGAGTTGCGCACAGTATCGCCGGATGGCAAGGTACGGATGACCAAACGTACCATGCGTCATGGGCCGACTATGAGTATAACAACTATGACGACGACGATGACGAAACCGAAGACGAAGACGAAGACGAAGACGAAGACGATGATGGCTCGACGAATGATGGAAGAGAGGGAAGAGAAGGCGACGATGTTCGCAATGGGAACGACAATAGAAATGACAACGACAACGACAACGGTTCAGAAAAACGCGACGAAACCAACCCACCTCCATCATATGATGAAGTATTTCCAGCGACGAGTCAATCGGCGACCCAATCGACGAGTCAATCAATGACTCAATCGACGACGAGTCAAACGAGTTCAATTCGTGCACTGATGCATAACGTGATTTCTGGAGTCGTTTCATACACGATGTTCTACACGTTTTACTACACATTGCCGAATCTAGTTTCGAGTCTGATTGATACAGTCGTCCAAAACGTCCAAAACATACGTCAAGAATAACGAAAAAACGAGAACCCAAAAACAAGGAAAAAATAAGAATATAAGTAAAAAAAAAATAAAAAAAGGTAAGTAAAACTTTTTTTTCCAATAATATTTAATATTTAATATAGGTATAAGATATAACTCGTAATAATGTCGCTATCTCATATGAATGTACTAAACTCCTTGAAGGGTGGAAGAAAACGAAAACGCAGTATGCGCAAGATGCGTAGCAGCAAACGTCGCCACAGCCACAGCCAGAATGGAGGGTTTTTTCCTGGAATCGGTGAAGTTATTACTCAGGCGATTGTTCCATTTGGCTTATACGCAGCCCAGCATAAATTCAAGTCGGGATCAAGAGGGAAACAGCCTTCCAATTATTCTCTCAAAAAATTTAAAAAGTTTAAATTTACTAGACGAATCTAGGTATGTAAACCTAAAAAAGATAAATGATAAATATCGTATAGTGTTATCATTTTTCACTTCGTTTTTCAACGGCTACCTAATGCGCCAACTACCCTGGCAACAGGAGCAAGGGCTGGGACAAATGTTGCCGCAACCGGTAACACGCGTTGCGCCACAGGGAGCACACGCTTTACGGCAGGCAGAACTTTTTTTTTGATAAAATTTTTTTGATGAGGGGCGTCGGATGAAAAGTCCATTGGATAGATAGATTTAGATAGGTGATTAGTTTCAAAAGCTGTTTATATAATTACACATTTATTATTATTTAATTGGTTATTTGGTTATCCTTAATGTTTTGTTGTTTTCCATAAATTTAGTTTATTTTTTACACGTTTGTTTGTTTTAATTTAAAATGGCGGCATTTGACGTGGCGTGATTACACGGTAGTTATAATGCGTAAAATGTGTTTCATGTTTGCATTTTTCCAATACGTCGGTTATGGGTGCATTAGTTTGAGTTTGAATACTAGTGGCATTGGCTATATTATCAGATAATGGTGCAACATAACCAGTTATCGTTGTGCTGCCACGAGCACGACTGCAACATGCGCATAATAATCCAATCCCACCCATTTTATCAAGAAGTTGCTGTTGCTGTTGCTGTTGCTGTTGCTGTTGCTGTTCCTGTTGCTGTTGACGTTGCTGTTGCTCTTGTTGCTTAGAGGTGGAATCAAGCGGTTCAAATGTTTGAGGAGTTGGGCTTTGTACTGGGCCTAATATCGGACTTGATTCCGGGGTTGTTACTTTTGCATATATGGAAAACATTTTTCATTAATATATTTATTTAGTTATTTGGTTATTTATTTGTTTAGTTCCTTATTGTTTTTCTATAAATTTATAAACTTATTCTGCATAAACGGGTTTGAGTATATCCATCGGCGGAATCACCGGTACGGTTGGTTGCGGCCACCGCGCGTTTTCTTGGAGCTCGGTGCGCGTATCCAGTCACGCGTTCAGTCTCAATAATACGCCATGTACGTTCTAGTTGTACTGCAGCATATGTGGTAAACCACAAGCGGTTGCGTTTCACGAGAACGCAACTGTACTGATCAAGTTTCCAGTAAATATTACGTATCCAGCTATAGCCCCCAGACTGTTCCTTTTCGAAAATCGTATTAACTACCCACGCATCCTGTGTATCAATATCACTGTAATGTATGGGCATATACTCATAGTGCGGTTTACGCGTATCCTTTTCAATAAAATAGATAATAATGCCTCGAATGAGGTCATCGTCATCTATGTCAAATTCTGTCCCGGTTCGACGGTCGTCGTTGCGATACTGGTAGTCCATTTCGACATCTTGTTCATAGTCTTCTACGTTATCGTATTCCTTGAACCTCGTTTCAACAAAGTCACACGAATCGAGGTTGCATACCTCCATTTGAATTTGCATTTGAATCCAATACTCTTCTTTTGGAATACCTGTAATGTCTCGATTTACGATATTTTTTATTTCCACCATTCGCCCGTACAATGACGAACTCTCGTCAACGTTTATTCCATCCGGCGATCCGCCTAAAAACGACAACCCCGGATTGGAGTGTTGAATACAACCAAATTCACCGAGAATCGTATTATTTTTTAGCTGGTAAATGGCAGAACTCAATTGTTCATACTTTTGACCCCAATGTAGAGGTGAGTCCACATTTACATTTACTGCTTGCGCCGCCGGCGCGTCACCGCATTCCAAAAAAGGCTTGCATTTCTCGTAAATGAGTTGATTGATAACCGCATCCGTTCCAAATGCTTTCCAGGCCGCGCTAGCGGTGATCATATTATGACGCCGTTCATACCACGCGGGAGTTCGTTGCTGGGTCTGGTCCTGCATGCCTTGTAACTCTGTTATACGACTTCGGAAACGATCAAGCTCATCGGCGGATGCATATAAAACGCCTGTATGATGCGGCTCGGATCGCCATGGAGGGAACTGAACGTTATCAACCAAGTGCATGTCACTGCACACAGATTCAATTGCGTCGCGTGTTATTTTTGTCATACAATCTCTCATTTCGTTAGAGTCAATCGATATAGATTCTCCAAGTGCCGCAAATAAAACGATACGAATCTGGTCGAAAATATAGGATTCTAGACCATCGTGAAAGTCTGGATTGCTCATCTTTCCTATATTCTCTCGAATATAGTCATCGGCTAACGTGCACGCGTCTTCAAGAATCGTGTCTATATCTTCTTGGTCCAGTCCGATATTGTTGTTTTCAGTGGATGAACTCGATTCATCAGATTCGGAATCGGTCTCAGTATCAGGTTCAATTGGATCTGTCTCTAAATATATAGCTGACATGTAATCAATCTACTATGGATACAACACAATAGCAATATGTTTTTATTATAGTTATGAAAATGTATTTATGACATAATATACTTAGTCGGTGATTACAGTCGTATTCGAAACCGGGGCCTGGTTCGCCTTCGCGGAAGAAATGGCAGATAGTTTCGCATCCTTTAATGCGATTTGTTCCGGTGTCATCTTGCATCCATAATTCATAATGTAGTTATACGTAACTGAAATGGCAAGAATTCCGGAAAGAAGGAGCCATAAAAATTCCGAAACGAACAACTTGAACCACACCGCTTTTTTTATGGTCTCAATGTGACTGGCATAAAGTGCTGCAACTACTGCATCCGGGGTTCCTTTATATTCAGGAAGTTCATTAAATTCGGATGATGTATACATAAGATCCGCCGATGAAAATTTTTTGATATTACTTGTAATGTTGTCCGGAGTAAACTGGTTAATGAGACGCGACTCGTCTTCGTATATTTCTTGTAGCGCCCGTTCAACCTCTCGCGCATGAGAGGCCTTCACGGGATTCGATTTGTCGGCATCTGATAAATTTACTCCGGGTTTAAGCAGTTTACGAAATACTTCGGTGAGGCCAAATATGGTAGACGCTAGAAAATACCCGAACGTATTTGAAAATGGAACCAGCCATCCCGGGCGAACCATAAGTATCATGTGCACCGCGCCAACAATGAGCACCCAGGGTAAAAATGTGTACATTGCTGCGATATCCCACTGTTCAAACCCGCATGCGGTTTTTGTCATACCGACGCTTATCGCGTATTCGCCACCAACAATAGCCATGACAAATGCTGCGGCAATAAGGGGTGGGACGATTTCTTGATTGCTTCCACCTGAAGCGGGAATATTCATCGTCTTATATACGAGATACCCTAAAAGAACCATGAGATAGTATCCGATTGCAAAGTTAGGCGTCACCTCGATGGTTGAAGCCGCCATTTGTTATTTTGTTATTTTGTTATTTTGTTATTTTGTTATTTTGTTATTTCTACTTCTAATTTAGTAATGTAAATTTATTTTATTTTTTACATATTTACGACAATACAATAAATAAACCGAAGTCGCGTTTTTATTTTGTTTTTACTTTATAATTATTTTATAAGTTTATACGTATTTTACAAGTAATAACAAAAAATCATATACATATGAGTTATTACTCAGATAGCAGTGCTAGTTCGGCGTCGCTTATTGAACCCGGAGTCAAAAGTTTTCTTAAATTGTCGCTTCAAAATTGCAGACAGGTAAAGGAACAGTACTATAATACGATTTTTAATGCATGTACGTTTTTCATTTTTATTGCAGTCATTGGAACCATTTTGTTTATAAAATATAAAACGAAACCCAGTGCAGATGAAGTCGAACAGCAGCGCCAGACTCAACGCGAATATGTGCTTTCACAATTAAAACTGGTAAACGCTAAAAACTATTTAGCTGCTAAAAATTCAAGTTATCAAGCGGTTGGATCTGGATCTGGTCCAAGGAGTAACGGTATTGATGGACCATCGTCTCAAATGATAACTGGTTTACCCGAATGGAATGTTGGATCTGCAACATCCGGACATTACCAGATGTTCATTGAAGACCAGCAAGAAAAACGAAACGATGAAGAATATTATTTGAGAATGAAGACGATATGATGATGATGATCATGATAATTTTTTATTTTATTCGGGTAATGTATGTAAATGTACGATGATGCATCATGATTCGGATTCGACTAAAAAGAGACAAAACCCAAAACATCGCGGCGTAAAAAAAAACAGGACGATGCGCCATAATAAACATAATGTGGAGCAAATATCATCTGCAATTAAAAATATTTCGTTTGAAAAGGCGCGGTCGGATTTCAAAGCGTTACAAGATCTTGACTTTAGTAAAACAACATTGCAAGTTCAACAAACGAAAAAAATTGGGAATTCGGTAATGGATTATTACTTTTTTAAATACCGGCTTCATACGAAAACCAAACGCGGAATTTCATACTATGACTGGATCAAAACCCGATGGCAACAAAACGAGTCAGAGTATCGTATGTACAAATTTAACTTAGCACAAGGAAAAACCCAGGAACAAGCCAGGTATGGTGTTTTCCGACTTTATTATGGATCGACCCAGGGGTTCAAACCCGCAATTGCCAAGTGGCTTTATTCTACATACGCGCCTAAAATTGCGGCTTTAGACTTTTCGGCGGGATGGGGCGGGCGGTGTTTGGCTGCAATGTCGCTGGGCATCCCGTATATAGGGATTGATACGAATACGTCGTTGCGCCCAGTTTATAACAAAATGGTACGCGAATTGAGAGATTTATCAACCCCTACCTATACGACGAATATTACAATGATATTTAAAGATGCTGCAACCGTAGACTATTCCAAATACAGCTACGATATGGTATTTACATCTCCGCCTTATTTTAAAAAGTTTGTGCCAGCAGAAGAGTACCCGCACATGCCAAAATATACTTCTCGAGCCGATTTTAATGATCGATTTTTATTCCCGACAATTCAAAATACATTTAAGCATTTAAAAATAGGGGGTACCTATGCGATTAACATTCCTGAGGACGCATACCGCGATATTCAACAGGCTAAAATTTTGCCTTCAAGATTGAAGGCTAAACATCGTCTATTTATTCAGCCCAGATTTGCAAAGGGAAACCCGGTTAATCCAGAAAACCAATACAAGGAGTATATTTACGTATGGAAAAAGCTATAATGAATGAATGGAATGATGTCTATTCGTCGATTACCAATCGAATTGGGTCTTCAAGTTTACCAGCGGTATTACTGGTATTGTCACTTGATGATTGCAATAACGCGGCCCCTTGAAGTTCCTGTATTTGACAACGAAGATCATTAAGTTGACGTTTTAAATCCGATGTTTCGCCAATACTTTTGATATAGAGCGCCTTGGTTTTTTTTAATTTGTCATCTCGTTCAGTAACGTCCTTTAAACATTGTTCTATAATTGCTTTTGAATTTGAATCGTTTCCAGGCTCCGTACACTCGGCATATACCGAAACCATATTATATAACATCGATTCGGATTTTGTCTTTTCAGCTTCGAGAAGAGAGATACGAGCCGTCAACGTCTTGATTTCAGTCTGTTGTGTCTGAATGATACTCAGCACTTGATCACTTGTGAGCGCGACCGGTTCTTTACCTTCTTGATGCATCAGGATTGCCGGTGCTTCTGCAGAACCATTTTGCGGTTGCTGTTGCTGTTGCTGCATTCGATTCAGGGTCTGTTCAAGTTCTTTGGTCTGTTTAATAACGTCAGGCTTCATTTCAGGTTTACCTGGCGCATACGCTTCGAGTAATGCATCCATTTTATTTATAAAAAAGTCTTTAAAAAACATTGAGGTTTTGCCCCGGATGAAACTGTCCAATGTTTTGTTTGTTGGTTTTACAAATGCTGGATTGGCGTTTACAAGCAATTTTCTTTTGTCGAATGTGTTATGATTATGAGAGAATACAAGAATGACCTTGGTTGGATCCAATTGTAGCATCGGTATTGTGTAATCCTTTAAAAAGAACCGTTCTTCTGCTAAACACGCGTCATCATTGTACCTGGTATGTGTCAATAACTCTCGTCGAAACGCAAACGTTCCTGCAGTGGCGTGATTTGGACCATATGGGCCAAATTGCATGAGCGAGCCCAGGTGTTTGAAAAAGATATAGATTTCACTTGACCCCGCGCAAAGAACACTGGGGTTTGCCATAAGTGACTCCACTGCGTGCGAAACTCGCTCGGGTGGGTAATAATCATCATCATCCATGTAAACAATAATATCTCCGCACGAGTTTGCGTGCATCAAGTTCCTTTTCTTGCCAAGTGTCATTTTCTCGGAACTTTTGAAGTATTTTACATTGGGGTGGCTTGCTACCAGGTCTTCTATTTTATCGGTACCATCATCAATAATAATCCATTCCATTCGGTGTTTGGGGTACGTTTGATGGTTAAAACATTGTATTGCCGACTGAAAAAAAGGCCTGCGGTTGAATGTAGGTGTGCATACACTTACATACGGAAGTTCTGAACCCATCTTATTATTCTGTCTTTTGTATATTGTGATTGTATTGTCGATATAAAACACAATATATAGAGTTGTTTATTACATTTATTTGAGTTATATGATTTATGATCTGAGAGATTCTCATAGACTTCAGAGATTTTTATTTTTTCACAGGTGTAAAGAATTTTGTGATATTCTGGTTTCGTTTCTTCATATTTTCGCAAATACGAAGAAACTCCTCGAACACAATTTCCTTGATTTCCTTGTTACGCAAATCCGTTATTTTCTTGTCGCGCTTCACTGCATCACCGCTGTAATGGCTGTTTATTGTCTCCACGGTATCCAAATAGTTTTCTCGGCGTCTACGAAATGCACTTATTTTTTCAAGACCGAGTGCAAGCACTTGTTGAACCGGTTTCATGATTTGGTTGGTAATGTAGAACGCATAGTCCGGTTTGATATTGTTACGCGTAATATACTCCGGCGTTTCGATTTTGTCCCCTTGAAGCGCGGTCTTTTTTTCGTTGGGGATATACACAAACGGAATACGGTCTCCCGCACCAGGCTTGTTTCCAGGGTCACGCATACCCATTCGATCGGCAAGCACCTTGTGTGCGATTTGTTGCGGATTTTTATAAGTGGACCGAAGCGATTTGGTTATTACCAGTTTATCAAGCGAACATCGCTCTTCAACCAGCTCGCGCATCGCCCCTTTGACGAAATCGATTGCCACGTCTACATTTTGATCGTTCATGAGAATGTCAATCGCTCCCCCGTAAATGTCCTTTACAATCGGCGCATTATCGCGCCGTTTCAAAACGATCCCCATACTTTTACGCTTTCCCTTGTTTGGGTTTTTTTCATACAGCATGCCAATGTACCCCTTTTTGCGCAGCAAGAAGAAGGGCATCATTGTTTTCTCGTACGCCCACGCATGCGGCGCTTTCAAGTACCGAGATGCCAGCTCGCCCACCTGCTGCCCAAGTTCAATCGACATTTCTAATGCGCGTTTCCCGACGATGGGCTTACCCTCCATGGTTTGCAAATTGAATGTAAAGAACACGCTGTCTGTATCACCGTAAACGTATTCTGCGTGACTCATCACCTTGACATTTTCGACGGAGCCGCTATCGCTTTTAACTTTAACTTCGACTTCCGTATTTCCATATACTTCTTCCACAATACGCCGAGCATACGTCAATAGTTTCCTGCCCGTCGCAGTTGTGGCCGCCGCAACATCCACTTCGTACATGGTGCTGGTCTTTGCACCGCATTGGCCGTACAACGAATTGGCAGTCACTTTATAACCGAGTTGTCGCTTATCGAGAATATTGGCCATGAACGGATCATCTTGGGACTCGGCCTGCTTGCGCGTAGCTTTTCTGGCAGCCAGCAACTCTTCTAGAATGGACGGCAGAATGGGTTTGGTACCGTCTTTGGACTGCGCGAATCGACATATTTTGGTTCCATTGACCGACTTTTCAGACTTGCCTCGGGCATTTTTCGTCCACCGATACGTGTCATACGTTATATCCACATAGTCGTATTGAGGCAAGTTGTCGTATACATAAGCCTTCGGATCAGTTGGCGATCGTTCGCCGGTTTCTCGTACTAGTCTGCCCTGCAAGTCGTATTCCTTGGTCCATACTTTGCTGTCGTGTGACAAATTTTCGCTTATAATGCACGACGGATACAGGGACGAATAATCAATGCATACAACTGGATTGTCGAGATACAGCCCGCACTTTGGAGGCAGTACAATCGCACCTTCATACCCTTCATTCGATCCCGTTTTATCCAGGTCTGGAATAAGCGTATTTTTTTCTCTGCATTTTTTGGCAATGTAGCTGGTAAGTTTAATCCCTTGCCCTCGCAGCACGAGAAAACTCATGGGCACGCTGCAAATTTTAGACATTTCAATAAATCCCGTGAGTACATCGATCTTGTTCATGAGATGATGCACCAAGTTGCAATCTTGAATACAATACTTGGCGATAATTGCGCGGCTCGCGGGGCCTTCGCGGGTCATTCTGAATATGTCCTGCGGCGTGACATCGTCTTTTGATAACCCCCAACGCACATGTTTGGTCATATTGAGTTCTTCTCGCCCGTCGATAATGAACCAGCCTTCCGAGTGAGAACACTCTTTCACCATGAATTTGGAGCCGTTCTTATAGGAGTCGGTGGAATTATTTGTCTCCTCGAAGATAATGTAGTTGCCGACATCCAGACCCGTCAAGTTGCTGCTGAATATCTTGGTTTGTTCGTGTCCAGGGTCGGGTTCGGATTCGGTCTTGAATTCGATGCGTTTCACGTCGTCCCCGATAAAGTAGCTGGCCACGTAATCTAGCTTGTACGAAGGTAAGTTATAATCGCGCCGAAAGTAGTTGTACAAGTCAATTTGGAACCGTCCCGGCATTTTGATATAATGCAGGTCGTACTGACCGCTAGCAAGCTGTACACTTGATTCTTCGATGCCGTATTTGCCAGTTTCAAAATCCTTGTTTCCGCAGATTTCTCCCTTATTTCGCGAGAGTTGAAGAAATGCGGTCTCGCATCTATTTTCTAGTGCGCGGCGAAACATGAACTCGTAGTCAAACCCAAATATGTTATACCCGACCACAATATCCGGGTTCTCGCGCTGAATGAGCCGCGTCCATGCAAGAAGTACTTCACGTTCAGTATGGTAACTTTCAATTACCAGATTCGGCACATCATTTTGAATGGACGCAGTGTCGCATGTATCCAATACGATACAGTGGTTGCAATATGGTCCCGGGGTTTGACCGTGCCTGATAAATGTCGACCCGATAAATGTGACAATATCGCCTTCAACGGGTGGAAATGCTGCACACATGGTTTCGTTCACTTTGGTGATTTTGGTTTCTCGGTCAAACGCGGGGTTTCGAATAATATCGATCACGGTGGGTCCACTCGGTTGTTGCTGTACGCGACGCTTACTCGCAGTCGATGCTGCCGTCGCAGAACTTTTCTTGCTAGTCCAGCTTACGATACTCGCCGCATCGTCTTCTTGACCTTCTCCGTCGCCGTAAACGCCGTCACCGTAAACTTCATCATCGTCGTTGCCATTATCACTTCCGTCGTCTTGGTCGACGTCGTCGACATCATCCGCTTCTTCACAATCGCTTTCGACAAAATCGACATCGATATCGTCAGCATCCGCGTCCGCATCCGCATCAAATCCCATTTCTCTAGATTTGATTCGTTCAAACATGGTTTCAATTTTCAAGACGTTGGAAGTGTTTGCGTCCTTGAGGCTCAGTTCAAGATCGGATATGGGGGTTGTGAGCCATTCTGAGCAAATCCGTTTTACTCCGGCGAGTGACCTGTCAACGCGTTTACCGGTTTGGTAGTGCATCTTGGGATAAATCCGTTCAACTCCAAACGTCCATGGGTCGGATTGTATATTGGCCTCCACTACACCAAACGCGACGCATATGCAAGTTTCAAGCATTGCCGGAGAAACTGCGTCGGGGTATTTCAGTGCCGCATCGATGATATTTGCTGCCAGTTTTCGGTACGTTTTCACTGGAATGGGGAAATCGCCATGACTGCTGCTTGCTTCAATATCAAAACTGCATATATTGTACGGAACCGATTTCTCTTTCGTGTTCATCGCGGTAATATGGTCCTTGCCGATAATAAACTCGTAACTGCACGTTGTGCGTTTCAAATCGGGTGCCATGATGCGATGCGCATTTTTCAGCGAGAATGAAATCCACCCCGATGGACTGATTTCGCGAATATGAAAGTACCGAAGCAGCGGCGGTAAATTTGACTCGTAAATGGCGAGACTGTATTCTTGAAACTGGAGCCCGTTTGGCTTCATTCTCATTTGCACTCGAGGTTTTTCCAACGGAGCGCCACCAGCAACAGTTTTTTTGGCCGCGGCGAATGCAAATGGGAATGTGGGTTTATCTTGTTTTATAAACCACGCGTTTCGGGCACGTTTCATTGCAGCCACGCTATGAAATACCAGCTTTATAAACTGATGCTGCTTTCCGGCATCAAACATGTATAGCTTTTTATGCCGAACCAGGTCGCATTCATCGTCCACAATTCCAGAGGAAGATTTCAATTCGGGGACGATTGATTTCAAATATTCAATGAATTTTTTCTTATTTGTGGATGTCCATTCGCTGCATCGTGATCCAGAACCAGAAGGCGAATTTATTTTAGCGTAAAAGAACGGCTTGAAATCGGGAACTGTGATTGAGCACGTTTTACCTTGTTCATTTATTCCAAATATTTGAATCTGAAACATCCGCGGATTAACTCCTCGTTTTATAGTCGAAGTCGAAGGCTTAATTGGTGAAGGTGTTGCGGATGATGCAGATGATTCAGCTTCTGTCCCCGGCCCGGATGATGAAATATCGCCATCGCTATCATCGCTTTCGCTTCGCGACCCGATGATACTAGCATATTCCGGATCAACCGGCCGGTCCAATACGCTAAAATCGACCAGCCGAAACGACATGCTCGCATTGATTGTTGGTTTGGTTGTTCTCATAATCAGTCAGTCAGTATTCGATTCGTTTCGATTCGCTAACTTCCGGTTGTTATTCGTTCGGATTATTTTGTCAATTTTATTTTATTATTTATAGTTTTAGTTTTATGTGTTTTTCACCCGAAGACCCAACACATAACAAAAAAAAACAAAAACGAAAAGTAATAAAATAAGCTTAAAATTTAAATAGCTTAAAATGTAATTAGCTTAAAATTTAAATAGCTTAAAATGTAATTAGCTTAAAATCTAAATATAAAGATTATAATACTAATAGTAACAACATGAATGGCGACATCATTTGCAAAAACGGCCCCTAATTGCAATATTAATATTGATTTCAATGAAATATTTGAACGAACTGAAATTGTGGCAAAAGTAAAACGATTATTGAAGGAGTTCAATGAAAAACGTAACGATTTCAGTATTAAGCGTGGTATATATGTATACGGCAGTCCAGGATGCGGGAAAACTGAATTTGTAAATCAGTTATTGAAAGATATGTCGTACGACGCGGTTCGATATGATGCTGGAGACATTCGAAACAAGAGCGTAATTGACACGATAACCAAACACAATATGTCCGACCAAAGCGTACTGTCGATATTTGGAAAAACACCGAAACGAATTGCGGTAGTAATGGATGAAATTGATGGAATGAATACCGGAGACAAGGGCGGAATTACGTCACTCATTAAGCTGATTCGCCCCAAAAAAACAAAAAAACAAAAAACAGAAGACTATACCATGAACCCGATTATATGCATTGGCAACTACGACATGGACAAAAAAATAAAAGAAATCATGAAGGTGTGTCACGTTATCGAACTTCCTACGCCTACGATATGCCAAATGAAATCGTTAATTGGAGAGACGATGCCTGAATTGTCATACAAGTTAATTGAAAAAATTGCCAATTTTACGCAATGCGACATACGCAAGTTCATGCTGCTGTACGAGATTTACACAAAAGACAGCACAATCCTTACCGAAGAAACACTGGATACGATTTTTAAACCCAAAATGTGTTCGGAAAATAGTAAAGTAATCGTAAACCGACTGTTTGCAAATAACTATTCCATCGCACAACATACCTCGGTCGTTAGTGAAACCGACCGAACCATTGTCGGACTGCTGTGGCACGAAAATGTAGTTGACCGGATATTTCAACCGCACAATATGTACAATAGAGCCGGTGGGGAATTTTACGAGACGATTCTAAAAAATATTTGTTTTGCCGATTATATTGACCGAATCACGTTTCAGAAACAGATATGGATTTTCAATGAAATGAGTTCGCTTATTAAGACGTTTTATAACAATGAGCTGTATAACGACTATAAGAAACGTGAAATTGCTTCCGCTGTAAGCGGTGGCTGCGGCGAAGACGGGAATAGTTCAATTCGGTTCACAAAAGTTCTCACAAAATACAGCACCGAATATAACAACATTCTTTTCATTCAGCACATGTGCAATGAAATGCTTATGGATAAAAAAGACCTTATTGAATTTTTTAATCAAATAAAATGCAACAATGATGAGGATACAATTACCACCTGCTGTGAACAACACGATGTCACGCGACTGGATGTTGATCGAATGTTTCGATACATTGATAAATGTTTCAGCGGGCATCCGCTGAACTTTGCAGTGAAGGGAAGTGAAAAATATGGGATGGGCCTGGATATGGATAATATGCCCGTGGATGGCGACGTCGACAACTTTATAGATTTAGATGCGGACGACGATGTAAGTATTGATATTGATACTGATACCAATCTCGGTTCCTCTAAATGTAAAAACAAAAGCACCACTAAAAATAAAAGTAAAACCAAACCTACTAAAACGAAGAGTAAAAGTAACAAGATTAACTACAATTTATAATTATTTATAATTTGTGAACCGCGCAGTCCAGATATCGAATTCCGGTTAGGTATTCTTTGGGAAGTATTTTTACACCCGCGAATTTACTCGAACCAGAATTCATCTTGGAAAATAGTACGGTTGTATCGTATATTTTAATTGGCGGATTTAAATTTTGTTGCACGACATACGTTTCATTGTTTTTGGGGTCGGTTTTCCAAATCAATGCAACGTGACCGTATTGGTAATCTGGCTTTTTATATTTCCAAAACAGTATACTTCCCGGACGCAAATAATACGATGGTTGGCGTTGCCGTGAGTATGGATATGCATACGTTTCAATGGGTACTGCTACTGCACTAACGGATGCACTAACAGATACGGGTGTAAAAGCGTGAACATTTTTAAAAAAGTCACACGCGTCCACCACATCCGGAAACGTGAGACCTTTATGAATCGAAAAAAATCGACGTATCAATTCTACGCACTGGAACGGCACGCCGTATTTTGTACGATGTAATCCATTTTTGGTTTTTTTAACGTATAAAACGATTTTCTTATTATTTTCTTCATCGAGTTCGTTTCTTGACATGATGCCCCTATATATAATAGTTATTAGTTATATTAGTTATTATAAAATTTATAATTTTTATAAATGTTCACATTTGCCCATTTCAGCACCTGAGTATAGTAGATAATTTTTTAAATTACACCGTTTTGTTCTCTTATTTTTGCACTGGCGGCATTTACTCATTTGTTTCACCAGTAAATTTTCTACTCTGTTCGACATTTTGTATGTTTTATTATTTTTTTGAGCATTTATTTGTTTCATAACTTCTTTACTGTTCAGCTCTTTACTTTTTTTACAGGACTTGCACTTTAAGGATTTGATATAAACCGCGCACTCCTTTTTAAAATACTTGTCCATGGCTTTTAAATATTCTTTTTTGGTATAGTTACCCGATTTTACCGAATTAATCCCGGTATAACAAACGTTGTTATTATCTCTCTTTTTATTTTTGTTCATTGTGGGTTGCGTATAAATATACTAAATATATAATTAATTTATTTAATACATGATTATGAATGAGTCTGGTTGGGTTGATTATGAAGAATTTCCAATATCATTTATTACCCAGTCTTTGACGTCATACGATTTTGCAAAATACACAGTCAACCCATTAGTCACATCTTTCGAGAAGATACTCATGTCTTCACCATTATAATAAACGCTATAGGTATTTATAGAATTTTCTGAAACCTTCTTAGGAATCCAATACGAATATAATTGTTCTCGATTCTCGCCATCTTCTTCATGGTGATGATAATATAATGTAAAATTCTCACCGTTAATGGAATAATTGTGTGTCAACTCTTCAGTAATTTCATCACCATCTGACCCCATATTTCCATACGCGCCAAATTTGAAGGGTAAACCATCTGCAACGGAAATATCAAATTTGAAAATGCCCTGTACGGCCCAACCGTGAATTATGGTGAATGTGCGTCCAAATGCATTAAAAGTTTGCGTGAAAAATACGCCATCTTCCCCATTTTGAGGGTTCAATAAAGGAAAGTAATACTTTCCTGAAGTCACATCGTATAAATAAAAAAATCCCCAATCGTCAAAAACATCGTTGCCAAGGTCATCCCAATAAGAAGCAATCAGTCTATCATCTGCATTTTTATCCCCCGCTACGATATTTTCATTTGTAAAAGGTGCCATATTTGGAAAAAATTCAGGGTAATAATTATTTGGATTAAATTCGGAGGTATAGTCATCATTGGCCATATCTTTCGTAACAGTATATCCAACCGTAAACCCACCGTCTGTGACATTATTTTTTGAATAAAACCCTGGTGGTGGTAGTGGTAACGAATCCATCAACACTTCGACATGGGTAAGGTACATAGCTTCGTCACTTTGGGCTTGGTTAGCTCCCATGAAGTGTCTCACGGTCAGGGTACTGCTTGTATGCGCTATCCATCCACTATCAATATTCAGGTACCCATCAAGCGTTGCATTGCCAGAATCACCCCAGGGACTGTAGCTGTATGGCTGGACTCCGCTCCATGAACTAGTCAGCTGATCCGCGGTGAAACTGACATTAGGTACCATGCTGAATAGTTTGGTAAAGGTTAATACTTCGGTTTCTGTGCTTTCGTTACCAATATACATCCGACTTGTCTCGCCGTCTAAAGAATCGACCAAGTGCCACTTTACTCTATACCTAATCCTGGAATGAGCCCCTAGATTCGGCAAGGTCAAAGTAAAGTTTACAGGCCCAGTTGAATAGCCGTGTGCTGTTGCCGGTCCCAACCCACCGAATTGTTCCATTGTAAATATGGTAGGGTTGTTCCAATTGGCGACAAAATTAGTGGCATCGGTTCCTTCATAATACCTGTACGGTGGTGGTAGTTCTGGTTCTGGGGCAGCTATTGAGGCTGGAATATTACACGCTACGCGTTTAAGATAGGCTTGGTAAGCAAACCGGGTTACTGCGCCAATCCCGCTCCCCAATACATAAGCGTTATTCTTTAATCCTCGATTTACATCGGCCATAAGGGCGTTTCGTTTTCGTTTTAACATGATTTTGATTTTGATTTGGGTTGAATTGCTTTATTTTATATAATAAAAATAAATAAAAATAATAAAAATAAAAGTAAGTATAAATCGTTGTAAGTATAAATCGTTGCAAGTATAAATCGTTGTAAGTATAAATCGTTAAAGAATGTTGCTTTTAATAAATAATACCGTCAAGTCAAATACGGCAATTTCATCCGTCCCGAAACTTAAACTGGCACTTCGAACATTGAACATGGGGTTTTATGAAGTCAAAGGTCCAAAAATTCATCCCGAAGTGTTTGATCCAATGGGCCCAATTTTTAGAAACATTACCGGAATTATCATCTCCGGTAGTTCAATGAAACTCACCCAGATTGGAACAGACATTTCAAAATACGTTCATATTCTTCACTACCTGCGCGCATTCCAGCACGTTCCAGTTCTCGGGATTTGTTTCGGGGCGCAGCTACTTCTCACCCTTTATGGAGGAGCACTATTTGATAACCGGAAATATACGTCTCAAGCCGCGCCGGTTCAGGTGCTAAAAACACACAAGATGTTTCGCCAGGGGGACATACGTACCACTACTACTACTAAGACCCCTCGGCGCCGAGTGGGGTCTGAGGGCTCCCCCTCCTCAAATACAATTATCGCATCATTCAACTTTTCCGATATTCCGATCATGCCGTCCTCGACTCGAAAAGTAAAACCGATCGCGTGGGTAAATGGAAACACGACCTCGCTTGCAGTCGCGTACGAGTTTGAACGCGGTCGCGTCTATGGTTGTTTGTTCCATCCGGAACTTAACCCAGACACGTATTATATCATAAAAAACGTGTTTGGATGAGGAAGGGGGGCAGAGCCCCCCTTAAACCCCCTCTGCGCAGTGGGCGCTTGACGCCCCCTACCTCCTCATAAAGGAGGGGTGCGGGGAACCTTGGGTTCCCTGGTCTAACCGACAGTTTGACTTACAAGCAAATACTTTGAAATCATGGTATTTGCTTCTAATACTTTACGCGGGCAAAGTTCGGCAAACCACTGGTACGCGGTACGTTTCAACAGCTCGTCTGCTGGAATGTAAATACCGAGCGCATTTGGAGACAGGTCTATATCGTAATCACTCATCAACTCTTCAATGAGAATCGGTTTTTTCGTTTTGGCATTTCGGCACCCTAAATCGTCTGCTGAAATTTGGCCGATTTTGTAGTCTGGATTCGGGTTCGGGTTCATAATCTGATGAAAAAACCAACGTCCTGGCTCGCCATTAAAATCAAATTCGCTGGATGCATCATTCGAAACGGCGCGTTCAAGATGAGAGATATACGCCTGCATGGCCGGACTTTCTTTCTTGCACCCGATCATGCGAGTCGAAGGAAAGAACCGGAGCTGGCTTGTCACGCTAGTGCGAGCCGGCAGTTCTCCTACAAACGCGTCATACTTCTCGCTGTATTCCTTGTACATGGGATACAAATTTTGAAAACAAATAAACGACGGCGGTATTACAAGCCCGCCGTATGCCAGCAACAAATTGGCGATTGCAAGTTCGCGCAGATGGCAACTAATCGGTGCGGGTAAGTTATTGACTTTCGTTGACCATCCCGGAATGACTTTATGGAATGACGAGTCGTCGATCAAGCACACATTGAACGTATCACCGCACGCCTGAATAATGCTGCGAATCGTTAAAAACATATAGGGTTGATTAAGCTCCATAGAATTACGCGATCCAAACGATTCCCAGTTGCGCGCATTTTTTTCCAGGTCGATATGGATCCAGAGTATCGGCTTTTTACTGGTTCTCAGTGTAGAATCATCGTTCAAAAGATATTTTTCTATCATGTCGTAATCGGTCATTCTATCCTGCTTTTCTTCTTTTCGCTTATATTTGTCATACAATACCCCGATGACCATAAGAACGCCATACGCTACAAACAATTTTATCAAGTCGCTTGTTTCTACCATTGTTTTTGTTTTTAATTCTATTTTCTATTTTCTATTTTCTATTTTGATTATTCGATTATTTGGTATTTAATTATTGTTAATATTATTAATATTATTAATATTAATATTATCGAATTATCGATTTATTGATAATATTAAATTTCATTTATCATTCAGTTGCAAATGGTTTTAAATTCCTTCATGAACTTTCGGTTCATTTCACGAGCAATTTCGTCCTGTTTGGCCATTGAGTATGCCCGATGCGTACACTGTTCTGAGTCGTGTTCTTTCTCTCGATCTAAAATATGAATCGATTCCGTTTTGTTTAGCGGGACGAACGACGCGGACCAATTCGTACGCTGTGTGCGCAGTTCTTGAACGTTGTTGCACCTGTTTCTGGTAATGGTTTGAATGTCGCAGTCGGTTATTGGAATTAAAGTTTCGGTATGCGCGCGTTTCAAGTCTTCGTATTGTAGACCTTGACCTTGCCCCTGACCATACGAAACCGGGTCCGATCCAGATCCAGGAACTAGCGCCATCATTCGCGACCTTGCCGATTCTAAAGATGCCGCCCACTGGGTTTTAGAGACAGGTTCTTGTGATGCGGCGGCGGCGGCATCTGAATCTCCGTTTCGAAACCAGTCGTCATATCCCGCATCACGCTCGTCGTCGGGAACGCGGTACTTATCAAACGCTTCATTGAACCAGCGGTTAAATTCGGATGGTGACATGGATGAGAGTTTATTGTTTGTGGAAATATTAACATTCTTCTCCCCGTCTTGTGAAATCAAGTCTCTATACTTTTCAGCATGCGCATAGCCCTGTGCTTTTTCGTGGCGCATGGTATAAATTTGGTACAGAATACGATACGCTTGCGTAAAAAACAAAAAGTATTCCTTGGGAAGACTACATTTATCAGGATGCGTTTTAAGAACTACGCGTTTTGCATGTTTCAAATGCGCTTCAGTAAACGCCATCGGAATAGAAAACAGGTTTAAAATGTCTTGTAATCCATAATTGGATATATTTGTATCTAGTTGTTCCATTATTTGTTGTAATTGTTTACTTGTTTTATGTGTTTTAATTAATTGATTATTAATTAATAATTTTAATATTATTTTTGAATTAAAGTTATTGAATTGAATTTATCATTTATATTTTATGAAGAAGACGATTCTGAAATGCACCTGGCAAAAAATCCGCGAATGCCCGGTTCATTTGACCCGCTTATTGAATCGTCCGAACGCGCACCGATTCCTTTTGCCGAATAGTATAAAAGCGCAGGAATACCGTTGACCATACGGCTGCGTTTCATTATGGCATACAGCTCAAACGACTCGTCAACGTCTATCTCGTAACATGCCAGTTTACAGTCGGCTGGAATTTCAGACACTAACGTTTGAACGAGAGATTTGATGCTCTTGCATGGACCGCACCAGTTGGCTGTAAATTTCAAAATTGTACCGTAGCCTTTTTTCCTATTTTCAGTGAGAGCATGCTCAAATTCCTCGCGTGTAAGTACGATTGGTTCCATAATTATGAATTATTATTGTTGTTATTTATTATTATTCTTCTTATTATTTTAATTACTTTTATTATTAAATTCATAAATGTAAAAAATAAATATAATACAAACTTACATAAAGTAAAAATAATTATAGTTATAAACTTATAATTATCATATTATCATCATGGACGCCAGTGACAATGACAACAACAACAAAGAGAACCAGAACCGGAGAGAAACAATATTCAGCTATGAAAATGGTGATGTGTACATGGGAGAAATGGTGAACGGGCTTCGTAATGGACGAGGAACATTACGGACCCCTGCATTTGTTAACAAAACTGATTGCACGCTACTTGAATACGAATATACTAGCGAGTATGCGGTCGAGAATGCTCATCTTGCCAAGTGGCATGAATACATTGGAGAATGGGTAAACGATAAAATGCACGGGTGTGGAGTGCATTTGTGGAAATCGGGAAACGGCGCTGAAGTGACGATATTCCACGGCGAATGGATCAACGGCCAACCTCAACGAAATCGACGACTTTCCGAATCGGAATCGGAACCGGAACCGGAATCAACGTCAATGAACGAAGAGCTCGAACTTGAAATATTTGGATATTGATTTTATTTTTAACTTTAATAGTGTAAATGCGCCTCCCAAAAGTATTTACAGTATGCCCATTTTATAACAAGGCCGCGCTTTACTTGTTCGTCGGTGTCGTTTCCGGTCGAATGCAAGTGGCCAGGGATAAGCGCGCGTTGCAATGCGGGCGGAAGAACGTATTGAAGCTGTTCGATCGGCGTGATGGGAGATTTTGGCTGGGTTTGAAGCAATACCGTTGTTGTTGTAGGAATGAAACGTACCAAATCTTGTAACAGCGGCGGGTACATGTATTCGTATTTCCATTTCCAGTCGACGCATCCGTACGTGTAATATGAGAAAGTCCATTCCAGCCCTTCCAAGTAATTCATACAGTATGCTTTACACCTCTTGTCGGTTACCGGCTCGTCAAATAATGCATGATAGTATCTCCGCTCCCAATTGGGTTTGGTGGGATCGATATAATATTCCAGTCCGCGCTCGGTCGAAGGCAAGTGCAAGGTTTGTTCTGAGGTTTCGCACTTGTCAACAATCAACTCATACGCGGTTTCGTAGTTGTCACCCCATATGCGTTTTATGTCATTAACGCGCTCCCATTGACCACCACCCCGTTTTTTATTTCGTAACGCGTGCTCGCCAATCAAGCGGTCGTGCTCGGATGCGGCCAAATGTTCAACGAATGTGCGAACGCTAGCCCAATCAATTTGCGGCCTTTTACTAGTACCGTCACTTTCATCAAATACGATGAAGCTGCGATTGCGACTCTGATCTTGCGTGTGACTATTTTTAAACACGGTACGGTACGCGTCCATTACGGTACTAGGGCCGTTGGTGCGAATATTCATACTTGGGAAATGCGGCATGAAGTCGTTCCCCATCATGAAAAACATGAAAATGTAATCGTACACTAAATACTTTCGAACGACTGGATCAATCGGAGACTCGGCTTTCGTCATGGTATTACCTGCGTCCGTGGATACTGTGATATGTCGGGCAATACAGTCGGCCATGTATGGAATGTCCACATAATACTGTTCATTGGGCCGAAGACTGGAGTCAATGGACCGGATGAATTCGGGGGTTTCGCGGTACAGGAATATACGACTGGATATATGTAGATGGTTTAACGTGAGCATGATGAGATCGGCATCAAGGCCGTACACTAGGGTAACCTGATCGCGATGCTGCTCGGGATTAGCGCGAATGTGCTCGAAAAGTTTATGTTCGCCTTCACCGGGGTCGGTGCTAGTGGAGAGAATATACTGGGGGCCTCTTGGAACTCTCTGAGTCGCAGCGTACCGCGTCATTTCGGTGTGTAACTTATTCATGAACTCCGTTCCAGGGGTGATGCATGCGGTAGACCAAACGTCGGCAGAACGCAGAGAGCCCCCCCTTACTCCCCTATCAGAGCAGTGGAAATTGTCAGCGCAGTGGGGTTTAAGGGGGTGCTCGTCGCCCCCTCCATTTTCAATCACGGTAGAAAGCCACGTCTTGAACCGCCGTTCACGCTGCTGGTTCAGCTTTGCGGCAGGTGCGACGCCGTCAAATGCGATGAAGACGCTATGTGTAGGGGATACGGTTTTCACGTACCCGCTGATGCTGTCACACACATAAGAAATGATAGCCGACTCGTATGCATCGCGATTCGCGGACGTGTGGGGAAGTTTGACATCTCGAACGGCATTGTAAATGAGACCGTTGCAGTCTAGATATAAATTAGATACTGGTACGCCCAAACTGGAAATGGGTTTTACGATGGACTTGTAAGTCCGAACCGCGTGGACAAAAAAACTCGGAATTCCCATTGTATAAAAAAATAAAAAAATATAAATATATGGGTATATGGATATATGAATATACTGCGATATGTTTATATGGTTTAAAGGTTGGGTTTATTATCGATACGATATGCTAGACGCTAGACGGGTGCTGCTGCCTGGACGGTGCTCCATAGCGCGTCGCATACTGCACACAAGTAGACGTATTTCATATTTTCTTCATCGTAACGAATGTAGATGACTTCCCTTGGAACCGATCCTGATCCTGATGCAGATCCTGATGCAGATGCAGATCCTGCACTTGAAGAGTCGGACGTTTGCGGATTACTTGCGCAAAGCGCGTTTGGGCATTTTACGTGCCCGATTCGTGGAAGCGTCGGGTCGAGTTTCGTGTATCGGTTGATGATATTCCCATAATTTTGAGCGGTACTTTTGATCTGCAATTTTGAAACGCAAATTTCTTCACGCACGGGTTCGCGATGCCCGCAGTTTCGACAATAATGAACCAGCGATCCAGAGGATCCGTTAGAATCAGATTCGGATTCGGATTCAGGTGTCACGGTTCCAGGATCGATGCAAATATAGTACATGTTATCACATCTAGCGCAAAAGTGCATTTTCTTATTCTTGTCTTACTGTGTTCTTGATTATTGGGGTCTTACTTATATTATGTAGACCGTTATTTATTTAATATTCGCATCAATTTAATTGTTTTTATTTTTTCATTTATGATTATTTATTTATTTATTTTATTAATTTAAACCTAAATAAATAAGTAGTAAGTAAGTAATTAAATTAGACAATTGAACAATACAAATAAAAATACTAGCCAATGCCCGATCCGAAACCTCCACAGAAACAGGAGGGAGGTTTTATGATGAGTGATGAAACTATTCCACATGGTGGTGAGACACTTTATGCAATTATGAAAAAACATTTTAAAGATTATAGTGGTTTTTTTGACTCAGTTTTACAACAACAAAATGGTACACCACCTAAGAAAGATTTATCAATTTTAAATAGCCTTCCGTATACTGAAATTTATACCAAATTAATAAATATAATTATGACGGATGAAGTGTATACGCAAACATTTGCGTATACCGACGGTACTAAATATGAACATAATGACATGCATAATTATCATATCCAATTATGTGCACTTATGACGATGAGTTTCTTGATTGAACTTGAAGTATTTTCAGTAGTTCATAATTACATACCAGTTAATATAGCTGGTAAAACACAAAATAATATATTACCATCAGTATTTGTAGACCACCCAACGTCGACAACACCCGAAAGAAGTTATAGCCCTAAAATTAGTGATGGCGTTGACGCAATCTTAAAATATTTCACAGATACGCTTGATAAGTTTTTTAATGATTTTATGACCCAATTAGTAGTTCAAATACAACTATCGGTGGGTGTCTTTTCTCAGCAAGAAATACTAGAAGCAATTGTTCCTGTAAACTCAAAGGACCCTCAACATCGTCCCAATACGTTTGATTTTATTTACGTAAATTGGAAAGAACGTATCACAACAAAAATTCAAGATAAAATGACTCCTGCGGCTTACATTGCTGGTTTTTATCCTAGACGTATTAATATGGCAATACAAACTGCGATGGATTATGTTGAACGTGGCGGTAGTAAATATATTGCAGAAGGAACTGGATTCTTTTCATTTTTATATTTACTTCCTGTACCCAGCGCAGACTCAAGCCAATATAATGGAAGTTGTATTACTTATTCAATGTTAGAATTATATATCATGGCGCGATTACATGTACATGCCAATAATTTGACATTGAATATGGAAATTCAACCAGACGACCCCCCCACTGTACCACCTAAATTCAGACCACACCGTACCTGGCAAACTATTCAAAAAGATCCTGATATAAACCTACGAGCTGTATCGCACTGGGCAACAAGATATAAGTTTGCATCTCATGAGCTACGTCTTAGAAGTTTTTTTGACGGCCTGATAACAACACAATATTTATTTAACTTTGTAGATCCCAACAAACCGAAATTGTGTTTATTGCTTTTATATCCTATTTTTGACTCATACATACATTACTTAACCCAACCGGATGCTTTAGTCCTTAAGAAGACGAAGACGTATGAAACAGAAATCAATACGATCTTATTGCCGTTTATACTAGGAAGGATAAACTTTGTGAAACTTTTATTTTCAAAAAAAACGATATCAAAAGAAGTAGATGAAAAAACACGCCTAGGTATGAAATCTCCTCCTCCTCCTCCTCCTCCAAAAAAGATTGATAAGAATATTCCTGCAAAATGGTTTGTAAACGTATTTGGATTTGCCGAGCCGTCTTCGTTGCCAGACATCAAAAAATCATTTCAAGTCAAGAAGTCCGCTACAAACCATATTTTGATGACGGTTAAAAATAAACCAAAAGAAATAGATGTTGGTGTTTTCAGGTATATGTCAGTTAAACAATTACTGGACGTCGCTAGTGCTAATACTAATGCTAAGTCTGTTTTTGGTTTTGACCCAACGGATAATTTAAAATATTATACAGTGACCTCAACAGCGAGTGCAGTTCATACGAACCCCGGTTATTATGGTTCCATTTTTCAAGTTGCGTCGCAGTTTAATGCACTAGAAATGGCGGGTCCGGCGCTAACGCCACAGAACGGAATAACTAATTATTGGAATTATTGGAACGATAAAACCCAAGGTCCGGTGTGTGCTATGGTCTGTCCGTTCGGAACACTGTATCGCAATTATTTTTGTATGCCAGATACCGGCGGCAATCAGCCCGAAGATAAAAGTGTAAATGGCAATCCTCAAACTGGGACTGCCACCGGCGGTACCGATCCTGGAAACAATCAAATTAATACACTGACCGAACTAATGAAAATTGACGTTTGCTTCAACGACCTTAAGTTTCAAAATGGGTACATATTTGTAAAAAATAAGGCTCAGCTAAATGCCATAAATACATATCTTTCAACTCCTGAAAATTTTTGGAAGGCCATGATGGCAATAAAGTACGTCATTCAAGAAGATACCCCAGTCGTTAATGTAAGTGGTGATGGAACAATATTGAGTCATACCGTTTCTCAAATTTACTGTAGCGCGTACCCGGTAGCTTACAGTACCGATCCCCCCACTATGCCTCTCGGTAGTATATCCGGGGGGGTCAGCAGCACATCAAAAAAAGATTATGCGCTACTTTCAAGTATGATTTTACACGCAGTTTACTACTCGACGCTAGCATATGCGGTGTCGCGAATCACAGAGGACAATATTCGTAAAAATGTATTTTTAACTAAAGTGGGAGGAGACGCGTTTGGAAACAATATGTATCTTATACATACTGCAATACATAATGCAGTACGCCATTTTATCGCATACCCGATAGATGTATATATTGTGAATTATGAGCCACCTGGTGTCATAGCCGATCCCATAGAAACTACTATTGACGAGCTAAAAAATACAATAACTAAGGCGACTTCGGATTTAAAATTTGAAAGTGCTCCATATACCAAGATTCAGATTATGTTAGACGAAAAAGCAAAAGCAGAAACAGAAAAAGTACAAATAGAAACCGAAAAAAAAGTAGCTGCAGAAAAAGAAGAAGATGCCAAATTAAGATTAATCCTAAAAAAATCAACCGGAAAAAAAGAAGACTTAGACAAGGCAAAATTAGAAGAAAAAGCAGAAAGGGCAAAAGCAAAAGCAAAAAAAAAAGAAGAGGACAGAATACATGAAGAGAAAACGAAAAAAAAACACCTCAACTTAACGCAAGCGATAGATGAAGCAATTAAAACTTTTTCTGAAAAGTTAGCAGAGGGTGGGAATGATGACAAAAAATATGAAAAAATACTGGATGATTTAATGACTGAGATCAACAAAGACCGCGAGGTCAGAGCCAAGGCAAACGCAGAGGCAGATGCAAAATCTAAAACAGGAAAAACAACAAAACCAGTATCAAAAAATATGGACAAAGTCGGTGATATTATTGAATTGAACGTAGATATAGGATCAGACGTACACAATGCCGAAAAACGTGTTATAAAAAAATTTAATAGAATTGAAACTGGCGGAGGCGGCGATTGTCTTTTCCATACCCTACGATGTTTATTAACATCTGCGGGTAAATTTAAGCCAACCGATGATAAAACAACCGACATGATGACGATACGAAATGCTATAGTTGACCATGTAAAAAAAGTAGTAGATGATGGTGGTGGTTTTAAACATCTAGAGGTAACTATTGGTGATAAGTTAGATTTTAAAGAAAACAATGAAACACTTAGTAAAAATCACAGTGGCAAGCCAGACAGCGAAATTGCCAAGCTAAATATCAATGTCGACGGCGCTGTACGTATTGATGGTAATAGGTTATTGTTTGCTGACCGGGTTGTAACCTTTAAACAGGATCTTGAAGGTGATGATAATCATATGAAATATGTTTCGCAGGACATGGGAAAAAATTATTTTACCGTAATGAAAGAACAAGGAACATATGGAACTGATTTTGAATTGGGAATCGCGGCAGCATTGTATGATATAATGCTATGTGTTATTTCTGACCAAGGAACATTCCAATATTATATTTTTGATAAAGCCACAAATGAAGTAAGAGGCAATAAGCCCGGCGAATATGAAAGAAATAAAAAAAATATATGGTACATATATAATTATACAAATACGCACTACCAGTACTTAAAATGCATAGATGCAGCAGCCGAATGTCCCGATCCCGTAAAACTATAAACGAAAATCGAAAATAAAAATAAGTAAAATGATATAAACTGTATTTACCAGTTTTCATCATCAATCAATAATAAAAATAATTCCATAATTCAGATTTCAATGCCTGCATCTTCATCATCTTCTTCGTCATCATTATATAATTGCATTTTAGTGAAAAAAAATGGAACCCTCAAACAAGTACGGTACCTGTATTCCGATGAAATGTTTCATGCCAACTATGTAACGTTGAGTGAAACCTCGGAAACGTATAGCGACGCGTTTCGTCGCCATACCGTGTGGAAATCGTCGGCCAAGTATAATAATGGAACCGTGGAATTATGGGCTCGCGCGGTTGGACGCGCCGGGCAAGAAAACACGTACGAGTTTCCTCCACCCGTAGACGAAATTTTATTTTTCGGTAACTGTCTTTTGGTTTGGGTTGCGGCTTCCGGGTCGGGATCCGAGTCGTCGTCGTCGGATGTGTCGTTTACACTCGACGTATGGAAGAAAATCTATGCCAAACTATTTGGCGGGTTTCATGATCTGGATAAAACGTTCGATGCGGATGAGACGGAGTACGATGAACTGGAAGATGTTCCTAGCAAACATAAGACCCATGAAGGGTACTTGAAAGACGGATTCATCGTCGAAGACCAACCAAAACAAAAACAGCAATCTCTCGCACAAAAACGACGCTTACCAAGTCTCACGAAAAGTGTCATCGCGAAACCGAATAAAGTAAAAAGGGGTAAACGCACAGACGAGACGGCTTCAAATTTATATTCGCATTCACAACGACCGCAATCGCCTCCTCTTGATGCAGAAGGTAACGAAATCGAGCTCGAAGAAGAGGAGTATGATTGCGATTAATTAAAGTAAAGGTCAAAATCATAATAAAAAATATATACACATTAATACAATAATACAATAATACGAAGTGAAAATGTCGACGACACCAACAACAACAACAACAACAACAGCAACAACAACAACACCAATAACAACAATGAGCGCATGTGATAAACTGACAATGGATACCATGATAAATACTGCCGCATATTCGAAATACATGTCTCGAAAAGATAATGAGACAAAAACAAAGCTGGACGAAACAAAGACCGAGCGCCGGTTTTATAAAAAACGAATCGTGGAATTGACGAAACAGATGATTAAAAACATGGACCATGTAAAAGACTCGAGTGTAGTCAATGCATGCAGCGCATATTTTAATGCATGTATCATGCACTTTAAATTTGTTGATTTGTCCGACACGATCCAAACAGAACACTGTACTGGAGTCGAGCCCGAACCTAGTACGATTGATGTTACTAGTGATCTTGTTCATAATGGCGTGCAACATATCGACTCCGAGTTTTTTTCGGCAGATTCCGTAAACACACCCCATGTGAAAAAAATAAATATCATGAACAATGAAAAAAATATACTTGAAAAGTTATTCATTTCACCAGATTCTGAAAAGGAACCGCCGGTTAAAAACGGATCTGGGTCTGGGTCTGGGTCTGGGTCTAGTACTACTTCTATTCCCAGAGTCATTGAAATTGACTTTAAGGACCAGCAATTCAAAACCAAGGGTATAAAACCTAAATCTAAACATGAACAATAACAATCAATAACTCAACAACTACTAACAATAAAAATAAGTATAAATATAAATAAAACTAAAAATAAAAATAATAACACACAATAAAAAATGTCAAATGAAATCGAAAATGACAGTAAAGCGTTAAAATGCAGCCCGCATTCCGATAATGAAAAACATTCCGTTGATGAATCCAAAACGTGTTACTCGAACAACTCTCTCGAAAAACTCAAATCGGCATGGAACGCGCGCCACTCCGACGAACCCATTACAACCAACGACCCGAACGAGGTATGGGCCTTTTTACGACAACAAATGTCGCGCGTTTGCAAAAATGAGGCGTGCTGGTTACGAAAACTTCTCATTTTAGAAGACAAGGGCAAGTATCGTGACTTATTGAACTATACGTTCGCACCTCGCGCACCCAAAACGTGGATTAAGAAGCCCACCACATGGTTGACAAGTGTCGATATTGAAAACGTTATGAAGCAGTATGAGCACGCGTACCCGTCGTTCATGTTTTTAGGCCCAGCACCAATCGATTTTGACGCGAAGATGGAAACAGGCGAATATGTTTGGAAGGACATCCACGATTTTAATATAGAGAATATGATCAAACGAGGAAAACGCCATTTTGGGTTTATTTTTAATACGGACCCGCATACAAAATCCGGCGCGCACTGGATTTCCATGTTCGTAGATGTCCGAAACGCGTTTATATTTTTCTTTGACAGTACGAGCGACGACATTCCGTCCGAGGTCAAAGTACTTGCTGATCGAATCATAGAAGCCGGTCACAAACTTAGCCCAAAACTAAACTTGAAATTGATCGTGAATAAGAAGGACCATCAGTATAAAAATACCGAATGCGGAATGTATTCCATTTTCATGATTATTAACGTGCTGACCGGGAAAATGAAGCCTTCGGATTTTGCAGTTAAGCGAATTTCTGACGAGTTTATGATGAAGTTTAGAAAAACATACTTTAACAGCGCGAATATTGAGGATGTTCCGCCGGGTCCGTCGGATACATTCGATTAACCCGGGCGAATTTAGTAAGTATGAAAATATGAAAATATGAAAATATGAAAATATGAAAATATAAAAATAGGAATAAACCAAAAACGAATGAAAAAAATGAAAATATAAAATATTAATATTATAATATTTTATAACGCAATAATCAATCAACTCAATCCAATCCAATCCAATCCAATCCAATCCAATGATCAACAAATTTGTTGTCGAGTTTTTAGGAACTCTATTTTTCTTGTATGTAATTATCGCCACCGGAAATGCAATTGCAATGGGTGCGGCATTTGCAATTGCCGTTATGGTGGGAGGAAACATCTCGGGCGGACACTTCAATCCAGCTACGTCGGTTATGATGTACGCAGCCGGTAAATTGAGTCGCGCAGACCTCATTCCATATTTACTGGTCCAACTTGCAGGCGGTCTGGTTGCACTTGAATTGCACAAGCGGTTTCGTTTTTAATCTGTTATGAATGAATAATTAAATAAGATCTATCCATAAAAAATATAATATAGCAATATAGTAATATATTATAATATTATATTATTAATTAGTTAATTGAACATGCCTGAATTTGCACTAACTGGCGGAAGGGGTAAAACAAAACATCGCGCTTCCTCAAATAAAAAACGCACCGTTAAGGCGGCGTCCACGTATGGTGAAGCCTATCGAAAGTATGTTAAAATGTACGGAGGCCAACCAAAGGATGGTGAAGAAGTACAACCGAAGAAGGATGGTGAAGAAGTACAACCGAAGAAGGATGGTGAAGAAGTACAACCGAATAAAGAAGAAGAACCGAAGAAAGGAATCATAGCTTCAATTACTGATGCACTTGGAATAGGTAAAAAAAAGGAGGAGGTTAAACCTCAAGATGAATCCGATTCCAGTGGTTCAGAATCCGAAGATGATCCTGAAAAGAAAAAAGAAGGAGACGGAGAACAAAAAGAAGGAGAAGAATCATCGTCGAGTCCATTTTCGGCCATTACTGACGCCCTTTCTGGTGCGGAAGAAAAAATTACTCAAGAGAAAGATAACTTAGAACAGAACATTGCGAAGGGGCGGGAAACATTAGCTGATGCTGCGAGTGATACGGTTAGTGAACTTGCCAGCGGGGTTAAAAATACGACGGAAAGCGTTAGCAGTAACATAATAAATAGAATGTCCAATCTTACGACGGGTTCGACGACATCTTCTGACAGCGCTGCGATGACCGATCAGAATGAGTATGCTCGTAATGAAGCCATTAGCACTCTTGCGGGCGAAGCAGTTGGAACGTCTATGAGTGCAGCCGAACGCGCGCTAGAATCAATGAAGGATGCATTAAAGGCATTTCAACTGGCTCTTGCCGCCGTTGAAACGGTAATCGGTGCTACAAAAGCAAGCGTTGTTGCGAGTTCAGTGAATGAACGCATGCAAACACCAGCGCCACCAGTCCCAATACCTAGTAGTTCAACACCAACCCTAGAGAGCCTATCGCCACCTTCTTCTTCATCTTCTTCTTCTTCTTCTTCTTCTTCTTCTTCTGGTATGACTCCAAGTATGAGTCCGAGTATGAGTCCGAATGGAATGAATGATTCAAATGATGCCAGCCTTAAAGAGATGAACGCTTCTTCTTCTTCTTCTTCTTTACCGTCTTCTGACTCTTCATCGTCTGAAAACAACCAACCGTAAACCCAACCCCAATAATAAAAAATAAAATAAATAAAATGAAAATATCTAGTGTGTCATTTTCATTTTCTTTTTCATCATTTTCAATTATTTTCGTCTAGTGGTTGTGTAGAGCAGTCTGTATAATATGTACAACCCAACACCGGTGATAGTCGCATAATATAATCTAGAAACAACATCGTCAGGGAGAATGAAATCGTTTTCAGGGATATACATGTCAATGTCGTCGATCGTATCATCAAATCGCATATCATCGTATTTTGATGTAAATTCCATATCATTATGTGTTGGAGTTGATTCAGGCATGGGCATTCCAGCCATATGTTGCATCCCACTTTGGTGCAACTTCTTCTCTACCCTTCGCATTTTCCGCAGCTGTTTTAACGCACGTCGCTCTTCTTTTTCAGTTGCCGTTGCAGTTGCCGGTAGATCCATATCAGAGTCCGAATCATCCGATTCCAAGCCTGAGTTTTTGAAAAGCATAGAGAACCCATCGTTGGTAGGGTTGCATTCCTCTCGTGTTTTTTGCATTTTTGTAACTGGATGCAAATAGTCTCTAAAAGCGCACGGGTCCAGAACAGCTTTTACCGGATTTCCGCTGGTCATATTTTCGGGACTTATTTCGTTCATAATATCGCCTACCGCCACATATTCGGTTTGGACGCCGTCGTTATTATCATGTTTTGTACGAAGTGAAATTTTGATACAGTCGGGGTAGTTTCCCATCGTGAACGCTCGATAAAACCCTGACGGACTGAATGCGCTAAGGTTTCCTAATGCACCTGGAATTAAACCTCTAAAGTCTTTCATTTTTCCTCCATCCGGACCGGATGCTATAAACGGGATGGTACCGTCGGGCACGTTGTCAACATAGATATACCGCGGCGCGTATTTTGGATTACCTTCGCTTTCGGGTTTGGTTTTGTCAAATTGCACGTTTCTGCATTTCGCAACTGTTTTTAAAAGGAACCGATTTCCCAAGGGCTCTCCCGTTTTAGAAGCGTCGGAATTACCGTCGACTAATACGGACACATATGAAATTAGACCATTTACATCGTTCGAAAGAGCCTTAATCGTGCCTGCATCGCTCATACCCAGCTCGGATGGCGTTTTTATATTTTTCCAGTAGTCATAACCGGGTCCTAGCGCTCCGTCCATTTCGCTATTTGTACGTACGTTATTATTATATAACAAGTTAAGTTATTTTTTATTTGATTTATTTGATAATTGGTAGATAACTAAATTCATTTAATCAAACTAAACGAAGTCTAAACATTTAAAACTCTAAAAATAATAATACTTTATCACTTAAACCCAAATTACCAAGTTAAAATTAACATTAAATATTAAATACTACAACCAAGTGCTAAGATGAATGTAATAAGCTCATCAGAAAAAAATAAAATAGCATATAACTACGACTTTGCATGCACGTACCATTTGATGCAGGACGACGATGCGGACATGTCGAATTTTTTGTATCAAATCCAACTAACCACTGCATTTTGCATGCAAAAAATCCCGGGTATGAATACAGATCCGAGCAGCATGTTTGATTCTAGCCGCATTCAAAATGTTTTTGACTATTTAGTAAACGTGATGCATCTTTATAAAAATAAAAAGTTTGTCAGTATCCTGCGAAAACATCCCATCATACTGGGTATCAATGCTGATGCCGACGCTCATGCGGATGCCGAAATTCATGCGGATGTCGATGCCGAATCATCCGAGCCATTTCCTAAATACAATCATAATGAAAAAAATGATAAAAAATTACTAGAAGATGGATTAATGTGGCTTATTAGCTTTCATTCATTTTACGCGTTTCACAAATGCATGATTGATATCATAACCAACAATGATGCGCAGTTCATTTCATTCGAGAGCCTCGACGCGCTTGAGAAGTCTTTTCGGGAAATATAAATATACAGATATAGAGTAATAAATGAAAATGAAAATAAATGAAAATAAAATAAAATAAAAAGTAATGCTATCTAAAGATACTTTTGATTTGATTTGACTTGTTTTGACTTGTTTTGACTTGATTTGATTTAGATGTCGTCATCCATTCCATATGTAAAATCAACACGAGATGAGCAAAAAGAAGATGACGATCGGCATGATCGATATACTAAGGGGTTTATTGCAATAACGATAATAACGTCGTTTTTTGCAGTTATAATTGTTGCTGCGTGTCTTATTTATAGAAAAGCCAGTTGCGACTCGACCACGGCTCCGGCAGTAGGAGCTACTTCTTCCGTTTTTTTTAAACTGGCGTGTAAACTAATCGGTTCGGAATATGACCCCGAGAAACCCGGCTTTCTTGGATGTATTCTCTTTTCGCTTGCTTTTGGATGGTTTGTTATTTTAAGCATGTTTTTATTAGATACCAGGCCCATGCTAGACCTTTTCAATTCCACGCAAACGCTTCAACTCATAAAAGCGTACCTTGTTTACCCGTTTCTTGTTGTGATCGGCATCGTGCTTATTCTAGGTATTATAACCTTTATACCGTCGTTCGGCATCTATCGATTCGTAGACCAAAAATCGGGTAAAACGTCGTCGGAAGAAACTCTCCCGTTTTCAGACTCTGATTCATTTATAACAAAAATTGTTCGACGTCTTAAACTAACGTTACCGTTTCGTCGATTGTATTCCAACTTCTTGAATTTTATGTCATTTTCAACTACGGTTTCAAAATTAGGAGTTGTGGCGCTGGCCCTTGCGGCACTCGTTATAGTTGCCGTATATCTTTCTAAAAAATATATGGACGGCGTTACAGATGTTTTTAAGATTGTACTCGTTGTTATTGGCGCCTTGGTAGCAACCGCAGCCCTGATTTCGGTTTACGATTCTGCGGCCAAAAAAGAAAAAGAGTATGAAGGATCGAATCCCAACAGCATTATACTTCTCATTATAAAGGTGTTTCGATACATTCCATGTTTGATTATCGATGGAATAAACTGGATACGACAGGAGTTTAATATTACAACCCGCCCGGTGTGGTTACTGCTGTTATTAGAGGCCGTCATTATAGGCGGGTACTTCCTTGTTCCGCTTGCGCTCAATGCCACTATATTCAGCGGAAGTACCGAGTTGACCGAGGATATACTCGACATTAGCAGTGCAAAACAGTTACAAACCATGGAGAATGTTGGAATTGTTCGAACCCCGGAATGTTCTAGTAAACTCAAAACAAAACACAGTTACGCAATCAGTGGATGGATGTTTTTTAGTTCGCACCCGCCAAGTATGACAAAAGGTGGAAGCCAGTTTGTAAACGTGCTCGATTTTAACGGGGTTCCGCGAATTGAGTACAATTCGTCCACAAATGAGTTGCGCTTTCAGGTCAAAGTGCGGGCGCCATCCAAGTCGACAACCGAGACTACAATACTAACAGAAACGGATAAAACAAAAATAGAAAATACCGCAATGAGTCTTTCGGATATAGATGCGCGCAGCGATCGCGACGAAAGCACCGAATCGTTTGAAACTATGATTTCGGGATCGGGATCGGGATCGGGATCGGGATCGGGAAGCAGAGCTTCTCAACTCAATGACTCAATCAATAACAGTATTTCGGGGATTAACAGCTCGATCAGTAAAGGTATTGCAGATACAACCGATAAAGGTATCGGTATTGCCGGGTGGGCAAAATCGATTCTGCCAAAGTCGTCTATTATGGCAGTTAAAACTCGGGCACCTCCAGAAGAAAGTGTTATGGTGACCATTTACACAATGACAAATGTACCCCTACAAAAATGGAATCATTTTGTATACAACTACGACGGATCAAACATTGATATATTTATGAATAATAAGCTGGTAACCAGTGTTACCAATCGACTTCCACTTATTGAACACGGACATATTGTTTCAGGTGCAAGTCGCGGAGTAATTGGAAATTTAACCCATGTTGTGGCATTTAGCAATCATTTAACAAAGGACGTAATTACCAGCATTTACATGAAAGAAGACCCTCGCGGGCTTTTATGGTCCACATACAGCAACACTCGCGTACCCGAGTTAATGCACAATGTATAATAAATTGCACAATGTATAAATTGCACAATGTATAAATTGCACAATGTATAAAGTTAAGTTAATTATTTTTTAATTGTTTCAAATTTAAGTTAAGTAAATAACAGATGTATGTAATAAAAATATAAATTATTAAAATATAGATTATATTTAATAAGTTAAAATATATATACATATAACTAAAATTAAAATCACATGGTTGAATTATCCACAATAGCAATTGGAGTGGTCGCAGTTGTGTTGCTGTATATCATATGGCAATACCTTACCGATTCATACACCCAAATTGGGAATATGCAAAAGGGTAGTGTAAAAACAACGCTTCCTGCGAACACGTTGCCGCCTAATAGCAACCCTTCCAATTTTTCGATTTCATTATGGTTCTATGTGACAAATTGGTCATGCGGTACGAACGCCAAGAGTGTGTTTAAAATAAAGGGTGGCTCAGATGGCGCGACCGATAATTTTGTTATCAAGCTAGGAGCATGTCAAAATGATCTCGACGTTGTGACAAAAGTTAACTCTGCAGGTGGCGATACAACTACAACGGACAGCGTTTGCCATGTAAGCAATATTCCCATTCAGCGGTGGGTGTGTTTAATTGTCAGCATTTACGGCCGAACGCTGGATATCTATTTGGACGGTAAACTTGTGAGAACGTGCGTGCTGCCATCAGTTTCAGTCGCTTTAGCAAACCAGTCGCAGCTTACAAATCTTGAACTCGGTGGAGGGTTTGACGGGTTCCTTACAAGTGTACGATACAAGGCTCAGCCAGTAAACCCGCAAGAAGCGTGGAACATCTACACGGACGGATACGGTGGAAGCATGTTACAGGATGTTCTCAACAAGTACAAGCTTAAATTGAGTTTCCTGGTCGACGATATTGAAAAACAAGCCATTACGATATAATAATATATGAATCATATATAAATCATATAAATCAAACCGAACCACAACTCATAAAAATGAAAATGAAAACTAGATGATGATGATCTGGATCATCATCATCTAGTTTATTTATATATTTTACATATTTTTTACCCATTCGAATCAAAGTACCATTTCGATGAGAGATATTTGGGCACAGTAACTAACGAAGAATCTCCTGACTTGAGAGAGGGCCCGCGGTTTACGATTTCCTGAAGTTCGCTGGTACCAATGGCGTAATTGAAATATTGCAAATCGGAAATGTTTCCAGAAAATCCGCCGTCTTGGGCAACATAGACGTTTCCATAATTTTGATGTGGAATTCCCTTCAGGGTTTGGCGTTTGGTGAGTTGACCATTGATATATACGTCCACGGTAGCATTTCTTGTCTTAATAATCAACGATATCCATTTACGTACGGGAATGGTTTCGATGTTTATGACATCCATTGTTCCGCCACTCTTATCGTACTTGTTCATTGCTATTTTAAGAGTTACCGTTTGGGTATTCTTATTTGGGTTTCCAGTTGCTGGCACATTTGTAATTTCGAAAAATACACCCGGAGACACATTCGATCCCACCTTTTTGAGAATCGGATCGCTGGTTGATCCTGTATCCCGTGAAATATTATCGCCCTTATGAAAAATATGCTTCAGCTGACCAATATCTTCAGCCGTACCCGGGTCGCGAATGAAAAACCATACGGACCACGTATACTCAATTCCACCGTCCTGGTTTACGGATCGAGTAATTGGAATCGATCCCTTAATTCCAGGATCTTGCGTGATTACTCGTGATTCAGTTGCATCGATAAGACCGTTAACCAGCATGGGTTTAGTATCGGGCGAAAGAAACACTGCAGCCACGCTTATGAATATGCGGAGCAGGACGATGAATGCAAGAAGAACGAGCAATAAAAATGAAAACTTTGCGACCATGGAATTTGAATTCAAAAATTGGTCTGAACCGGATAAAAGTGAATCAATTGACCCAGAATTGAAGCTGCTCAACGATGGCAGAAGCGACCCGGAATCTGGCGCGTCCGTAGTTGCCGGGATTGATGATGATGATGATGATGATGATGATGATGATGATGACGAGGGCGCATTTCGAAATGAATCTGGAATCAATGATCCAAATACTCCGCTATCGCGTCCACTACTGCCACTGCTTCCACTACTTCCGCTGCTACTGCCACTTCCACTGCTTCCACTGCTGCTACTACCAGTTCCACTACTGCCGCTGCTACCGAACATAATTTATTTTATTATACTTTTATTATTTAATAATATAATTATACTTATTATTATTTATTATTTATGATTTATGGAAGGATTGAATTACTTATACTCTTTATTATAGAATAATTTTATTATTTTTACCGGTTACCAAAAAAAGGGTCGTTGATTTGGCTCTACTGTTAAATTTCGTGGCATGTAACATAACTGTCTCTCGAAAAACGAAACGGTTGGAAGCTGCTTTATGTCAGGCGTAACCTTTGCAGCAGGACTCACTAAATTGGAAGAATTTATCCCGAAAAGCTGCGACTCCACATCAATTGAATTGGAGCACAGCGCGTCGCGGGGCATAAAACTTGGCGCGTACAGTTCAGGGCGAGCCGTATTTGCAGCTACATGAAATTGTGTAAATGCTAAATAGTCGGACGCGCCGGAATAGAGACGTTGCCTCATGGTATAGTCGTTTGGATTGTTGATGTTTCGTGTTGATGCCATGATGATGATATGATGATGATGATGATGATGATGATGATGATGATTTAGATGTTTGTTGTTGTTATTATTATTTAAAGATTTTTATATTTTTATACATACATCGCATATTTCTCTTAATTTTTGAATTTATTTCAACTTTAGTTTAATCCATAAAATGTTTAAATCCGCATCCGCATCCGCATCCTCAGAAAGCAACCTTAGTTCTAGTCCTAATTCTAATTATGGAAATGGAAACGTATTGACCATTAAAACGGTTCAGATCGCGCCGATGAGAACCTTGTTAACTGCGCTCAAGGATATTTTGTTGGAATCCAATATCACATTTTGTCCGGATGGTATTCGTATCATAAATATGGACAAGTCGCATACCATGCTTGCACACATGTTCCTAGCTGCTGAAAATTTCGAAGAGTATGACTGCCAAAAAGAGAAAATCATTATCGGCGTGAATATGTTCCACCTGTTCAAGCTTGTGAACACCATTGATAATGATGACACGCTTACCATTTATATTGAAAACAAGGACTACAATGAAGGCATTGTCTCATTCCTCGGATTAAAATTTGAAAACGGGGATATAAAACAGTGCAAAACGCAAAAGTTGCGCCTTATTGAACCCGAGCCCGAAGAACTCATTGAACCCAATGTTGTTTTTTCGTCCGTGATTAACCTTCCATCTGCCGATTTTCAAAAAATTATCCGAGACTTGTCTTTTATTTCCGATAAACTTGAAATCAAATCGGTTGGAAATGAGCTGATATTTAAATGTTCTGGCCAATTTGCAACGGCGGAAGTGACGCGGGTTGAAACCTCGGGCAGTATGGAATTCATTCACAAACAAAATGCAAATAAAATTATTCAAGGAGAATTTTCATTGAAGAATCTTGGATATTTCATAAAGTGTACCAATTTGTGCAGTCAAATTGAAATGTATCTGGAAAACGATTTACCGCTTGTTGTCAAATACTATGTTGCAAGTTTGGGTGAAATTAAACTGTGTCTGGCGCCACTTCCGAGTAGTAATTAAAATTAAATTTATAAATTTAAATTATTTGTTACGTTTGTTACGATTTATAGTTTGCATAAATTGCAGCTAGTTGCCGTTTTGCATTTCGTTTGGTCATTGGGCGTTTTGAAAAACATTTTTTACTGTTGCGTTTGCATACTCTGAACTTGGAAGTTTTTTTATAGGGGCGAATTACGTACGGCATAATACTATATACTATATATACTGTTAATAAAAAATAAAAATAAATGAACAACAAGTAAATAATTGAATAACAATAACTAAATTAAATATCAACATGGGTAAGAAAGTGTCTCCTGCAACACATTTTGTGGATTCCGAGCTTATTCATTTCAATTGCTTCAGGGGTTTCTTCCGGTTTTCCGGATCGTTTTTCTGGGGTTAGGTATACGACTTTATTCACTTCCAGATTTCCTCCGATTTTGCGTTTACGGACTTGTTCAAGGTATGCCCGGTACTTGTCGCCAATCACCTTTCCGCATGTAAAACATTTCACTGGAATAATCATGGTTCGGTTCTCTATACACTTCTTATAGTTTATACTATACTTTACTGTCATATTATAAACTTTAAACGTTTTTGAGTCAATTTTTATTATTTTATTTTAAAAAAACATTTATTCGGGTGGTTATTGGTTATTCGTATGTATACTTTATCTAGAAAACATATCAAATTACAATATAAGGTGACACTATAATTGAAAAACAGAAAAAATGAATACCCGCAAAGGACCTCCCGAAAGTGCTACCGCTTTTAGTGTAGGAACCATAAAAAAGGGCAATGACGGAAATATGTGGAAGATTATTATTACGGCGACGGGTATACATAGATGGTCTATTATAAAAGGTAACAATGGTGCGACAAAAAAAAATAAAACGGTTAAGAAGCGCTCTTCTGAAGATGTAAATGTAAGTATAACCCCATCCAAGGAAGATATTTCGCTTACGGAACTTAAAAACCTTGCTAAAAAATATAGCGTATTAAGCTCAGGTAAATCGAAAAGTCAACTTGCTTTACTCATTTATAATATTAGCAGTCACGCAATGACAACGCCAGATTTAGAAAGAGTTGTTCATTTACTACCAGGTAAGGAAAAACGAAAAGCAAAACAAATGATAGACAAACAACGCGAAAATCCTATTACAGATTATAAAGGCATCTGGAACCCGATGCCAAAACCGCTGAATAAAATGTCGCGCGTAGAATTGATACGTAATTTGCGGAATTTTAGGGATGCGTGGGAAAAAGAAACCGGTAGAGACCAGGACTTATCCGATGAACGACTTGATGGAGAAACTGATAAAACATTGCGCCAACTTTTAGCATGGCGCTACACAGACGCGGCGAAAAATATAGCCGCAAATTGGATTCGCGAAAATATGTAGTAGATCTATTATTCTTATTTGTATTGAATATCCTTGAAAAACGAGCCCGGTCCGTCGAGAGTATATTTCTTTCCCGTACGGACATCGACGTACCCGTCCGATTCGGCACAATTCTGTGGACTCCAGCCAGTGCACCAGTAGTAACCAGTGATTTTAGTGACATCTTCTCGTAGAACCATGACGTGAGAATTGGATGGAGTGGCATACTCTTCGCACGTTTTATTATAGTGCAGTATGGAATGAAGGTGAGACGGCGCAAATCGTTGATACTCGTACCATGATCGTATTTGATACGTTCTGTATATGGTTCCGGAACCTGTTGTTGTTGTTGTTGTTGTTGTTGTTGCTGTTTCCATTGATTTGATTAAAGAACTGAATTAAATCGGTATAACATTGAAATAACAACACAATTTTATTTATTAGTGGGTTATTTTATTATTATTATATTTTAGTATTAGTAATTAGTATATCATAGATACAAATGTATTTAAGCAAACCCATATTGTTTATTATTATCGTGGTCGTGCTTTTTATTGGAGGAACATCCGGACTTATTCAACATGTTGAAAATAGCAGCAGCAGCGGCAAGCGTCGCAATTCAAGGGGTCGCAATAGTAAGTACAATAACCGCGACAACGACAAGTCTAGTAGTTCCGGTAGTGACGAATCTGATTCTTCCGATAGCGATTCCGATAATGACGAGCGTCGGTTCAGCCACGTACTCAATCATAAAATACGGGATACGCAAAGTTTATACGCGGGTCCCGGAACCGGAATCAGAGGACTTGGACTTGCTGGAAGAGGCGCGTCAGTCGAAGGATTTACCGCCAGCAATAACGTGAAGTGCATGCCGGGATGTAAAATTGCAACATCCATATCCGGAAATTGCAAATGGATTCCCGAATCAGAACCGAAACATAAGCAACGACTTATTTGCCCTCATGTATGCGACGCCGCTTCTAGTTCCAAGATAACCGGTCCCAAATGCGAGTCGAATATAGATTGTAGCGATTGCACTCCTCAGCCCGATTTTACAGTTACATCATATGCCACTACCCAAATAAAACAGTCAGTCGCTAATCCGAGTTGTATGAAGGGCGAACCATGTAATATAACCAATACAAAGGCTCTCACGATATGCAACCCTAGCGTATGGCCAAACAACCCCGCTCAAAATTTAGTATGTACGAAAAAACCAGGAAGCAGTTCTGAATTTGTATGGACTGAAGCCGATTCTGCCGCGAAACAAATTCCGCTGCACTCAGACCAGGCGAAAGTATTAGCATGTGATGCGAAACAGGGTTGCGCAGTCGACGGAGATAGCTGTATGAATGCCAACTTTGATAAGATTTACTGTAACGATAATATCTGGGTAACGGACCCAAAATACGATAAGTCTACCTATTCTACAGATAAAAAAGGATCAGGATCAGGATCAGGATCAGGATCAGGATCAGGATCAGGTTCAGGTTCAGGATCAGGATCAGGATCATCAGGTTCTGGTTCTGGATCGGGAACGGGTTCATCAAGTTCAGGTTCAGGAACAGATGAAATAAGAGACAACTATTATATTACCAATTACTTTTTCGGTCCATCAAAAGATGCCGAAAGTTCGAGTACATATAAACTTGGACTTGGATTGGGGTTGAGTAATAGCAAGGATAAAAAACGAAGAGGTCGCCGCGATGATGATGATGATGATGATGATAGAGAAAAAAAACCGGGAATTATCGATAAAATAAAAAGTGCTTTTAAAAAAGAGAAAAAAGTTGAAGCAAGTGTCGGACTTGGTCTTTATGGAAATAATTATGGAATCGGCGGAAACGCAACCGTCCCGCCGATCGTACCCAAAGGAGAGGTTGCGGTCGTTCAATCCTATGAAAGCCCCATTAAATTATAGGTCAATCAAACGATGAACTCAATAATCGACCGCATCGCATCTCTCGATTTTTTGGCTGCATCTGCATCTCCTGCGAATTTTTTAGGATTATATTCCATAATGTCCGTGGCATAGTAGTTTCGAGCGCTGGAATTGACGATTCCCATAATGGTTAAAACTTGGTCCAGATGAACCCCTCTAGGAGCAGGTGTTGCTGTCGCAGTCATTTCTTTCGGATCGAGAACATCCACATCCAATGAAATGTGCGTATTTGAACCTGTAACAAAATCCGCGATTTTCCGGTAGCTGTTTGTTTGGCTGATCCGAAGATCATCTGCGCGAACGGTGCGAATACGCCACTTCTTTATAAACTCGTCCTCTTCCGGTTCAGTGCTTCGAAGCCCAATGTACATTATTTGGGACGGGTCGAGTCGCGGAATTCCGGCATACGTGTGGTTGATCAACATGTTTACAACCATCCCGTGCCGGTTTTTACTGGGGCTCGTTGCTTGGTTGTGAATATCGGCATGCGCGTCCATCCAAAGCAACTTGAATTTTTTGCCATACACTTTAAGCGATGCCAAAATGGTACACATGCTGGTTAAATGATCGCCGCCTATGAAAAGCGAATGTGTATGCGTAGCGCCCTTTCCGGCTCGGATCATTTTTTCGCATTCGGATAATGCAAGGGTGCTTACCGAACCGTCCGGGGCGCTGGCTCGAAATGCGGCGCTGGGAATAAGATTATAATTCGTACGGTCGGGAAGCAGACGCGAAATTTCGGCATGCGAAAGCTCGACGCCCTTGCTATACGATTGACCGAGAGAATTGCGCATTACCAGAATAGACGTTAAATTACGAAGACTCCTGGATGCCATGGTTGTTGATGTTACTGTTAGTGGATGTATATGTATAATTTTATATTTTACACGTATATTTGATAGTATGTCAATTTTTTTAATTTATAGTATTACTTTAATAAGTTTTAAAATTTAAAATAATAAAATAATAACTTTAATAAATTTAATATAATAAGTAAAGTAAATATAATCGCTATGTCGACGATTTATCAAAGCATGTATTTTAGACTGGTATTGGGTTTTATTATTCTTTTGTCAATCGGTCTGTTGTATTACGTGATTCAAACTCGCGGGAAAATAATAGAAGGAAATACGGGATCGACGATAGAGGCAGATGCAACGCCAGCAGCGCCAGCGCCAGCAGCAGCAGATGCAACGCCAGCAGCAGATGCAACGCCAGCGACGGGAGTTGCATCATCTATTTCTACAACACCGGGCCAAGGTTCCGGCTTTAGTATAAGTTTTCAAAGAGACGATGGCGGAAAACCGACTATTACATTTACCGGGTTACGAACTGCGCCTCCATCGGGCGAAGTCAAAACTGAAACCATATTTTATATCAGCGCGCCAACGGAACTTATGGTAGAAAACTACAAAACACTCACCATTGTTAATACGGCGACACCTAATGGCGTGACATATGCAATCGATGATGTCATCAACATTTGCGATTCTACGGTTGTAAGCGATTTATTCTTTTCCGATGTAGCTTCGGCACTGATTAACCGCAACAGTTCGCCGCAGACCATTAACACCGTGAAACAGTGTGTCAACGAGAACAAAATTAAAATTATCGCAACACATACCGCCTTGCCGACCGATTCCACCGGTTTAGTGCACACCTTTAAAATCCAAGGCTTTAAAATACCGGTAGTAAGCCCGCTGCAATTAATCATTGAAACGGTCGCTCCAACCAGCATGGCGCGTGAAGTAAAGGATCTGGTTATTCCCGCCGCACCAACGACAACTTTTGTTCGACCGACTGGATTCACCGATTCTACATTCAAAATCGCGCTGTCGGATAATACGCCGGGTACGAAAAATATAACTGCAAAGTACACTTTTAAATTTACGCCGAGCGCAACCGATTTTGTCATCGAAAAAGACGACAGTGTAATTTATTTCATATTCAGCAACGACTTTGTTCTTCCCCCGATTGAAAATGTTAAAGTGGCTATAAATAATGTGTTGCTCGACGCTGGAAAGAACGAGTACGTGCTTCAGCATAAAACCACATGTATAACGCCTGGCAAAGACAGTTCCCTGTTTGTGGATAGCAGCAGCTATAAATTTGAAAGCGAGAATAAAATCTGTATCAATATGTATATGCTATACCTGAAACAAAACTTGACCGTCGCGCTGGGAGAATTCACCGTTGCACTGAAAGGCCTTACTAACCCGTCATACTCTCCCCCGCCGGTTGCATACGATAAAAAAGACTTTTTGTTTCGCGCATTCAACACGTCATACTGCATCATGAATTTGAAGATTCGAACATTGGGCCGATACCTGTTTAATCCCAAATCGGAGGAATACATCCACGCTGGATTTTATATGCGAGGCAACTATCCGTTGAAAAATGTCAAACCGGTCGAGGACGAAAAGAGCGGTAGTGGTGAAAACAGCGGAGACGCTAAAATGAAATCGGATGCGGAAACCAATAAATCAATTGAATCTAGAGGGGGATCAACTCGAGCTGCTAATGTGCATACTGTAAATTATTTCTATGACGGACAGGGACAAGGTGAATACGGATACATCGCGCGACCGGACATTTTTGGAACGACTCCATACTCGTACGGAACGTCGCGCGGAGGAGTTGGGACGTCAGATAAATACGTTGCCAAACATAAGCGAGACCTTGAGGAAGAAAAACGCATTAAGGAAGAAAAACTTAAACAGTGGAAGGCGTCTCAAATTCGTCCGCCCATGGGGGTTGCTCCCGCGCTTCTCAATGCCGGAGTTCAGCCATATGACTCTATAATTAATTTTTAGATTAAACATGTTTTACATTATAGATTTGTAAAACATATGATAAACATATTTAAAGTAATTGCAATGATTGTATCTATCATAACAATATAACAATGCACTCACAATCACCACCACAACAACAACAACACATCAACCTTCCGGGTCCAACCGTGACTCATGTACCCGTTTTATACATTGAAGAGTCGATTAAAAGCGCTCGTCCCGAAGTGACCGGTAAATACGACACTGACTGGCGGGTTTATATCGTATATCGGTATGGCAAATATTTATTCATGGGTACCCGACAGCCAGCAACGAGTGAGACGAATACATCGAATACTAGCAAACATAAAAATAAAAACCGGCTCCATCGATCCGAGAAGAAGAAGAAGAAGAATACTTCATGGCCGGTAATTTCGTTGTCGTTTGATTATCCATCAGAGTTGTACCACTACATGTCGTCATTATTCGGTGCTTCCAAGGCAAATGTCACGCTGTATGTTTCAACTGCCGAAACTTCGGCCTGCATGGATGACATGTTTACCAATCCATCGCATGCCAGTCTGCATCATATGGATGAAGAACGCGCAAATCGAAAAATGGAGCTTGTCGGGTATGACCGCATACGCGTTCCCGCGCAGTATTTTTCTGATTCTCGTCCGGATAGAACAAACATTGTAAAACAAATGCTGCTCAATCTGGATTGTATGTGCCATGCTCCGTCTGGAATGACGCTTTCATTTCGGTGTTTCGTAGAACCCCCTGAGTTGTTCCAACCACAACCGCAACCACTAGAACGAGTCGACGAACCCGAAACTGAAAATATCAACAACGACAACAACAACAGCAACAACTATATCTGCGGCGGCGATAACGACTACGACTACGAGTACGACTGCTATGATTAGATTAAGATTAAGCCAGAAGAAGTCATTTACGCGCCAATTTCGGTAATGCGCATATATGCATCATACGATGCATTTGCAAATGAAATCGTATCGTCTCCCGAAAATCGACGTACTACTATTCTAATATTTCTTGCACCAGGTGCACCAAGTGATGCATTTGACGCACCGCCTGTAATCGGAAACAACGTTGAACCTCTGGTACCGGTTCCGACCCCAGCGCCACCAGAATATAACCATCTCTGGTACCGTCTTGCAACCGTAACACCGTTGATGATTATTCTGGAATCAAATTCATCATTTGCACTACTTGAATTTCCGCCGACTTCGTAGAGGCATCCGTAATCTACGATGATTCTAGAAGATGCATGCAAAGGAGTGTAATTATATTCCGCAACTTGATAATCAGTCTCAAGTGTGTTATCGGCAGGTGTAATGATGCCGCTGAACTGTCCGAACTGAGTGCTTGGATTTGCCTCTCCGATCAGGGTACTTTGAAGAAACAGAATATTTATGACTTGCCCGCTGCGATACGATGACGGAATCATGGTTCCGACCGATGTAATATTGGCTGACGTGTCGATATTTCCGCTGGAATGAAGGGTTCCGCTAATATCGACTTTACTTCCGTCGAATGTGAAATTGGGCTGGGCAAATATTAGTTCCCGGCTGCCATTGGACGTGACCACCCCATTTGGAGTTGCGCCATTTACATTGGTGAGTGGATACTCTGCATGACTGAGCGGTTTCATCCAGAGCGAATAATTGTTATGGTTTTGAGTGACAGCATTGTTTGCTCGGCCGCTCACTTTGCGCATGGATAGAGAAGACATTTTATTTTGATTTCGACTATATAATGCTAGAATATTTTAATTCATTGTGAATTGTTGTTAAAATATTTTATTTATTTTTATTTTTTATAGTTAAACTATTCATCATCTATTTGCATATTTTAATCATTTTTTTAAAAGTTTACCTTTCATGACGGCCTTTGCGTTATAGCTGTATGATTTTTTAACGGCTTTGGTTTGGCGAACCTTTTTCTTGTTCGCACGGCGCCTTTTACGAGTTAACCGGCGGCCACCGACGTCCGCTTGTTGTTGGGTGTCGTTTCCTGTTGCTGTTGCTGGTGCTGCTGATGCTGCCGCTTCCTGGTTATTTTGTCGGGTTACAACATTTTTTACAGCTTCTGCAACCTCAGTTGCAATTTCTTTCGCCTCTTTCTTTTCGGTTGGAGATGGATCATTCTCAGCTTTTACAAATTTATCAACCGTGATTAAAAATTCCGTCAATTTTTCATGAGATACAAAATCATACGCTCGGGTTTTTAATTCTTCTTTAATTGTTTTATCTCTCTCTACAGAAGGTTTAATATCAATTGATTTACCAAAAAATCCTCCACCGCGTTGTGCGTTAACAGTCAATTTAGAAATAGCCGTTTGTTTAGCAGATGCAATTATTTGAGACTCAATTGTAGCACCATTTGTAAGGTAGAACGGATTTTTCTCACCTGTGGCTGGTGTAGCGCCATTTATCATTGCTATGTAAGGTAGTACAACTGCCTCTTTTATTCTGAATTTAATTTCTTCCGGGTATGGGCAAGTTGGAGAATTCAATACTTCGACCAAGTGTTCCATAAGTCCGTGTAACTTTTCTTTAAATCTACTACGCCTATTTCCTACCGCGTCAACTCCCATATTTTCAATGTCCATGCAAACCCCTTCATCGGTTGTTTTTGTCATACCGCCAATACCACCACCTCGATTACAGTATGAATATTCTACCTTTAACTTTAATATATCGTTCAGTAATATTCCAATTACCATTTTTCTGTACTCCGTACTACTTTTAATTAGCTCGTTCGTGGTTTTTAGCATGGTTTTATCTGTTGAATTATCACTTGTTAAAAGACCCATTTGTATCACATTCAATATCATGCTAAATTCAGTCATTGCCGTTGTAAAATAAAGATTCAATTTAACAACATCATCGTTCAACTTTTGATTCCACATTTCAACATCAAATGTGAATTTGAATATAAAATCTCCTAACCTTCCACCGCCGTCTTGAGATTTAGAGTTGGGATCAATAGCGGGGGTCCCCTCTGCGCCAGCCTTTTCAGTCGACATTGCTTTGTTTTCAGTCAACATTGCTTTGTCTGCATCTTCTTCTGCTTTTGCTTCTGCCTGTGCTGCTGCTGCACCGAAATCGGGAACTGTACTTGCATTATACATCGTCTTTTCAATTTGACTTACATCGTCTTCGCTCAACATTTTATCAAACCGTTTGAATAATACTTTCAACTGTGCCTCGATTTCTTTCAAGTTCACATCAAAATTATAACGTCTGCTTATACGTACGGAAAGACGTACAAGTCTATCGATTTTATTCAGCACAATCATATACTCATTCATGGTTCGAATCAAAATAAAATACTTTGCATATTTGTCTTGGATTTTAAGATAGATAAAATATGATACAGACGCTCCTATAATTACAAGTCCAGTAATTGCTGCTTGAGGTCCAGCAATACCTGCAACACTCGCCATAATCATTGATGAAAGTTCTGGATTTTGTTGAATTTTTGAAACAAGCGCCCATAACCCGGTAGCTGCACCGGCGAGAAGAGCTGTTTTGGTTGCTACTTTTTGAGATTTGGTTCCAATGAATGCCGACATAATCGCAAACTCATTGTCAATTCCAATGTCAATATCTTTTCTTTGTTGTTTAAGGGCTTCTTCTCCGGCCGCCTTCGAGTCAAAACTTACAGTGTGTTTTCCAGTATAATAGTCTCTTAGTGTAGAAATAAATGGAATTAATCGTCCAGCTGCGTTAATCAACCCTTCGGGTTTTTCTGCATTATATAATCTTTCAATAAACTTTCCAAGTTGGGTACCGTTCACGATATTTGCAGTAAGCTCGCCATTATTTTTTTCTTTTAAATCTTTGAGAGTACTAAAAAAAGTTGCTGTCTCAGTTTGTTGGATAATAAGGGCAGCTTTTATTGCAGATGCATCGGTACCAACTGGAATAGCAGTATTTTGTATAATCAATAAAAGGTTGTAAAGTGCAGTTTTACCTGGTAAGTCAGTAGGTTTGATAATTATCGGAACTTTGTTTGTACCAAACAATTTTCCTTTCACCGGAACTTTCATTTTATCATTATTATCAACTAAAGTTTTATACAAGTCGTTAAATTTCTTCTCATCATATGTAACCGCCGTGGTCTCTTTTTCTAACAACGCAGACGTCAATACACCTGTGAAATTTACTGGTTTTAATGGTTGGTCTGGTGGAGTGTCGGTGGATGCTAGTACTGGGTTTGGTGGTTGGGCTGCTGTTGGTGGCAGAGTTTCGGCGGATGCGCTACTCTTTTGTTCGGCTTCGGCTTCAAGCTGGGCTAGTTTGTCGGTAGTCTCTTTAATAAGCCTTCCCACGTAGGATTTAGCATCGTCATCATTGTTTATATTACCTATCCTACTATCGGTTCCCGCAGCCGATTTATATTTTTCTGTATATGTATCGTTCCAATTTGTTAACTCATTCTCAAATTCAGTTTTATTTTTTTTTAATTCGGCAATTTGCTGTTCTAGATTTTTATAGGACCCCTCCCGCATGCCAGATTCCACCATTAATGTATATATAGTTGTATAGTTACTATGTTATTATTATATATTATATTATTTTATATTTTATATTAAATAAACTAGATTATATTACTTATTTAATTTTAGTTCAATGAATATAGCTACTAATAGTACTCTCAATCTCGGTAATATCACACTTAAAGTGAATTATTTAAATAACTCATCCGAATTGTGCCAACTCGGAAAAAAATACGATACAGATAAATCATCGCAACGAAATAATGTTACGAATAGCCGGCATTGCCATCCCTACACCTTGTTTTACGACGGCTTGTTCAAAAGTAAACGAAATGACCACTTGAAAATAGCGGAATTGGGTATATTGGACGGCGCTTCGCTATTGATGTGGAGAGAATATTTTACAAACTCGGAAATATACGGGTTTGAATACAATCCCAACTTAATACGTAAGTTTAAAGAAACATTTGACAACGAGAGAATAATCCTTACGGGATTAGACGTAACCCGCAAGGACAGTATTGTAAACGCGTTTTGCGGAATAAACGAGATGTACGACATTATCATTGAAGATACAACTCACGAGTTTGAAGACCAGATCAGAGTTATTGAAAATGCGCACCACTATTTAAAACCGGGCGGAATCATGATTATTGAAGATATTTTTAAATCGTACAACGAATGCGACTATGTAAGCCGATTGTCGCCCATACTGAGTCATTTTCAGGATTACTATTTTATAGAATTGGATCATGTGAATAGAAACTCAACCGGGTGGGATAATGACAAGTTATTTGTTTTGGTAAAGGGTGGCGCCACCCCCATTTTTAAAAACCCGAACAAGGTAACGATAATAACACCATCGTACAGAACATGCAACCTGCTAAACATCAAAAAAAGTATCGATTTTGATTATGTAGATGAATGGATTATCGTATATGATGGCAGTAAGGTAGCCGATAATCCGAATTTATTTGCAACTGAAGAAAATCGTAAAATTAAAGAGTATGTGTATAGCGGCAACGGTATATCTGGAAACCCGCAACGAAATTACGCGTTAACCAAAATCGCAAACCCGGATACGACGAGGACTTTACTGTATTACCTGGATGACGATAACGTAGTTCATCCGCACTTGTATAGGTTGTTGAATATTGCGGATAACAATAAAATGTATACATTTAATCAGAAAAACAGGCTAAAGGGTAACAATATAAATGTTGGCCACATTGACACGGCCATGATGTTAATACCGTATAATTTATGCCGGAATGAAAAATGGATAGCGGATAAATATGATGCGGACGGGTATTACATTACCGGATGCTATACTACGAATCGCGTCAAAAACAATCACGTATTTGTAGACAATGATCTGTGTTATTATAATAAACTTCTATAGTTAAGTTGTTACGTTAATGGGTATCATTTTATCACCAATTTTTAAAATATTTTTTATTTTTTTTAACAAAAAAAAATATTGTTCATTCAATTCACCAAAAAACAAGGCTAGGTTTTAGCTGCAAATAACCCTGTTAATATCTCATAAAGCCTGTCGCCACTGAGTTTAATATTATTCAGTTGGTCGGCTACAGCTTGAAGTTTACAGCGTGTGAAGTTTACAGCTTGAGTGGCGTGGGGAATCCAACAAGGTTGGCGCCGATACCGAATCCTGCACCGGTACGGGCAGAAACACCCATGCTGGGGATGTATGTGTCGAGAATGCTAAATGTTGCTGCAGCAGTCAACGCGATCAGTGCAACTTCATCAAGATTCAATGACCGTTTGGGAATAGCATATGCTGCGATTGCAACCATAACACCTTCGACCAAATACTTAATGGTGCGTTTGACAAGTTCTCCTAAATCAAAAACGTTGGACATTTTTATATATGTAGATTTGTGCGGTTATACTAATTGTAAATATTTTTATAATTATAAAAAAGAAAAAAATATTCGGTATACTTTAATTATTTCAATTATTTCAATTATTTCATTATTTCATTGTTTCAATATTTCGTTTTTGAATACTTCCGAAATACGCTTCTTATAAATATAAATAATGTATAAATAATTAATATGTAATGTATTGAAAATACTTAAACCCAATCCCAAATACTTTTAATAATTATATACCATGACACCGCCATCATCATCCTCATCCTCATCATCAGGATCAGTTCCTAAAGGAGTTACCCCAAAAACAAGCCCCGCTTATGTCGACTTGCTCGAAGAAGATAAACCCATCGCGGGTCAAAAATTCGCATGCTTGTCGTTTGTTTCACCAGAGGATATTTTAGAACAAAAGAGCCATTTCTTTTTCAAGGAGTTTCTTACGTCGTGGGAGTTCACTAAATCGGTTGAAAAGTATACCCAATTCCTGAATTTTGTGGCATTCAAGTATAATGTTGAGTTCAATTCTCTCTATGAAGACTTGCAATCATTCATCAAGGAGGAAAAAGGCGATCTCGAATCTACCAAAATCGCAGACGAGTACAAGACGTTTGTAGACAATAACGAAGAACGTTTAGAAGGCGAGTTCAATACCAAACACGATTTTCAAACCTCCATTCGCGGAATCAAGGTGCGCGGCGTGTATCCCACCCAAAAAGAAGCCGAGTTGAGGTGTAAAATGTTGCGCGAAGTTGATCCCAATCATGACGTTTATGTAGGCCCTGTGGGAATGTGGATGCCGTTCCACCCGGATGCGTACAAGACCGGGCGCGTGGAGTACATGGAAGAGACGCTGAACCAGCTGATGTCGGAGAAGAAGACAAATGAAGAAAAGGCCAAGCTGGAATTCGACAGACGCATCAAAGACACCAAACAAAAAGCCATGGAAGAGAACAAACGTAACGCCGAGAAATCCGGGAACAAGTTGACGCAAATCATGAACAAGGATGGCGATCTTGTCAATGTCGCGCTCGTCAACGAAGCCGATTTGTATAGCACGTCCGAAGAAGTGAAACGTGAACTGTTTGAAGGCGATAATATTGTCACATCTACCGGCGGCGATTATGGCGCAACTGAGATTCTAGACCGAATGAAGCGTCGCGACCAATCGACTAATTCGGAGTCTGATGACAAAGTAAAAGAGGATTGACTGAATTAGCCTTTAAATTTTAAATTTTAATATATTATTATGGTATTGAAACCATAATCATATCGTATTTAATAATATTTACCACCCACCCCCCGTTTTATTTTTGCTTACCTTTATTTTGGGTCCTTGGCCTTTCTTTTTGATATTGGCCGGGTCATAAACTTCTTCTTCATCGTCCGAGTTCATATTCTTTGAAATATCCCAGAACTCTTTCGAGCCCAATTTAAACGGTCCGTGGTGTTGCGCCTTGTACCAGAAAATTTGATCTTGCAACTTATTCGATTTGACGTTATTGTTGATAACAAGGCATTCGAAATTTTCAGTGCACTGGTCCATAACTTGACAAAACGACTCGAATGTTGGAAACATACCGGCATAATTCTCGTAAATGCGTTTGCGGTTGGCAATATACGGCTCGCGCAAAATAAACACGTAATCGATATTGGTACGCAGGTTGGGCGGAATACCGAGCGGGTACTGCATCGTAATCACGAGCATTATCTTCCAGTGACGGCCGTTCATGAACAGCAGACGCATCATGATGTCTTTGGTCCATTTGTTGTCGTATAAACAGTCATCCAGCACAACAAATGTGCGCGGATCAATGGACGATTTTTTGTAGGTTTCAATTTCTTTTTTCATTTGTTTTAAAACGGCTTTTTGGCGTTTCAAAATGTTTTCGATAATTGCGGTATTATATTGGTCGTGAATAAATAGTTTGGGCACATGTTCGCCGAAAAAGTTATTTCCGGCCTCCGTTCCCGAAATGACGGTTCCGATCGGAATATCCTGGTGATAGTACATTAAATCCTGAATCAAAAAACTTTTACCGGTATCTCTTCGTCCGATGAGCACGATCACGGGACCCTTGTTTTCATTCGGTTTGAAACTGATCGACCGCATATCGAATTTTGAAAGTTCTAAATTCATGGTTTCAGTGTTTTGTTTTTACTCTTTAGTCTGTATTATAAATAAAATAACATATTTTAAGTATTTTATTTTTATATTGTATATAAAATAAATAATAAAAGATGTCAACAACAACACAAGAAAGAAAGGATACATTTAATTTTTATTATACAGATGAAGGCGATGACGTTAAATTAAGACGTACGCTTGCAGATGTAATGCAATATGCTTCCACCTTAAGAGACAATATTATTGTATATTATGATGATGCTGATAAACCGTTGAGTGTGATTCCAATATCAAGATCTTATGTTGAAAAGTATTTGGTACACAAATGAAGCAAATGAATACGGCGACAATACAAACTACTTTACCACCACCGCCTTCATCGGATTCAGATTACCAGGGTTACCCTACAACTATAAATATACATTCGGGTACAATTTTAAAACCGTTTTCAACCGATAATCTATTTATACAAGCTTCCGATGGTGAGTTATATGCTCTATTTATATACGCATCAGGAAGTCTTGTATGGTTTAGAAAGTTGTACCCGGGATTAGAAAGGCAAAACACTATACTTGCGATTAATCTAGATTCATTTCCTCGCAAAAAAATATTTTTTAAAAGCATACCGTGTAAGTGCAGAATGACGTCACCTGATGTCGACTTTAAAAGGTTGAAACAATGGAAGTGGTTGACCATGACGACAACGACGATAACCGATAACGAAGGACATAATGAAGATATCTTTACATATAGCAGGGCGACATCAAACGAGCTTATACCACAACGTGACGCAGTGGTCAAAGATTGTGAAAATAAAGTTAAAACCATTTCAGATGACGCTGAAACAATTCGCCAGTATGAAGCCGAAGCCGCTGCTGCTAAAGCGAAGGCTGCTGCTAAAGCGAAGGCTGCCGCTGAAATGGCGAATGTTGTTGCTGAAGGCCTGGAGAAACATCGTTCCAGAGATAGAGTGCTAGAACAAAACGAAGCAGAAGTAAGACGTTATATCGAATTGTATAAAGAACAATTTCCCCAGGATTTTCATGATAAAGATATGGCCAGAAAAATATTAATTGATAATAATATAACCGACAAGAAATTGTATCATAAATATTTATTACAAAATCATCCAGACAAGATTGATCAGGCATCCGCTACATCCAACGAATCATCGCGCGAATCAGCAGAAAAAAAAGCAATAGGTCATCTAAGAGTTGAGCAAGTCATTTCGGCTGCGAAACTACTTGGTTTTGCGGGTGGTTCAAGAAAACGAATAAGAAAATATTTCAAAAAATCTAAATCAAAATCCAAGTTCAACCGCAAATCAAAATCCAAATCGAAGTCGAAAACGAAACGCCGGCATAAAAAATAATTAAATAAATATTACCTGAATTACTTTATTTAAACTTTTTGCACATTACTCAATGCTTGTGATTTTAATCGATCGCTGTTTTCTTTTTGGGCTTTTTTGCAGCACGCGTCCAGATTGTCGCACTTGTGTAATTCCGGAAGACGGTGTTGCGTGCAGTACTTCAGAGTGCAATAACAACAATCCCCAATAATTGGGGCGCGTTTGTTCTTGCATCCTTCATAGTCGCATCTGCATCTAGAACTTGAATTTGGCTTGGGTTTCTTGATCAACTCTGATTCTGATTCCGATTCTGATCGTTTTGTCGTGGTTGTTATTGCCATTCGTACGACTTGTTGTTGCGGTTACTTGCTATAATGTACATATACTATAAATACAAATCACAGTCAATTTGTTTTTATAATTTATAATTTATAATTTATAATTTTAATTTTTAAGTTTATAATTATAATGAATTAAAAAATTAAAAATTAAAAATTAAAGAATACGTATAACTTAAATTATCAAGACAAACTAAATGGCGACAGATAATGTACGTAATGACACTATATATTTACTTCGTGGAAATACATACAGACTAATAATAAATGCGGTTGGACATCCTTTCTGGATTCAAACGGTTCCGGGTGGGTATAGTAGTAGCAATGTATATAATTCGGGCGTCACTAATAATGGAATACAAAGCGGTACTATTACATTTGTAGTTCCATTCGATGCGCCAGGTGTATTATACTACGCGTGTCAGTTCCATTTAACTATGCAAGGAACAATATTTATTACTGGTAATGGACCAGGTGAAATAGGTTTAGTAAATCCAACTATAAGTAATTTTATTGTTGGGTCACGTCCATATTCACCGGGTGGCACGTTTACCATATCGCCACCATCATCCAATAGCCCAGGAACATTTTCATATACTAGTTCTAACCCATCTGTTGCCACTATATCTGGAAATACTGTAACTATAACGGGAATAGGAAGTAGTACAATTATTGCAACCCAAGCTGCATTTGCAAATTATAATTCTGGTAGCATAACTGCAAACTTAGTTATTACTAAACCAGGTCCAACCCTGAGTTTCAATATTCCTGTACAGACGTTTTTAGCCAGCGGTTGGACGTTTACCATACCACAGCCATTATCTACTAGCACAGGAGCGTTTTCATATGCTAGTTCTAATTCAAACATTGCTAGTATATCTGGATCTACTGTAACTATTTTACAAGCAGGCACCGTTATAATTACCGCAACCCAAGCCCAAACCACAAATTTTAGTTCCGCTAGTGTAACGGCGACACTGACTATTAATAAGGCATCCTCAGTCCTGAGTAATTTCAATATTGGTGCACGGACGTATTCGAATGGTGACACATTTACCCTACCACAACCAACCTCAAATAGACCTGGCACATTTTTTTATCAGAGTTCTAATCCAACAATTGCATCGGTATCTGGGTCTACTGTAACTATTTTAAACTCAGGAGGTGTTACAATTACCGCAACCCAGCCAGAAACTACCAACTATCTACTCGGTACTATATCAACAAATTTGAATATCAATAAAGGATCCCCAAACATCTATTTCAAGATTGCTCCACAGACGTATTCACCAGGCGGTACGGGTACCATACCACAACCAGTTACAATTAGTCCAGGCGCGTTTTCGTATGAGAGTTCCGACCCATCCATTGCCAAACTATCCGGAAACACATTCATTATTTTAAGAGCAGGCACTGTTACAATTACCGCAACCCAGGCTGAAACTAGTAACTATGTTGGGTCAATTATATCAGCGTTGTTGGTTATTAATAAAGCATATCCGCCAATAGGTGAATTTACTATAGCAGATCGACCGTATATAACCGGCGACACGTTTATCTTGACGGAACCATACCACGCCATACGTGTTGATAATTTCGATGATTCATCAGCATACTTAATATCCAATAGCATAGGAGCGTTTTTATACACTGCTTCTAGATATGATGTTGTCAGTGTGGGAGGGTCAAATGAAACTGTAAATGTTTTAAAAGCAGGTACCGTTACAATCACAGCAACACGACGAGAAAGTACCAACTATCTGACCGGTAGTGTAAGTGCTACATTTACTATTTATAAGGCAAATCCAATACTAAGTGGGTTTGCTATACCAAATCAATCGTATATACGCGGCAGCTCTACAATAATAACGCCAACGTCAAATAGCCCAGGCGTGTTTTCGTATGCTAGTTCTGATAAAAATATAGCGACTGTATCTGGAAATGCTATAACTATTTTACAAGTAGGTACCGTTACAATTACCGCAACCCAGGGAGAAACTACCCAGTATACATCGGGTACTATAAGTGCGACATTCACTATCAGTAAGGCAATCCCATCCATCACCAGTTTCATTATTGGTGCTCGGACGTATTCAAGTGGCGGCACATTTATCATACCACCGCCAATATCAAATAGTCCAGGTGCATTTTCTTACACTAGTTCCGATGCGCACATAGCAACTGTAGATGGAAATACGGTAACCATTTTACAAACAGGTAGCACTACAATTACTGCAACCCAGGCCGAAAGTACAAACTATTTGGCCAGTAGTGTAACTACATCCTTAGTTATTAATAAAGCAACCCCAATAATAAGTGATTTCAGTATTGCAAATCAGCCTTTTTCATATGGCGACACCTTTATAATAACAGACCCATCATCCAATAGTCCAAGTACGTTTTTCTATGAAATTTCTAACACAGATATAGCGTATGTAACTGGAAATACGGTAACTATTTTACAACCAGGTATGGTTATAGTTACCGCGACTCAGACGGAAAATACAAATTATCTGGCCGGTAGTATAACCACGCCGTTGGCTATTACATCGCCAGATGTAGTTGTCGTGAAACCAAGCCCCGTGATAACTAATTTTAGTATTGGTGCGAAAACATATTCAAATGGCGGGACGTTTACACTAACACGACCATCATCCAATAATAGCGCAGGGGCGTTTTCGTATGCCAGTTCTGATAACACTGTAGCAACTGTATCTGGGAGTATTGTAACTATTTTAAAAGTAGGTAATGCTACAATTATTGCAACCCAGGCTGAAACCGCAAATTATGCGACCGGTAGCGTATCGGCATCCTTGGTTATTAATAAATCACCTCCGAATATCACCAATTTCAATATTCCTATACAGACGTATTCAAATGGCGGAACGTTTACCCTAACAGACCCATCCTCCAACAACCTTGCAGGCGCGTTTTCTTACGCTAGTTCCGATTTGAACATAGCAACTGTATCTGGAAAAACTGTAACTATTTTACAAGCAGGAACAGTTACAATCAAAGCAACTCAGGCAGAAACTGCCAACTACACCTCTGGTAATGTAATCGCACCATTGAATATTAATAAAGCAATCCTAACCCTCACTAATTTCAGTATCGCAAATCAGTCGTATTCAGTAGGTGGCGCATTTACCATAATAGACCCATCATCAAATGACCCAGGAGGAATTTCATATGAAAGTTCTGATGGAACCATTGCCAGCGTATCTGAAAATACGGTAAGTATCTTACGAGCAGGGGGTCCCGTTATAATTACCGCAACCCGGGAAGAAAGTATAAATTATACGTCTGGCACTGTAGCTGCATCATTCACTGTCAATAAGGCAATCCCATCCATCACCAATTTCAGCATTGATTCACGGACGTATTCAAACGGTAGTACGTTTACCCTACCACAACCAACATCAGATAGTTCAGGGTCATTTTTGTATGAGAGTTCGGACAGGGCTATTGCAAACGTATCCGGAAATACTGTAACCATGTTACAAGTAGGAACCGTTACAATTACCGCAACCCAGGCGGAAACTACAAATTATGCTACAAGTAATATAACCGCGTTGTTCACCATTAACAGCGCAACGCTAGTGTGTTTAACTAACCCAACCGTTGTAAATATAGTAGACTCAAGTGGAAATAAATATGTGCTCAATGGTTCAACCTCGTACGATTCAAGTATAGTATATGGATTAGGAAACGGCACATATGTTTTACAAAATATACAAGAAGATCATCCCATGGCTTTATTGAATAGCGGGTTAACAAATAGTATTACATATACTGGAGATGTTACTAAAAAACTAACAAAATCAGTTGATGGAGTTTCTTATGATTTTTATTATGGAAACATAACGGTTCAAGTAAACGGTAATTTTAATACGATAAACATTTACTGTTATAATCATGGATACATGGGAGGTGAAAATTTGTTTAGATACAGTGCTTCATGTTATATAATACCACCTCCAACTATAACTGGGTTCATTGTTGCAACCCGACCCTTTTTAAGTGGAGGCACGTTTACCCTAACAAAACCAACCTCAAATAGCATAGGCGCGTTTTCGTATGCTAGTTCCGATCCGGTTATAGCTTCTGTATCCGGATCTACTGTAACTATTTCACAAGCAGGGACAGTTACAATCACGGCAACACAAGCAGCAACTGACAATTATGCCGAAGGTAGTGTAACGGCAACATTCACCATTATTCCAACCCCAAGTTCAGTAAATATAGACGAGGCCAATGTTATTGACAACGATGGAAATATTAACGTTCTAGTCAAATGGTACCCCCCAAGTGACGGAGGATACGCAATTACAAGTTACCGTATTCAATATTCTCTCACTAACTACATCGAGTACATTACTAAAGAATTGATACTGGCAAACACCCCGACTGCATTTGATCCCGTTACGGGCCGAGTAAGCTACCTCATCACCGAGTTAACAAAGGGTGGAAAATACCAGGTCCGAATTGCGGCCGTGAACAGTTTCGGTATGGGTCAATATTCTGATTTAAAATTTGCATTTCCAGGTACGGTTCCTGCAACTCTCAACTCAACCACATTTGAAGTCTATGCCAGTCGGGGGTCTACTATTGCAACAGTTTACTGGATAAAACCGTATGACGGCGGATATCCAATATTGAAATACTTACTGCGATACCGGTCCATTACAATCGACGTTGTAAATAAAGTCCCAACCCTTTCGTCCATTCGAGAACCGGCTTCGGCATGGACGAACCCAGTTGAAATTTCAGGAGCCCTAACATCTTCCGTAGTTACAAATCTCTCAAATGGAACATACTACCAATTCCAAGTTGCCGCCGTGAATGAGGTCGGAGTAGCGGAATATAACGGTCCCGTCGTTGTTAAACCGGGAGACATTCCCGGTCCGTTTACGGCAAATATTAGCACGGATTTCGTTTACTCAATCAATGCGAGAAACAACGGTCGTATTTTTTTAGAATGGTCGCCGCCCCAGTACGATGGTGGATACGACCTCGAAAATTACGTCATTCATTATAAAAGTTCAAACGATAATTATTTCACAAAACGAGTTTTACCTTTATCGCAGCGTCAAATTTCGCCCGGGCTGCGCAGTACTCCCGCGTTTTCAAAAAATATTGTCGTGGACTATTACGGCGACTTGTCGGCCAATCCGCCAATTCCTATTCAAGAGCCGCTTCAAAACGATGTCCCATACAGTATTCGCATTGGGGTTCAAAACGATATCGGGATTCGATGGATTCCTGAACGCGAACCTTCTACTGAAATATACGCGACTGTAATTCCAAACACTTTTGCTAAACCCGTCCTAGATTTAAGCGCCACAATTGCAGATCAAACCGCGAAGTTATCATGGACGTGGAATGATGCTAGTTTGAACAACGGGTACCCTTTGAATGGTGCGTACCCATTGGACAGCAGCAACAATCGTATGAAAAATTATTTTGTAGTTCGGTACCGACCGTTTAACGACTTGTACTGGCATCAACTGGTTTATCCACACGCCGCGGAAAAATTAGATGTAAATAATACACTCAACTCATATTCAATCACGCTAGCAGAAACAGGTAGAGATACACGTTATTCAAATGCTAATCCCGATCAGCTATTTGAACGGAACGCATATCAAGGAGTTGAATACAATTACACAAACGCGGTACGCGACGTTTCGGTCAATGTATATGATCGAGCGGACCCCTTTTTTTCACCATTTCAAGAACGACAGCTGTTAACGAACGGAGTGCCCTACGATTTTCAGGTCGCTGCAGTGAACCATATTTTACGCGGTCCGGATATGGGCATCGCCATCGGAGAGTACGCCCAAACGCGCCAAACCCCGGGTCGTGTGCCAGATCCTCCCGCCTTTTTTCGAATCCAGCGCGGGGCACAGCAGACCACTATATTTTGGAATGCGCCGGTATCGGATGGCGGGTACCCCGTAACCACATACCGGATACGAACACGAACATTTAGCGTTGTGAATATGATCATGTCAACGGGAGAAATTCCGCTAACGAATGCAGTAATTTACCCAACGGTTGCAAGTTATAACCGGAACGGAGTGGGCGTGAATTCGGGCAACGCGTCAGTTCCAACCGTAATATCAAGTCGCTATACGGATCCGTCTGGCAATGAAACGTTGGATGAAGCAATACTAACGTATCCGGGCAGTGACCGTTCGGCCACTCTCCCATTTTTAAATTTCAAAAACGATGAATTATTTGATCTTGCGCTCAGTGCTGGGAATATCCTGGGATATGGCCCCGAAGTATTTATTACCGATATGTATAGCACGAAACCGTACCGCCCAGATCCTCCCGAAAATGTTACCGCCCAAATGATAAAAAGTTCGGAAGTGAATGGAGGTAGCGGGTCTCTGTTTTTAAACTGGACTACTCCCGACTACGCTGGCGGAGACTTGACAGTAAGTTACGCCTATGAAATCCAGTATGCCTTGACGGAAACCAGTCCACTCGAATCGAATCCCGATCCCGTAACCGACCCCAACCCCGTACCGGATGAAACGTGGCGAGCGCTTAGTTCCAACCAACAAATGTTCAGCGAATACGTTTCGCCAACAAATACGAAAGTGCCGAATACACTTGTATCTATTGCGTACTCTATTTTCGCATCACAGAGTGGTATGATTGGAGACACATTTATTCGATGGATACGTATTCGATCCGTTGCAAAAACAACTGGAATTGGAACCGGTTCACTTGGAGATTTAGACAGTTTATGGGTAGTGTGTAATGTAATTACATTAGACTAATTGAAAATTGAATTTGAAACCAATTAAAATCAAAAATATAGGTAATGGATAGATAAATGCCAACAACATCTGTACCAATTGAAGATTCGCTTCGAATCGCAGGAGATATTCACAAACATGTTCGCCGAAAAATGAGAGATTCTAACATTCTTGTTCCAGGAGCAAAGTTAATTGATATTGCAAATTTTATTGAAACGGAGACGAAAGAGTATGCGAGTATCGCGATCGATGCAGTAAACGGGACTAGTGTAATAAATGGTGGAATCGGATTCCCGGTGGGACTATCTGTAAACGACTGTGCCGCGCACTATCATCCCCATTCACAAGATACCCACGCTATTCTCTCAAATTCGGATATCGTAAAGGTGGATTTCGGAACGGAAGTCAATGGATGGATTGTTGATTCCGCATTTACAACGCGGATTGGTGGCAGCGGCGAGGTTACATTGCAAAAGCGAACACATTGTAGTTCACATTCTTTTTCGATCGATGATTGTGATTCTCTCATTTCTTGTATGAAGGATGCAACTGAGTTGGGTGTTCGCAATATCGGAATTGATGTTCGCATATCGGACTGGAGCGCGTCCATAGAAGAGTTGATACGTTCACATGACGGCATACATCCAATTTACAATCTCACAGGTCATGATATAAAACATGAAATAATCCACGGAGATGTAAGACTGCCGTCAGTTCAGAATGCAGTGGACGACAAAAACGAGAGATTCAAAGAAGGCGTGTACGCAATTGAAACATTTGGTGCCAGACTTCCGAATAAAAGAAGTATTTCAACTCCGAAACAAGTTGAAGTTGTTGAGCGCGGGGACAGTACCATTTTTAGGCTAGACCCTGGACTGGCAAAGTACACTGCGGCAGAACTTCGAAATCGTATTCCTATCTTTCGGATTCAATCGGTTCAAAAAGTATTCTCTCAAATACGTACCCGGTTTCGAACTTTACCATTTTGCGAGAGATATATGCAACCGAGTGATCGAACCCCGGTATCGCTGCTTGTAAAAAATGGGTTACTGCTGAGTTACCCACCACTCTGCACTGACCCTGGAAGCATTACCGCGCAATTTGAACATACGGTTTACGTAAAAGATTCTACGACCGTTTTTTCGAGAGATGATGACTATTAGACTATTAAATCACTATTGAATTTATTTTCGATCTTTCGATTTTCGATTTTTCTTATTTTCTATTTTCTATTTTCTATTTTCTATTTTCTATTTTATTACTTTTTTTAACATTTTTAAACAACAATATTTTACACATGCATCAACGTAACAAAAGAATGTTGATGCATAAATATAATATATTAAGTGTCAAAATAACTTAAACAAACCTTACTACTAAGAGTATAAAACACCAAACCAACAAGCTCTCAAATCCGTCAATTAAAATGGCCAAACAATCTTCTTCGTCTCCAGCCCCTGTCGCTGCCTCTACTTCTGCCGCTGCTCCCGCTGCCCAGAAGCCCAAGACCCCCAAGCCCGCCGCTGCTGCTGTTGCTGTCACCGCTCCTGTCGCTGATGCCGCCGCTACTGCTTCTAAGCCCAAGGTTGTCAAGGCTCCCAAAGTCGCTCCCGTTTCTGGAACCCCATCCGCTGACGCGTCTCAGCAGAATGTTGCAATCGCTCCCGCGTCTGGCGCCGCCCAGGAGGGCAGCTTGTTTGCTGGATCCCACAGCAAGTTGCAGACTCTCGTTGCTGCAATCGCAGCTCTCCGTTCTGAGCTGAGGGGCATTGAGCGCCAGGTCGAGCGTGAGCTCCGTGTTGCTCGCAAGGCCAGTGAGAAGAAGCGCCGCAAGAACATCAACCGCCAGCCATCCGGCTTCGTGAAGCCTACCCTGATTTCCAACGAGCTTGCTGCCTTCCTCGGCAAGAGCAGCGGTTCTGAAATGGCCAGGACCGAGGTTACTCGCGAGATCAACGCCTACATTCGCGACAACAAGTTGCAGGACAAGGACAACGGTCGTCGCATCTTGCCTGATGCCAAGTTGAAGAAGCTCCTCAAGCTCAAGGACGGTGATGAGCTGACCTACTTCAACTTGCAGCGTTTCATGTCCCCCCACTTTTCGACTGCCGCCAAGTCGGTCGCTGGTGGTGCTGCCGTCGCTGCCGCTAAGTAATTAATGCCAAGTAATTAACGTATTTAAAATGATAAAAATTTAAAATATAAAAAAACAAAAAACCAAAAATCAAAAAAAAAGAAAAACGAAAATCTAAAACACAATAAAATGAAAACTTAAGAAAGGGACTTTGGTCTAGGGGTATGATGCTTGCTTTGGGTGCAAGAGGTCGGGAGTTCGATTCTCCCAAGTCCCCACCCCACCTAAATATTCAACTTGGTCATTTATGTTATAAAATTAGACAAATTTTATAATATTTATTAATTGGTACTGATACAAATAGGGAACACTCCGATGGTATAACATATAGTTAATAATTTTAATTTAAAAAAAATCTAAGTTATATGTTATACGCATGCCCGTTATAACCCATATCGCAAGACAACTCTTCACATATCCTTTCGTCATGAAGGTGTGGGAAAAAGCAACAGCTTTAGAAGCCAAAACATTCTTCACCCAGCTCACCAAGAACGCAAGTAAGACGCAATCTTCAACGTTTATATAATAATAATGTCAGTAATAAATAATAAAGACACTATTCATATTCATAACATAATATAGTATGCCCTATAAAATTGGCATCGTTGGAAATGGATTCGTTGGAAATGCAACCGTAACACTGGAGTGCAGTGACGTTGAAGTTGTATGTTATGATATAAATCCGACGTTATGCGTTCCGACGGGAACTCAGATGTGCGATCTATTGTCATGTTGTGCAATTTTCGTTTCGGTACCAACGCCGATTAACGGTCTTGGTAAAACGTCTATGAAATATGTCGACAGCGTCGTTTCCCAACTAAAGGACTTGGCATATAGTGGATACATAGTGATTCGTTCGACAGTTCCTGTTGGAACTTCTGACCGATATAAATGCTATTTCATGCCAGAGTTTCTGACAGAGAAAAATGCAATCGGAGATTTCAAAAATACCCAGAATTGGATTTTTGGATACCATGATCATGATCATGATGATTCTGATGTAAAAAAGGAAGGCTTCGTTGACACAATGACCGGTATAATAAATGCTGCTTACAATAACAAAAAGATAGCATCCAATCGCATTTCATTCATGCGCAACAAAGAAGCTGAAATGGTGAAATATTTTCGAAACACGTTCCTGGCTACAAAAATATCGTTTTGCAATGAAATCTTTAATTTTTGCACGAAACGCGGGATTGATTATAATACTATGATTTCCGTCGCAGCAGACGATTCACGAATATCGAAAAGTCATACGTCGGTCCCGGGACATGATGGACATTTTGGGTTTGGTGGTACGTGTTTTCCTAAAGATATCAGCAGTCTTCGCGCGCAGATGAGGGAGTCGGACGTCCCGCATTGCATTGTAGATGCCGTTATTCACCGAAACGACAACATTGATCGGTCAGAAAAAGATTGGATGGACGATATCGGTCGGGCGTTTGAGTATAAATAAGTTTATAAGTTTATAAGTTGATAAGTTTATAAGTTGATAAGTTTATAGTGTTTACTTAAAACCATATAAACTTATTTTAGATATTTCAGTAGTTAGTTAGTTAGTTAATCAATCATGCCTCCTTCACATAGTAGATCTGGAACCAATGCTAATGCTAATGTTAATAACAACAATATTCCAGTCACGTTACTACTGAGTGTTTCATGCACAGTATTCGACGGTTACAACAACATTCCGCTAACATTGCATTCAGAGTTTATTCGATCTGTTATGAACATGCCGGCAGACGAAGGAATGAAACGATTGTCGCAACACATTTGCACGCACGTTCTTGTTACCATCTATGACGACCTGGAACGAAAACGGGAGTGGGATCGAATGAGAGAACTTGTTAAAAAAAGTCAGTTATTCCATATTCATGGCCGGACAGTTAGTGATATTATTTATCCCAATCCAAATACGGATGATCCGCATGGACATCATGGGCGCGTGGTTTTCGTATGCACGCATTGTTAAATATGTTGTTAGTTAAGTTAGTTAACATGCAGTCGAATGGGTTTCGGAGCATGTTATAATACGCCGCTGGATTTTCGAGTTCGGTTGTTTTTTTAACAAGAGCCCTGATCCTGGAATTAGAATATTATTATTGTCGCATCCCTCATGGTCTCGATTAACGATTTGATCGTACTCTTCTTCCAGTAATGCTTTCAAGAAGTTGTAAATGGCGTACAAAATTTCTTCCGAGCATTTCCCGACAATCAGTACGCTACCCGTTCGAAAGATCATGAATGAAATCTCGCAAAACTCCGGCTTGGTTTCGGTTTTGGTATAATGCGGCTGTTGGCCATTTTGAACTTCTCGGCCGTACACGTAGTAAAACTTGGACTGAATGCCGGGATAGGAACACGAGTCGTAGTTACTGTTGATTCGATACTTGTATTTCAGAAGTTCGTGTAACTTATCACGGTCAATGTAAAACCCGCAGTTGAAATTCGAATTGATAAGCACGGTATCGCACTCGCCTTCCAAATAGGAAAGGTCCGGAGATACAGCCGGGCGCAGTATGCGGGTAACCACTTCGAGAACGTAATTGAGCGTTTGAATGTTCTGTATACCGGGAATTTCCAACTTCCCCGTATTAAATATTTTTACATGCATTTCTTTGAATTCAGGAAGGTGTGAAACGCACTGACTTTCTTTGACATCATCGCCTACGGCGGCGGGACTCTTTGCATCGCATGATAGTATTCGAATGATCATGACAAAACAGTTGAAGAATGCGCGCTTTTTTTTGCTTCGGTAGCATAAAATGTCTTTTTTTGAAATACCAACACTTATTTTGCGTTGGTCTTTGAATTTGATTCGTCCCTCTGGATTATCGATATGTTCTATTTCCTGATTGTCGCAATAACGTTCGTTTGCAATACGAGCCATGACTTCTTCGTAGTCTGCGCGTTCGGTTGTTGAAAATTTGATTTGTTTTTTGATGACGCCTTCAACCGGGTCGACGTATCGTATTACCGGAATTTCCCAAAATACTTTTTTGATATCGATTTCCCGATCCAAATGGGCAATTTTTGTCGTTGTTGAAATGTAAATGGCGCTGCATGTTGGAGTCGCATTGGTGCTAGTAGTACAAGCTCTAGCATCTGAAGAATCAGAAATATGCAAACATGACTGCAATGAAGACAATGATTCAGCCGAAGATTCTACATCATCTCCGAGTTTCATATTTCGCTTGAATGTTTCCCAGTCGTCGTCAAGATCCGCCATCGAATTAAGTAAGTATTAAGTAAGTAAGACAAAAGATATACGTGTATAGCTACATTACATATTCACGTCGGTCTTTAAGTTCAATTTTAAATTATATTAATTTAAACTTAAATGAAATAAAAAATATAAAAAATAAAAATTGACAGTAGAATAAAATTTCAGTCAATGCAGTAAAAATAAAAACATAACCCGACTAACAAATGCAACCCACTGTTGATGGAAATAATGGAATTGATGGATATATTTATATTTTAACGTCGCCGCATAAGTGTGGTATTCGTCGTCGAAAGATTGGTCTAACGACTTTGCCGCATCATCGGATGAATACGTATTTGACAAGTTGTTGCGATTTGGATGAATTGTATTTTGAAAGATTGTTCCACGTGAAGGTATCCGGGGTTGAAGAATTGCGCGACATTGAAGGGAAAATGCATGCACATTTTGGCCCGCTCCGCCGGCGCCGCGAATGGTTTGAACTTGACTCGCCCGACCCAGTTGGCGAATTCATCCGGAAACATCCGTCATTTTCCAAAGAATGCACTTTGAACGACGTGAAAGATTTGCAATACTCAAAAGAATCCGTGAAACGCGAAAAACGGCTCATACAAAAACAACAAGAACAAGAACAAGAACAAGAACAAGAACAAGAACAAGAACAAGAACAAGAACAAGAACCGGTTCCGGTTCCGGTTCCGGACAAAAAAGATTTAATTACTGAATATTTCAGTCATATGCTACCATCGGGCAGCCTACTTCCGCGCAGGATTCAGAGCGAACTGTTTTGCGCATTCTTGAAAAAAACGGCTGAAAATGAAAAGTATACGGGAATCGTACAATGGCCTACTGCGGTAGGAAAAACAATTGGGATGTTATCACTGCTCTTCATTTCATTCTCGCGGCGGTCATCTGAAGGGAAGATCTGGAGAGGGTTGCTCATTGCTCCACAAAATGACATTTTGAATACAATTATGGGCTCCATCAAGCGACTAGAAAAATGGGGAATTACGATCATTTCAGGCCACGACGCTCAATTTGTGGACGCGTTGCAAGAGTATCCGCGCGACCGGCATTGTTTGATCATAACAACGCACGCGTCCCTTACCGATCGGCGAAAATGGGAAATGCTTCCAGAGATCGACCATTGTCACTACGACGAGGTGCATCAAAGCACCGGCATGCAATTCTTCGGACTGCTAATTGAATGGATTCCCAAGTTTACATACTTTACTGGAACGTCTGCTACGCCAAAAACCTGCAACTCTGAACAACATACCCGACTTCACCAGCTGTTTGGAAACCCGCTAGAAGTTTTACACCAGTGTGAAATGGACGAAGCGGTCAGAGAAGGCTGGATCGCTCAACCCAAGATCATTGCAAAAATCGTGGATTCTGCTACACGCATTCAAGACTTTATCGGTATTGTCGCCCAAAGCGTTGCGAAAAAACGGGAACAAGGAAAATGGATGTACGGGAAAGTTATCGTATATTTGGAAACAATTGCCGACGTACAAGCCGCCGTTCGTTGCGCGGTTCAGTATTTCAATGAATCTGGTGAATCTGGATCTGGATCCGCGACGATTTATATGGCGGTAAAGGACACTAGTGCTGCAACTGCTGCAACTGCGACTGCTTCGAATGACTCAGATGTCGATCCCATTGAAGGCGCGCATCCGGATAGCGAGTTCATCAAAGACGAAGCAGATGGCTCGTTGCGTATACTGTTTGCATGCCAGCGTTACCGCCAAGGGTCCGATATCAAAGGAATTGAAATGACGATGGTTTTATTCAATTCTACAATTGCTACAAATGTATTCGTGCAAATCATGGGACGCGCACTTCGAAGGGACTATGCGTATGCGAATAAGGAGGGATGGTGCGTTATAGTGAAGACACGCAGTGAAGGGGAGGAAGAAACGTCCGAAGATGTTATGGATGGTATCCTTCTTGAGATGGCTAGTTTTCTCATACTGTCATCGTCATCGAATACGGATGTAGATAATAAGAAGACAAAGAAAGAGCAGCTTCAGGATTTCGTTTCACAGTTCTTGGAATTTGACGTTGACAGAAAAGAGTTTTCGATCGAAGAAACGGTTGAACGCATGCAGTGCATGTATTTGCGAAAGGAGTACGTATCTGGAAACAAGGGAGTTCGCGAATACTGTATTGAAAAAGGAATCGATTCCAGTTTCGAATATGCGGAACATCGAAAAACCGAAACGCGCATTTCTCTTCCATCCGACATTCCGTGCCAATCAACTGAAACCGTTTACGCGTTCTTGCACCCGAATGCATCCTGCATGCAAAAGTCGGAGTTTATAAGTGTTTTAAAATCTCTCGATTTGACGACTTCCCAAAAATACGAATCATGGCGCTTGTCTTCGTCATCATCACACTATCCATCCATTCAGCACATTAGCGACGGCTACTTTGGACCCAATGATACAAATTTCAACACATTCGTCGAATCAAAGAGATCGCGTAGGTAAATAGGCGCAGATAAATAGACGCAGATAAATAGTGATAAATAGTAAATAGAGGTATAGTATTTTTTATTTAAAAAATTGAATTTAATATTCGATTCCATATCACATACCATACCATATATCACCTCAAAATATGGATTTAACGCGCCCATGCCAGCAAAGGGCGCATAAACGAATTACTGAACTATTGGAAACGTATGATAAGTGCCTTGTGAAAATGTTTTGTGGAACAGGTAAGTCCCGTGTCATCCGATCGATCATTCTAACACAGCAAAAACTGCTCAGCGTCGTCGTATTCCCGTCCCTTGCTCTCATACGACAATTCACGGCGGATTACTTAGCTGATGTTGCCGTCTCAAAAACATGCGCTATTCTCAACGTGTCCAGCGAACAATTGAAAGATTTTCAAAGCACGACCGAACCGGCGGACATCAAGAAGTTTACTGTTGTCGCCAAAAAGAGAGCCACCATGAAGAAAATGAAAATCATTTGTGTAACCTACCAGAGCCTGCAAGTGCTTCTCGACAATTTGGGCGATGCAACGGTCGGCCTGATGTGTTTTGACGAGGCGCACAGGACAACCAGCCCCGAATACTCCAAACTCGTGTACAGCGATGAATATCGTGTCAAGTATGAAAAGCAGGTATTCTTTACTGCCACGCCAGCCAACCAGAATGGCATTGTGATGTTTGACCGCGAACGCGATGAAATGGGGACGTACGGCGACTGCGGTCCGCTGGCGTCGGAATACACGTATTTGCAAGGACTGCGCGACGCCATTCTCTCGCTATTTGAATTGCGCATAGACCTTTACACCCAAGACACACTGGGGAATGTGTATGAAAGCATCGCACGGGCCATTTTGACAACGGGGAATACACGAGTACTCACGTTTCACGCGGACGCGGCCGAAGATAGCAAATCGGATACTTCTGTATTGCGGTTCGTGGACAAGGCAAGGTTCGTCGAGGCGCTTCGTGCGGTGTGTGCGAAAGAGTTCCCTGATAAAGTGGGGAAGTTTACTTCTTCCAATGTAACATTCACGGCAATCACAGCTGAAACAAAAAACAAGGACGCAATCCTTGACGCGTTTGAAACTTGCACCGATGATGAAATCTATATTGTGTCGTCGTGTCGAACGATTGGCGAAGGGGTTGACACGAAGAAGGCGAACATGTGCGTATTTGTGGATCCGAAATCGTCGGTTGTATCCATCATTCAAAATATCGGGCGCATCTGCCGCAAGATTGCGGGCAGTGAACGAGAGCCGGCGACGATTTTGGTTCCCGTTTGTATTGGATGGGATAAATATGTCGCAGCAGGCGATGATGCCGAGAAACAGGATAGTTTAATCAGGGAACAACTGAACGACCGAGAGAATGGCGATTATAACGCGATTATGAATATCGTCGCGGCACTGAAACAGGAAGACCCTGAATTGTATGAGTTGTGCTTGCGATACCCGAGCAAGTTCACGGAGTCGGAGCGCAAGCATGCGCTGGAAGAACAGGGGTTCCGCGTTTTAGAAGACGACGAAGACATTGATGAACTGGTAGAAAACGGCGACAGGGTTGAAATCCACACTTCAAATGTAGATGTTCCCATTGTGTATCGGGGGTTTGATGGCCACGGGGAGGATGCGGATGAAGACGACGAAGAGAGACCGATTCAGCGCTTCTACGAAGTAGAGGAAGAAAACGATGATGGTGAAATGGAAACGAGATATCATCGGATTGCACCAATCAATGAAGAAGAGGAAGACGACGAAGAAGATTCAAATAGACGCCTGAACCCGCCCAAAACGACCAATCGCCCGAGAATGAATATCCACACCAACGATGAAATCAAACTGCTTTGGAGAATGGGGGACGTCGTGTTGGGGGAACAATTCGGGTCAGGGGTACTGGAATGTCAGGTAGAACGATTGGATACTGATGAAAGATGGAAGGAGAACCTTATTGAATGTGCAAACCACATAGATTCACATTCAAGACCTCCTACGCATACAACGTCGCTTGGACGCTGGTTGGGAAATCAAAAAGAAAATGCAAAACACAATTTGAAAATATTGAAAAAAGAAGAAATACGAAACTTGTGGAACGAGTTTGAACAAAAATATCATTCATATATATCACCTGATGGAAAATTTAAACAATATTTGGACGACGTTCGTTGCTTTATTGGTATCAATGATGCACGCCCCAATAAACATTCTGCAGATGAGAAAGAGGCAAAATTGGGACGATGGATTGGAACAACAACAAAGAATTACAAAACTAATCGACAAAATATGGCAGATGCAGAATATCGCAAATTGTGGTCGGATTTTATAACCGACCCAAAATTTTCAAGTCATTTCCCCTGGGACGATGTTGACGCGTGGTTTACTAAATTTGAAGAATTGAAAAAATACATAAAGGACAATCACAAACCGCCATCGGGCAAGTCCAAGGATCGCAAGAGTAAATCACTTGGTATTTGGTATTTAACTCAAAACAGAAAGTATCATAGTGAAGACAGCCTCTCTGCGGGAGAATCTATGAAAAATCCAGTTATAAGAAAGGCGTGGAAAGACTTTACAGAAGATCCGTCATATTCTCAATATTTGACTACAAAGGTAGATGCCGATGAACAAGATTGGAATCGAAATTGTCAAAACTTGGCAAAATATGTTGATGAACATAAAAAATTACCCTCGGCTGCTCAAGGACAATTGTCAGAAATAAAAAGTCTTGGAAACTGGTCTTCAAAACAACGTGAAAGTTATCGTGACGGAAAAATGAGTTCTCAACGAATAAGTGATTTGGAAAAAATACCTGGATGGTATTGGGACAAAGACGAATCAAATGAAGCAAAAATCAATAGTTTGATACAATTTCAAAAGAATTTTCAACGATTACCAAAACAACACTCTGGCAACAAAAACGAGGAAAAATTGGTCAACTCTATAACTACATTCAGAAGATCTTATCGAAAAAAGAATTTAGATGAAATATGGATTAAAAAATTGGAAGGAATCCCTGGATGGTTTTGGCACAAGGATGAATTGAAAAAACTTCAATCTATCCCGTCAACTCAATCCCCTTCATTATCTCCACCCCCCAAATCAAAACCCAAAGTATCCAAAAAATCCCATCTCATCCCCAATCCAACAACATCATTGGAATGTTCTGCTTCTGAAACCAATCCAACTTCGTTAAAACGCGTCATCACCGATTCTCCCTATAAACTCACCGGTCGTGCATGGGCTACGCAAAAATCGTGTACTACCCACGAAAAGCTTCAGTCCAATCCTGCCGAATGGCACGCGTATCATGCTGCACGCGACATCAGTTTCCAAAGTTATGTCGATCAGTCCCAAATTCCGCGCAATCGTATAATCGATCATCTCGGCAATAAACGCAAGCATCGCCTTCGCATTCTGGATCTCGGGTGCGGTCGCAACAACATTGCACGCCATTACGCAGACGAAAAGAAATTCACAATCCAAGGATATGATCACGTGGCCGAGCAAGGAAGCGGCGCTCTTATTGGAAACATCGCCGACCTTGCCGCGCAAGAAGAAGATGAAAGTGTCGACATCTGCATTTACAGCCAGTCGCTGATGGGCTCGGACTGGCGCGATTACTTGACCGAAGGCCACAGAATGCTGCGATACAACGGCGAGTTCATCATCTCCGAACACGTCAAAATGTTAGACGATGTTCGTTCGGAACTCGATCGTCTGGGATGCAAAGTGGAAAGCGTAAATGCTGATAATGATGCTGATGCTGATGCGATGATGATGGCATCCGAAGAAGTCCAAGACGCCGATGACAAGGTTGCGAAATGGTTCGTTCTGGTTGCTCGGAAAGTGTAATTTGTTAATAAAATAATAAAATAAAATAATAAAATAATCTGGCATAATAATTTTAAAATAATAAAGCATAATTTTAAAATTTTTATTTAAAAAAATTGAATTTATTCATATTTATGTGACAACCAAAGAATAACCAACCCCGACAATAATTCACAATGCAGACACAGACACAGACACCATCGGATATAAAAGCATTTAAATCTTCAATTGTTCGCATTCGAGATATTCTGAGAGGACCTGGAGTAGCCATTACAGGAATGGAATCAATGCGACACATTTGCTTGTACATTCTGGCAAGGTACGTTGATATTGAAAAAGCGCAAAGTCTCGGAGTTCCAGAACAATTCGCGTGGGAAAATCTGATGCACGTTTCACAAACGCAAGAGGGCGGCGTACAATTTGCATTCGATTTGTTCTACCATAAAGAGGAAGACTGTCTGATTGCACATTTCGACCGACTCTTCGGAACCGAAAAGTTTTCATTCGATATTAAAAGTCCCATGAAACACAAGGAAATTATGGAGATCATGCACCGCATCGACGTTCGCATTATCGACGATCATATCGATTTACTGGGCTGGGTATACGAGCAACACCTGGGGACGGGCGCATCGGGGTCTGGGTCGAGGGATTTGGGACAATATTTCACTCACCGAGCAATTTGCGAGTACCTCGTAGACTTGTGCAAGCCTGGGTTTGAAGAAGACGGAATCCCTGAATCCATCTGCGATCCAACTATGGGTACCGGCGGGTTCCTTACCACGTTTATCAAACACTACCGTCGAGCGCATCCGGACAAACCAGTCGACTGGAAGATTCAATGCAAAGAAATTCACGGGTGCGATACCGATCCCAAAGTCGCTGGAATTGCAAGAGCCAATTTGTTCATGGAAACGGGCGGATACCGAGCTCAAAATTTATTAACACATGATTCGCTTTACAATGATTTGCCGCAAAACGGGTACAAAATTATTCTGGCAAATATGCCGTTTGGAGTGAAACAGCTGGTCCACGCCGATTGTTGCGAACGAGTGAAAGACTTGAAAATTCGAACCACGAAATCCGAGCCACTGTTTCTCCAACTCATGATGGTTTCGTTAAAACCTGGCGGGCGATGTGCCGTGGTTGTACCCGACGGAATTCTGTTCAATGTCGCGCGCGGTCACCGGGATACTCGAAAGTATTTGCTCGATCATTTCGAATTGAAACGGATTATAAAAATGAAAGGGCAGTTCTTTACAAACACGAGCATTCAGCCGTCTATCCTGTTCTTTGAAAATACAGGCAAGTCAACTAGTGCAGTCGAGTTTTGGGACGTTGTTAAAGACACGACCACCGGCGATATACAGGAAACGATGGTTCTTTCTGTGCCAACGGATCGACTCAATGACGACTTCTCGTTCAATATGAATTACTACCAGGAGAAAAAAGCGCTGGTTCCGAATACCGGGTTTCCGCAATACCCTTTGTCCGAGATTTCAAACTACGCGAATGGAAAGACGCTTGCATCGGCGGAAAAAACAGACGACGGTGAATACGATGTTATGGGCGGCGGTATGACGTACAACGGAAAAACAACCGCGTTCAATCGCGAGGGCGAGACGATCAGTATAAGCAAGAGCGGGTCTGCAGGTTTCGTATGCTACCACAATAAAAAATATTGGGCGGGTGACTGTCTCACGATAACGCCGCGAAATGTCGATGATGTAATTACCAAATACTTGTACTATTATCTCAAACTGACAAAGTCAACTACGACTGTGGTCGGAAGCACGATTCCTCACTGTAAATGGGACGACATCAAAGACATTTCAGTTGTTGTACCGCCGCTGCATGTACAGAATGAAATTGTCGCGACGCTCGATCGCATCTATATTACAACACCCGAAGAAACAACTATCTCGATGACGGAAACGCTGAAGATGACGGATAAGGGCATGGACCTTATTCTGGCAAACCCTGCCGGTGAATTCCTTGAACCGATTGTTGAAGCGAATCGATTGATACGGCGATCGGATCAGATGATCGCGCATATCAAACTTCAAATGGGAGCGGTTATTGGCGCGTCCATGCACGGACCTGAATGTACCGACTACTTGCTATCTGAGCTGGCTGAAGACAATCCCGAAAACCTTACACGGGCTGATACGGGCTACGAAACAATCAACTATGTCGACTTGGGCTCAGTAAAAGAGGGTAAAATATCTGCGGTTCAGAGTATCCCCATTTCAGAAAAACCGGCCAGAGCGCAACGCAAGATACAGGACAGGGATATCATATGGGGAAGTGTTCGCCCGCTTTCAAGAAGTTATGCATTTATCGAAACCGCGGCGGAACATATGATCGGATCGACTGGATTCGTCGTGATCCGGACCAAGGACGCGACCCAAGTAATGTCAAAATACTTGTATTACACGCTTACAACCGATGCATGCGTACGGTTCCTGGATATGCATAGTACCGGAAGTTCGTATCCCGCGTTCAATTCCCAAACAATCATGGCATACCGTGTCACGATTCCACCAATGCATGTACAAACGAAAACGTTGGAACGGCTTTCAGCGCTTCAGTTGCAACTGGATACACTTGAATTGCTGAAGCAACAATCGGAAGACAATGCGAAATTTATACTGGAATCGTATACATAAAAATAAAAATAAATATAATAAAAAATATAACAAATAAATAATTTATAGTTTGATCACATCACCTTACCTTTTTTCCATTTCATGATGGCCAGACTTATATATTCGACGATATGTTTTGAATTGCACTCTTGGTTATGAATTACATGTTCAACGTGAGTTAAAAATTCAGGCGTGAGTTCAGTGAGTTGTGTACGAATAATATGATTCAAAAACTGGACCATCATGCTTTTCTTCTCAATACAATAATCGCGACTGATACGGTTCAGTCTGGACGAAATACTTGCCGAAGTTTCTAAGGCAATTACATCGTTCCAGGTATTACGGTGAATGATTTTACACTTGGATACGATTTGATTCGATTGCATGTAATTGATCATTCCGCGAATGTCGGATCCAAACTGGGTTTGTATATTACGCAATGTATCAATCGACAGTTTTAATTTTTCATTCACGTTGATTTGATCCAAAAACTCGATAATGCGCGGTTCCGGCAACTGGTTGAACCGCATTTTAACAAACTCGGATTGGAGAGATTCGTCGATTTTACTCACGTAGTTGCATATCAGGCAAAATTTCACGTTACACAGCGTATAATTATTGATCAAATACCGAAGCGCCATTTGAGCATTTTTTGTCATGTAGTCAACTTCATCGAGAATAATAAACTTCAACTGTTCGCCTCGTCCAAATAAACTTTTAGTATTGACAAACGTACTTATTTGATTTCGAATGACGTCAATTCCGCGTTCATCGGATGCGTTTAAATGAATGACTGTTCCCAGACCCAGAATCGGATACGGATTAGAACTGGAATTTGAATTGTGGTCAGTAGTATGTTCATGCGTATCTGTTGCGGTTACGGTATACTTATTCTGAAACGCGCTGACCAGGTTTATAACTGTCGTTGTTTTTCCGGTTCCCGGAGGGCCGTAAAGTAACAAGTTCGGAAAGTATCCTTTTTCAATTATATTTTCAAGAATTGTTTTATTTGTTTCGTCGAGAACGATATTATCAAACGTTTTGGGCCGGTATTTTTCAACCCATGGAGTTGACGACTGAACGGCGGCAGCGATTGCAGCGATATTCATATCCATATTCATATTCATATTTATTATTATTGATAATCATATCTTATCATATACGTTCAAGTATTTATTTTCATATTTAAAATTTAAAAAAGAAATACAAATAAAATTGTTGCGTTTTATCTGGATGGATAAAGTGTAGGTAAAAGTATAAGTTACATTGTTACATTTATAAACAACATTCATTCTGAAGAGATGACAGCCGAACCTCAAACTCAAGACAGCAGCAGACGCCCACGAGCAACCCAGCTGAATGGTAGTGGTGGATACCTTGAACTGATTCTTGGCCCGATGTTTTCGGGAAAAACCTCAAAGTTACTGGAAATACACAAACAGTGCCTGTTTTGCAGCATTCCCGTGGTTGCAATTAATTATATGGAAGATACGCGGTATTCGGATACGATGATGTCAACGCACGACCGTGCCATGATTCCGTGTATTCGCGGGACTCAAATCAAGGATATGGTCGTAGACCCGGCCGACGGATACGCGATTCGAAATGCTGCCGTGGTTTTGGTAAATGAGGGGCAGTTCTTTCCGGACTTGGTTGAATACGTTCGAAAATGGGTAGATGTTGACAACAAGCGCGTTTACATATGCGGCTTGGATGGCGATTTCATGCGCGCGCCTATGGGTTCAATACATGAACTGATTCCGTTTTGCGACAAAATTGAAAAACTGACATCACTTTGCAGCCGTTGCCGCGATGGAACGCGTGGAGTCTTCAGTTTTCGAATCACGAATGAAACCGAACAAAAACTCATCGGATGCTCTAACTATATTCCCGTGTGCCGAAAATGTTACAATGAACTCAGCGATGAACGAACGAAGCATAACACACCCCCAGCCACGCTCGAGTAAGTAAATAAAAAAGGAAAAGAATCAAATATATTTTTATTTTTATTTTTTATTGAAAAAAAATAAAAAGCGGGGAAGGGGGATAGAATAACTTACCTGACTAGGCGAACTGACTGGTTCGGTGATTTTGCTCGAGCGGTTGAACTTGCAAGTGCAGAGCGCGACGATCACCGCATGCCGCAAGTTCAAGTTCGCGTGCACGGATCTTGTCGGCAGCCAGCTTTGCATTTCTGGCTTCAATTGCCGCATCGGCGGCTTCTTCGCTTCCAAACTTCTTGATGTACTCGCGTCGTTCTCTGAACGCTCGAAGCACAACAAGTGCAGCTTGCTTGTCTTCCATTCGCGTGGCGTCTTTGATGCGCTGGATCAGCCTTTCTTCAGTAATGATATTGGTGTTGGCGGCGGCCATTGTTGTAACTTGTATTGTTGGGTTGGGTAAGCACTACTTATGACATGAAACAGTAATTGAAAAAGTAAATCAATTTTTTTTCGAAATTTCATTTTCTTACTCTCCGTATTTTACCTCGTATTTTTTTACGAGTTGATCTAGATTTACTAGATTTACTATATTTTTTAGATTTCATACCACCTCTTCTACATTTAACACCTTTAGGACTACCAGGAGCCCCTTTAGCACTAGAACTATCTTTCGGACTATCAGGAGACCCTTTAGCACTAGAACTACCTTTAGCAGCACTACCTTTAGGACTATGTTCACCTGGGGGGTGTGTAAAACAAAATCCTCCTATATTTGATGGTCCAGTATGGTCTTCGTGAGTAACATGATCTTCAAAAATAGTATTTACTTTTTTAATACCAGAAACATCGAATGTCTCTAGAGTATATTCACTTTTATTTGGATCAATAATAATTATTTGAAGTCTCTCCGCATCATATCCGACTATCAAAACATAATGACCAGAACCACCTGATAATTTAACTATAATAGGTCTACCCCTATCAATTTCTGTTTTAATTTGACTAAATTTTATTTCTTTACTTCCTGAACATCCGCCTTGTTCATGTATATAGTGTAACCTATACATTAAATAATCAATCGGGTTTTGTGGATTATTATCTATGGCCGAACCAGTTATTTCTTTTACTATGGCCGCTTGATTAATTGTAGTACCATAATGTTCTAGAATCATTTGAATTACTGCAGCATAACACCATTGCGTTTTTTCTTGTATGTGAATTTTACTTTCAGGTATTAATATTATTCTTTGCATATTATATATATATATGTATTTATATGATACAAAAATTTAACGCTAAAATAAAAACGAATTGAAATAAATAATAATACTATAAAATGAATCTGGCAATTCAAATTGTTTTTGGCGCAGTTGGCAGCGTGACTGCGTGTTTTTGCTGTGGGTATATCCTTTCCAAAAAATGTTATAGTTACACTAACGATGACGTAAGGACGTAACTATAAAATAAATGCTCCTTACGGGACTCGAACCCGTGACCTCGGCCTCATAAGGACCGCGTTCTAACCAAACTAAACTAAAGGAGCAACAATAATAACTAGTGATTATGTGCTATCACCATCTATTATCCTATAGAAGTATTTAAATCATTTTTTAAATAAATAGGATTTGTAATTATGGTCTTATTATGAAAAAAAATTGAATTGTATTTCACATTCACGAATATGTTGATAGTAGTGACTCCAAAGACAACAACAACAACAACAACACGACAACGATACAATGGACTCTTTTAGAAGAAATTATGACGAAGACATCCACGGACAGTGGCGCGCAAATGCGGGTGAGAAGGTGGTTTACACGGAAGACTTTCCGGCACCCATTCTTTGTGCTACGGAATTTACAGACAACTCCACGGGAAAAGGTAAGGCAAAAAGGGTCGAAATAACATTCGACATTTCCGGTTCCGGAACCGGAACAGAATCAGGTATGTGCACATTCACTCACACAGACGACGGTGTTGGCATTGAAAGGATGTCGGACCTTTCCCGGTTTCTCAAATTCGGAAGTACCCAGTCATCAGGCACATTTCATCATTACGCATGGGGTCGTTTCCGCGCAATGACGGCGTTTATGCCAGACTACGAGACTGCGCAATGGACGATTGATTTCAGACTTTGCAACAACCCGACTGTAATGAGTCGTCTTTGCCAGCCGTGGAGCACGACTCAGAAGATGCAAGATTCGATGACTGAGGTTCCGGTTACCGACTCGAATCGCGGGGTCGGGTTTGGGATACAGCTCAATTTCAAAATGTCGATCTTCGGAGAACTCGCCAAGACGTACAGCGAAGATCCGGCAATTCTCTTCAACAAAATGAAAGAGCGTCTGACAACGAAGTACAGCGAGGAAGTGCTTCAAACGACCGAACTCATTCTTACGGTGAAGAAGGGAAGCCAGGTCATCCGTGAAAGCTCCAGAGAGAACAACTGGAAGACATTCGAACAGATGCTTCGCGAACTTTCGGAAACTTCTCCGGCGTCTTGCCAAATCATCTTTGACGAAACGTTGAAATGGGAAAGCATCCAGTTCAGAGCGACCGAGTACTTCTTGGCAAAAGACAATGATGACTTGAGAATGGCGTTTCCGACATTTGGCAGGCGAGCACTTGAATGCCAGCGAGTTCATATAAGCAACGACGGTCGGCTTATTGAATCACGAGCGAAGACGCTGATGGACAAGCGAAAGAACCTTCACGGGTACCAAAACGGAGAAATCGTCTTCATCAATGCGTTTGCTGGCGATACTGGATCATTTCTGGACCAGCCGACTCCCGCAACTACCAAAGTGTCCATCAAAGACGATTGCGTAAACCTTCCGGGCATATATCGCAAGTACCTGGATGAAAAAAAGAGCATCGAAGACGAGAAGGCCTCGGAAAGAAAGGCACGCGAAAAGGAATTGAAGGAGCAACGAAAAAAGAGAACAGTGCCTGCGGCTGCGCCTTCAGCACCAGCGCCAGTGCCAGTGCAGGAACCAGTATCCGTTCCAATACCATTGGTCCCGTTGGTGCCATTGACGTTATCATCTGCAACGTCAGTGGCGCCAGGAGCAGGAGCAGGAGCAGCAGCAAGAGCATCATTTCAACCCAAGCGCACATCCATGCACATTGCAAGTGACATGCCCGAAGTACGTGTACCAGATCATGCTTGCAATGTCGTTACTCAAAACATGAGTGGCGTTGGCGTGGATGGACTTGCAAAAAACCCCAGCGTATCCAGTGTACCGAAATCCAGGCCCCGACAAGCGTTTCTCCCCGAAGAAGTTGTTTCGATCATTCGAGCCGCGTCGAAACATATGACCCAAGAGTCATTTGCCGCGTTCAAAGCCGACATGAACAGTAAGTATTCTCTAGGCATGGAATAAACACAACACACAACACATGCACAAACAAGTTCGTTAGTGGATTAAAAACGAACATTTTTTTTTTATTTTATACCATAGTTGTGTTGTTATTTATTCTTACTTATTGTTTATATTACTTATCTATACCGCATCATATTTCATTGTAACGATGAAAAAAATTGAAATATTTTAGAGTTTGGGATAATATGTAAAGCAGCGAATCAAACACCGAACAACCGAAATGACGACAATGACAACTGCCCAATTTGCCTGGAATCAATTCAGCCTCAAACACATCCAACGTGAAAGTGGAGCTGACGAACGCCTGGACAAGTACCTTGCTGAAAAAATCGATGACAATGAAGAAGGCTTCGACATGCCAGGCCCAGTCACTTCAACAACTTCAACAAAATCCAAAAAACGCGTACAGTGGTCACCAACAAAGCACAAGCTCGCGGCTGCAAGTGCAGCAACTACCGCCACCATCAGTCCACCCGCGCCCGCCGAAGGGTTCGAGCAAGTCAAGAAGGCCAAAACGCGAGCTGAGCGACGCGCCGAAGAACCTGAAGTCGAGCCTGAAGTCGAAGAACCTGTCGCGCGCAAGGATCGGCGCAGCGATTACTGGGTTCAGCGTGACAACCTGCGACGCGACAATGCCAGGACGATGAAGAATCAGTTCCAAGAATTCGAGGAATGAAATGAATCCAATACAAACAATCCAAGACTCCAAGACTCCAAGACCGCATAGGTTTCTCTTGTTGAGTGTGTTACAACGAAACTTTTTTTTATTTTTTAATTAACCTGCTGACCCTATCCGCGCAAATGGGTTTGATGGGAGTCTCCCTCTCCCGCTAAACGCTAAATACTTTATTAAAACAACTTAAATTAAAATGCTAACTGAAATGTAAAATACGAATTGTTTTAATTTTTTATATTTCAGATTTCATATTTCAGATGCAGCCAGATATCCAGACTAATAAACAACCCAAAGAACCGAAACAACCGAAACAGCCAAAAGAACCGAAACCACCCAAAGAACCGAAACCACCCAAAGAACCGAAACCACCCAAAGAACCGAAACAGCCAAAAGAACCGAAACAGCCAAAAGAACCGAAACAACCAAAAGAACCGAAACCACCCAAAGAACCGAAACAACCCAAAGAACCGAAACATCCCAAACAGCCAAAACCACCCAAAGAACCGAAACAGCCAAAAGAACCGAAACCACCCAAAGAACCCAAGGAACCAAAAAAGCCAAAAGAACAGAAACAACCGAAACAACCGAAACAACCGAAACAACCGAAACAACCGAAAAAGCCAAAGGAACCGAAGCAACCTAAAACCCTAAAAAAACTAAAACAATCCGCTTATGAAAAAAAAGAACAAGGAATATCTGGATCAGGACAAGTCCTTAAAAAACGAGGTCGTAAACCCAAGGGTGGAAAAATAATTTCAGCAAGTGATCCATTGGCAAATTCTAATTCTAGTAGCGATGGTACAACACTCGATAAATCAAGTGGACCAAGTATTGTTTCGACAAATGTAATTCTACACCTTAAATGCGGGTTCGATGACATGCATTCAAACTCAATATCTATTTTTAAATATGAACCTACTGTAGAAATGGTACAGTCGTACACCGACTCAAATGATATAAGTGAAACCGCTGGCGAATTCAATAGCAGCACAAAAACCAGTCATGTTAATACGAATACGGATAGTCATCATGGAAATCCCAATAATGACATTGATAATCACAATGATAATAATGATAATCACAATGATAATAATGATAATCAGAATGAGAATGGCAATAATGACATTGATAATATCGAAAATACTACCGTTGACAATAACCAAAACAATGATAAGGACAAGGACAAAGACAAGGACAAATGCAAATCCATTTTTCCTCCACGTCTCCACAAGAGTGTATCATCAGCATTATTCTCTCAAAATCATAATTATAATCATGGTCATGCAGATTCAAATCTTCAGTTGAGCGATACTATCACGGTAACCAATGGAGACTCGATGAAGGATATATGGAAAAAAATAAACAAGCTTAAAGTGACATTGCATAACGACAACGCGATTTTCAATGCAGTTCAGCAGTCTGCATGTTTCTGGGATACATGTAAATTTACTACACCAGTGATACATATTCCCAAACTTTATAATAAAGTAACAGACTCATATACCGTATATGGGTGTTTTTGTTCTCCAGAATGTGCTGCAGCGTACCTTATTCGTGAACCGCTCGATTCATCCGTAAAGTTCGAACGATTGCAAATGTTAAATGGAATGTATAACGACATATGTAATAATACGGACCGACCTGTAAAACCAGCCCCTGACCCCAGGTACGTACTTAACAAATATTACGGCAATCTAACAATTGAAGAATATCGTAAACTTCTTAAAAGTGACCATTTATTATATGTGGTAAATAAACCACTCACTCATTCGTTACCCGAATTATATGACGATAACAATGAATTTCTAGTAAATGGAAAACCTGCAGCAATGTCGTCTATAAATTCTGGATCATTATCAACATCGTCCTCTCTTGGACCATCGTCATCGTCGTCGTTTATAAAAAATAAAGCCAAATATCCGCTATTAAAAGCAACCTAGTTAGAAAAATAGAAAATAGAGTAAAAAATAAAACGTATATGCCTTTTATTTTTTGTTTATTTGAGTATTTTATTTTTTTGATATTATTATTTTATTATTATTTGATTAAATATTCAATATTTTTGGGCTGCTGTTACTTAGTTATTTTTTTATTGAATACCGGTTTCCCCTTGACAAACAGTCCAATTTCATCTCCGATATCTCCATCGGTAAGACATTCGTAAATGACACCCGTTGTCTCGTTTGTGGTAAAATACATTTTCCCCTTGATTTCAACCTCAACTACTTCCACCTCTTCTTGTTCCTCTTCCTGAACCGGTTCTTCCGCCTCTTCTGTTTCTTCTTCATCATTGTCCTCTTTTTGTTCTTCCTCAATGTTTTCTTCTTCGTATACGGTGTCCTGATCTTCCTCTTCCTCTTCCTCTTCCTCTTCTTCCTTTTCCTTTTCCTCTTCCTCTTCTTCTTCCTTGTCGTCGGCGTCTTCTTCTTCCTCTTCTTCTTCTTCTTCTTCCTGAACCGCTTCTTCTTGACAACATGTGAGATCCACTAATTGTACTCTAGTAGAATCAGCTTCTTCGATAATCAGCGTGATATTTTCAGAAAGAGGATCGATACATGTTTCCTTTTGCGAGTCGCGCTGAAGTTGAAGTCGTAGCGCATCATTCTCGAGTTTAACCATTTGAAGTTCGGATTGAAGACTCTCAATCACTTGAAAACATTGCGTTAACTGGGACTGTATATGAGCTAGTTCTTGGCTGGATGCTTCTCCTTCTTCTCCTTCTTCTTTTTCGTATTTAGGTTCTTGTTTGAAACGCGGTCCATCTCGAATCGCGCGCTGAACTGCCGGAATGGCTAGTATTGCATCGTGTGATTCCTTGTACAAAGCATAGTCAGCGCACACGCGCGAAAGACGCGTCGACATGATGTCGCCAACTTCTTTTACTACACTGTCGATTATGTTTGATGTGTTCGATGTAGAAGATGCCATGTAAGAAATTTGAAGGTTTGAAGTATTTAAGTTGAAATGTGAATACCGTATGCTCAGACATGAATATATACCATATCCAATTTAAATCAATTTTAATATAAATATAAATATAAATATAAATATAGTTTTAGAAGCCCTGAAAATGACCGAAGACGAAAAAATCACTACAATCATAAGTCAAACTGACTACACGGAAGACCAAGCCCGTGAGTATTTATTGCGTTACGATAATGACGAAATTGCAGTAATACGTTACTATTTAACCGGATCAGAGTATCCAGCTGCAAAACATGAGACCAGTGCACGATCCAAAAATCAACTTGTTTATTCCGAAATCCGAAAATTTATGGACGCCTGTTCTAAAAATTCTAAAAATGCAACTGCGTAGTAGTAAATATTTACTTTTTTAGTCATGATAAAAAAGTAAATAAAATATAGTGAATTTATATAATATAATTATACACTTCATACTTTAATAAAATTAATAAAATGCATATTAGACGAAACACATTTAATGGAATCAGTAACCGTCTCACTAAAAGAGCGAATGGTAGTACTAGGAAAGTACCGCATTATGCGCGTATTAATTCAAACCCAACCGGTGGCAGCAAGCGTCGAAAGATAGCGTTAAGCCGTGTATCATCACGTCGTTATTATTCTTCGGGAGGAGCTGGACCCGCAGGAGGACTTAAGGCTGAAATTGCTGCGATTAATGCCGTGTTCAATGGAGCAGTAGGAGGAGCAAACTTGACTAAAGTCCAGGTTAAAGATGCATTAAAGGCTTATAAAAGTGCCGCTCAGCCGGCGTTATCTGAAAAAGCAAAAGATCATCTGTTAACATTGATGAACTCATTGAGTCATCATTCCAACCATACCGTTATTACCCCCGCACTACTGGCAGCAGATACAGCAACACTTCAATCAGCTGCAACCGCTGCCAATCAAAAAGACATTGCCTCCAGGAGCTGTGGTCGACCAAACCCTCTTTCTGTTCCACTAGAGCATAGAACAGACCCAAAATCTAAACCTGCATCTCCAAGGTAATGACCCTGATGCAGGTAAACCAAATAATTTAATTATCAAATACACCATTCCGTTTTGTAACATATATAAAATATATATTTTGTTTTTAAACGTTTTTGACTATTTGTTGCACGCACGCATGCACGCATGCTATTTTATATATTCAAAATAAAAAAAAATAATATATATTACGGTAATATATATTATTACATTTAAAATGCCGCTTGTTGCCACATTATGTCCACCAGCCCTATTATATCTAGGGTTTTCGATCATTCAAATCATTATCGATTTATTTAGAAGTGATCACGTAACTGCATTTTTCAAATTTTTAATTACCATTGTATTTTTATTCATTCTTCAGAATTTATGTGACACCGGACTCAGTCTTATTTCCTGGTTTATCGTGTTTGTTCCATTCATTATGATGACCTACGTGTCTTCGATCGTATTTTACTTGTTTGGAATGAAACCTAGTCCCTCGGAAGCAGGAAAAGTAACGAAAGGAAAAAAAGAAGTCGATCCCAATTATTTCAATAAAGCAAATTCAAACCCAGGATATCCAACCAACCCGATAAGCGAGATGGCCAACGAAAATGAGAAACTCAACCTTAAAATATAAATTTAAAATACAGAACTATGAAAGCATCGCCTTATTGATGGGCGGTTTTCCACCGGGTATTTTTCTACTTCCCATGTTTCTCACATTTTTAGAAAGCTGGATTAAATCCTTGTCCACCTTTTTTATAGCTTCGTCGCTTTTCTTGTACTGGCTATTCAAATTCAATTTGTTGAAGTCGTTGAGTGCGGCGTTTATTTTATCATACTCGCTACAGTCCTCTCCACATGCACTAAGCTTGGACTGAGAGTCCCCAGATGGTGTACTAGATGATTCCGGTGGTGGCGACACATTGGATGAATTGGATGCACTCGGTACAAGAGGAGGATTATTATTCATACCTTCTCGCAACCCTTTCTTATTCGAATCCGAGAGAATATGGAATGCAACGAGTCCGGCAAATAGCATCGCAACTCCGTAAATAAATGTAATAGTAGCAGTAGTAGTGATATACATCAATTATTAACTATACTAGTGGTAGTTATTAATATTATTAATAATTTAATAATTTGATAATTTAATAGTTTAATAGTTTCGAATTTATTTTATATTTTCATTCCGATTGATTATCCTGCATCTCCTTGAGAGATTCGTTCAGTTCGGAAATAGATTTTGAATGCGCTACCGACGCTTGAGTATTAGCATTAATTTGCATTTCCAACACCTTAACCGTTTTCATTGAATCTGATAAATTTTTCTGAAGTTCTTTCACCGATGCACAATCTTCTGGGCACTTTATTGGCGGCTTTGCGTTATTTTCAGCTCCTTCAATGATTGTATATCCGTCACCATTCACAATCCAATTTATAATCAAGAATAAAAAAAACCCAAAAATCAGATATAAAAGAATTCGCTGCATAAATATTTAGTGCTTGTAATTTATTATTAATTTATTATAATTATAACTATATAATTATTATACCACTATAAAATAAAACTTATTTATTTCTAACTAAAAAAATGTCTCGACCTACCAATTTTAATGTATCAAATACGCTTACTACTACGAAAATGAACCCGGTTGTTTCAAAGACCGGAAATGTGTATAGCGTTTACCCGTCGCACACGTCACCGTATGCAGACAATCATTTCATTACAAACCCAGAAGAATACGGTTCATCCAGTTTTGGGCGACCGGTGCCGATTAAACACTGGCGCCGACAACTCATTCGCGTCACCACGCCTACCAGTGGCCCCTCAATTCCAGGCGGCTCGACGCGAGGGAAGATCACGCTTCGCATATTGGACGCACCCGGCGGAACCATAATACGAACCAATGGAACTTGTGCATGCGACACCGGCGTAAATGGAAAACTGAACAACTCATTTATTGTTACCGACTCGGCGGTTACTCTGTCTCCTGGAGAGGGGTCAAATGTGACCACCATATACAATCCGGGGTATATCGAATACGGTGACAAGAAAATTTATACGGGAGTGTATAATACGCGCCGCATCGGACCGTGCCCTCAACTGCGCCCGGTGCGCACGGGATCAACCCTGCTTAGTAAAGCGTACTATTCAGATACTCGCGCATTACTGCATGCCCGCGGCCGCACATTTGATCAAAACTCGAGGGCTCATACGGAAATGTGCGTTCGACCCGAGTATCAGAACACTGCAGGCGATGCATGTTTTGTTATACCGGTTGTGAACCCCAATAATACGCCGTTCAAAACACAAGGCGCAGTATCTTCCGGACTTCGTCTTGAACGATTGAAACAAACGACAATTACGAAAAATGGAAACTCGTTTTTATCCGCGTACGGAATGGCCGCTGCAAATGCCGGAAAGTACCACGGAAGCAATTTTACGCCCTACTTTATCAAAAATAAAATGCAAACCCCGATATGCAGCACGGCAGGTATGCGGATCCGCGAACATGCGCGCGTATGCCCTACTTAAAAATTTTCTTTTGAGTAGCCGATTACAGCGCACGCAATTCTTTTTCCAGCATTTCCGGTTTTCAAACTTTCAGCATTGGGGGCCGTTCCGCAATCGTCTTCATCTTCGTGAATAATAAGTCCTCTTCCAATAATATTGGATTTCGAACCTCTCAGCTTTATACGGTCGTCATAAAATGTGTATTTTGCATCTCCTTTACCGTTGGTTTGAATATTTCCTAAATCACCGACGTGCCGGTTTTTCATTCCGGGACATCCGTGCGTATTTCCAAACGGATTAAAATGCGAACACATGCTTGTGCATTTATCAGTCAAATCCCCGGCTTCATGCACATGAAATCCGTGTTTGCTTTTCGGCTTTAGTCCAGAAATATTGAGGTCGATTTTTACTCGACTATTTGGTAAGTCTTCCTTGAATGCAACCGTTCCTTTGATCACAGGGTCGGTAAACACGGCAATTGCGTAAACTGGTTTGGCTTTTGAAGTCATCTTTTAATTATTATTATTAGTTAATTAGTTAATTATTCATCTACCACATTTAAGTTATTTTATTTTATCATATTGAAAAGTTCGAAATAATAAAATAAATAATAATAATATAGTACTTATAAATAATGTCGGTTTTAAAGAATGAAGAAGACCGGGTTCTAGTTGATCAAACGCCGCAAGAGGCGTATAACGACATTATCAAATATACCAACGCCCAGCGCCGCGGTATTTGCGGATCGGGAGTGGTAACAAAAAAACTAATAAATCCATCCAATGATTTTTTCAGTTATGTGAATCAAAATTGGATACGCTCAAAAAAATTGTCTCGGTCCCAAAAATACATTATACAAATAGATAACTTTCGATTGGCGCAAGACGCAGTATATAACCAACTGATTGACATTGTAAATGATTCGTCTACACCCGCTCCCGTAAAGGATTTATACGCATCATTGAAAACATATATGAGCTCGTCAACCGTATTACACCACGTTCACAACTATATTCATTTTTTAGACAAATGCATTGCAGAAGACAATCTTTGGAAACTTCTGGCATACTTGAACACGAACGAAATGACGCGATACGCTTGTCCTGTTTCATGGGACGTTTCTCCGGATGAAAAAAATAGTAAAGTGTTTATTACGCATATTACGTACCCGGAATTATCATTGTATGACTATCGGTACTACCTTCAAGACAATCGCGATAATGATAAATATAAGTCTGATAAATCTCATAGTGGTAGCAAGCACACTCGAATGAATAAGAATAAAAAGTTATACCGCAACAAACAGAACAAAACCCGACGAAATAAGAATATGGAGTATAAGCGAACCGTCTTGACAAAATTTGTAACCTATGTTGACCGAATATTCAACGCATTAGGACTTGGTTCTGAATTGAACGGAACTGACGTTTTGCAAATTGAAAAATCAATTATTCGAAATATGGCGTGTTACATTAAACCCGAACCCGAACCCGAACCCAAAAAAGGTAAAAAGAATGATAAAAAGAATGATAAAAAGAATGATAAAAAGAATGATAAAAAGAATGATAAAAAGCCTACAAGTAAAAAATATAAATCAAGCCCAATTGACGACGACGGTACTACCGAATATGAAAAAATCAGCGCCGGAAAATTAAAAAGTATAACACGTCTGGATTGGAACGAAGTTGCGCGGAATATGGGGTACGCGTCTGATTGTAACCATAACGTGGTTTGTTCGTCTGTCGGATACTTTAAATGTACAATGCGGTCACTACTGAGATCTAACAAAGCAGCATCTAAACCTAAGATGGATACGGATACCGATACCGATACGGATACGGATACGGATACGGATACGGATACGGATACGGATACGAAACCAGTTGTTACAAAACGCGATAAACGGGGATGGAAATCTTTAAATTGGCGTAGTTATTGGATATACATTTATGCTCGCCATATTATACAATACCATAAAGAATGGTCGGAGATTTACTATAACTTCTGTATGAAATTCTTGAGAGGGCAGGCAGCTCCGTTGCCACAACGTATTGTTGCACTGTACGGTACAACGTACGCATACGACTCATTTTTTGCACACGCGTATAAGCGACGACACTTTGATGCGGAAAAGATTAAGTATGCGGAAGAAGTGGCACGCGATATATTGCGCGCGGCAAAAGAAATGGTTCGTGCAAACACGTGGGTTAGCGAGTCCACGCGGGACGAAGCGTTGCGTAAATTGGATACACTGAAAATAAGAATAGGCATTCCTGAAAAATTGGGACTAGACATTTCTCCGTCGATTTCTGCACGATTTAAAAAACAGGACGCATGGGAAAATTTAATGGACATTTTTAAATGGAAGACTCAGCGTATGATTCAAAATGACGGTCGAGCTGACTATGATATGCCACAAATTGACTGGAATCAAATGAAGTTTGTTGGGTCCCAGGCGTATGTTGCAAACGCATACTATACTGAAACTCGAAATTCGGTATACATTCCACTCGGCTATTTTCAAACGGGGTTCGTGGATCTAGTTCATGGCCCCGAATACAATTTAGCGCGCATCGGATACACGCTAGGTCACGAAATTGGGCACTGTTTGCATGTGTATGGTCGCATGTTTGACCATAACGGAAATATGCGCTCGTGGTGGACTCAACGGGATGCTGCAATCTATAACCGGAAACTGGCGAATATAGAGAGACAGTATGAAGCGGCGGCGCGAAGGGACGGGCTAGAATTCGACGCCAAATTATCGCTAAGCGAAGATTTGGCGGATATTACGGGACTGAAGTTATGCGAAATGGCGCTGAATGAACGACACCAGCGCGATAAAATGTTAGTACCGTTGCGAATTGTGTCATTCGAGAAATTTTATACAGAGTTTGCGAATCAGAACCGGCAAAAAATATATCGACGGTCTATTTTCGCACAACTTAAATCCAATCCACATCCACTCGATAAGTATCGAACCAATGTCCCGTTATCTCGGATGGCTCTTTTCAACAAACTATATAACATAAAACCAGGCGATCACATGCATTGGCAGACAGAGGATACCGTATGGTAAAAAGTAAATAACTTGACTGTATTTATTTACTTTAGTTATTTACTTTATTTAGATTTTACTTTATTTGAAGTTTATTGGTGTGGTATATACTTCCCACCTTGGTAACGAGATGCAGCTCGCACGGTCTCAGCATCCAGCGTATCCCGGAACCATCTTGTACGTCTAATATGCGCAGCAATAATTCTGTAAACACGACTAAACTTTGAATGGGCGCTTTTATTGCTCCCTTCGCTTTTTTAGCCATTTCGTCTTGGTCTCCTTGATCTGGCATTGCTGCTGCAGACGCTCGACCTTCATCGCCCACTTTTACGAAATCTTCCAATTTACAGTTTTTCGTAGCAAGGATACTTTTCAAAAACTCTACAATTTCAGGTTTTTTGGTGGGAACTTGGCCGTGAATCACACTTTTTTGAATTTTCATATCGATTAAAATAAATTCATGCGCGGATTTTGAGGATGACCATCGTGTAGATCCTACCTTGTACGGAATATTATTATGATTAATGTCCTTCCCGATCGACTGAACTAGCGGCTTATTGCGCGTTGTAACGAACCATTCTAGCACGCACTTGCTAAGGTTAGTCCGATCCTTATCGCCAAAACTGGACGACTTTTTCCACTTTCCGGCAGGTACAGACTGTGGCAATAATCCAATAAAGTCCACGTGCCTAAAGAATTTATTTTCAATATGCTTCACAATTTCCGAGTCTGATATTTTACCGTTGAATGGATCGTCTGCATTTGCCCATGCGGTTATACTGCTCGTAGGAACAATCATCATCATCAATGGCTTTTTTCCACCGTCGCAGGTAATGATATATCTGCTAATATATGCATCAACCAAGCGCTCAAACCGGTCAATCTCGGGATTAGGGTTAGAAACTTTTACGCGATTTATAATTTCCAACATGTCATCATTTGAAAACGTATCCATATAATGCGAAAGACCTGCCAATAAAACGGTGTTTTCATCCGCGACCCCTTTATGAATTACCTGCTTACTAAATTTTGTCACGTATGAAATGAAACTGTCGCCGCCGCCTATTCGGTCCATGTAATCTGCCAATAACTGGCTACTTTTATCCGATGTAATCGAATCCAATAAAATTTTATATATGCCAAGTAACATTCCAATTTTATTATTGTTGCCGCTACTACTGCTAGTGCTACTTTGTGGTTGTGCTTGCTTGTCACCATCGTCATTATCTGGAACGGCAGCTCTTTGTTGTGCACCCGTCGGTAGTTGTACTTCAACCGCGTCAACCCCTTCGTCGATCGGCATTGCACGTTCTCTCAATCCAATTCTCGGGTTCGTTATTCCTTCGGGTTGAAATAGATAGTAGTTCCCGATCTGGATGAGTCGCCCTTCTCTCCCGTAATAATCCGTAAGCGTCTCGTATGGATCTGTAATAAGCGTATTTAGTGCCACCATTATTTGTTCGTCGGTATACGTTCTTATCTGATTTACATGTCGAATCAATTCGTCTTCCGTGTAAAAAAACCGCTCCTTGAATAATGCACGAACCCGGTGAATAACGCGTTCGCTGTTCATTTCCAAAAATTTCATGTTGTATGTATCAATGTCGGTCCCCATATCGCGTATACGACTATCCAAATCCGGTTCGCATGCAAAATCGCATTCGTTTTGATAGTCGCATGCATCCGTTCGAGGCTTCATGTTTACATCGTAGCGGTCGATCACAATTGGGGTTGGAGCTCCTCCCTCTGACGCTGACGCTGACGCTGACGCTGCCCCTGGTTCGCGTGAAAATGTGGTAAGCACTTGGCGAACCGTGCTATTCCCATCCTTGAATTTTGGAACATTATACCCCTTATTCAAGTTACAATCAACTGCATGTTTTTTAAGAATTGCATTTACGTTTCCAATTCGTTTTGCTTTACTTTCCGCATGGTGTAGTAGACTAACATCCAACGCTTCTACCTCTTCGCCAGCGCGAGCACCAGCACCAGCACCAGCACCAGCACCAGTAGCCGAAGCCGGTAAACGCGTTCCATGGATGAAAATACATACGTTTCGATGCTCAAACGGCAAATCAACGTGGCTGCAGTTTCTTACCGCCCGGCCAATCACTTGTTCGATCAAACTCAAATTGTACCACGGGTCAATTACGTGAACCTGTCGTATATTTTTCAAATCAATCCCTTCGGACCCGGCCTTTGTGATAATAATCACCTTTATGATCTCGCCCTTCGTATTATTTTTAGCCGTCGCAACGGATACTACACTTGTCGGCGTAAGCATCTTGTTACCCGTGATCATAGTATATGTCGGAGCGCGTTTACCGGAAACGGGATTGGGATTCGTTGGAGTTGGATTCATCAATAAATTGTTGCCGCCGAACCGCTTGAACCCGTGTTCTTCGAGTGCAAGTGCTACCGGAACTGCACCGCCTTCGATATATTCCGTGTACACTAAAACAATACCGTCGCATTCCAATGCGTGTTTACAAACGCTGGAAATTTTATTACTCCATCTGCCAATTTGGTCTCTAGAAAAAACACGTTCCACGTTGTCTTTATATTTATACTTTATCGCCTCTTGTCCAACTGGAACTGCGGTCATAATTTGTTTGAATCCGCTTTGACCAACTAGCATTTTGGGATCAACAACCTCGGACTCGCTCATTCCGGCGGGTGGTGGAAACGACATGGTTAAAGATTGAAGCGCGCTTCTAGATTTGAACCCAAACTTGGTAGCTATTTCGTCATAATCTGGTTTAGGATCTTCATTGCGACGTGGGGTAGGTGGCTTGAATTCGGGACCGGGACTGGCATCATCAGCATCCGCATCGGATTCGGATTCAGACTCGGAATCACGATCTGGATTAGAATCGGAATCGGAATCAGAATCGGATGCAGCCATTTCAGGTCTAGAATCATCGCGTTGGTCCTTCAATTTGTCAATGCATCGACTGTACACTTTTTGCTGCTCTTCGCCGATTGGTGTCAGATAAATATCCAGAAACCGAATTTGGGTTGCTATATCCGCAGTTGGATATCGGACACCATTATAATTCATGGTTGGAAATGGAATCACGCGTCCTGTATCTGAATCTGAAAAAAACGAGTGATCTGGTGAATGATCCTTGGGGTATATCCGATACGGAAACGTGAACGGATTCTCTCCTTTTACATAAGATATATATCCATATGATGCAGATTTCAGTACTTCCTTTCCGCTAGAGTACGCAGACCTGCTCGGATCATCGTCAGTGACAGTTCTGATCGTTTCATCCGTACCCGTGCCTACAAACACCTTATCGTGTGAAATTTCAGGCCGGTTGTCATTAATACGCATTAAGTTTATCAACCATATAATTTCTTTCGGACTGTTGTACATGGGGGTTGCAGTGAGTAGTAACATCCGCATGTTTCGAGTATGTCGGGCTACCAGTGTTAGCAATTTGCCCGTCATCTTTGCATCGTCGCTCTCGTTCTCTCCCGTAGTTCGTAAATTGTGTACTTCATCAATCACGATAAGGGTATCGTCAAAACGAGCCCGAATGCGTTGTATTTGTTGTTCACTAATGTTTGCAAGTGTACTCTGGGTGCTTTTTGCCGCTCGGCCAACCAACGTTTCGTCGATAATGAGGCGTAATTTCTCATATCCAATGAATGAATACGTCTTCTGAATGAGAGATTTGATTCGGGCAATGATTGATTCTCTCATTATGGACTCTTGATCGCGTGTTATATTTGGCGACACGGGTTTAATTCGAAGCTCCTTGAGTAATTTTTTACCCATGCACGTGTTCATGCTCCATACTCCAGTCTCTCGATTTAGTACGAGTTTAGAAGAATTATACAACTGCTGTTTGAAATTTAAACGAATGGTTGGCGCTGCAACTACGTAGATGCGTTTGTTTATACCGGTATCCTTCATGTAATCTCTCATTTCTTCCGAAACTGATATTGCCGAACATGTTTTTCCAGTTCCTAATCCGTGATAGAGCAACAAGCTTTTGTATGGAGTCAGTGCAGACAAAAAGTTTCTGGCAAATAGCTGGTGGGGTGCAAGTTCGAAAACGTCACCTTCTGAACATATGCGATTTGCATACTCTTCAACTGTGAACTCGTCCATTTTATCGTAGCGAACTTCATGAAACTCCTTCTTATTTGCCATAATTTCATTGAATTTTGGATCACCCGGTTCGGGGTAAAGCCGTACACCGTTCGAAACAACTTGTTCCTGTTCCTGTTCCTGTTCCTGTTCCTGTTCTTCTTGTTGTATCGGCATTTCTGGTTCCTGTTCCTGTTCCTGTTCCTGTTCCTGTTCCTGTTCCTGTTCCTGTTCCTGTTCCTGTTCCTGTTCCTGTTCCTGTTCCTGTTCCTGTTCCTGTTCTTCTTGTTGTATCGGCATTTCTGGCATTTCTGGCATTTTTGGCATTTCCGATTCAAGAGGTGATTGTAGTGGTAATGGTAATGGCGATGGTAACTGAGGCAACGGTTCATTTTCAATTTCATTTTCAATATTTTGATTATCGTTATCGCGTTGTTCTTCTTGCGGTCCTTGTATAGGGTCGCAGTTACCGGTTTGGTTGTTTCTACGCGTTCCATTCGGGCAACGGGGGCGTTTTTGTTCTGATTCACAATTACCAGTTTTTTTGTTTCTGCGAGTACCGTTTGGGCATCGGGATTGCCTCTGCCTCTGCCTCTGCTTTTGCGTTTGTGGTTGTTGTTGTTGTTGTTGTTGCTTATCATCCTCGGGAACGACTGATGCTGAGGCAACAAAAGGGCCTTCATCAGTATCAACATTAACATTAATCGGTTCGCACTCGCCGGTGACTTTATTTTTTCGAGTTCCGTTCGGGCATCTATTTTTTCGGGACGCATTTATGGGTTCACAATCGCCATTTTTATTCCTACGCGTACCATTTTTACACCGTTCGCGTTTTTTAGCGCCTTCGACTTCGCCTTGGGCTATACCAATACCAGGTTGCATGCCTTCATACTGTTGCAGTGGTTGTTCTGCAAGTGGCGTAACGGGATCTTGCATGTCAAGACGAATGTAGTATTTAACGTAGACCTCAAATAAAATACTTAATATATAATAATAAGATATTAATTATTAAATTTTAACTTTCAGAATTAGATTTTATCACGCAAAATGTTGTGAGTATGGAATGTAACTTTTGAAGCATTTTTGTTTTTTCAATATTATATGGTCTTATTTTTTTAAGACAGTCATCGTATGATAACCATTTTAGTTTGCTGACTTCGGATTGCTCAAATGTCGATACCGGAACGTCGTTTGCATGTATCATTGCAACAAAGTATTTGTGTTTGTAACTTTTTAAATTTGAACCTACAAACACTTCTTCAAATGGGACAATGTTTGATAAAACATCTGATTTTTTTATTGCGTACCCAGTTTCTTCAAGATTCTCACGCAACGCGCAATCGATATCGCTCTCTTGATTATTCCGCCGCCCTTTTGGAAACCCCCATTCTGCATGTTTCCAGTGCGTGGATGAAGTTTCTATCAAGTGACGCAACGTGATGATTTTACTCTCTCCATTGCATCCCTTGAAAAATACGCCATTCTTAATTTTATTAAATTTTTCTCTTGATTGAGCTTCTTCCCCTGAAAACTGGCCGTTTGTGTAACTTCCCCACATTTCGCCCCAGAGTTGTTTAAAGTCGCAATTTAAAAGCCGGTTTTTCTCGTCGATCGTCATTTCGTCGATGATGTTCCGAACATGTATAATGTTCGAAAAAGTGTATTTGCCGCGAATAAAGTCGACAAATCCCAGCGTATCCTTTCTGCGTATCATCAAAAATTCATAAGATGGGCTTGTTGTTGTTGTTGTTGTTGTTGTTGTTGTTGTTGTTGTTGTTATTGTTGTATTTTGATTTCGAATTACAATCAGGCCAATGCTGGTGGTAGGAAATTTACAATTATTGTATGTATGGTTTCCATATTTCCCACAATTGTTACAAAAAAAATGATGACTTTGAGAAAAATAAGACGAGTCTATTTTTTCGACTTTATCTTTTGAACGATTCATCTATCTATCTATCTATCTATCTATCTATCCTATCTATCTATAGCGGTTAACTATACAAGCAACACGTGTTTATTAGGTTATTTAATTTAATTTAATTTAATGTAAAATCTAAATAAGTTAACGTTACGTCAAGATAAATAAAATAAAAATAATACAAACATAAAATACACATAAAAACAAATGGAATTTCCAAGAACGCTTGACCCCGAAATATGGGGGCCTTATTTTTGGTTTGTTCTTATGACGATGGCGGTGAAATACCCGGAACATGCAAATGGGGTTACACGTAAGAAATATTACGACTTTATACAAAATTTACCCCTGTTTTTACCGGAATATGCAATTGGTAATCGGTTCAGTGTATTACTCGACAAGTACCCAGTAACGCCGTATTTGGATACGCGCGAATCATTTTTACGTTGGGTAGTCTTCATACACAATAAGGTGAACATTTCCATCCACAAAAGCGAACTTACCATGACAGAGGCGCTTAATGCGTACTATTCGCATTACGCCCCTAAAAAAATTGTAATTATGGACGAGCTAAAGTATAGACAAAAGTTTATTTATTTCGGAATGCTGATTGCCGGAATATACGGAGCATACACTTTACACAATAAATAAAATAATAAATAATAGTTTATTATTATAAGCAACCGATTGAAAATGAAGACGGAATACATTATTTTTATCATTACCGCCTTTCTAATAGCAAACACGTATTACGATGGCAAATTTTTAAAAACATTGCAGTCGTCTCAAAAATATGTTAAAATGGCCACGTTTGCATTTATTGGCTTGTCCATTTACCTGTTTGCAAAAAAAAACCCCGACCAGTCGCGATCGATGTTTATGCATGCCAATGACATCATAAAGTATATGCCAGTTAGCAAAGATACGGCCGACGTGTTAAGTCCATTTTTAGATTTTACAAATAAAACCATGTTATTCCAGGGCCAGGGCCAAGGCCAAGGCCATGGTCAAGGTCAAATCCAAGGCCACGGTCAAGGCGGCGGTGGCGTTTCAGGTTCCACGCTTAATCAGAAACAAAATAAAGTATTAACGTCTGGTAAAACCTCCACGAAACGGTGTGTTAGCGAAACAAAGAAGAAATTTGTAGCCGCGCAGCAGGGGTGGAAATGCGGACATTGTAAACGTCAACTTCCGGCATGGTATGAAGTAGACCACATCACAAGGCTAGAACACGGCGGTACAAACCATATTGATAATCTGGTTGCGCTATGCAGAGACTGTCACGGTAAAAAAACCGCAATTGAAAATTTATGATTTTGTAACACAAACATAAATCTAACGTCAACGTCTAACTCCAAATTACATGGGCTGAAAATAAAAAGTTTATTTTTTTAAAATATCAACATAAAAAAAATAAACACATATATCAATCATAATTAGGAATAATAAATAATCATTAATATTAATATATTCGAAATAAATAAACCATGCCAATTATAAAAGCAATACCTTCACGACAGTTAGGCTCGAATTACCATGAAAAGAAGTTGTTATATCAATTTGTTAAAGATTGCAATCAATGTTGTCGCAATTGCATGGATATCATACCTTCTGGAACAATTCATATTGGTAAATTTATCGAGACTTCAAGAAGGTTCCGTACGTTTGAAGACTACGACATGTTAACTGATACTATGCATTTTAGAGTTTATTATTCAAAGTTACCGGCGGCATCAACCTTCACTAATGTGTACGATAAAAATAGGCATGTTGATCTGATATATGATGAGATTCGTGTGTATGATATTGGCGATATTGGAGAAGAAATCACCGAATCAAATAGCCCAGAGCAGGTTGCTGAAAAATATTTTGGCAGGTCCGATTTTTCAATATTTTTTGAACACGAGGCCCTGTCGTTATTTAGTAAGCAGATGGCTTTAAGCCGAACTGTTCCACGGAATATGCTGCAGCACCCCAACCTGACGTTCTCGTCACACGTATACTCCCCCTATACCCCATCACGCTTTAAGAAATTTAAACAAGCAATTAGCACAAGTGGGTTGCCGACCGCTATTTCTTGCGGTCAGGCTGCTTTTATGCCAGCTATTAGGTCTGCACTGGGATACTCTACCCCTGAAGCGTTTTATTATGCATGTGCGGCAGCACCATTTGTGTATGGTCTCGACTTACACGAAAGTAACCGCCGTAATGAAACAATGCGAAAGAATCTTATGCTTTCTCCGTCGGACCGCAGCCAGTTAGTAATTAAAGGCGCGATGACAACACAATTAGCGAAACGATTAACCCAGCACGACCAATTAGCGAAACCATTAATCCAGCACAACCGCCACACGCTACTTTCCCGAATACATAGCAAAAAAAAACAACGGGCCGGTAAAACAAAACAAGCCAATCGTATTAAAAAGTATAAGTCCCGCAAAAACAACTCCAAAACCAAAAAAAAACAAAATAAATTAAGACTGTATATAGAATCGTCCACGCGATTGGGAATACCCAACTAGGAGGAGTGAGGGGGGGGGCTGGTTGAGAGAATTTATACCAGTTCGAGTTCGCGTTCGAGGTCATTTAGATATCGATTAAGTATATTATGTAATAATAATAAGAATAAATAATTTTTATTTTTATTTAAAATTGACTTGTAAAATATAAATAAATATAGATATATAATTAAACAAAGAGTGCACGATCATAAATAATCAAATGAAACGAGTTACGATTGACTATGCCAATGCCCAGACAGACGAAGACCAGCCATTAAAGTTAAACCCAAAACGTTACGAAGAAGGTGATGATGATGACGATGAGGATGAAGTAGCTGACGAAAGCGATGAAGACGTTGCTATGAAGAGCGCTAGCGCTGCCGGTATCTACAAATCCAAACCCAAGTCTTCAAGTGACCTAAAAAGTTCTCAAAGAACAGGAATTGGAATTGAAGAGGATGAAGACGTCAATGAGGATGACAGTGAGAATGACGACGACGACGACGACGATTACGAAGAAAGTGGGGATGATGATGACAATGCAAGCAATTACTCGTACGAAAACGATGAAGCCGACGAGGCCGGTACGGGTAAGGATAAAGAAGGCGATGGCGAAGGCGAAGGCAATGACGATGAAGAAGATGAAGCGGATAGTACCGGTGAGATTCAAGATGATGAGAACGAAGACGACTATGACAGCGAAACCGGAGAAGACGATCGGTATCGGAAAATAAACCAAGAATTCCGAAAAAACTATATCGCCGAAACCCACCCTGAATCCAAGAGTCATACGGATGATGAAATTCACGCGCTTGCAAAAGTTGTTCGAGACAAAACCGGCACGATTGTCGATCCATTACACCGAACGATTCCGGTTCTCACAAAGTATGAAAAGACCCGTATTTTGGGAATACGCACAAAACAATTGAATAATGGAGCAGAACCGTACATTACCTCCAAAGTGAACATCACGTCGGAAAAGGTAATTGACGGATACCCCATCGCACTTCGCGAACTTGAAGAAAAAAAACTACCCTTCATCATTCGCAGACCACTGCCTGGCGGAGGAATGGAATACTGGTATTTACAAGATTTAGAGATACTGTAAATACAAGGGGGCAGATCCCCCCTCGTAAAGGAGGGGTGCGGGGAACCTTGGGTTCCCTGTTACCTACCCGACCAGACCTTAATGAGTGGAAATTGTATACTACTACTCGTTTTATCTTGATCACATGCTGCAATAATTTCATCTTTTATCTCACTGAACCGTAAGCCCCATTTACAATAATCATGTATACGTCCTAAATAAGAATGCATTTTATAATACGATTTTTCTTGTGATTTATTCTTAGACGCATCTTCTTGAATGGCGGCATGAATCATTGTACATGCAATAAGTCTCTCCAAGGACATTCGATTTCGACGAGTGGTTATTTCGTGTAACAGTCCTGACAACATGTATGTCTCGAACATTTTTGCGGTAAATGCATAAGAAACGAACGCCATAGACCCGAAACATCCGCTCCACATTGATCGATCGTAATACACCGTCTCAAGAACCTCATTTCCATTTTTTAACGCCGTTATCAACTTAACTTCATCAGCGACATCGTCATACAAGTATTCAAAGTGCCATAAAAACAAAAACCCGTGCGTATCAAGGATATCAAATACCACATCAAGATTAGTAAGCGGTTGGGTAAAGAATACCGAGTCGTGTATGATGAGCGCGTTTTCAAACCAGCTATTTTGAGACAAGGAAAAATAGTAATAGGGCAAAAACTCGCCTTGTTTTTTGTAAATGCTGTAAATTACGCGACAGTTGCATAAAGCGGCCTCTTCTTTTTTCAAATCATCTGTTAAAAATGTTGAGTTACTGTTGTCGTCAATAATCACAATCCGGACCTCGGGATGGTTTACGCGAATTGACCGAACACAATATCGCCAGTACATTGAATTCTCATCATCTGTTATATGACGAATCATGATAATTCCGAATTTTTCGGTCTCGGTCATTGTATCTGTATCTGTATCTGTATCTGTATCTGTATCTGTATCTGTATTTATTATATTTATATCTATCCATCCAACCAAACCTTCATTTAAATAATTATTTATAAATTTATAAGTAAATTAATTATTTTACATAAGCATTAAACTTTGATCCACGGCTGTGACGGGCGGTCTTTGATGTAGTTATATAATTCTTGCCATTGAGGATTCTTTAAAAAGTATTCTTTTTTATTAAAAGGTTCGCCGCATGAGGACCCAAATCGAAATAAAAACGAGAGTTGAGATGCAATGGTTGCATCAACAACAGCTGCGTCTACTGATCCGGATGGTATAAATGGTGCTAATTCAGGATCAGCCGAATTTTTACAGTCGTCCAGCTCGCAGTGTTTGCATATGCTTCGAGCAGACGCGTTTACCTTTTTAAGATATGAGTCATAGTGATCCGCCAGTATTTTAGAACCAATTACCACATTCAGTTGTCCGCGATAAGTTGCGATAAGGTCTGTTAGCCGAACGTGTCGAGCCCAGTTAGACGTTCGAATGTCTCCATGAAGTCGAGCTGCATCGTCTCCGCATTCCAAGTTACGAATTCGGGCATCGTACGCCGTATTTGTTCCGATAAACACGCCGTCCTTCGTGCGCTGTAGATTGTGATACTTCAATCCAAGTTCTAGGGATACGATCTCTTTGGTTTTTATGCTTCCGAATAACCAGGTGCATGCATAGTCGCCGGAATTATTGGCTACCAGCGTTTCAATATAGTCGTCTAGCGTATCGCCATACTGCATACATTTGCGTATTCTGCAAAATATGGGGTCGCGAAGCTCATATGCATTGAAATGTTTGATAGTTGTTTCCGTGCCGATAATTCCCGCGCTCGTAACAAAAATATCAGTCCCGCTAAAAATGTATCCTGGTGCAGTTTGCATTGTAAACGCATATCCCGTTTTGGGCCTTACTTCGGCAACAACATTGAAATATTGCGTCTCAATGTAACGCCCGTTGGTATTATGAGCGCATACGATATTCCCATCCTTCGTATATGACCCCGTTGCAATGAACGCCGTGCATCTCTCGTTTGTTGTATAGACGATGTTGGGCCGAGCGTAGTTACTTTTCGATGATAGAAAATTACGATAACGCTGTTGAATGCGCGGAGACGACGTTTGTAAAACGGCTGATAGATTCATATAGAGTGATTCTAGACTGAGAGAACTGTTTATAAAAAGGATGTGTTGAACCGGGGTTCCAGAGCCGTGCGCGATTCCTTTCATCTCTCGATATATTTCAGGGTACCGCCGCTTCACAACGGGTAAAAAAAAGTCGCATGCGAGTTTCACGAAAAATGAAAGCGGTCGTCCGTAGAGGTACGGCATATGGAATCGATACATGGACATCATTTCACTGATCTCATTTTTTAAAAGACGTCCGTGGGCGTATCCAATTTCGTACGCCGTTCCTATCAGTTTTAGTTTTATTACTCCGCTCTCATCACGTCTTGAAGATCCGTTGATAGGTGGAAGCGGTTTTTTTATTTGTGTTTGTCTGAGTCTGAGTTTGGTTCTAGTCCTAGTTTTACTTTTATTCCTGGTTTGAAATTTATTGTATGTTTTGTATTTTATACTGCTCATATTATTCGCACACACATATATTATAGATATATAAAAGTTGTTACTTAAGAACTTTAGAATTAAAAATTAAAACACTTGAAACGAATTAAAGTAAAACTAACTAGTCTAGTAAGTCTATATTTATTTATATTTATAATGGCGACAAACGCGATAGTCGAGCCGTCTTATAAGGTGCTATGTTCAAAAGATGGAGTTATATTGAAATATAAACGGTTTACTCCGGATGACGCGGCATTAAACCCGCATCTCAAAAATACGTTTTTGATCGATTTTGAAGTTTGCAACTCGTCCGTAACGATGGAACGTTTTTGCAATTATAACATTTTTCGACTCATTTATGAAGTGAATCGAAATGATGCAATTGAGACGTTGATCTTGGACGAGCATGAATTTGGATCAGCGGATATGACGCTCGTGTTCAAACGGAAGGGAGAAGATTTTGGCATGAAACAAAAATACATGTCGTTGAATATCAAACTCACCGAATCTGGAACCAATTACGTATTTGAAGGTGAAACGATTTATAAAAACCGAACCGGAATTGAATTTGGAGATATCATCGGAAAGGATTCTGAACAAATTCAAGATGCAACTGCGGTTTTCTGCATTTCGCTACTTTCCTCTGAAAAAATGAGGGTTCAGTTTATGTTAAGTGTACCCGTTCCCAAAATAGAACAGCCGTCGTACCTTGAACATAATTTAGGAATGATTATGAAAAAAGTTTTGTCACGAACAAAACTATTTATAGAGAATATGAAATAGATGTAAAGATAAAGATGTAATTGAATAAATATTATTAATATTATTAGTTAATTAGTTAATTAGATAAAATCACATAATATTTATCTGTTTATTATTTAAAAATTTAAAAATACAAAATTGTAATGAGCTGGATAACAAGTACCAAAAATGTTTTATCCGGTATACATTTCGTTGGATATACTGCAGGAGTCATATCTTTCGAATACGCAAAATATTGTGCGAATAGTGCGCTGAGATTATTTGGACAGAAGTCGACACCAACAACAACGTCAAGACCGTATGTAAATATGGTAAAAAATATTGCAGCTCGCTTGTCTAAAAAAAATATTTACTATACCAAAATGTTCCAAGCACTCGCATACAGTTCTGAAATTTATGATGACGAATTGGCATCTTTTTTTATTGAGTATACGGATGCAGTCCACTACGAAGATTCCGAATATAGCAATGATTACTTAAACCAAGTGGTCGAATTTGCCGTTAAAAAGGGTTACGACCTTACAATTAGCAGTGGTGTCCGAAATGGTAAATACATTCCTGATAAAACCGGGTCAGTGTCTCTTATTTTTTATGGCACGCTAACGAAACATAGTGATAGTAGCAAGTCGACGTCGACGTCAATGCCCATTGTTATAAAGTACTTGCGTGCAAACATGTTGGAACGTGTTAAATCGGCAATAAATGACGTAAGTTATATGATTGCGATATTAAACCTACTTCCTCAGTTAAAACATTTGTATTTAGACGATATTCTGAGTGAACAAAAAAAAATGATGTTGAGTCAAGTTAACTTCCATACCGAAGTTGAAAATATATCAAAAATGTATGACAATTTCCAGAAAACAAATACGAGTATCATTAAAATTCCACTCGTTTTTAAAGAGTTTACCGATGATTTTGATGACATTATTGTTATGGAACGACTCGTTGGTAGAAAATTGGAAGAACTCCCGATGAATGATGTAAAGGATCAATACTGTAAGATTCTAGCAAAAGGGCTGATAAAGACCGTTTTCCTGGACGGGTTTTATCACTGCGACCTGCATCCCGGAAACGTTTTATTTATAGAAAATGAAAATGAACATCGTTCTCAACCCAGGCTTCAGGTTGCTGTATTGGATTTTGGAATTATGAGCAATATAAACATACGCGATCAAGAACTATCGTTTGATATGTTCAGAAATGTGTTGGCTAGAAATTCCAAGGAGATTGCTAAAAATTTTGTTGACGGGTTCATTGAACCCTGTGATAAAACAAGCCAACCGTCTTATGACAATGCCGACATATGTAAAACCCTAGAAGATGCGATTTCTGACATTCTGAAAGATAAAACGCTTACATGTTTTAGTGCGAAGGATTTATGTGCAATGAATTATGCCATTCTAAAATACAATATGAAGGTTTCAAAATCATTGACCAACTTTGAAATAAGTTTGTCAGTGTGTGATAATTTATGTAAAAAAATCGCGTTCAATCGAACGTATATGGACCACTTGAAGGATATCGTGGATGACATGTTTGACTGATCTAATTCTGATTCCATTTAATTTTTATTGTTTTATTCATCGAGGATTCCTTCGCGTTTGGTGACCCCGTACGAGACGTTGTATCGTGGTCGCCGCCCTTGAACGTGAATGCGTGTGTATTGGTAAGATGTGAATTTCGTACACGGTGGATGCATCTTGACCGGCCTGGCAGTGCGCTGCCGAAACTGCCCGCGCACCCGCCGCCCCGGGGCCAAACAAGAAATTATGTGAGGCCATGCTTAGCATGCGGGGGCGGCGCGCATCCACAAGTTCATATGCTTGCGACAGTTGTGGTTGCTGTGAAACAACGATATACCATAAGTCAAAAAAAGATACCAGGCCTTGGAATTGGCTGAAAGAGCCGAGGGATAAATACGGGACGCCTTTCTCAGCACTTTGTCTAATTCCCCCAAGTCCATCTTCATCGAATTTGCATATCCGGTTACACTCGTACTTGATAGAGTCGGCATTGTTCATTAAAGTAAACAATTCATCTTTTGTTATCACGCAAAAAGAACCATTTATTTTAAAAGCCAAAGTGTCTGGATCTCCGTTCAAAGCGTCCAATACATTTTTATCGTCCCCCTCTATCCAGTCCAGATATGTAGAATTGCGTTGTAGCTTATTGCCACTGGTCGGAAAATTTGGTATCATAACTGGGTTAGTTATATAATGCGAATTGCCTCGTAGCGTTCCTGTTTGACTTATGAGCCGTCCGACGCGAGCGGGTGCAGCCATGGCGGCAACAGGTGGAGCAGCGGCAGCCGGTGGTGGAGGTGGAGGAGCAGGAGCCGCATCGGCAGCCGCAAGAGCTCGAGCTTGAGAATGAACCAAATTCTGCCGTTCCTGCCGTATTCGAGCAAGATCCCTATGTATTTGAGCAGCTCGATAAGAAACAGGCGCAGCATCAGCCGCAAGAGCAGCATCATCCGCAAGAGCAGCAACAGCACCAACGGGTGGAACAGGAGCATCAGCAGCAGCAGCATCAGCAGCACCTGGTCTAACAATCGTATTGTCATATGTCAACCGTACCATTGGTAATCCGGAATGGTTTCTTCGACAATGACTGTATATATTTGTAATCGCCGAGTATGTTTTATCGCAAAATGGACATTTGAATCTTTCTGGGCCATTCGCTGCGACGAATTGATCCCTCGCAAGCCAGCGGGCACCCGATCGCCTTTCGTATTCCGATCTTTCTCTTGCGGCTACCGCATCTGCGCCTCTTACAACTGTGGTGGCATATGTCAACCTTGGCATTGGTTGACCGGGATGTTTATTTTCACAATGAATGTATATATTCGACATTGCCGAGTATGTTTTATCGCAAAATGGGCACTTGAATCTTTCACCACTGTGAGTAGCAGCAGCTCCAGCTCCGCCCCGTTTTTTAAACGTTCGATTTTTTTGATGATATTTTTTTTATACGTTTTCATTTTCATTGGTTTTAGTTCTAAATTATGAAAATAAAATAAAATAAAATAAAATAAAATAAAATAAATAATCGAGATAGCTAGCTTATCTATGAAATAAAAGTTTTTATTTTATTCTAAATGCTAATATTGTTTGATTAAAGTTAACTATCACGATTTATTGCTTTCCTTCGCGAACGGCGACCCCTTATGAGCCTTTGTATCGTGGTCGCCGCCCTATGCGAACGCGAACGCGAATGCGAACGTGAACCTCTTTTGACCGGTAAGATACGGATTTCGTAAACGGATGCATCTTGGCCAGCCTGGCAATGCGCCGCTGAAACCGCCCGTTCACCTGCTGAACCTGGTCCAAATAAGAAATTATGCGAGGCAATGCTTAGCATGGGAGGCCGGTGCGTTTCCACAAGTTCAAATGCTTGTGACGGTTGCTGTGAAAAAATGATATGCCATAAATGAGAAAAAGATACCAACCCTTGGATTTGACTGAAAGAGCCGATAGATAAATACGGAACAGCCTTCCTAACACTATCTGAAATTCCCTTAAGCCCGTGAGTACCAAAATCACGTATATTGTCACACTCGTACTTGATAGAAACGGGGTTGTTCATTAATTCAAACAATTTGCCTTTTGTTATCACATAAAAAGAATGATGTATTTTAAACGCCAAAGTGTATGGATCTCCGTTCAGAGCGTCTACTACATTTTTATCTTCCCCGTCTATCAAATCCGAATAGTGGGAATCAAGTTTTAACACATTTCTACTGACTGTAAATTGTGGTGCGGGCATCCCGGTTGGGTTATATTCATCATTGCCTAGCAGCGCGCCGGTTCGGTATACGATTCTTTGACTGGGTGGAGCGGCAGCGGCAGCGGCAGCAGCAGCAGCAGCAGCAGCAGCAGCTCGAGCAGCATCGGCCGCATCAGCTTGTCGAGCGGCTCGACGCATAAATTGAGGAACAAGATGGTATTGATTGGATGTTATTAAGGCCGTGATGCGTGGCCCATGTGGCACGTGAGATCCACCCCATTTTTTCCTTTTTACTGTTCGTTTTTTTTTATAAAATTTTTTTTTATACGGTTTCATTGGTTATTTATTTTTAATGTTTTTAATATATGACAATAAAATAAATAATTGAGTTTTATCAATTTCGTAATTTATTTTTATTTTTATGAAAATCAATATAAAAGAAAATAATTATGTATCGTATAAACCAGTAAAAAGTATTTTTTGAGGTTGAAAGGTTCATTGCGCATACGAAACTACGAAAATGAAATACAACGGCGAAACGGATACGCCGTCAAATTTTCACGCGCTTTCCGGATCGTGGACGCTTTGGTCGCATTTACCCCATGACACGGACTGGAGTTTGAACAGTTATACTAAAATCTGCCAGTTCAACACGGTAGAAGAAGCAGTTGCAGTTACAGAAATGCTTCCGCCCAAGTTGATTGTAAACTGTATGCTTTTTCTCATGCGTACTGGAATATCACCTATATGGGAAGACGTTAGAAACCGTAACGGTGGTTGTTTTTCATACAAGGTCGCAAATGCCGACGTTCCATTTAGTTGGAAACAGTTGACATATTCGATCGTCGGAGAAACGATATCCAATACGCAATCCATTCTACCTCACGTAAATGGCATAACCATTTCTCCCAAAAAAAACTTTTGTATTGTTAAAATCTGGCTCGGAAACTGCGAGTTTCAAAGCGCGGCCGTAATACGCGAACTTGTCGGGATTACGCCTCACGGCTGTTTGTTCAAGCGCCATGTTCCGGAGTATTAGAATAATATTTTTTCACATTATATCGTAAAGGTGATTGAATTCAATATGAACACTAAACTAATTTTGTTGACAGTTGCGGTAAGTATTATATTTTACATTATCAGATTCTACTTTTTCCATTTTAGTGCACCTGGTAAAGTGACAATGAATGTCGTTTCAAATAGTGAACAAAACCTTAGACACAATTATGAAAAGTATGGCATAGTAGGCCTAATCGGAATGATCGGTATTATTCTCTTTATTTTAATCAACATGTTTGAAAGACCATTTTATTGGGTAAATAGATTTTCAAAAACATATTAAAACATATTAAATGTATTTTTATTTATTTCACAAAGTAAAATAAAAATACATTTAATACATTTAATTTACTTACATGGACACTTACAAAACACTCGTTGAAACATCATTTCAAAATGCCGAAAAAAATATTTCAAAAATTACAAATGACATTATTACTATGGAAGGCATGAGTGGAACCAAGACAAGACACTTTTATAATAATTTACTAAACACGAAAGACGCAAGATACTTAGAAATCGGAACTTGGAAGGGTAGTTCCGTATGTTCTGCCATGTGCGGAAATAAAGCAAAGGTAGTCTGTATAGACAACTGGAGTGAATTTGGAGGTCCTAAATCGGAATTTTTAGTTAATTTCAAAAAATTCAAAGGAGAAAATGAAGCAATATTTATTGAGAATGATTGCTATAAAGTAGATGTTTCTGCATTACCCAAATTTAATATTTACATGTATGATGGAAATCATACGAACGAAAGTCACTATAAGGCGTTATTACATTATTATAGTTGTTTAGATGACATATTTATTTTTATTGTAGACGATTGGAACTGGAAAGATGTCAGGGATGGAACAATCAATTCTATCCGAAAGCTGAACCTAAAAGTATTGTATGAAAAGGAAATTAGATTGACTTGGGATAATTCTGTTACTCCTGAACCCGACCTATCAAAAACTTGGTGGAATGGAATCTATGTTGCTATTTTACAAAAATAACTCACAACAAGCCGGCAGTAAAACATTTGAAAACAAACTACGTTTTTAAATATTTTGAATTTTGAATATTGGAATAAAAGACCAGGGAACCCAAGGTTCCCCGCACCCCTCCTTTATGCCTTTATGAGGAGGGGGTTTAAGGGGGGCGCTTGACGCCTCCCCTCCCACCACACGGCGAATCGCCGTTTAGTTGGAGTAAGCCAGACCACCCATACCGCTCATGATACGAAGAACGTTGTAGTTGGTGGCAAACACGCGAACCTTGGCAGTGCTGGTACCCTCGACGGTAGCATTGGACAACACCAGCTGGAGAGTAGCATTGTCAATACGAGAGAAGTTGCAAGAGCCGGATGGCTGGTGCTCTTCGGGGCGAAGGGCGAACGAGTACAGGTTGATACCGGTGTCTGGGTTACGAGTGTGGTGCTGCCAAGGCTGAACGAGGTCGAAGTAGGTGCCTTCACGCTCAGAGAAGCGATCCTGGCCGTTGAGCTGGAGCTTGGCGGTAACAACTGGGTTCTCACCCCAGCAGTGCATGTCAAGAGCAGTCTCGGCAAGCACGAAAGTGCCGGCGTCAGAAAGAGCAGACTCCTGGCCGCCGTCGAGGCCACCAGCGTAACCGCTAGCACCGACCTTCCAAGGGGTGTTGCCAGCGGTAGTGACGTCCACAGCGCCAGCAGATTCGAAGAGACCATTGGCATCGATGAACATGTTGGTACCACCGACAGAAGCTGGGCCTCCGAAAGCGTGAATGGCGTTGGGAAGAGCGTCGAGGGCATCAGTGTAGTTGAATGGCTGGGCACCAAGAAGCTTGAACAGGATGTTGGAAGCATCAAGAGACGAGCAGTAGTCGACATTGGCATCGCGCTGAACAACCCAGATAAGCTCCTTGACCGGGTGGTTGAAGTTGAGCTTGATCTTGTTGGAAGAAGAACCAACGGACTCATCACCAGTGAACTGAAGCTGTTCAATGAGGTACTCATGGGGGTTCTGGGCCATGCGTCTGCGCTCATCGGTGTCGAGGAACACGTAGTCGACATAGAGAGAAGCGGCAACCAAGGACTGGTTGTAGGCAGCGTTGAGCTTCTGGTTTCCGTTGGTGGCGACAATGGAACCGACAGCCCACAAGCACTCGTCGATGGGGCGAATGTCGAGGTTGATCTTGACTTCGTGGTACTGGAGGGCAATGAGGGGAAGGGCAAGACCGGGGTTACGGCAGAACCAGAACTGGAATGGGATGTAGAGGGTGGTTTCGGGAAGAGCCTTGCGGGGAGCGCAAACCTGGCGAGGAGCGTTGGAGTCACAAGGGCCGTCAACATCGGCGAAGGTGGGGTCGCAAATGTAAGTGAGCTGGGTGGTGTTGCCGATCATCTTGTAATAACCGCGCTGCTGTTCGGTGGACATGGTGAGCTGGCACCAGATGTGCATCCAGTCACCGTACTGGCGGTCAATGCGCTGACCACCGATCTCAACCTCAACTTGAGAAATCAGCTGCTCACCGGGGAAATCAAGCCAGCGGGCATAAACGCCAGCGGAATTGAGGCCCTGGCCGATTTCGGGAAGGGTCACCTGAAGGTAAGTGCGGTAAGCCAAGTCACCATTGCGGCTGATAGTGCAGGTAACGCGCCTGCCAAAGTCAGCCTGGCCGTTGAAAGTCTGTTCGATAGACTCCATGGCAAAGTTGGTGTGCCTCTTGTAAGAGACCTTCCAGAAGGTAATCTGAGGATTACCGGTAAGATAAACGTCTTGTGCGCCATAGGCGACGAGTTGCATTAAGCCACCTCCCATTGTAGTAGATTGTTAAGTTGAAGTTTTGTAGTTTATAGTATGCCTAAAGAAAAAAATTTTTAGAAAAAACGAATAATTGTTTTTGATTTTTGATTTTAATTTTGATTTTTCTTTTTTCCTTTTCGAAATTTCGTTTTTGATTTTTGATTTTTGGTTGGTTGGGTTGTTTCTCTTCACCATTGTTTTACCTAAAGTTTCCTTAACTAAAAATAAAAAATGTAAAAACGTATATACCGAGAGATTAAAATCCAGGCGCCGATATAAATACGGGTGTGTCGGATGCAGCCCCTTCACCATCGACCTGTTTGCCCTTGACTGCGGTTTGATTAAATTGTTTCAGCGTATACAGTCCTATAATTGCAGAAGCATACACAGACAGCACGTTTTGAACAATTACCTTCAATGGCGCGGTTTCTCCTGAGACAAATCTCATATCAATAAACCGGATAATAAAGTACACGATTGCTATTGCGGCTCCTTCAATGAACATTTCTTATGTATGTATGGGTTGTAGGTATGTATGTATGTATGTATGGTATATATATACGTATTACGTGTATAAAAAACATTTTATTTTTACGCAAATTACTCTACAACATTCACATTCCAAACTGCGTAAAATCCGCAAGTACCGGTCGCGGTACCGACATGGATCCGTTTGAGCTCACCGAATAATTTGGAACTTTTTTACACTCAAAAGAAGGCTCGGGGCATCTTGCGCATGCGGGGCAAGGTGGGCATTTTTTATTCTTAGATCCTCCCGTACCTCGAAACGCTGCACCCAGTCCATTACTAAGTCCGCTCGAGTCCTCTTGTTCTAATTCCAAATTTGAATCTTCGCCGCCGTCGTCATCATCACCATTGGGTTCGCCGGATTCTTGGTCGCGATTACTAAACCCCGGGTTCATTGGACAACTTGGCGGTACAACTTGCGATTTCAAAACGTATAAATGTTCTTGCCCGGGTGGAATCTGGTCGTTTGTAATTCCTTTGGACGAATCCGATTTATTCGATAACTTCTCGCGCAATGGCGCATATGGCTCAAATGATTCTTTATCATTATTTGATGGCAGAATTGTATCAAAGAGCGAATCCAAGGAACCGAACGATTCGATATCGGGTGGGGGCAGAAGCATCGGGTCGCTTTGACCATTATCACGGTTGCTTAACCCTGAGTCAGTCATAGGCACTTGTGGTGGTGGTGGTGGTGGTGGTGGTACTAGATCACCGCCGGTATGTTGGTTAGTTGTTTCAGATCCATTCTGATTTCCTTCCTTATACTTATCACCTATGTCGATAAACCTTCCTAAAAAAGATCCTAAGAGTAAAGACAGCAGCAGAATTCCAAACAAGTGTACACTATTTAATTTCATTTCTTTCTTCACTAAAAAAACAGTTATTTAATTGATTTATTTAATAGTATACTAGATATTATTTTATGGACAAAATTGATTTATTTTAAAAATTAGATAGTGTGATAGAGATAGAGATAGATACATAAAGATATTATTATATGGGCTATAAAATGAACGATCCAGGAGACGATGCAACCTTTCCAAGTATATGCATTCCATTCTCGAAAATAAGATACGGTCCTGCGAATGATAAAGTAATTAATGAAGCATTTGTCAAAAAATGTTTTGGGCGATACGGTAGTATCGCTCACGTTGTCATAAAGTCTCATTCCACTGACGTATGTCATTTGACAACTGCACCTGAACACGTATTCACGTCTTCGCATACCCAATCGAAGGTTGCGGAGTATTATTATAGCATCGTAATTCATTTTAACAGCTGGGATCTTGAAAACAAGGAAGCTAAATACGTGAGATCCGTTTTGATGTCTCCGAACGAGTTTTCCAATTTGAAACTTGTATACGATGGCCCGTGGTACTGGAAGTTCTTTGCGTTCAGACCGAAACGTCCAAATCTAAACAAATATTAAGATTAAGAATAGGGAATAGGGAACAGGGAATAGGGAATAGGGAACAGGAGTGGGTGGGGGGTGGTGGGGTTTGGTTCATTGGACATGCTCGTCGTATCTGCGAATCGGGTTCACATAATTGGCAACACGTTCGACGAATGCGAATTGTATTCGGGATGAAAATTCTTGCTGTATGAACCGGTCAACGAAATCTTGAATTGTGGAGTACGTAACCACCTTATTTTTCAATGAATTAAGGTAATAAACAGCTGGATCGTCCCCGTTTTTTATAACTGCAGTCCAGTGCCCGCCGCGCGGTGAACCGTTCTCGTTGACCAGCATTTTCCATTCAGAAGTGGCGCCAAGTGATAACAATGTAGCAGAGACGGTGTCCTTGTCATTTGATGGATTTTCCATGGAATGGTTTACAAGTGACAGCGCTGCCATCAACAGCGAAATACTATGATTTTCATATGACAAGCATTCAAACTCGTCGCGAACCGGACTCGAATGTTTTTTCTGTAGCTGTTTGTTCATTGTTAGACAAACCTGATGCAAGTTAATCAGTCCTTTTGGAGGAGGTGCAGTTAAATTAAGCATTGGAACACCATCATCGTGCTCAAATGTGAAGACAGCTCGTTGCAACAAGTTATTCAAAGCATGCCTGCCACAAGAAGCCATCATGTCCTGATGCTCGAAATAAATACCGGAGTCGGATTCTTTTCTTTTTTTACCTTCTTGTACACTCTTCTTTGAAGTAGAACTTACCTTCGGTACCGGATTAAGATCGGCCCCAGAAGCTGCATCCGGTTGGATCAATTCGCCTATTACCGAAACATGCTTGTCATTCAATTCAAAGCGATGTCCAATGACCTTTACTCGAACCACTGCGTCCGACCGAATAGAATTGAAATACTTGTCCGAGTCCGACGCGTGATGTTCTCGAAGAATGTATACGATTACCGGATTTACTACCGACGCGCCATTGATTCCGGCAAGGATGCCCGCACTAGTTACAGATTTTACGCGGCATACTAGAATCGCGCCTTCGCATGGCAGAAATACCGAGCACGAGTAGGCAACATCAAATACTACATTAGGTCCTTGCAGCAACCCGCTGGAGTGCGATAATATTTTACACGTGTTCGGGTGAACAAACCCATCCACCGTGCATTTATTCTCGATCTGGGTAGAAATATAAGTTCGAATCATTTGCGTAATACTTCCCTTTGCAGCATGACTGCTTACTTCAATAAACGGAATCGTTACCTTTTTAGAAGTCAAACACTCCGAATAACAATTTGAAGACGATATATCCGATGCTTCCATTGAACCTGAACCTGATTGTTGCTGTTGCTGTTGTTGTTGTTGTTGCTGTAGTTGTGCCATTGCCATCATACTATTATAATACGGTGATATTTTATATCTATTTATGCATGTGTTTTGTTATTAAAACAAGTTCAATTTTAATAATAAATAAAAATAAATAATTAAATTAGTAAATTAAATTAGTAAATTAAATTAGTAAATTAGTTAAGTTAAAAATTAAATGACAGTATTCATAAACTGAATGATCGTCTCTTCCTCCGGTTTGGCATCAAATTCGATTACTTCGGATCCCTTGACTAATTTTATTGTAGGGTAACCCTCAATGTTGAACTTTTCCGCCGTTGCGGGATCCGTGTCGCAGTCAACGATCCTGAAAATCACACGATGGCCGTTAACAAGGGTGTCCTGATGCTTGCTCTTAACCGAATTGAAGATGGGAACGGCGCGTTTACAGTGCGGGCACCAGTCAGTTTTAAACAAATAAATTTCCGCAACTGGGACGCTGCTCATATCCTGTGACCCGTCTTCATTTTGCGTTTTAGATGATCCTTGCTTAACATTAAAGTTAAAGTCTGAAAACAGCGGTCCGACGTATGTGGTGTATGCCCAGTATGAAACTGCTAAAAATGCAATAGCCACTAAAGCATACATAATATACTTGCTGTTCGAATCTGAAGAAGACCCCGACGCCGCACTTGAGGATGGAGCTCCCCCCATCATGCTGGTTAAACCTTTTATCGCATCATTAAGCATTTTGTTTGTTGTAATAGTATATCTATATATTATGTATGCATCAATAATATATAGTATTTAACTTATTATTTTTTATTATTTATAAAAATTCATTTTTCTAAATTAAATATATTTCATTGAAAATGTATCCCAATTGAAATTATTAGCCCATTTTACACGATTGTCAATGTTGCTAAAGTCTTCGCGCTGAACAAAGTATTGGTCTACTGCTAACCAGCACTTTTTACTTTTGTTAAAATATCCCGAATACATGTCATCAATTGCCAACGTTTTTCGTGTTTCCGGCTTAACGACATTCGAGCTGCCGCCAGGTTTAACCTCGATGGCTGTGGGCGCTCGGCCTTGACGTAAATAGTCATTGTAATAGTAATTCAAAATGTCATCGTACATGGATTTTTTGACAATGTAAGCATGGTTACACCATATCATTCCGCGTATCCAGTCACCGGTCTGAGCTTCAATCGTGTGTGTTAGTATTCCGCCAAAATACAGCATGTCCCACTCCTTAGGAAGCGCGTTTCTATTAAATTTTGAAAAACTGTCTCGAACAACTACATCGTCTTCCAACACCATAATTGCATCATAGTTTTTTTCTTTTGCACGGTGAATTGCTCCAATGTGCGCTTCCAAGCATCCGATTACCGGGAGTGGATGCAGCTTGTTTTGAAGAAACGTGAACGTTATTCCCTTTGAAAGCAACTCGTCGCGAACTTGTGTATGACGGTCGCTTCTTTCTTCGGTGGTAATTACTACCACTTCATTGACCAATTTGGTTAATTCATTGGCCGCGTATGAAAATTTCAGCGTCTCCTCGCTCATTGTCGTATACCCGTAGTGGTCGTCGATACAAACTGCGGCATCTGGAATATAATTGAAAAAGTCATTTTTCTTTACAACGTCAAACAAAATCGTTTCAAACAAGTGTACTCCGTAATTATTGGGTTTGAAATCGAATTTGCGAGAACCGTCAAATACATCGCGTTCCGTCCAAGCAACCGGGAAAAAATTCTGACAATTCAAAATTTCAATTCCAAATTTCGATTCATAGTACGGGTTATTTTCAATAAGGAGTCGATTCGTGTCTCGGATATGGTATGCCCATACTCCCATCCGCAACCCGGTTTTAAAATTATCCAACCATATTTTAAGAAACTCGTTTTGCGGTTTTGCGGCGATGAATGCATTGATAAGACCTGGACCGTCTCCTTCTTTGGACAAGTACAAGCTTTTACCGGTGTTGAACACTTCGCTGAAATTTTTTACAATCAGCATGTCAAGATCAAGGTACACGCCTCCGTACTTGTATAAAATTTCCAGTCGAACAACATCGGCCTTGTATTGAAAATGCGACAGTTCATATCCGTCGAAATGGGTAGGAACCTCAACATTCTCGATGCGCACGCGAGGGTGTGTTTTTAGTTTGTCCCAGTACGCATTTCCCACGGGTTCAACGCTGTTATAAATCACAACTTTATAATCTAACATATGGAACAACATGGATCGTACGCAGCGATCGTGAAAGTTGTGAAACTCGGTCTCTCCAAAATACAACAAGTGAATAATTTTGGGAATGGGGTCGTTTTCGTGCGGTTTTGATTGTTTGTACGAAGAGTATAAATGCGGCAAATTACAATTGGTAAAGAACTTCAAATCATCTGCTACATTCGGGATGCGCAAAAGCGATTCATAGATGCGAATTGCTTCTTCGGGTTCAATATACGCAAGTGCAAACCCTTTATAAAACATGGCAAGCTGGGTTTCTCTTTCGGATAGAGTGTCAAAATAGTCAATGAATGTTTCTGATGAAGCGGCAAGCATTAGTCGGTCTCGGGTGTTATAAAAATGGGTTTGCGTATTGAAAAGTGTGGTCCGATTCTGATTCTTAAAAAGCGGCTTGTATCGCTTATACTTGGGCTCATTTTTCAAACGGCTGACATTGTACTTCCCCCATGCAAACCCGCGGCCATCGTCGGGCCGAAGCTCGATAAACTCTTTTCTACCAATTTGATGTATGTAGTCGCATTCGCATAATAGGGTCCATGCATAATTGGGGGAATGATTCCACCGCTGAACGTGTTTTTTATTAGTTAAAACAATATCGTCGATAATTACAAGGGTGTTCTCATGAGCCAGGGGCATGCAGTTGATGGTATCATGCATCGGCACGTCGCCGTAATGCCCGCCATCGATGAATATAACATCAAACGTATCGGTTGGATTTTCGGCGGCGTAGGTTCGAATGGTGTCGAGACTGTTCCCTTTAATTAGCTTGTGTCGTTTTGGAAATGTGGCATCAACGAACTGTTTAGCGGTGTCCACATAATAATGTTCGCCCAGATCAAAACTCACCATGGTGCAATCGGGTGCGGAAGCGGACATGAGTGTAACACAACTGTGACCCGAGTTGAATCCGATTTCAAGGATACGTTTGGCTGCATATGGGCGAACCGTATCTGCAAAAAATGTCGCCTGCGTTCTATCCTGAGCAGTATATCCTTCGTGAATATGAAAATTCGACATATGTTTGTCCAAGTTGTCTAATATTTCTAAAACAGACATGGCTAACTAAATTAATTATGGTTGGTTGGGTGTTGCGTATGTACTAACAATAATAATATGTAAACGCATAAACTTTTAAATACTATTAGGAGTAACTATCTAAAATCTAAAATCTAAAATCTAAATTTTATAGGTTGCGATTTTTGCGACTTTTGCGACTTTTACGACTTTTTTGACCCTTGTGACTTTGGTGAGTGCGACTTTTTCCACCATTTTTTTTACCATTTTCCAGTAAAAGTGGTGATTTTTTTTTCGAGCGGCCTTGCATAGCAGTAGCGTGTTTGCCATCGCTCCAAGAATCGGTCGGGTTTTTAGAAAGTTGTTTTGCAAGAAATGACACAAGTGAAGGGTACCGGCGGCTCATTGATACTAATGATGGAGTTCTACCAAGCGCTCTAAGTCTTTGACGTACTGTTAAATGAAAATTTGGGTTTGCTAGCATCATACTGGCTCGCGCACGCATACATTGATCTGGTCTGGTTGTATGCGAGCATGCGACCAGTGCGGTATCAGTTATGGCTTCAAGTTGATGTTCATATAAATATTTACGAAGGTCTTTATACCTATCGCTTGGCGGCGTTTGAGGAATGCCATTTCTCCGACAATAAACTGCATCCTTAGCCATTTCAGCTTCTTTGAGTTTCGTTAAAGCGGCAAGCTGGTTATACAATTCTCTATCGTATGGTTTTCCATAATGTCTATCTGATATATCATCGTCCGCGTCGTTATCGAAGTTGGGGGTCGCAGCGTGAGCCATAACTATAAAAATATAAAAATATAAAAATAAAAGATACTATAAACTATAACTATATTATATATTATAATAATTATGTAATATTTTTTGCTAAATATTACATCATATATTCATATTCATATTATTCCGAGGACGAAGATGTTAGAAGATGCTTTTCACTGTAGTTTGAAATACCAATCCATCCGATAAATATGATAATAATAATCAATCCCTTTTGGTCTTCACTAATATTATTTTTTAGTTTAGTTAAGGTTGCTAGTAGATTGCGTACAATCCTTTTGAAGAAATTCAGTATTTCAAAAATCTGTGTTGTAATTCCCATTTTGTATTTTGTATTTTGTATAGTTTACAATTTTATTTTATAAATATTTTTACATTTTTTTCATTTATTTTTTTACTGTTTCAGTTTCTGATTTTCTTCTATTAATTCTTTCACTTGGCGTTTCAGTGCTTGTGTTTCACTTACCAGCATCGCCACCATCGAATTGTAATTGACTGACTGCAATTCAGAAGCATCTTTTGTTCCAGATACCAGCTCTGGATGTCCTTCCTGAAGTTCGTGAGCAATAAACCCGTGCTCCGATCGATTCGTTAGCGTATTGAAATAACTCACCGGGCGCATATCATCCACTGAAAACCGCGCATTTGCGCTATCGATCGGTTCCACATTTTGTTTAATGCGGTAGTCACTCACCACATTTATGCTCGTGGTCTTAATACCGTTACTGCTGACGTCCAGATTGTAACTGGCATCAGGCGTACTAGTGCCGCATCCAACCGGGCCCGCCGTGTAATAAATGCTATTATTTGAAGCGCCTTTTTCGAATACACCCATTCCAGTGACTCCAATTCTCAGCGACTTCACGCTGCCCGATATATCAGTTGTAAGTCTCACATTGTCTCCTTCTACGAAATGTGCAGTATCAAGTCCGGATGCAACTAAATCGGTTTGACCCGCTACCTTCCACGTCTTAAACGTTGATTCGATGGTAAGGCGGACATAGTTATTTGAAGCATCGCCGGTAATACCGTACCCGGTTGCAGTATCCAATTCAACGATACTCACATTATTGTATGAAACGTCACCTCCTATGCGATTCACAGTTTGAAACCTTAACGTGTTTCCAAGACCGGTTGGACCCTGAGGCCCGGTATTTCCCGTTCCACCGTAATCACCTGTCGGACCCATTGGACCCGTTTGACCAGCTGGACCAGTATAACCAGTTGGACCATTTTGCCAATCCAGTGTAGTATGTACATGCGAAGGCGAGTTATTGTTAAACGAAATTGTGAATGTTCTACCATTAGTGCTTCCAGTGGGCTGATGGACATAAATTTCAATCATTATAGGACATGATGCACTTGTCATTGTCGTCAGTGGGATGTAATTGGATATGGTGAGCAACTGTTCGTTAATGTTTTGCGCGACATTTGAGTAATTGGATGCACCATTTACGATCAACACGGGGGTATTTCCATTGGTAACGTCAAGGTAGTAAAATTTCGCGTACATGTTAATAGGGGAAACTGTGCTATTAACCGTGGTGTATGTATTGATATCCCATAAACCTGGTTTTATAATAGTGGACCCGACGACATTTTGAACGCTAGTGAATCTACCTACTAGGTGTTCTCCATTATCCGCATTGCCAACAAATGTGTACGTAGTTGTTGACACTAAATCGCTCGGTAAAGAAAGTAAACTTCCGCTCAAATCTGGGGCTACGTTATTGCTAGGATAGCTTGAATTGCTGAAGAACAGGGTTAAACCCGACGATGTTGCATTCAACCCTCTAGGTCCGGTAGGACCCGTTTGACCTGTTGGACCCGTTTGACCTGTTGGACCCGTCTGGCCCGTTGGACCCGTCTGGCCCGTTGGACCGGTTTCACCTGTTGGACCTGTTTGACCTGTCGGGCCGGTTTCACCAGTAGGGCCGGTTTCGCCGGTTGGGCCTGTCTGACCAGTTTGACCAGTAGGGCCAGTCTGACCCGTTGGGCCGGTTTGACCTGTCGGGCCGGTTTCACCAGTAGGGCCAGTCTGACCTGTTGGACCCGTTAGACCGGTTGGACCCGTTGCACCCGTAGGGCCGGTTTCGCCGGTCGGGCCTGTCTGACCAGTAGGACCCGTCTGACCAGTAGGACCAGTTTGACCGGTTGGACCCGTCTGACCAGTAGGACCAGTTTGACCGGTTGGACCTGTTAGACCGGTTGGGCCAGTCGCTCCAGTAGGACCAGTTTGACCGGTTGGACCTGTTAGACCGGTTGGGCCAGTCGCTCCAGTAGGACCCGTTGAGCCAGTAGGACCCATTAACAGCCCTTCATTCACGATGTCTCCGATATACTGGAACATTCTCGAGTCGCTTGCTTGTGTAAGGGGGATAAACTGATTGTTGACAACGTCTATGTATGCATTATCTGCGGTAGGATCAGTAGAATATGGACCAGTTGCACCACTCACCCCCTGCGCCAAATTGTTGCCCACAAACATATAAAGGTCTCCTCCGCGAATCAATACAAAGTCACCGATTTCAATATTATACAGAGGACCCGTTGGATAACTACCGTATGTTTCTGATTCTGGATCAAAATTATTCTCCAGATTATTCGCAATGTGATAGTCACTTGCAGCAGGCCATTGCAACCGAGTGATATCTGCTTCTAAAAATTCGGCGGTAGTATTGAAAAAAGTTTTAACGTTAAATCTTCTTCCAACTGCACCGGTAAACCCTTGCGGACCCGTCGCACCCATCAACCCAGCTACACCGGTTGGACCAGTCACACCTGTTCCACCAATTTGACCACGTAAGCCAGTTGGTCCGGTGCATCCTGTATTTGTAGCTGTTCCATCTTTACCGGTCGGACCGATTGGACCTGTCTGACCAGTGGGACCCGTTTGACCAGTGGGACCTGTTTGGCCCGTTGGACCCGTTTGACCCGTGGGACCCGTTTGACCCGTGGGACCCGTAGGGCCTGTCTGACCAGTAGGACCTGTCTGACCAGTAGGACCTGTGGGACCCGTAGGGCCTGTCTGACCAGTTGGGCCGGTTTCACCAGTAGGACCGGTTTGACCGGTAGGGCCTGTTTGACCTGTTGGACCTGTTTGGCCAGTCGGACCGGTAAGACCCGTAGGACCCGTTTGACCCGTTGGTCCGGTTTCACCTGTAGGGCCGGTTTGACCAGTTGGACCCGTTTGACCAGTTGGACCCGTTTCACCCGTGGGGCCAGTCTGGCCAGTTTGACCCGTTGGACCTGTTTGACCCGTTGGACCTGTTTGACCCGTTGGACCTGTTTGACCCGTTGGACCAGTTTGGCCGGTCGGACCAGTCTGACCAGTTGGACCAGTTTGGCCGGTAGGACCTGTTTCACCAGTGGGGCCCGTTTGACCAGTTGGCCCAGTTTGACCAGTGGGACCCGTCTGACCGGTAGGACCTGTTTCACCAGTGGGGCCCGTTTGACCAGTAGGCCCAGTTTGACCAGTGGGACCCGTCTGACCGGTAGAACCCGTCTGACCAGTTGAACCAGTAGGACCAGTTGAACCCGTCTGACCTGTAGGACCAGTCTGACCAGTAGGACCAGTCTGACCAGTTGGACCAGTTTCACCAGTGGAGCCAGTCTGACCTGTAGGACCAGTCTGACCTGTAGGACCAGTCTGACCCGTTGGACCAGTCTGACCAGTTGGACCGGTTGGACCAGTTTGACCGGTAGGACCAGTTTGACCAGTAGGACCAGTTTGACCAGTAGGACCAGTTTGACCAGTAGGACCAGTTTCACCAGTAGGACCAGTTTCACCAGTAGGACCAGTCTGACCAGTAGGACCCGTTTCACCAGTAGGACCTGTCTGACCAGTTGGACCCGTTTGACCGGTTGGACCCGTTTGACCAGTAGGGCCCGTTGGACCCGTCTGTCCGGTAGGACCCGTTTGACCAGTGGAGCCAGTTGGACCAGTTGAACCAGTCTGACCGGTAGGACCAGTTGAACCAGTTTCACCAGTTGGACCAGTTTGACCGGTCGGTCCAGTAAGGCCCGTAGGACCGGTTACTCCTGTAGGACCAGTATCACCCACTGAACCCGTCGATCCTTGAGGTCCAATCAACAATGCCTCATTTGTAATATCTCCAGTATAACTGTAAGCATTTGTTGGTCCAGTAGATCCATTATTCGGACCCATATAAAGATATATGTCACCTCCTTTTACAAGTACGAATTCGCCTAAGTTTGCAGCCGAAGGAGTAATGCTAAATAATCCACTGTAACTATCCGCAGTCGCAAAAACATGAAACCCTTTACCTGTAGGTCCAATTGGTCCGGTATATCCGGTTGGACCTTGGCTACCTGTATCACCTTTGGGACCGGTTGAGCCCGTTTGACCTGTAGAACCCGTTTGACCGGTTGGACCAGTTTGACCCGTGGGGCCCGTTTGACCCGTAGGGCCGGTTAACCCGGTAGGACCTGTTGCTCCCGTAGAACCCGTTGCTCCCGTAGGACCAGTTTGACCAGTAGGGCCTGTTTGACCCGTTGGACCGGTTTGACCGGTTGGACCCGTTTCACCAGTTGGACCAGTTGAACCTGTTTGACCAGTTGGACCCGTTTCACCCGTTGGGCCTGTTTGACCAGTAGGGCCAGTCTGACCTGTAGGACCGGTTTGACCAGTTGAACCGGTTTGACCCGTTGGACCGGTTTGTCCGGTTGGACCCGTTTCACCAGTAGGACCTGTTTGACCAGTAGGGCCTGTTTGACCAGTAGGGCCTGTTTGACCCGTTTGACCCGTTGGACCCGTTTGACCCGTTGGACCCGTTTGACCTGTTGGACCCGTTTCACCCGTGGGGCCAGTCTGGCCGGTTTGACCAGTAGGACCCGTTTGACCCGTGGGGCCAGTCTGACCAGTTTGACCGGTTGGACCCGTTAGACCGGTTGGGCCAGTCGCTCCAGTAGGACCAGTAGGACCCGTTTGACCAGTGGGGCCAGTCTGACCAGTTTGACCGGTTGGACCCGTTAGACCGGTTGGGCCAGTCGCTCCAGTAGGACCAGTAGGACCAGTCTGACCAGTTGGACCCGTCTGACCAGTAGGACCTGTCTGACCAGTAGGACCTGTCTGACCAGTAGGACCCGTCTGACCAGTAGGACCCGTCTGACCAGTGGGACCCGTCTGACCTGTAGGACCAGTCTGACCAGTAGGACCAGTTGGACCAGTGGGACCCGTCTGACCAGTTGGACCCGTCTGACCGGTAGGACCCGTTGAGCCAGTAGGACCAGTCTGACCAGTTGGACCAGTCTGACCAGTTGGACCAGTCTGACCAGTTTGACCAGTTGGACCCGTCTGACCGGTAGGACCAGTTTGACCGGTAGGACCAGTTTGACCGGTAGGACCCGTTTCACCAGTAGGACCAGTCTGACCAGTAGGACCCGTTTCACCAGTAGGACCTGTCTGACCAGTTGGACCCGTTTCACCAGTTGGACCCGTTTGACCCGTTGGTCCTGTAAGACCCGTAGGGCCGGTTGCACCTGTAGGACCCGTTTCGCCAGTAGGACCCGTTTCACCAGTTGGACCGGTCTGGCCGGTCGGACCGGTTTCACCAGTAGGACCTGTTTGACCGGTAGGACCTGTTTGACCAGTCGGACCTGTTTGACCAGTAGGGCCGGTTAAACCGGTTGGACCGGTTGCTCCTGTAGGACCAGTTTCACCCATTGGGCCGGTCGGACCTCTCAAAAGGCCTTCATCTATGATGTCACCGATGTAAGTAAATGCCTGATTTCCTGGATAGCGTGGATCACCACCTTCTGTCAATCCATATCCTTGTAAATCTAAATATCCGTTTGCCGGACCAGTATTTCCTCCAGACATAACAAACATGAACAAATCTCCACCTCGGATGAGTACCATCTTACCTATATCCCCCGCCGCATCTACTCCAAGATTTCTTAAAATTGCACCGCTCGTATCAAGCGTCATATCGGTTAAGTTTCCACCTAAAAAGCTACCAAGTGTTTCAAAAAATGCAGCAACTCTGAACCCTTGACCTGCTGGACCGGTTATACCCGTTACGCCCGTTGCGCCTCTAGGGCCTGTCGCACCTCTACCAGTGGGACCAGATGCGCCTACCAAACCTTGCGTACCAATATTTCCTTTAAGACCTTGAGGACCTGCCGGGCCTGTGGGGCCTGTTTGACCAGTTGGACCCGTTTCACCAGTTGGACCCGTTTGTCCGGTTGGACCCGTTTGACCCGTGGGGCCCGTTTGACCCGTAGGGCCGGTTAACCCGGTAGGACCTGTTGCTCCCGTAGAACCCGTTGGTCCCGTTTGACCCGTTGGACCCGTTTGACCCGTTGGGCCTGTTTGACCAGTAGGGCCTGTTTGACCAGTAGGGCCTGTTTGACCAGTAGGGCCTGTTTGACCAGTAGGGCCTGTTTGACCTGTAGGACCGGTTTGACCAGTAGGGCCTGTTTGACCAGTAGGGCCTGTTTGACCAGTAGGGCCTGTTTGACCCGTTTCACCCGTTGGACCCGTTTGACCCGTTGGACCCGTTTCACCCGTGGGGCCAGTCTGGCCGGTTTGACCCGTTGGACCCGTCTGTCCGGTAGGACCTGTCTGACCAGTGGGTCCTGTCTGACCAGTTGGACCCGTCTGTCCGGTAGGACCAGTCTCACCAGTAGGACCCGTCTGTCCGGTAGAACCAGTCTGACCAGTAGGACCAGTCTGACCAGTGGATCCTGTCTGACCAGTGGGTCCTGTCTGACCGGTCGACCCAGTGGGACCTGTTTGACCTGTGGGGCCGGTTTCACCCGTTGGGCCTGTTTGACCTGTAGGACCGGTTTGACCGGTAGGACCCGTTTCACCAGTAGGACCAGTCTGACCCGTTGGACCTGTTTCACCGGTTGGACCGGTTTGACCCGTTGGGCCTGTTTGACCGGTTGAACCCGTTTGACCCGTTGGACCTGTTTGACCGGTTGGACCCGTTTCACCAGTTGGACCTGTTTGACCGGTTGGTCCGGTAAGACCTGTAGGGCCGGTTGCACCTGTAGAACCTGTCTGACCCGTTGGGCCGGTTTCACCCGTTGGACCTGTTTGACCCGTTGAACCTGTCTGACCTGTTGGTCCGGTAAGGCCAGTAGGACCGGTTACTCCCGTAGGACCTGTATCACCCATTAAACCTATTGGTCCTTGAGGGCCAATCAATAATGCCTCATTTATAATATCTCCAGTATAACTGTAAGAATTTGTTGGTCCAGTAGATCCATTATTCGGACCCATATAGACGTACATGTCACCTCCTTTTACCAGTACGAATTCTCCTAGGTTTGTATCGGAAGGATTAACGCTAAATAATTCACTATACTCATTCACAACAGCGAAAACATGAAATCCTTTCCCAGTAGGTCCAATTGGCCCGGTATATCCGGTTGGACCTTGGATACCTATATCACCTTTTGGACCCGTGGGACCAGTTTCACCGGTTGGCCCCGTCTGACCCGTGGGACCAGTTTCACCTGTAGGACCAGTTTGACCAGTGGGACCTGTTTCACCTGTTGGACCTGTTTGACCAGTGGGACCGGTTTCACCTGTTGGACCTGTTTGACCAGTTGGACCTGTTTGACCAGTTGGACCTGTTTGACCAGTTGGACCTGTTTGACCAGTTGGACCTGTTTGACCAGTTGGACCAGTCTGGCCAGTTTGACCCGTTGAACCCGTTGGACCCGTTTGACCCGTTGGACCTGTTTGACCTGTGGGACCTGTTTCACCAGTTGGGCCTGTTTGACCAGTAGCACCCGTTTGACCAGTAGCACCCGTTTGACCAGTAGGACCGGTTTCACCAGTAGGACCGGTTTCACCAGTAGGACCTGTTTGACCAGTAGGACCGGTTTCACCAGTTGGACCCGTTTGGCCAGTAGAACCTGTTTGGCCCGTTGGACCCGTTGGACCCGTAGGACCGGTTTCACCAGTTGGACCGGTTTGACCGGTTGGACCCGTTTGACCCGTTGGACCCGTTTGACCCGTTGGGCCAGTCTGACCCGTTGGACCCGTTTGACCTGTTGGGCCTGTTTGACCTGTGGGACCTGTTTCACCAGTTGGGCCTGTTTGACCAGTAGCACCCGTTTGACCAGTTGGACCCGTTTGACCAGTTGGACCCGTTTGACCCGTTGGACCTGTTTCGCCGGTTGGACCCGTTTGACCGGTTGGTCCGGTAAGACCTGTAGGACCAGTCGCACCAGTAGGACCAGTTTGACCAGTTGGACCAGTTTGGCCAGTTGGACCCGTCTCACCCGTAGGGCCTGTTTGACCTGTAGGGCCTGTTTGACCGGTTGGACCTGTTTGACCGGTAGGACCCGTTTCACCAGTAGGACCAGTCTGACCAGTAGGACCCGTTTCACCAGTAGGACCTGTCTGACCAGTTGGACCCGTCTGACCAGTAGGACCCGTCTGACCAGTAGGACCCGTTTGACCAGTGGATCCAGTCGGCCCAACTAGCAGTCCATCATCTGTAATATCGCCGACAAAATTAAATGCTTGGTTGGCATCAGTAATATTGTCAACAGTTCCAAGTGAAGTTATATATCCATCCACTGGTCCGGTAGTACCATTTGGGATTCCCTGTGTCGAACCTACAAACATATATAAAAATCCTCCGCGGATCAACACAAAGTCCCCGACGATTATATTATAAAGTTTTGAACCAGGCAGCTCCGATAATGTGGTTCCGTTACCTCCTAGAAACTCACTCACCTCATTGAAAAACCCTTTAACATTGAATGGTCGTCCAACCGGACCTTGAAACCCGCGGACTCCTTGAGGACCAGTTGAACCGGTATTTGAAGCGGTACCATCTTTTCCAGTAGGACCCTGCGGGCCCGTTTGACCCGTGGGACCTGTTTCACCCGTTGGGCCTGTTTGACCAGTGGGACCTGTTTGACCCGTTGGACCCGTTTGACCCGTGGGACCTGTTTCACCAGTTGGGCCTGTTTGACCTGTAGGACCCGTTGGACCGGTTTCACCAGTTGGGCCTGTTTGACCAGTAGCACCTGTTTGACCGGTAGGACCTGTTTGACCAGTAGCACCCGTTTGACCAGTTGGACCCGTTTGACCTGTGGGGCCTGTTTCGCCCGTTGGACCGGTTTGACCCGTGGGACCTGTTTCACCGGTTGGGCCTGTTTGACCTGTAGGACCCGTTTCACCAGTTGGACCAGTCTGACCAGTTGGACCCGTTTGACCTGTGGGGCCTGTTTCGCCCGTTGGACCGGTTGAACCAGTTGGACCTGTTTGACCCGTTGGACCAGTCTGTCCCGTAGGACCTGTTTGACCCGTTGGACCTGTTAACCCGGTTGGACCAGTTGCACCCGTTGGACCTGTTTGACCCGTTGGACCAGTTTGACCTGTTGAACCAGTCTGACCTGTCGAACCTGTTTGACCCGTTGGACCTGTTTGACCCGTTGGACCTGTTTGACCGGTTGGACCAGTTGCGCCAGTGGGACCTGTTTGACCAGTAGGACCCGTTTCACCAGTTGGACCGGTCTGGCCGGTTGGACCTGTTTGACCAGTAGGACCCGTTTCACCAGTAGGACCAGTCTGACCAGTGGAGCCAGTTGGACCCGTTGGACCAGTCTGACCTGTAGGACCAGTCTGACCCGTTGGACCAGTTGGACCAGTTGGACCAGTTGGACCAGTTTGACCAGTTGGACCGGTCTGACCGGTAGGACCGGTTTGACCTGTTGGACCAGTTTGACCAGTTGAACCAGTAGGACCAGTTGAACCCGTCTGACCTGTAGGACCAGTCTGACCAGTAGGACCAGTCTGACCAGTTGGACCAGTTTCATCAGTGGAGCCAGTTGGACCCGTTGGACCAGTCTGACCTGTTGGACCAGTTTCACCTGTAGGCCCCGTTTGACCAGTTGGACCTGTTTCACCAGTGGGACCTGTGGCACCAGTTGGGCCTGTGGCACCGGTAGGACCTGTCTCACCAGTAGGGCCCGTTAGACCGGTCGGACCCGTTTCACCAGTAGGACCCGTTAGACCGGTAGGGCCAGTTGCGCCGGTAGGACCCGTCCGACCCGTTGGACCGGTTTGACCCGTTGGACCAGTTCGACCGGTGGGTCCAAACGGACCAGTAAATCCTTGTATCCCTCTTTCGCCGCCGGGCCCGGTCGGTCCGGTTGGACCAGTTGATCCAGTAGTTCCAATCAGTTTAGACTCATCGGTTATGTCTCCTCCATACACAAAGTAGTTTGTAGCATCTGCGGGACCGGTCGTTCCAGCTCCGCTTCCAACATACATGTACAGTTCTCCACCCTTGATCATTACAAAGTCTCCGATTTTAATGGTTGTGCTAAGTATATCCTGGTTTAATCCGAGAAGTGGAAAAAACTCGTAATTTCCTGGGCTTTGATAGGTCAAGAATCTAAGGTATGTATTAACTTCATATCCTGATGGAGTCTGAGTTCCAAAGAAGATTTCTTTATTATCGTAATACGCGGCAATCGTGAACTTTTTACCATCGGGTCCGGTAACACCAGTTGGACCCATGATAACTGACGCGTCTATGTTGTACGCAAACGTATACTGGTATACATCATTTACCTTGGTCAAAACATACAATTCGCCTGTATAAGTCATTGCAAATTGACCTAACATAGTATCAGATGGGTTTGCTGTAAAGTCAGCTACCGTGGCACCAGTAGTAAAGACTGAAAATCCGCGACCGGCACTTCCTGTAGGACCCATTGCGCCGGTCGGACCTGTGGTGCCCGTTGGACCAGTTGAACCCGTTTCACCGGTAGGACCAGTTGCACCGGTTGGACCAGTTGCACCGGTTGGACCCGTTTCACCCGTTGGGCCCGTTTCACCTGTTGGACCTGTTTGACCCGTTGGACCAGTTAGACCGGTGGGACCAGTTGCACCAGTCGGGCCAGTTAGACCGGTGGGACCAGTTGCACCAGTAGGGCCAGTTGCACCAGTAGGGCCAGTTGCACCAGTCGGGCCAGTTGCACCAGTCGGGCCAGTTGCACCAGTAGGGCCAGTTGCACCAGTAGGACCAGTTTGACCAGTAGGGCCCGTTTCACCGGTAGGACCGGTTTGACCAGTAGGACCAGTTAACCCGGTTGGACCAGTTGCACCAGTGGGGCCTGTTTCACCGGTGGGACCCGTTTCACCCGTTGGACCCGTTTGACCCGTAGGGCCTGTTTGACCAGTAGGGCCAGTTTCACCTGTAGGGCCCGTTTGACCAGTAGGGCCCGTCTGGCCCGTTGGACCGGTTTCACCAGTAGGACCCGTTTCACCGGTTGGGCCCGTTGCGCCAGTAGGACCGGTTTCACCAGTAGGACCCGTTTGACCGGTAGGACCCGTTTGACCCGTTGGACCCGTTTCACCCGTGGGGCCAGTCTGGCCGGTTTGACCCGTTGGACCTGTTTGACCCGTGGGGCCCGTTTCACCAGTGGGACCGGTTTCACCAGTGGGACCGGTTTCACCCGTTGGCCCGGTTTGACCAGTGGGTCCGGTTTGACCAGTAGGACCAGTTTGACCTGTAGGACCAGTTTGACCCGTAGGACCAGTTTGACCCATAGGACCCGTTGCGCCAGTAGGACCGGTTTGACCCGTTGGACCGGTTTGTCCGGTGGGACCGGTTTCACCCGTTGGACCGGTTTCACCCGTTGGACCGGTTTCACCGGTTGGACCGGTTTCACCCGTAGGACCAGTTTCACCGGTTGGACCAGTTTGGCCCGTTGGACCGGTTTGGCCAGTGGGACCCGTCAGACCAGTAGGACCAGTTTGACCGGTGGGGCCTGTTCGACCGGTGGGACCGGTTTGACCCGTTGGACCGGTTGGACCAGTTGGACCCGTTGCACCCATTGGACCGGTTGCGCCAGTCATTCCAGTAATACCGGTGGGCCCAGGTTGTCCTGTAAACCCTCTAGCACCTCGTTCACCAGTTGGACCGACAGGGCCGGTTGGACCGGTAGTTCCGGTAAGTCCAAACATTTTAGACTCGTCGCTTATATCCCCTCCATATACAAAGTAATTTGCAGCATCCACGGGACCGGTCATTCCAGCTCCGCTTCCAGTATACATGTACAAGTCTCCACCTTTGATCATTACAAAATCACCAAGTGAAATAGATTGATAAAGATTGACATTATTGAGATTGGGTAAAGGTAAAAATTGCGGGTTTGCAACCGTATCGGGATTAAACCTGTAAAATATCTCACTATCTTGGTTCGGTGGGTTCTGTGTTCCAAAGAATATTTCTTTGGTATCGTAGTAAGCAACAATTGTGAACTTTTTACCATCGGGTCCGGTAACACCAGTTGGACCCATGATAACTGACGCGTCTATGTTGTACGCAAACGTATACTGGTATACATCATTTACCTTGGTCAAAACATACAAGTCACCTGTATAAGTCATTGCAAATTGACCTAACATATCATCAGATGGGGATTGTGGAAAATTAGATGAAATGTCCGCACTGGTAAACACGGAGAAACCGCGTCCAGCACTTCCCGTTGGCCCCGCCTCACCGGTCGGACCTGTCGATCCAGTTTGACCCGTTGGACCTGTTTCACCTGTAGGACCCGTTTCACCTGTTGGACCCGTTTGTCCAGTTGGGCCAGTTAGACCCGTAGGACCAGTTGTACCCGTAGGACCGGTTTCACCCGTTGGGCCTGTTTCACCGGTAGGACCCGTTTCACCGGTAGGACCCGTTTCACCGGTAGGACCCGTTTCACCGGTAGGACCCGTTTGACCCGTTGGACCCGTTTGACCCGTTGGACCCGTTGGACCAGTTTGACCTGTGGAACCCGTTTGACCTGTGGGACCCGTTTGACCAGTAGAACCAGCAGGTCCTGCAAACCCTGTAAGCCCGCGTTCTCCAGTTGGACCTCGTTCTCCAGTTGCACCGGTAGGGCCAGTTGCGCCAGTTGGACCGGTTGCGCCGGTAGGGCCAGTTGCACCGGTTGGGCCAGTTGCGCCGGTTGGACCGGTTGCGCCGGTAGGGCCAGTTGCACCGGTTGGGCCAGTTGCGCCGGTTGGACCAGTTGCGCCGGTTGGACCAGTTGCACCGGTTGGACCAGTTGCGCCGGTTGGACCAGTTGCGCCGGTTGGACCAGTTTCACCAGTTGGACCGGTTGCGCCAGTTGGACCGGTTGCACCGGTAGGGCCAGTTGCACCAGTTGGACCCGTTGCACCAGTTGGACCCGTTGCACCAGTTGGACCCGTTGGGCCGGTCTCACCCGTTGGGCCGGTTAAGCCAGTAGGACCGGTTGCGCCAGTAGGACCCGTTGCGCCAGTAGGACCCGTTTCACCAGTAGGACCGGTTGCACCAGTTGGACCCGTTGGACCCGTTGGACCCGTTGGACCGGTTTGACCTGTGGGACCGGTTCTGCCTAGAGGACCTGTAAGTCCTCGTTCACCTCGTTCGCCTTGTATACCTTGTATACCTTGTGTTCCATTTGTACCGGGAATACCGTTGGGGCCAGTTATTCCAATTATTTTGCTTTCATCTGAAACGTCGCCCGCATCAATAAAATAATCAGGCGCATCAATAGGGCCAGTTGTTCCTGCACTGGGGCCGGCATACATGTAAAGCTGACCTCCTTTAATCATAACAAAATCGCCTAATGTAATAACCTCATTAAGATATATTCGGTTCTCTTGCGTACTGTTGAATGCTTCAAGCCTTACTAGCTCGAAATCATCTTCATAACTAAAAAATCGGTTGAATGTATCGTCGCTATTTTTAATAGTTCCATTAAATAACCCAAATGAGTCATAATAAGCAATGATCGTAAACCGTTTACCAACTGGTCCAGTAACACCAGTTGAGCCTTGGATATAACTTGATGTATTTATGTTGTAGGCAAGCGTATACTTGGATACCCCATTCACTTTGCTCCATACAAATAAATCACCAGTATTTGTCATTGCAAACTGACCTAGAAAATCGTCTGAGGGATTTTGCGGAAAATTAAATGATGTATCTGCGGTTGCAAATATAGAAAATCCACGACCAGCACTTCCGGTTGGGCCAATTGCACCAGTTGGACCAGTTTCACCGGTTGGACCAGTTGAACCGGTTTCACCAGTCGGACCAATTTCACCCGTTGAACCCGTCTGTCCAGTTGGACCTATTTCTCCTTGCGGGCCGGTTTCACCAGTTGGACCAGTTTGACCAGTGGGACCTGTAAGACCAGTTGGACCAGTTGGACCAGTAGCACCAGTTGGACCAGTTGGACCAGTAGGGCCAGTTGCGCCAGTAGGACCGGTGGCACCAGTAGGACCGGTGGCACCAGTAGGGCCCGTTAAACCGGTTGGACCGGTTGCACCAGTTGGACCCGTCTCACCTGTAGGGCCTGTTTGACCTGTTGGACCCATTTCACCCGTTGGACCAGTGGAGCCAGTTGGACCGGTTGGGCCCGTCTGACCGGTTGGACCAGTTTGACCAGTTGGACCCGTTTCACCAGTTGGGCCCGTTTCACCAGTGGGACCGGTTTCACCAGTTGGACCCGTTGGGCCGGTTGGGCCGGTTGCACCGGTTGGACCAGTAGGACCGGTTGCGCCAGTAGGACCCGTTGCGCCAGTAGGACCCGTTTCACCAGTCGGACCTACTTGACCGGTGGGACCCATTTCACCAGTTGAACCCGCTTTACCTGTAGGGCCGGTTTCACCGGTGGAGCCGGCTTGGCCGGTATTACCTTGTTCACCTGTTGGCCCAACTTGACCCGTAGGACCGGTTTGACCTGTGGGGCCGGTTCTGCCTAGAGGACCTGTAAGTCCTCGTTCACCTCGTTCGCCTTGTATACCTTGTATACCTTGTGTTCCATTTGTACCGGGAATACCGTTGGGGCCAGTTATTCCAATTATTTTGCTTTCATCTGAAACGTCGCCCGCATCAATAAAATAATCAGGCGCATCAATCGGACCGGTTGCTCCTGCGCCGGGGCCGGCATACATGTAAAGCTGACCTCCTTTAATCATAACAAAATCGCCTAATGTAATAACATCATTAAGATATATTCGGTTCTCTTGCGTACTGTTGAATGCTTCCAGCCTTACTAGCTCGAAATCACCTTCATAACTAAAAAATCGGTTGAATGTATCGTCGCTATTTTTAACAGTTCCATTAAATGACCCAAATGAGTCATAATAAGCAATGATCGTAAACCGTTTACCAACTGGTCCAGTAACACCAGTTGAGCCTCGGATATAGCTTGATGTATTTATGTTGTAGGCAAGCGTATACTTGGGTACCCCATTCACTTTGCTCCATACAAATAAATCACCAGTATTTGTCATTGCAAACTGACCTAGAAAATCGTCTGAGGGATTTTGCGGGAAATTAAATGATGTGTCTGCGGTTGCAAATATAGAAAATCCACGACCAGCACTTCCGGTTGGGCCAATTGCACCAGTTGGACCAGTTTCACCGGTTGGACCAGTTGAACCGGTTTCACCAGTCGGACCAGTTGGACCCGTTGGACCGGTTTCACCAGTTGGACCCATTTCTCCTTGTGGTCCGGTAGATCCCGTATTTGCTGCTGTTCCAGCTTCTCCTTGGGGTCCGGTATGTCCCTGATATCCGCGAGGACCGGCCGAACCAGGTGCACCGACCGGACCGGTTGATCCGGTATTGGAAGCGGTGCCGGCAGGCCCTTGCGGGCCTTCTGTTCCAGTTGGGCCGCGTATCGTATTTGAACTTCCGATATTGTATGCAAACGTGTACTGTAAATTATCATTAACATCCCTTGTTAAAACATATAATTCTCCGGACGATGTAAACGCAAATTTACCAACATTGGATGCATCAGGTGTAGATGGAAAATTCAATGACGAATCTGCAACAACAAAAATAGAAAACCCTTGTCCGGCTGGACCAGCGCTACCGGTTGAGCCGACTTCGCCGCGTTCTCCAGTTGAACCCCTATCTCCCGGTCTACCGATATAACCAGTTGCTCCTCGCTCACCGCGTTCACCTGTTGCGCCCACAGATCCATGTTCTCCCGTAGGTCCCATGACGATTGTGTCTTGCAAATTGTACACTGACGTGAAGCTGTACTGTGGTGACGCAAGTGCATTAAATCCGTTATAAATGTAAATAATGTTTGTTGATTTTACTACAGCAAATTCGCCAATATTCGAACTAGTTGGACTCGGTATAATGGTTTGTAGACCTAGATCATCCTCTACCACCGCAAAAACGCGAAATCCGCTACCGGGCATACCTTGAGGGCCGACTGGACCAGTGTAACCAGTGTCACCCTTCGCCGCAGCAGTTCCTGGAATACCTTGTTCACCTTGAATACCTTGTTCACCTTGAGGGCCCTGAGGACCAATGATGGTCGCAGTTTCAGTATCCAATGTAATTGGGTTTGAATCGGGTACGAACGTGTTTTGAAATGTCACATTTCCTCGAAATGACGATACTGCAACATCTCCTATATAAATGGTATTTGGTGCGAAGCGCCCTTCATTGGCATAAATTGTTTTAAATCTCATAGTCGTAGTACCTATATTATAAACTCCATTAGCGTCAGGATAAATTGAAGAAGTAACTACGCCAGAAAATGTACCAACATTACCTTGTTCACCCTTTTCACCAGTGGCACCCTTTTCACCAGTATCGCCCTTTTCACCAGTGTCGCCTTTATCACCAGTGTCGCCTTTATCGCCAGTGTCGCCTTTGTCGCCAGTGTCACCTTTGTCGCCAGTGTCACCTTTGTCGCCAGTGTCACCTTTATCACCGGTGTCACCTTTATCACCAGTGTCGCCCTTGTCACCAGTGTCGCCCTTGTCACCAGTGTCGCCTTTATCACCAGTGTCACCCTTGTCGCCTTTGTCACCAGTGTCACCCTTGTCGCCAGTGTCACCCTTGTCGCCTTTGTCACCAGTATCGCCTTTGTCGCCGGTGTCACCTTTGTCGCCAGTGTCACCTTTGTCGCCTGGAGCACCTAATAAACCGGGTTCACCAGTATCACCTTTGTCGCCAGTGTCACCTTTGTCGCCAGTGTCACCTTTATCACCAGTGTCACCTTTGTCGCCAGTGTCACCCTTGTCGCCAGTGTCACCCTTGTCGCCAGTGTCACCCTTGTCACCCTTTTCCCCTGAGTCTCCTTTAGCTCCGGGGGTTCCTGGTACACCCTGTATACCTTGTGGACCGATAATAAGTGTCTCGTCGGTGATATCATTTACGAATTCATACTGATTACCAGGTCCTACATTTCCTCCATTCCCGCTACCTAAAAATATATACAATTTTCCACCTTTTACCAGTACAAATTCGCCAATATTTTCAGAAGATGGTGATGCAGGAAGATCAGATTCAGTATCTACGGTTGCAAAAAACCTGAATCCTTTTCCGGCCGGACCGGTATGGCCGGTTACTCCAGTAGGTCCAACTTCACCCGCGGGCCCAGTTGCGCCATCACTACCCGTATATCCCTTCGCTCCAGTGGGGCCCGTGTAACCAGTATCACCCTTTTCACCAGTTTGACCCGTAGGACCGGTTAAACCGGTAGGACCCGTTGCGCCAGTAGGACCTGGTGCTCCTGTAGGACCTGTTGAGCCAGTAGGACCCGTTGCGCCAGTCGGGCCCGTTGCGCCAGTCGGGCCCGTTGCGCCGGTTTCACCCGTAGGACCTGCTTGACCGGTGGGACCCGCTTCACCAGTAGGACCGATTTCGCCAGTAGATCCTTTTTCACCAGTTGAACCAACTTGACCCGTTGGACCGGGTTGACCCGTTGGACCGGTTTGACCCGTTGGACCGGTTTGACCCGTAGATCCTGTTTGACCGATTGGACCTTGTTCACCTGTTGGACCTATTTCACCAGTGGGACCTATTTCACCAGTGGGACCTATTTCACCGGTTGAACCTGCTTGACCGGTAGGGCCCGTTTTACCAGTGGGACCTGCTTCACCAGTAGAGCCTTTTTCACCAGTTGGACCGGTTGGACCCGTAGATCCTGTTTGACCCGTAGGACCCGTTTTACCAGTGGAACCCGTTTTACCAGTGGGACCTATTTCACCAGTGGGACCTTGTTCACCTGTTGGACCCGTTTTACCAGTGGGACCTATTTCACCGGTTGAACCTACTTGACCGGTCGGTCCAGCCTGTCCAGTTGGACCGATGCTGCCAGTAAATCCGTATAAAAATGATTCATCAGTAATATCGCCTACATAGTTATATGCCATATTAGGACCAGTATTGCCGTTATTCGATCCCGTATACATATACAAGTCTCCGCCGCGTATTAAAACAAATTCTCCTATATTTGAATCCGATGGAGGTGGAGAAATGCTGTTGAAAAATACATTAGAAGATCCGTCCAGATGTGCAAAAATTTTGAATCCTTTACCGGGAGGACCGGCCGAACCGGTTAGACCCGTTGGACCTACCGGACCAGTATTTCCTGTCGTGCCTCCCGATCCTGCTATACTAATACCTCTCGGACCGATAGGACCTCGCTCACCCGGTGGACCTGTAGCACCTACGATGGTCGCACTGAGACCAGCCGTAAATTGCCCTGATGTAACACTCATGACTTATAGATACTGGATGAATTGATATTATAATATTAATAAATAATTTTTTAATTGGTTATTTATTTATATTTAATTTATTTACTAAAGTGATTTATATCTAATCAATTTGTGAATAAAATAGTATACATATATAAATATTAAAGTAATAATAATAATAAATAAAAATATTTGTGAAATCAAATTAGTTATAATGACTGCAAAACGGGGTTCGTATCAAGTAACGGTCAATAGTAGTAGCAAGTATGAATGCAATAACTGCATGTTTTATACAAACAAATATACCGACTATACTCGTCACTTGTCTACCCAAAAACATAAAATTCTATCATCTGCATCCACACCTCTAGCATCATCAAGCAGATCGTCGGATCCAGATTCCAATTCTATTATGATAGAAGACGATGCATCAGCTGATTCATGTGAATCGCCGCCATGTATGGGTATGGATGGTTTCAATATACAAATGCCACCATCTCGACCGTGTCAAATGTACACTTGCAGATTTTGCGACAAGCAGTATATCGCTAGAAACAGTTTATGGTATCATGAAAAAAGATGTAAACAACATCATGTAGCGCTTCAGTTGCAGTTACAGAATAAAACAAAGGATGAAGTAATCGATCGGCTATTGAAAGACAACTCTGAAATGATGAAGTTATTAAAAGAAATTGTTCCAAGAATTGGACCGACCACGATGATAATGAATAACACTACGCATAATAAATTTAACATCAACGTGTTTTTAAACGAGCATTGCAAGGACGCGCTTAACATTTCGGACTTTGTAAACTCCATTAAAATTACAATGCAGGATTTGAAACTCACCGAAGAACGCGGTATTGTAGAAAGTATATCGAACGTGCTAGTTCAGGGACTGAACGACATGGACATTTGTAAACGACCCATTCATTGCACCGATTTAAAACGCGACATCCTTTATGTAAAAGAAAACGAGCAGTGGGAACGCGATGAAACGCAAGAGCATTTACGAAAAAGTGTAAATGATATTGCCTACAAACAAATTCTATCAGTTGAAAATTGGAAAAACACGCTTCCAAATTTGAATTGCGATGATTCGCTTCAACTTCAGTATAATACGCTACTTATGAAAACGTTGGCAGATACTACTGGAGAAAAGGATGTTAAAAAAATAGTAAAGTCGGTATGTAAACACGTTTATTTGTCAGAGACGCTGCTACTCTGAAAACACATCACTTCCACAAATTTGCATTTGTAAATCAATATTCAAATCTGTGTTTTTACTCGTAACGCTTGTGAAAATAACATCCGATCCGTCCATCTGTGCGGGTGGTGCGGGCATTTGTATAACACTGTGTGGAAGAATCGACATAAGTCTGCTTTTTAACTGGTTCGTAAAAATAATATATGGCAGGTGTTCTTCCTCTAGAAACAGCTTCCATAAAAAGTGCATTTTTTTCCAGGTTATAAAGTATTGACTGTTGTTGCACGGGCTGGTGCTGGTCGCAATAAACCGGTTAATGATCGCAGTTTCATCATTTAATTTCAAATACAAACAGTGTGAATGCAAAATCGGGTCCTTGCAATAATGCGATTCCAGAAATGCATCTGCGTTTTTAAATCGTTTCGAATAACAGCATGCTACGCACATGATTTCAACAATGTTGCGTTTAATGGGTGACGAATAATCACATACATTCAGCGTAGACAGTCCGTCATCGTTCATGTCCAACAGTCGACATTCGTTAAACGTGTGTTCGTAAAATTTAAATTTGAACACGTTACTCATTCCATGCATACCAAAAAGTGCCGCGCATTCCGACGATAGTTCTTTTATAAACCGTTTGGCTTTCGGGGTAATGAAATAAAGGTTTACATTTTTTTTGTAGAATATGTCTCCGAGAATAATGAGGAAATGTTTCACGGCGTCGCGACTTTTGAACACGCTCGGTATAAACAGCGCGAGTACTTTTTGAATCGTGTGCGATTCAGGCATCGAATTCAAAAGCTCTTTTTCTTCTTTGATTCGTTTTATGATTTGATTCTTGATTCGATACTTCCATGGTTTCAAATCTTCATATTCATTCAGCGCCAGAAGCGTCACCTGTACAATCTCGTCCTCTTCAATTAATTCATATTTCATGGTGTTCCGATTGTATGCAAAAAACAAGTCAATTGCCGAATTGTAGTAGTATTTATTGGTATCATCCGACAAAAACTGTTCAATGAATTCATCGGCCGTTGTAGAAAGCGCATTTTTACGCTCGGTTCGTTCATGGAGTGTAACTTCGTAGTTCGATAAAGCAGTTGGCAGCTGTAAAACGAGCGATGATAGTTTCGACAAAATTGAATCATTCCCGCTGTATCTCGAAGCCATTTCATCTATGCTCTTGTGAAGCCGAACAATGTCAAATCCGGTACCCACCGCATTGTTTGTATTTGCATTCATCGTTGTATCTGTCAAGGTATGATCGGATGTTTCTGATTCAAAATTAGATACTTCAGATACCCCAGATAAATGATACATTTGTATTTTATTTGTATTTTTATTATCCATATATTGGGTTTAAATATTTAAATGATATAAATAAATCAATAAGAGATAATGTATTTGAATGTATGATGTATGCAAATATAAATATAAATATTCTCATACTGTCGGTGTTCAACCACGACGAACTGTATGATAAAATGTACGAAAAAAATATGGAGTACCTTGATACGATGAATGAAACGTATGGCGCCCTCATGCGCAACATTCGGTTTTACTATGTACGCGCCGACCCCGAATGCACCGTTCCAGTTTTAAATGAACACACTCGGATGCTTGTTGTTCCTGGAACAGAGAGTTGGTGTCCCGGGATTCTTAAAAAGACGATAGCCGGGTTTCATTTTTTTTCATCCGGTATGAACTTTGATTTTGATTTTGACTACGTGGTTCGAACCAATGCTTCTACGTTTATCGATATGGAAGGCCTTTACAATGAACTATCTCAAGTTCATTTGGCGCGGAGCGTAAACGCTCTAGATGTCAATGCGAGGTGTCAATATATTGCTATGGGCCATGTTTCAACTCTAGCTTCGGATACCATAAATTACAGATATGGACTAACCGAAGATTCGATGAACCTGTATCGAAATGAACGGTTTTTTCAGGGTGTATGCATAATTATGAATCGCGCACTTTATAACGAAATGGTGGATCATTCAGCGACATCTATTAACTGTAATATTGTAGATGACGTTGAATTGGGTCATTTTATTTTTTCATACGATCGCGGGCCTGACTCGCCTAATTCATTACACGTGGTAGATTTGAAACAGCGGATGGTATCATACTACGTCGACGACGCCGATGCGATACGCCCGTTTATATTCTGCAATAACCGGTATAAGGCCTGGCGATATAATGACTTGCTGTCGTTTTGTGCATTCGCAGATAAGTATATCAACGACGCGCGTATTATAAAATACTAGACAATGCGGTTTGTACATCTTCCGTTAAGGTTTCAGGATAAGCAACATGAAACCAAATGTGCAGCGATCCACATACAAGTTCACTACTATTTTTTCCAGTCATTCGTTCAAATCCAAGCCCTTTGATGGTTTTGGTACTTTCCGGCTGAATGACGCTTCCAATATTTTTATTCAATATTTGATACGTCTTTCCATTCAAATGTGTAAACTCAAATTGAAACCCGCAAAGGGATTCTTTCAATGTAATTGTTTTATGAAGAACTAAATCGAGAGGATTAGTGGAGGTTTTTACATGTTTACTCAGTAGCGGTTCCAAATCCATCGTTGAGAAAACTGAATGCGGTTGAAGTTGTATTGTAAGTTTAATCTCTCCAATTACTCCATTGGCATTTACGTTTCCAACATTCGGTATTATAATCACTTCGCCATTTCGAACCCCCCTGGGCACCACTACGTTCATGGTTTCATGTACCACATTACTAAACATCTCGTTTTCCGATATCACTTTTTCGTACTCGAGTGTTGTTTCGAATCCCGTATACGCCTGCTCCATGGTTACTTTCAAGGACTTTTCAATAGGGTCAGGTAAATGGGTTTCGGCTGGTTTTGTCCTTTCGCGTTGTTGTTGTTGTTGTTGTTGTTGCTGTTGCTGTTGCTGTTGATGTTGGTGTTGTTGCTGTTGCTGTTGCTGTTGTTGTTGCTGTTGTTGTTGTTGTTGTTGTTGTTGTTGCATGTGCATAATAAATGTGAATCCTCCTCCTGGTCCTCCAATTCCTCCCCTAAAAATATCAGCGGGATGTCCACTTTGATGAATGATATGAATTTCCCCACCAAATCCACCCATTCCGCCCAAACTGTGGAGTATCCCGCCCAAACCGCCTAACCCTCCTAACCCGCCGCCCCCTTCTCCAAACAGCATATTGAAAATTTCATGCGGATTAATTTCTGCTGAAAACATCCGCGCTCCTCCCATCCCCCCCATCCCACCCCGCCCAAACTTTAATTCCATATCGTACTGTTGGCGTTTTGCCGGATCGGATAAAACGGAGTACGCTTCTGCTAATTTTTGAAACATTTGAGTCGATTCGGGAGAATTGTTTTTATCTGGATGGTGAATAAATGAAAGTTTACGATAGGCCTTTTTAATTTCATCTACACTTGAATTTTGTTGAACTCCTAAAATATCATAAAAATTAGACGAGGAAGTTGATGCCATATGAAATGATTTAAACTTTTGACACTTATAATAAATAAAGTACGAAGTGCTTAAATAATTATAGGTCTAATTAATATCAAGTATCAAGTATCAAATATTATATGACGGCGATAGTACATACTCTACAACATTCATTCATTGTGAAGTATCAGCCACAATGCGTGTCCCAGTTTCAACAACTTACCCCTAAACTGAAAACAATTATTTCATCTCTGATTTCAATCGATAACCTGAATTTATTAATTAGCGGCGAACCTGGAGTTGGAAAAACGGCAATTATCAGCGCGATTATTCGCGAATATTACGGAGACCAGTACACAGATAACAATATACTTGTATTGAATTCGTTAAAAGAGCAGGGAATTCAGTATTATAGAAACGACTTGAAGGTATTCAGTCAAACGAGCAGCGCGGTCAAGGGGAAGCGAAAGATAATAATGCTCGATGATATTGATATGATCAACGACCAAAGCCAGCAAGTGTTTCGAAACTGCATCGATAAACATCGCCGCAGTGTTCATTTTATAATGACGTGCACCAATATCCAAAAGGTGATTAACAGTATCCAGTCGCGCATGATTATTATTGAAATTCCGGCACCCACTACACACACGCTGTTTCGTATCGCAAAACACATCATTTCAAATGAACCGTCTATTCAAAAAAATATGATACTGTGCTGTAGTAACCGGGACTGTCCTCTCGCCCAAGATCCCAATACCGACGAATCAAATTCAGTAGAAGCGGAGTCATCATTGAACATGAATTGTCCATTGGAGTACATTATCTCTCTTTCTAATAACACAATACGGACCTTTATCAACTATATTGAAAAACTATATATTTTTGATAAACCCTTCACAACGGATATCGCGAAAAGCATGTATACCAACATTTCTTTTGCAGAGCTTGAAAAGTATACCGCGCATATTGCAAACGGTGAACTGTCGGACGCAATCGGCGTATTTTACACGTTGCACGATCACGGATATTCGGTGATTGACATTATTGAAACGTACTTTTCATTTTTAAAAAATACCCGACAAGTCAATGAAAAACAAAAATATAAATTAGTGTCGCTGCTTTGCAAATACATTACCGTGTTTCATAACATTCATGAAGACGAAATTGAACTTGCATTATTCACAAACAACGCAATACGCGAAATTAATTCAATGTAAAGTATATGATTCATACTTTAAATTGTGAAAATGTGAAAATGTAAAAATGTAAAAATGTAAATAAATAAATGAAAAGGATTACGCTACCTACAGGGATTGAACCTGCGACCTTCCGGTTAACAGCCGGACGCTCTAACCAACTGAGCTAAGACAGCCATGGAAACAAACTCCTTTCCACAATTATTATGTATCTGTTTTTTAAATACTTTCAACGTATTATATTATATTATATTATTGAGTCTCTCGATATAATACACTTTGGAAGTGACGGATTGCTCGTATTTCGTGGTCGAAATGAACTTTATGCCGGAATGTTTTGAGATGTGTCGGAGTACTTGTATAAAGTGAACAAATGCGGTTGTACCGCCGGTCATGTTTCGTTTCGCGTAAAACGCGTGGCTCGAGCGATAGTATTGACTCGCCATAAGATCCATAAACGGTTTGATGATATTGAGGTACAGCCCGCGTTTGAATGCGATTGTATCTACCATATAAAACAAATGGTTGGATAGATCTACAGAACTGGAACTGGAATTGGAATTTGATTTGCACCCCGATTTTAAAATGTGCATTATTTTTGAGCTCTCTACCGGAGACCCTCCCATTCGTTCAATAAAATCATAAAATATGTCAAGTGGAATTTGTTTTTTAAAAACGTAGACTGGGTCTACATTTGTGAGAGCGATTGTTCGCTTTTGTATAATGAATGGATTGCATCTGCTTTTACTATTGTCACTATTGTCACTATTCTCATTATTGTCATTATTGTCATTATTTTCATTATTGTCATTATTTTCATTATCATTATCATTGTGATGATCCATTTCAGTTGGACTCATCATTTATCTATTTTTATATACTCTTATAATTCTTGTATACTTTGTTTTTAAAATATAAACTACCTATTATTAACTAATAAAAGTTGTCAATAGTCCGCCCTATGCACATTGAATACAGTATGCGGTTTTGAAAATACGAAAGTGCGAATGAAAGTAAAAGGCCTATACTGTAAATGTAGTACTGTGTCGACCCCGTATTTTTCACGGCATTATAGAACATCGTAACGATGACAAATACCATGTATACGAAGAAGATCACTGCAATGTAATAGAAAAACAGGCAGTACTTTTTATCTAAAGGTCCGAAGATGGCATCCATTTTTGGTTTTTATATGTATGTATGTTGTATATATAATAGTATAAAATAAAATAAATAATTATTTTTCATTTTTATTTATTTTTGTTTTGGGTTGTTTTACTTTATTTATGTCGCCGCGCATGCCGGTCCTTTACACTTCTCTTTGCAAGCAGAAGCAGGAGTAGGCTGCGAATTTGCATACCCTTCTAATGCTCCCCAACTTCCAAATACCATAGACGACGCAAGAATTACGATGAGAAGGACGAATAAAAACCAAGTTCCTTTTAACATTTTATATTTTTATAGTTATATGTGTATAATATTGTCTTATATATTAAAGAATATAAAATAAAAATATATTTTAAAGTTTCAACTTATATTTTATTTTGTTTTATTATTTTATTTTAGTTGGATTCATTGATAAGTTAAAGTTAATTAGATGGTTAAGACGGATCAGACTTCTTTATCCGACGCGGAAAAAACTGAACTTTCAAAACATGTATTTTCGTTCATGGATAGTATGCGCGTTACATCAATCGCGTTCGCTGTTTCATTCGTGACGATTGTTTTTTTTATTGTCGGACCATTTCGGCCTAATTCGACCCTGTATGTTTTTTTTATTCGATGTTTGGTATGTATCGTTTTAGTTTACGCCGTCTTTATGAGCGGACAAGCAATATTAAAATTGGGTACCATAAAGGGGGTTTTTTCTCTCAATTCTATGCGGGATGTTCGAGTAAACTTATACATGTGTATTTTTTTTACAATTCTTCTGGTTGTGCTAATTGGACTTTTATTTCGTAAATATTTTGTCTGACATTTAATTAACTCTCTTTAAGAAATAAGAAATAATATGTTTTGTTTTGTTTTTATAAAAAAATAAAATATATAAGATAAAGATAAAAGTATACATTAAAACCCAACAACAATAACAACAATAACAACAATAACCGTTTAAAAATGGAAATACGAATTTTTGGAATGACCGTTCGACTTGAAATTGTCATTATAACGCTAATCGTCGGTATGATAATGGGAGGTCATTTATTGTGCGCATGCGCCAAAGTACCTCTTTCAGAAGCGTTTGGACTTGGCAGCCTTGAAGGAATGACCGAAGGGGCGGCTAACAATGAAAAGCCCGCTGTTCAAAATCCTCCAGTTGTGCAAACGGGTGGGGGACATGAAGCGACTGGTGAAACGGCGAATGAAAATCAACCCCAAGCAACAGTAGTTCCTCCTACAGGTTCAAAACCAGCAGCCATAAGTGCTGAAACCATTTCACAAATGTCGACTATGTTGCCAAATGTACTGAATGGATTTCAAAGTATCATGTCCGGAGCCAAACATCCTACCGGTGAAACGGATGCATTTACCGATTATTCAACTTATAAAGGCGGTGATAACAATTCGGACGTTGCAAGTAGCTGGATTAATAAGGCCGACGCATACTCTAAAAATTTAGGATACCAGCAAACCGTACAAAAGGCAAACATGTATACTGGAACCCAAGTTCCACTACCAGACGGCGAACTCTTTTTTTTCCAGAATAATCAATTCAAACCGGAATGCTGTCCGTCCCCGTATAGTGCTAGCACTGGATGCGCTTGCATGAGCAGCGAACAAATCGCATACCTTAACTCCCGAGGTGGAAACCGAAGCGGAGATAGCGAATTTTAACTCAACTCAACAATCAAATTTTAGAATTTAATTATTTACTAACTAATAATTAAATAAGTAAATAAGTAAATTAAATTCAATACATAAGTTCGGAATCGACGATGTCAATTTCATCATCCCCACAAGATGAAGACAATAAAAAAATAATTATAGTTTCGAAAGCTTCTTCTGCCACTACTAATAATACCGTTTCCAATTCACCGATTCCTTTGTCGCATCGAGAACAGGTTTCAATTATAAACCGTATGTTTTTAGGGCATATCGCCGATGACACGGCCCGACAACAAGAGAAATTTTACACGTCACTAATTACAAAAAAATGTACGGGATACAAGCAACAAGATGTAAGCAATACCATTTATGATACTAATTGGTTCATGACGCATGAGGAGGTGCTCGAACTACTTGTTGCTTCCAAACTCACTTGTTATTATTGTCGAAAAGCGTGTTACGTTCACTACATTGAACCATTTTGTCAAGAGCAGTGGACCCTTGAACGCATTTCAAATGATCACGGTCATAACAGAAACAATGTTGTAATAGCATGTTTAAAATGCAACTTGGCTCGCGGAACAAAGTCAAGCGACAAGTTCAAGTTGGGAAAGCAGCTTCGGTTCATCAAAATATAAATGCCAGTCGTATGTTAGTGTGTAAACATATTAAACGTAACTTTCTTTATATAGTTATAATTGTAGTTAATAGTTGCCCGGCTTTATTCGTATCGGTATCAATCAATCAAATCATGTCCACTTCTCAACCAGTCCAACCCCCCGCCCAGACGACATCGGCGCGCTCAAATGCAAATGAGTGTATCGAATTAAAAAATTTGAAATACAAAAGCATGATGTTGAAAAATAATCAACGACGGGGTGATGCGGCAATGCAAATGCTGCATAACACGTCTGCAACCGACAGTATTTCAAATGTCGAAAAGTATCTGGATCATGAACGTTCGCGTAAAACAACCGACCTTTGGGGGAAATTGGACAAAACCGTAAAATTATTAAAATTAAACGCGTTTGCACAAAAGTACATCCATGATAATGGACTTCCAGAATGTGAGTTGACGCAGTTAGTTACATTTTTAACTACGTGTATCGACCACAAAAAAATTGTAAAAACAAAAGATGTAGTTTATGATAAAGTAACTGGCATGATCATTTCTATTCCCATTTTAACGCATGTAAACAGTGGATCATCATCGTCATCATCATCGTCATTGTCCTTGTCTTTACCAACGACATCGGGACCGTCGCCAGTGAAGTTTACATTACGTCGGTGTGAAAAACGCCCATCGACCTTGAAGTCACTTCCACATGGCCATTCAAAGTTTGTTAATAACAACAACAACAACAACAACAACAACAAAATGGAACCGGCTACCCTTCTTCAAATTCCCACCGACTAACCTTATTTTTACAAAAAAAACGTACCTGAATTTACCTGAGTTCTCAAGTCGGATTCCTTACTGGCTAGCATTACGAGCATTACGAGTCTTGTGAATAATCGAGTCCTTGATTTGTTTCACGACTGTGGCGCGGTCATCTTTTCGAAATTCGCTGGTCAAGAACTCGATAAGGTCGGTTCGAATTGCCGAGGTGAGCTTTTCAAGCGAGATGAATTTGCGCCGAATAGTTTCCGGAGACAGAACGTTGCAAAGCGTCGATCCCGATGAGCGCATGAGCTGAGCTTGCTGCGACGGGACACCGGTGGGCCTTGAAGTGTTAACGCGGCGAATTTCGTTCGACAGTTCAGTAATCCACTGCACAAGGTCTTTATTTTCACTGTCGTCGACCAATTCTAGTTGAGCTTTCATGCGCATGTTCACAAGGTCGCTCACGGTTACGCTGTCAAACACTCGGATTTGAACGTTGAACGTCTCAATAGCTTTCTTTAAAAGCCGGAAATCGGCTTGGGGAATCTCGTCACCGACACCGTAATTGCATGATTTCTCGAGCGCTCCAATCGCGTCAGTCACCTTTTTGTTCGCGGCCATCCGGTAGTAAGTTCGAGACACGATCTTTCGCTTGGTTTCTCGGGCGCACGTTTTTGCAGCTTGAGAAAAGATCCATCTAGACGTAGATGCAGATATTTCCCGAGTGCCTGGTCTCGGAGTTCCAAACTCCGAAGAGTAGTCTTCATCTGACATTCTTGACAGTCCCATTCCACTGTATTCGTTAGTTGTTGCTGTTGTTGTTGCTGCCATTGATTGTAGTTGTTGTTGCTGTTGCTGTTGCTGTTGTTGGTAGAATCGCTGCATTACATAATATACATATTGAAAATGAATTTCAATTTTTTAATTGTTTTTATATGTATTATAAAATATAAAATATATATAAACCTATTTATTGTAGTAATCTTGAATACATAAATAAATAAATAAGAAGGGTATGAATATCTTAGACCTCGATATGGATGACGTTCACGTAGACGTGCTTGGACGTCAGAAGGTGATTATTAGCGTTCATCGCGGTAAAAAAACGGTAACCAAGGTTGAACACATTCCGGCGCATTTCGACCTGCATAAAATACTAAAAGAACTGAAATCAAAAGACATGTTATCGTGCGGCGGCCATATTGCCAAACATACGGAAACTAAACATGAACTCATCGTACTTCAAGGATCATTTTCAGCCAAGGTTGCGGCGTTTCTGACAAGTAACGGAATTGTAGACCCGGAATGTATTGTATACCGCGGTTAGATATTTTATTTTATTTGGTTTTGGTTTTGGTTTTCATTGCGGCTATTTCCGCTTCCAGTTCTGCGATTTCCGCGTCCTTGGCTGCGAGAGCAGCAATCCTGTTGCTTTTGGCTGCAGCTATTTCTGCTTCCAGTTCCGCTATTTCTGCGTCCAATGCAGCACGAGCACCTGCGTTTTTTTGGTTGGCAGCAGCCTGTTTTTGTTTGGCTGCGTCTATTTCTCCTTCTAATGCTGCGATTTCTGCGTTCGACATTTGTTGGTTCAATGTAATTGAATTAAATTATAATTAAATTATATTGAACTATTTAAGTTAGTATTTGATTTTATAATGTAACAATATATATAATACGTATAATAAAAATCAAAATGGCCATTCCATCAAATCATATTCGTATTTTTATTATTTCTATGGTGGTATATATTGTGATCAATTTGGTGGAAAATACGATTCATTATAATATTGGAAGAAATTTCGACATTGAGGATGTACGCGATACAAAATTCATTACACCGTCATCTGTCGATATTACGCGTATTATTTCAGTAATGGCGGTATTTGCAGTATTGCAAGGACTATTCACAGCCGTCCTTACAAGACGGTTTTGCGTGTAAATCTAATCCTAATTCACCATCACCGGGTTCACAGTCATTACCGTGGTCGCGCGAGCCAGCATCATCAGACCCGGAATCGGTATCATCCACATCGTCTATCAATATTTGTGGTTTTGTTTTTGTTGCAGTTGAAACCCTTGTACCACACTGCGTTATTTCAATATTGGTCTTGTGCCCTTTATATTTCATGAACAGACGCGCATACATTTCGCCTTTATTCATGAGAGCAATGATGTTGTCAGCTTTTAACGCGTCAATCCACCGAACAAAGTCGGTTCCAGAATTATCCGTAATACACACAACTTCATTCTGTATGGGCTGATAAGATTGTTCATTTAGTGCGTACATTGTAACCTGTTTATAAATGCTCGTGAAATATTCGAATACTGAAGTGGATTCGGTGACCGGGTTTACATAATGTTCAAAAATATTTCGCATGCCAAGAATTTCATCCGGTATACACTTTTCGTTTTCAATGCATTCATTCACCGGGTAGTTGCATATAAGACCGCCGTCCACATAACACGTCTTGGATGCCTCGTCTATGCACGGCGAAAACAGGATAGGGCATGCCGAACTCATGTAAATCGCATCCACTACCCGCAAATCGGGATGTGTTTTGTACGACAAATCGGTCTTGGTCATGGAATTCAATTCCAAACTGAAAAAATGGACGTCGATCTTACTGTATTCAAAAAGATCCTTCATGGTTATATTCCCCGACAGTCCACGACCTTCTAGTAATGGAAGCAACATTTTTTCAAAAATAGCCCTTTTAAAAATACCTTTTTGGTTGTACAAATTCAGTACCATGTCGCTTTTATTGTATGCATACAGTTTGTTCCACGGTCTTCGAATAAAATAAGTTAACAACGTTTCCCAATCATACTTTAACGCAATCGATGTTGCGACTATACTTCCAACCGAAGTTCCATAAATGGTTTTGATGTTTGAAATATTCCAAAAATCATTTTCTTGTAAAAATTTAAGCGCGCCAAATGTCATGAACCCGGTAGTGCCTCCACCGCCAACCACAATATGTTTTATGTTCGGTCGTTGTGTTGTTTTCGCATTTGTTGCATTTGTTGCATTTGTCGCATTGATATTACTTGTATTTGGAGAAGCCGCAGTTGGTTTATGCATCGTTTATATTTTTTGTATTTAGATTTACGTTACTGGTATTGTTATTATTGTTATATTTAGATAGTTACTAGGAAATAAATATATAAATAAAATAGTAATAGGTAAATTAAACAAACAATAAAATGCAGCAACTACAACAACTACAACAACTACAGCAACAGCAACAACAACAACAACAACAACATTCAGACCACCATTCGCAAAAACACCTGAATCAACACCATCAGTCGAAGCAAGTACAACTGAAATCATCACCACCATCGCCATCGCCATCAGCATCAGCACCAGTACCATCAACCCCATCATTCAAAGATGCAATGAGTGCATATACGGAAAATGAACAGCTGGTATTCGGTTTTATAAAAAATATTATTTTGAATTTGATTCTAACAATAAAACCGCTTCGAATAAAATTGGAGGCGATTTTAAGTCAGCCCGATCTAATCTTCATGGAAGTATTCAAAGTATACGAGGAAAACAAGGCAAGTTTTACACCGGCCGATATCGAAAATATAAAAACTATTGTTTCGTCAACAAATAGCGTGACCGAGTTGAACCGAATATTTTTGGACGCGTTCACGAAAATTATGGAAGATGGAAAAATAGACATGAATGATTCTGTACATTTTATGACATTTATGCACGAAGTTGTTCGATTGTTCAACGAATATACAACCACCCAAAGTTTTAGAATATCATTATCGGCCGACTCGGTGCTACACTTTCTGCACGTTATTATAAAAAGCATTTTGTTATTAACATTGGACCACGAAGAAGAACGCGTTGCTGTATCAATGTTGGACGCGTCTATGAAATTAATACAAATCGCAGTACTACCCATCGCCAAATGCAACTGCAGTTGTTTTTCATTCAAACGTTCATAATCTTACTTGCGTATTTGTCGTCGTTTTCGAGTGTTTCTCTTTCCACCTCTACTGGAATTTCGACTGGCACTACCTTTAGAACTGGCACTACCTTTAGGACTGGCACTACCTTTAGAACTGGCACTACCTTTAGGACTGGCACTACCTTTAGGACTGGCACTGGACGCGCGTTTGGAAATGCGTCGTAGCAAGCAAAAGCGCGAAATCGACGAAACCACTATAGCGTTAGGTTCTACGTACCTCATTTTATTGGTGCGTTTAAACAAAACGCTTATCCGACTAGGGCGTTTCTTGACACAATCAACTGCCACTAAATTGGTTTCCGGGTTATACGATCTGACTATTCCAGACTTAGGACCAATATTGGTCTTCACAGGAGCGGCGATATTGTCCGTATCTCGGTAATACCAGAACGTAACTCCACATCTTTCATTGTTCAACAAATCAGAAAGATGCACGTCCTTGTATGGGACTGCACGCACCGCTTTATCATTTAACAGATCGCCGGTCGAATTCTTGTAATAGTGCTGTGGATCTATACCACTGTAATAATTTCGGGTTCTAATAATTGGGTCGCTCATTTCGTTTATTATGACTATGGCTATATAAACTAACAAGATAAAAAATTATTTTTGTTTCGTTTTTGTTTTTTGGGGTTTTATCACACTATTTGCTTTGCTATTTGCTAAACACCCCTGAACTCGTCGATCCAAATCCGCCATCACCTCGGTCCGTTTTAACACTTAAATCACTCTCGCATTCTACCATTTCTACCCGGAACGGTCCTAGACTCGGCGAACAAATTTGAAACAGCCGGTCAAATTTTTTACAGTCGCGTTTAAGAACCGTTTTCCAGTCGTTTGACGCGTCATGTTTATCGACTACAGCAGTAACCTCGCCGCGGTATCCGGAATCGATAATTCCCACGGAATTTGCAAGTCGCAGCGGCGTTTTTACAATAGATGACCGTGCGTACAAATAATATCCCGTGTACGCGATATCGGGATACGACGCATCCGAATACTGGATCATAGCACATTTTACACCTAGCGGTAACTTGAAGGTTGAATTGCTCATACGGTTACTCAAATACGTCTCGTCGTTTTCCCAATAATTGGAGGGAATATACAGGTCAAACCCTGCATCTGGGAACTTACCATTTGTTACAAGTTTCTCGTTGTGGGCTGAACACGCGTCTTTGTATTTAGCGACCAACTCTGGGCCGGATTCCTCGCCGACGTAGATTCTTAGAAGAGTTGAATATGAAACCATTTTTATTTTATGTTAATTTATGTTAATTTATGTTAATTTATGTTAATTTATGTATTCTTGTTTATCTTGATACCTTTAAATAAATTAAATTATTAGTTATTAGTTATTTGTTAAAAATATTCGTGTTCATATAGAGTATTAAGAGTGAATAATGGAAAGTTTTTTCGATTACAATAATGATAAAATCGAGAGATTGGAAAAAATAAACATTGACGATTTATACGAGAAAAAGAAAGCACACGACCAGTCCAAATTATTTACATTCAATAAAATTCTGAATCGCATCCATGCCAAAATAAAACTCACGGCGAGGCAGCACGTCAATCAACAATTTTGTTGGTTCGTTGTTCCAGAAGTTATCCTCGGGGTAGCCCATTACGACCACATGGGGTGCGTCGAATATGTGGTTGAGCATTTAATAAATAATGGATTTCGCGTACAGTATACTCACCCGAACCTGCTTCTCATTTCGTGGAAGGCGTACATTCCAACGTACGTTCGCGACGAATTTAAAAAAAAGACGGGGATTGAAATAGATGAATCCGGCGATCCGGTCCCGGTCGACGACGACGAACCCAATGGTAAAGGCAATAATAATCCATTCGTGATTACAAAGGGAGGAAGTAGAGGCGGAAATAATGCCAGTTCAAGCGTCGGAGGTATGAAGGCGAACATGAATACCCTTTTATACAAAAACGGGAAAACTTCAAATCCTGCATTATCAGATTCTAATTCTAATTCTGCCGTAAATCTGAAGAAGAAGGAGTATACTCCAATTAACAACTATAAACCAACCGGAAAATTGATTTATAACGACTCATTTTTTGAACACATTCAAAACAAAACAACTGACTAACTTTTATGTCCGAGTTTTGTTGATAAGGTCTCGTACTCCGTCCATGAAATCAACTTGAGGATTCCACCCAAGTTGTTTTAGTTTGTTATTACTTATGTAGTACCGTTTATCATTAAACGGGCGATCGTCTACATACTCGATCCACTCAACATCGGACGATGCGTCACATATTGCGGTATCTCCGTTTATCTCTTTGATAAGGATCTTGGCAACTTCCATAACGCTGTAATCACTGGACTCGTCACCGCCTATATTGTATATCTCTCCCGTCGTACCTTTTGAGAGAATAATATCAAACGCGCTACAAACGTCTGAAACGTGAATGAACGACCGTATATTATCACCAGTCCCTTGAACCGTGAGTTTTTTCCCATCTTGTAACAGGCTTACAAATCGAGGAATTAACTTTTCAGGGTACTGATTCGGACCGTACACGTTGTTCCCCCGAGTAATAATGAGAGGAAGTTTAAATGATCGGTAGTATGACTGCGCAATCATTTCCGCGGCGGCCTTGGTTGCGGCATACGGGTTGGTTGGACTGAGTAACGATGACTCGGTTTTACAGTCGCCTATAGAGTCGGATTCGCCGTAAACTTCATCCGTGCTCACATGAATAAACCGCTGGATTTTTCCGTACAATCTGGCTGCTTCCAGCAAGTTGTGCGTTCCCATCACGTTGTCGCGAGTATACTGCAGCGACTCCCCAAACGAGTTTTGAACATGGGACTGCGCGGCAAAATGTACGACATGTGTAACCGCGTGCGTGTTTAAAATCCCGCGTAATTCGGTCACAGCCTCAGCGTCTGCTAAATCCGTTTTATAAAATTTATACCTACCCCCTTCGTCTTCACGAATTTCGGCGTTGACATTCAATATGTTGGAACAGTAGTACATACAATCCAGGTTGATTATCTTAAGTTTTGAATATTTTGCCCACATAAAGTTGATAAAGTGGGATCCAATAAACCCTGCCCCGCCAGTAATGCACACAACCGTGGTATCATCGTCAACAAGTGTCGACAGTACTTCCGCCGGCTTACTAATTACGGGTACGGGTACTGGTACAGGTTCTATATTCCGGGACCGCAGTTCAGTTGTATATATATTATTACTACTACCGCGGAAGGTTGGTTTATGGCGTAACATTTTAGTATATAACTCCCCAACCGTTTTTGAAAGGATTCGACTACATGCCCCCGCGGCATTGACCAATATTTCCCCTCCCTTTTGAAGAAGTACTCCCTTATTAACAACACCAGTGTTAGCAGCGTTAGCACCGTGATAATCATCGCCACTATCGCCATCACCATTTAGACTTAAACATGGGCGCATAATCCTTGCATTGCATTGAATTTGGCTCAAAATAATTTTTTTGGGTTCATCTTGGCCTCCTGAGGGGCTATTATATGAAATCATGCAGTCTTGTACCGCATCTTGAATGCTTCGTACATTCGGAAAAATCGATTCCAACTTTGCGGTATCTAGGTAGTTATTGGATCGTTTAGACGAGAGAATTTCATTTTGTTCATCTACCGTGAAATTCGTCCATTCAAATTCGGGGTTCACAAACTGTCGATACATTCTCAACATTTCGTTATGCGAAATCACGCCCGGGTTTACAAAGTTCAGCGTACCCACATACCTGCACTGCATCAGTGTCAGCGCGTACGGTAAAAATTCATCCAGTACCGTCATTGAATTGGGAAGCGAACATATTTTTGAGTACCCGGTTATTTTCGTAACAAAGTTGCGCGGATGGTCTCGATTTATAATCGGCATTCGAATTCGTAAATTCAGGACGCTTTCACAAATACAGTTGCGTTCCTGCATGATCTGGTCCGTGAGACCCTTTACAATCGAATAACTCGATCCAAAAAAATTAGGTGCATCGGTTTCTTTGAATTTGTAACATGTTTCTATTTCAGAGCCCGCAGGGTCCTCGCGGTTGTCGTAGCCAAGCATCTTTTGAACGTCTTCGTCCTTGTAATGAAAAATACACCCCGTTCCCAAATACGTATAATGCACGTTTGCGTATTTGCAAATATACGCTAGAAGAAGAGGGGCAACTAAATTATCTCTCATATTTTCGCTTAGCTTTCCTTCCTGTTCCAAATAATCGATTGTAGAATACGTCTTACTTCCAATTGACCCATGCGTACGTCCCAAAAATGAAACGACGTGAGTTGGCATGTACGCGGTTACCTCTTCAATAATTTCACTCTGTGTTTCAAGAGATACTCTCCGAATTTGAGAGATTTTATATTCTATGTCCGATCCACCCAGTTTTGCGCGATCGCATACGTTCCGAAATTGCGTTCCGATCCATCCGTTTCCTCCGAAAATTAAAATTTTCATGATCTCGTTAATTTATACTTTAATCTTTTATACATTTAAATAAAAACACTTTATATAATAAATCTTAAATAATTATCACAACATCATACCCATTAATACCCATTAATTATCATTATGGTATTTTCAAGATTACCTGGGTGCGAAACGTTGGCATACCCAGAACTGGCCCAACTAGAAAATGGCGACATTCATTATACAACCGACGCATACGAAACTGAAATAAAAGGTATCGCTGTCACCATCGCGTTTGGAAAGGTTAAGCGAGAATTCAATAACCCACCCTATGAAGCAGTATACTATCCTATTTATTTAGTGCACAAATATAACCACAGCGTGATTCGAAAAATCGGCCTTATCGAATACTTTAAATCCGACGAGTCGCACTTGGACGAAAACTTGGAACTGAACGTAGTGTCTGCTCCGTTTCGCCCCCTGATTTTCTCGTATATCACAGTAGACATGTTGCGCAAGGCCAATATGAAATCGGTAGAAATTGTAAAACAAATTGGAGAAGAGAAGGCGAAAAAACGAGAGAAACGAATGTTAGAAGACAGTGATACGGGCAATGGTAGGGGTAAAGGTAAAAATGCGAATGCAAATGCAAATGCTGAAACTCCTAAAAAAATAACCATGATGGCAAGTAACGTGGGTGCAGTTACGGCAATATCTGACTTACGTCCAGTGGTTCGAGTGGATTCGGTGGACGACGTAGATGATTCTGAAGAATCAGGTTCGGATTCTGAAAAAAACCCCGGTCCGAGCGTCGATGCCGTCATTCGAGACGTTACGCTTCCAACCCAAACAAAGGCGCTGGCCGATAAGGAGCGCGCAGAGTACGTTCATAGTGAAGAGACTGGCCGTGATGTATGGATTCAACAATTTATGAAAAACCGTCATTTTGGAATTGAAGATAATGAGGGAGGTACCGATTCGCTTTTTGCGTGTATCCGCGACGCGTTGCTTAGTCAGGGCAATACGACCATTACGATTGAACAAATGCGCGTCAAACTGGCAAGTATGGCAACCAAAGAACTGTTTCAGGAGTATATAAAACACTATAACAAATATACCGCACTTTTAAAACAGGCGTCAGAACAATTTCAAGAAAAAAAGAAACAAGGGGATGAGCTCAAAGAGAGAATAAGTGGCAAACACTTGTCTCCAACTGATATGTTGAAAGTGAAGACCGAAATGACACATAATGCCGCCGAACAACGCGAGAAGAAGACACGAGTTGATTTTTTGAAAGATATTGTCATGAAACAATATGGATACATGCGTCAAACCGAAAGCAAATTCGATAACTTCAAAACCATATTGACAACTCGCACATTCATTCCGGATGCGTGGGCGCTCCGCGCCTTAGAACGCGCATACAATATTTCCATTATACGCATGTCAGAAGAACGATTCAGGGATGGCGATTTGGATAATGTAATTGTTTGCGGAGACCGCGCTGCCGACGCACCAGGGCTCGGACTCGGTATGGTTACCACATCCACGTACAAACCTTCTATATTTATTGTTGTTTCCGTGGATGAACATAATACCTACCGACTCATACGGTACCGAACAAAAGGCTCATTTTCGTTTGTCGAACTGCCATACGACATTCGCACGCAGATTGTTACAAAATGTATCGAAAACCCTGACACAGAATTTGCATTTTTACCGCAATTCAAACGCGTGCTTGAAATCTATCCAAGCTCTCAGACACAATCGGGAGGAGGGGGAGGAGGAAGGCATAAGTCCACAGATGATGATTCGGAAACCGCGAATAGAACTCGAGACGTTCCGGTATTCCAAATTTATAATCGATCCGGAAATGATAAGCCTGGTCATGGCGCGGGCGAATACGTTCCTTCTGGAATGCAGCATTTATTTGTCCCGTTGGCAAGCCACCATAATTGGCGGCGCTCGCTCACGAATATGGCCGAGTCGCCATTTGTATTGGATCGTCGTACATGGTTCAGCGTCGAGCATTACTACCAGGGCTCTAAATTCAAAAAACACAATCACGATTTCTATTTACAATTTTCAATGGACTCGAAATCGGAAATTTCTAAAAATCCGGAACTTGCGCGCGCGGCTGGTAGCGATACTGGAATATTTCACGGGAAACTGTACCGCCCCAAGGCGGTAACAATTGACCGCGACTTTTTTTCAGGCGGTAGAGGTGCTGAAGCCTTATCCAGTGCTATGGAAGCCAAATTTCGCCAGCATACCGATTTGCGAAATATCTTGCTGGGTACATTGAATGCTCGCATCTACCACTTTCAGCGCGGTGAGCGACCCATACTGTTTAAGCCACTGCTTCAAATTCGCTCGAAATTGGAATCGAGTGTTTGAAAATGAGCAAAGTATTTGCTTTTTAAAAAATTAAAATAATAATAATAATAATAATAGTTAATGATAATAATAATTAATAATAATAAATAAAACCATAATGACTTCTAAAAATCGCAGGCGATTTATGCGAGGGGGTGCAAGGTTAACGCAAAAGACAAATTTATTTAAAAGAGTTCTACAAAAAAGAAAAATGTTGTTGAAAGACGCAAGAAATTTGGACATGTACCAAAATGAAGCTATAAGAAGACGTTGCGCGGGCGGACTTGAGTCGTCGGCACCTATTGTTGAATATAGTATTAAAATAAACTATGAAGGAGTTCCATTTATTGCAGATATGGAAGAGGAAACTACAAGAAAGTTTAACCATGAACGACTAGATGAGTTAGAAGTTATGCGTGATACAAAACCCCTTTTTCATTTCAAATCAAATAATAACATCCTTTATCGAAACATACACAAAAATATTGGAGAACATACAAGTCTAATCGACTTTGAAAATTTACTTGATAATGAATGGATGAAAAGCCAGTTTGAGTATATTGCTCATCTTAATAAACGAGACTTATTTACGATTTATTCATATACAAGAACTGGCGACGAAATCGCTAACAATTTTCTTAGAAAAAATCTTACTCCTTCTAAACTTACGAGATATTTAAAAGAGATTGATTCTAGTCCTCACACGTATAGACCCTACTTTGCCATGTTTTTTCAGGCATTTGATGAGCTTAAAACATATAGTCCAGAACAGTTATCTGAAGTCATTTCACCTGATGTACCTTCAGAAAAGTTATATGAAATACAAACGTTGTTATCAGTTGGCAGTTCCGGTGGCAGTTCCGATACTTTGTTATCACATGTGTACGTTAATTTTCTAGGACTGCTTACTTGTTTTACGAGTGATTTTTGGTTTAAAGTCGTTCAAATCTATGCAAGCGACATTGACCGTATTATAAAAAATTCACCCGGAGTAACTAAAAAAATGTACGTGTATCGTAGTGTAGACACGAGTGACTATTTTACGAGGGATATGACACACCATATAAAGTCGTTAAATGGGTTTGAGTCAACATCAGTGAGTGCGAAAGCAAGCTTTGAATTTATCGGAAGAAAATGCTGTTTTCAAAGAATTACTCTTTTACCTGGTGTTAAAGCATTACTTATTTCTTGTGTTTCATCATTTCCAACTGAGTCTGAAATATTACTTGGCCATAATACCAATTATTACATTATGGAGCCAACCACAAAAATAAATAAATCACTTAATGGCTGCGACTTTAAAGTTCACGATGTTGAAACATTTGATATCGTTATGATTGGGAATGACTATGCGTCTACCATAACGTCTAGCATATAAGCGCATAGACTCAAAAAATAAATAATAATAATAATTAATGATAATAATAATTAATAATAATAATAATAATTAATAATAACATAATAATTATTAAAAATTTGAAAATGACCAGACGAGAACGGTTTATTCAAGCGTTCCAACGCCACAAGAAAACCATGGACTTGGAGCCATCGGCGTATACGGAATCGGTATACAAACGCTGGTTTCAACAACTTCAGAAAGCAGATAAAGTATTTCACAAATCACAGGACGCGTTGATAAAAATGACAATGCCAGAAATAGTGGTCGGAAAATTACCCGAGCCCATGTTTTTTAAAGATCCGTCGAACGATCTCACTTTTTTACCCAAACATATCATGAAATTTATGACAGATCCTACCAAAGCTACACACTGGTTATTATACTCGACAGTCGCAGGAGGACGTACGATACGCCTCCATATTGTTCACTACCAATCGCACGCACATGAATTGAAGCGTAACGACGACAGCGATGAAGACAACACGGAATCAGAATCAGATGATCGGCCAGTCGAAACCTCTGAGTCAAAAGGGATCCCGCTATACTGGCTGAAAAAATATCGTCAGCATGTATACAAAGCATTCGCATGGTTTCAGTTCATAGCTCCGTATACGAAGGACTGCGACTGCTCGAAAGAGCTGGATGTATACCTGTACTTTACACCGTTTAAAAAAAATCTTCCTGATACTCCATCATCTACGGTTGGTCCTCAACATTCAAATACCGGATTTACAACATCGTGTACTGCAAATCTCTCAAAAAATGGTAGTAAGGATCGTACTGAGATCATAATTTATCGTTATGAAGAGTTCTTCAAGGTGCTGCTTCACGAGACAATGCACAATCTTGATCTTGACTTTGGGCATATGGCGGACGATGTAACGGTTGACCACTTATTTCCGGGAATTAAGCACGATATCATACTCAGCGAAACGTATGCGGAGACATGGGCTCGACTGTTAAATGTCGCATTTTACTCGTATTATAACATACTGGGAGGCCGAGGAACCTATAAAAAGTATCAACAAGCAGTTCAAAGATGTCTCGCAACTGAACGCGCATTTTCTTTGTATCAGGCGACTAGCGTGTTGGCGCATATGGGTCTTACTTTACCTCAGATACTTTCAACTGATGCTGCGTCCAAATCTCTCGTTTTGAAGAAGTATTCTGAAGATACAAATGTATTTGCGTATTATATATTGACAGGCATTACAATGCTTGAAGCGGATCTGTTTCTTCAATGGTGCAAGGACACAAATAAACATAATTTAATACAGGCGAATTCCGGGATTGCTGGATCCGACGCTTTGCTTATTCTGATCGAACTCATTGTTAAATCATCATCGACATCTTCATCTTCATCCCTTTCAGACGCGATAGACATAATAACCAAAATGAAACGAGAGATAGGAACTACAGGAACTACAGATGAAAATACTAATAAATCAAGTAGAATGACTATTTGGTAATGGGATGGGTGTAAAAAAATAATATAAAAATTGATGAGTATATCGTATAGCAGTGTGCTGTATATGATATACGGTACAACTCTACACTACTACTAGTAATTAGTAATAACAAGATGGGAGTAAGATTTTTAAACACATTGATTAAACGAAAAGCGCCTAGCGCATTGAAATATGTTTCGCTCTCTCAATATTCTGGGAAAACAATAGTGATCGACACGAGTATTTACATTCACAAGTACCTGGCATCCAACTCGTTGATGGAGAGCATGTATTTCATGATTTCCCAGTTCAAACATTTGAATATTACGCCCGTGTTTATATTTGACGGAGTTGCTCCAGCAGAAAAAAAAGGGGTCCTGAATGCGCGCGCATCTGTCCGCGAAAATGCTTTGGAACAGTACAATCGGCTCGACACATTACTTCATAAATCGGATGAAACCAGCGATCCATCTACTTCTACTGTTAGCGCAAGTGCCACATATTCAGCGGAATACGAGTGTCCCGAACAAATACGAAGGCGCATGCAGTCTTTGAAACGGCGGTTTATGCGCATAAGCAATTTCGAATTAAATGAACTCAAACGACTGATGCGGGAGTTCGGCGTAGAGTACATCGAGTCTGATGGCGAGTCGGATTTATTGTGCGCTTACCTCGTGAAATGCGGATTTGCTCAAGCGTGTATGAGCGACGATATGGACCTCTTTCTTTACGGGTGCCCCGTCGTGCTTCGACATGTAAATATCTGGCACAGCACTGGCGTGGAATATACATTGGATACGATTTTGAGAGATATGGCAGTTTCATTGCACGGGTTTCAAATGGTCTGTATTTTATCCGGAACCGACTACACTTCGAATGGAGGAGTTTCCGATATAGATATAGGTTCCAAGCCGCCCACCAGGCATTTGAAATTTCGTATTTACTTGAGTGATTTGTTAAACTCGTATCAAGAATACCAAGAAGATCGGGTTCTTGACGACGACGCGGAACAACCCCAAACCCAATTTGATAGTGCATTTTATGACTGGGTGGTAGATAGACATAAAAAACAAGTGTCGATGAATGCATGCGACATACAACTGGCAAGGGCGACATTTGAAAAGGCGTACTCCATATTTTCATGCGACCCGTCCAGTGAAATGAAACAGTATGTGCAAAGTATGAACATGAATATCAATAGGAGTGAAAATAATGGTCTTGGATACGAAGTTCCTCACAAAGTAAAACGAATCATGGCAAAGTATAACTTCATTTACATTTAATTTATAAGAGATACAAAAATATAAATTCAAAATAAAAAAATATAAAATATGAAAAATATTTATTATATTTACGTATAATATAAAATATAATATACAAAACAGTCAACCATTACAATGAAGGGTGGATGGAAACGTCGACACTCGGCAACATGCCGTAAAAGCGCTCATCGCTGTTACAATGATAATTGCGTAAGAAAGTCATTGCGGAAATATAAGACAACTACCGGTCGAAAATGTCGCAAGGGGTCGCACAAGTGTAGGGATAACCGTTGCCATAAGGCAAGAATTGTCCCATCACGTCGTTTGAATTATTGAATTCTTGGAGCAGGTGTTACCAGGTATAAGACCGTTAAATAAGAAATAATCGCTAAAGCGATTGAAACAATCCATATCGGAATTACCGTTTTGCGTTTGAATCCAATGCCAAATTGGCGTAAACTGCCGTCCGAGTTATACAAAAACCCAGGCTTGGATTGTTGAAGTACGAAAAACAGTATCAAGTATAACAAAATTGCAAAAAACGGCAAGTTTTTTCGAATAATAAAAATGTTCATTTCGTAGATGTTTTATTATGTGTTATATATGGTTATATATGTTATGTTATTCTTTGATTTTATTTTTGATTTAATTCCTAATATTTTATTTGGTTTATTTTTATTTCATTCCCATAATAAAAAAATATAGAACGATTTTTTATTATAGTTATTTATAGTAACATGATGATTTGACGGTATTCTTCGAGCATGTCAAAGTACGTTCTGCGATCTGGTAAACATAAAAAGTTGTCGTTTATAAAGCGTATAGTCCGGATCATCTGTATCGGTAACAGGTGAGAGAAATATAAAGTTATCATAAAAACTAGTTCGCATATGGTAAGGCGGCAGCTGTTGTGGAGATTTAGAAACGGTATCATATATTGAATTTAATTCGCGCAAGGCGTCCTCGTGGCACTTTTTGAACGACCCCTCGTAAAGCGACCCGCTTAAGTAATTCATAACGTTTGCCATAAGTTGGACACAGTGGTTCGGCTCTACGGGCTCTGGTTGAGGTTCGAGTTCGGACATTTTTTTTATTGGTTGTATTGGTTGGTATACTAGACGACCAATCAAAGCATAGTTATTTATAAGTATTAAATTATTATACATCGCTATTTTTCCTTAAATAATAATATACACAATATAGTATGTGGTCCGAAACTACTTAAAGATTTTTCGTATATAAAGGGTAGGAATGAAGTGTCTGGTCTAGTGCCAAACAAGTTGTTTCTAGGTAACCGGCATGGCGCAGCGGTTAGCGCGCGGGGCTCATAACTCCGAGGTCACTCGATCGAAACGGGTTGCCGGTATCTTTTCAATTTGGCAGCTTTAAAGAAACTGCCAGGGGACATACGTCCCCTCCACAGAACCGGTGTAGCTCAGCGGCAGAGCGTCTACAACACCGTCTTCTACCATCTTGACTGACAACGTCTGAACTGAGGATGGTTATCGCCTTATAAGCGGAAGGTCACAGGATCGAAACCTGTCGCCGGTATATTTTCAATTTGGCCGTTTTATAGAAACGCGCCCGCGCATCACTATATGCACTCCAACAATCTTCCATTTGTGTGGGAACCTTGGGTTCCCTGTTAACCGACATGGCGCAGGGGCAGCGCGCAGGGCTCATAACCCTGAGGTCACTCGATCGAAACGGGTTGTCGGTATCTTTTCAATTTGGCAGCTTTAAAGAAACTGTCAGGGGAACGTATGTCCCCCTAAACCCCCTCTACGCAATGGGGCCAGAGGGGCGCTCGTCGCCCCTCATAATAACAAACCACTCCCACGGAGGGCAGTAAACTCGTCGAACTACCTCTTGACATTCGTGTCCGATTTGTTTGATGGTTATCTCTTATTCATTACAAGGCAGGCACAGGATCGATACCTGTGGGTGGTACTAACCGGAAATCGAAACGTATTGCCGGTATTTTCCATTTTGGCAGTTTTAAAGAACCTGCTATGGGACCTACGTCCCCCTAAGACCCTTCTGCGCAGAGGGGTTTAAGCACTTCGTAGTGGGCGCTTGACGCTCCCTTGTCGGGCTCAGTGACATTAAACAGAGTGGATATGGGCTCGTTGTATACGTTTAAATGTTCACGGTGAACGTTGAAAACGTGAACGAGACAGTTGATCGCGAGTGCGGGGCGATCAATCAACATACGCCATTTGTCGTGACATTTCATTGCATTGGTAATACTCATTACTGGCTTCCTGATCAAGAGTGAAAGTGATAGAAAAATCTTACTAACTGATCTGTCAAACAAATATTTTCCCATGAATACCATACTTGACTAGAACCACTTCACTGTGTAGCTGGTCCGAATATTCATGGGTTATCTCTTTATAATTAAAGTCATTACAACAGTAAATTCATTTTTATTGTTGAACGGATTTGTACTATTACTCGTCAAACAGCGATATACAATCCAACCCCTCCCACACATTCACTCATCTCATCTCATAATTCCACAGGTCGACCTTGCATTCACATTCCCCCCCCAGAACCTATGTTAGTAATGTTTTTAACGTCATATGACGTTATAAAAACATTTATATTATAACCTTTTTGTTTTTTACATTATTTCAGAGCAAACAGTTCTGTCATCAGATCGTATAGTCCAATTTTTGATCCGTCTGGAAAAGAGAATACTACTTTATTAATCACATTCATGACATTAACGGCTACAATCGACCCGGCGTATACTTTAAACGGCGCTTCGGAAATGGAAAAAAACGTCACTGCATTTCCACTTGTGTCTAAAATATTAGTTCCATCAAATAAGTAAACGGTGTTGTTTATTTTCGCGCTCTCGTTAGGATTAAGTGGAATGTAAACCGACAAGTCACCCGAAATATCGGAAACAGATACAGTTACAACCTTGTTTCCACTACCGTCAATGGTTGCCGGGGCCTTTACTATAAATGTGGCATTGCTGATAATATCAGAAGGAATATCGACTAGGCTGTTGATAACGGATCCGGATAATGGCTCAGTAACTTGAACTTGACCAATATCTTTATTATTTATATTTTTTAAAAGTTGTAGTTTTTGAACGGTGCTAAATGCCGGTAAGTTAGTAGCGCCGCTTAAATTAACGTTCGTGAAATCGGTGCCGGTAACCACCGCCCCTGAAAAATCCACATTGCTTAAATTTGCACCAGAAAATGATACGCCTGATACGGTAGTACCTACTAAGGATGCTCCAGATAAATCCAATGCTGCAAATGATGTTCCGGAAGTTACAGTAGTGCCTTGAAGCGCCGTACCGGCGGACTGGATTGAAATAGAACAAGTTGCATTAGTCGGTGCATTATAAAGCGTGGTCAAAACTTGCGAGGCCGTAATTGTCACGGATCCAATACCCTTCAATGTAACCAACCCTGTACTTGGGTGCACAGTTGCAAGGGAGATATCGCTGCTCGAATACGATACCGCTCCAGCACTTGCACTGGTTGCGCTAACTGAAAACGAGGCATCTGTTACTACTTTGGTCGACGGCGGGGATACAAATGCCAGTGTTGGCGTACCCTTTGAAACCGTGAGGAGTGTACTTGTTCGACTTGCAGATGTAAACTGGTTCGGAACCGCCGCTTGTAAAGCATTGAAGCTGACGTCACCAACTCCGACTATATTTATCCAGTCTCCCGACGTGTCAATTGTTGCTACTGCCGGGTTACTGCTGGTATACGTGATGGCGCCGCTACTATTGCTGGTGGGGCGCGTGAGAATAGCGAATGATGCGTCGCCGTACACTTTACTAGTATTTGCAATAGTAAATGTAGATGATGAAAGTGTCGGGGTGCCTAGAGAAACGGTTAGTGTATCACTTGTTAGACTTGCAGATGTAAACTGGTTCGGAACCGCCGCTTGCGATGCGTTAAAGCTTACATCGCCCACTCCGACTATATTTATCCAGTCTCCCGACGTGTCAATTGTTGCTACTGCCGGGTTATTGCTGGTATAAGTAATAGCGCCGCTACTATTGCTGGTGGGGCGCGTGAGAATAGCAAACGATGGGTCACCGTACACTTTACTAGTGTTTGCAATAATAAATGTAGCGGATGAGAGTGTCGGCGTCCCTATAGAAACGGTTAGTATATCACTTTGTATACTTGCAGATGTAAACTGATTCGGAACTGCCGCCTGAATGGCGTTGAAACTCACGTCGCCCGCTCCAACCAGAGTTATCCAGTTTCCGGAAGTGTCGATTGTCGCTACTGCCGTGTTATTGCTGGTATACGTGATAGCACCGCTACTATTACTGGTGGGGCGAGTTACAATAGCGAATGATGCGTCGCCGTACACTTTAGAAGTTGGGACTACAAATGTGGATGACGATAATGTCGGGGTTCCTAGAGAAACGGTTAGTTGGTTACTAGTTATGGTAGATTCGGTAAATTGACTTGTAGCCGCTTGGGTTGCGGTAAATGTCACGGTACCTGCGGCAACAATGGATATCGCGTTTCCTGACCCATCCTCAGTAATTGTGGCGACATTGGTGTTGCTGCTACTGTAAGTGACTGCGCCGCTACTGTCACTTGTCGGACGGGTTGTTATTGCAAATGATGGATCAACCGCTGTCTTTGATGATGCAACTGTAAATGTAGATGCAGAAAAGGTAGATGTTCTGCGCGAAATAAGAAGACTAAACGTCGTGTTCCCTGCGGCATAGGTTTCAGTTGAAGCTTGTGATACATTGACAGTAATTGCGGAAGGCGTATATTCGAGTATAGTTGCAATGTCACCGCTGATGCTTATAGCAGTACTCGTTGAAGAAAATGTATATGCGCCACTGCTATTACTTGCCCCAATCATAACGGCAGCCAGCGAAAACGATGCATCAACCCCAATCGTTTTTGATACTTGCGGAATTGAATTATATGTTGGCGAAGGGGTTGTACCAGTATATGTAACGGTAAATCCGACACGCACATGGTCGTAACTGAACGCGCCATTCTTATTTATGGTAAGGTAAATAAGTTCGCCTGCCTGTATCTCGATGCTACTATTAGTAAACGTATATGTGGATGTAGAGCGGGATGGTATACTGCTACTAACATAACTTAAATATCTAGTACCATTGACCAACCCTCTTTGAATATAGTAGTTGACGCCATCACTGTTTCTATCTGGGAATAACAACGATAATGATATGTCAACCGTAGCAGTGATAGTACTTGCCGTGTTGTTTTTATATCCAAGGCATATATTATATTCTGAATTGTCATCCGGATGCATTACTAGCGCGGGTCCAGTAAACGACGAACCATAGTTACCATTTATTGTCCCACTACCTGTTACTTTTTGAATGAACGGATAGTTGCCTCCAAATCTATTATTATCCCATTGACCGTATGTATATATAACTTCATTTCCATTTTGCCAGCTCGGTAATAAATTTGCGCTACTTCTAGCTGAATTTATTTCAAAATATTGCCAGTCATTACTCGTAGACTGCGCCGTAGGTCCAGAAATAAAATTGTCGTACGCAGATGATACTACCGACATATGAGTATGAGTATTCTATTTATTTGGAGTATAAACACTTATACTTTAATATATGTGTTTAAAATATTTTTAAAAACTTTATAACGGTAAACTCAATTTTATCGTTGAACTGATTTGTATTTATCGTAAAACAGTTTAACCTGTATATTCACTTATCTCATCATTCATTACACAGGTCGACCTTGCAATCCCCCCCCCACCTATATTACTACATTATTGCTCTTTCAAAACAAACAGTTCTGTAATCAGATCGTATAGTCCAATTTTTGATCCGTCTGGAAACGATATGTCTATTTTATTAAATTCGCTCATGACATTAACGGCTACAATCGACCCGGCGTATACTTTAAACAGCGCTCCAGAAATGGTAAAAAAATTCACTGCATTTCCACTTGTGTCTAAAATATTAGTTCCATCAAATAAGTAAACGGAGTTGTTTATTTTCGCACTCTCGTTAGGATTAAGTGGAATGTAAACCGACAAGTCACCCGAAATATCGGAAACAGATACAGTTACAACCTTGTTTCCACTACTGTCAATAGATGATGGTGGTGCTACAACAAATGTGGCATTGCTGATAATATCAGAAGGAATGTCGACTAGATCATTGATAATACTTCCGGATAATGGTTCGGTAACTTGAACTTGACCAATATCTTTATTATTTATATTTTTTAAAAGTTGTAGTTTTTGAACGGTGCTAAACGCTGGTAAGTTCGTAGACCCGCTTACATTTGCGTTCGTGAAATCGGTGCCGTCAATCACCGCTCCTGAAAAATCCACATTGCTTAAATTTGCACCAGAGAATGATACGCCTGATACGGTAGTACCTACTAAGGATGCTCCAGATAAATCCAATGCTGCAAATGATGTTCCGGAAGTTACAGTAGTGCCTTGAAGCGCCGTACCGGCGGACTGGATTGAAATAGAACAAGTTGCATTAGTCGGTGCATTGTAAAGCGTGGTCAAAACTTGCGAGGCCGTAATTGTCACGGATCCAATACCCTTCAATGTAACCAACCCTGTAGTTGGGTGCACAGTTGCAAGGGAGATATCGCTGCTCGAATACGATACCGCTCCATCACTTGCACTGGTTGCGCTAACTGAAAACGAGGCATCTGTTACTACTTTGGTCGACGGTGGGGATACAAATGCCAGTGTTGGTGTACCCTTTGAAACCGTGAGTGTACTACTTGTTCGACTTGCAGATGTAAACTGGTTCGGAACTGCCGCTTGTAAAGCATTGAAGCTCACGTCACCTACTCCGACTATATTTATCCAGTCTCCGGACGTGTCAATTGTTGCTACTGCCGGGTTATTGCTGGTATATGTGATAGCCCCGCTACTATTGCTGGTGGGGCGAGTTACAATAGCGAATGATGCGTCGCCGTACACTTTACTAGTGCTTGAGACGGTAAATGTAGCGGATGAAAGTGTCGGTGTGCCTAGAGAAACGGTTAGTGTATCACTTGTTAGACTTGCAGATGTAAACTGGTTCGGAACCGCCGCTTGCGATGCGTTAAAGCTTACATCGCCCGCTCCGACTATATTTATCCAGTCTCCGGAAGCGTCGATCGTCGCTACTGATGTGTTACTGCTGGTATAAGTAATAGCGCCGCTACTATTGCTGGTGGGGCGCGTGAGAATAGCGAATGATGGGTCACCGTACGTTTTTGTGGCAGGTACGGAAAATGTAGCGGATGAGAGTGTCGGTGTTCCTAGAGAAACAGTTAGGGTGTTACTAGATTTGGTAGCCGCAGCATATTGACTTGTTGCGGCCTGGACCGCGTTAAAGCTGACGTCGCCCACTCCGACTATGTTTATCCAGTTTCCAGAAGAGTCGATTGTCGCCACTGCTGGATTATTGCTAGTATACGTGATAGCACCGCTACTATTGCTGGTGGGGCGCGTTACAATAGCAAACGACGGATCACCGTACGCTTTACTATTTGCAATAGTAAATGTAGCCGATGAAAGTGTCGACGTTGCTAGAGAAACGGTAAGTGTAGCTGTGATAGTTCCATCGGAATAGTCATTTGATGATGCTTGATATGCGGATATAGTCGTTGTTCCGGAACCGACCAAAGTAACCGTATTTCCAGATACGGTTGCTACTGAAAGGTCGGAACTTGAATATATGAATGACGCCGGGGTATTGTTTGATGTCGGGGCAGTTAATGTGAACGGGATATCTCCATACGTTTTAGATGGAACTGAAAAATTAGAGAGAACCAGGGTATATGAATACGCCTGAACGGTGGCAGTTGCATTGATAGAAGTAGTTGCATATGCGCCATACCCGCTTTGCGTTGCAGTTATAACTGAAGTACCGAGTGATTTGACAATTAATGTAGTATCGTATGGTTCAACCACACTTGTATTCGAGCTTGCGTACGTAAACCCACCGGATACATCAATCGAATACACTTCTGCCAAGCTCGGAACCTGGTTTACTACAGAAATTCTTGACCCATTGGCACTTAAACCAAGATATGCTCCAAAAATGCCGAAGCTAACAGTCCCTGTAAGTGTCTGTCCTAACTGAGACCATGTATTAGTGGACGACGTATACCTAAAAGCTTTTATATATCCAACGTTATTATTATTTGAAGGTGGATTACTATCTCCGTAACCCGCAGTAAATGCAATAATGGTTCCATCGTTTGAGATTGCTGCAGAGTAACCGACTGCGTCGTCTGAAACACTACCTGTTAATGATTGACCCAGTTGGTACCAGTATTTGGGTCCAAACGTGCTGCTACTTTTATCTGTAACCGTCGTAGTTTTATTAATATCATATTGAAATACTCTAACAAATCCGAGATTATTTTCGGAGCCATATGTTATCATTACCTTTGTTCCGTCACTTGATAACTTAACACCTCCCCAGAATCCGCCAGCTTGTACGCTTTGACTTCCATAAAAATCACCCCCAATCCGATTCCATAATTTAGGCCCAAATGTATCGCTTGTACCATCTGTAACCGCAGTTGTTTTTGTAACGTCGTACCTAAAAACTCGAACGATTCCACCACTGCCACCACCACCTGGAAAAAGTCCACTAGTATTTAATTGAGGTCCGCCTATAGCTACAATTCTTCCGTCATCTGACATAGATACATTTTCTCCGTACCATGAATTAATAGTCCCTATAAAATCGCCTCCAATTCGGGTCCATCCTACCGGCCCGTATGTGTCACTAGATGTATTGGTAACTGCTGTCACTTTATTTACATCATAATCAAAAACACGAGCGAGACCAAGGTCCCCTTCATAATTTCTTTTCTTTTCTCCGATAATAACCCGACGCCCATTTGCAGATAAGCAAACCGATTTACCAAACATCGCACCTTCAGTTGTTCCACTTATTACGCCGCCAAGTTGCGTCCATGTATTGTTTGCGTTTGAATATGTAAACACTCGAACATATCCCGGTCCGTTACTATTAAACCCGTTATTATCGATTGAACCAACCGCTATAGTATTACCGTCTGCAGATATAGAGACCGATATTCCAAATTGGTCTCCGCCTGCTAAACCATATATAGTTGAGCCCAACATAGTCCATGTTCCGCTAATATTTCGATACACAATTGCGTAACCGGATAAACTTGGATGTTGAGTTTGAACTGCACCAGCTACAAACGTGTCACCATTTTTAGATATTGCGATTGAAGACATTACGTCATTTGAGTTTATCCCATTAATGGTTGCGCCTAATTTACTCCATGTTGAACCATACGTTGTAGCAAGATTTGACGTCGGGGGAGTGATTGTGTACGCAGTCAATGAACTGCTTATGCCTAAATTGTTAAACCCGGATAGAGATATAGATGCCATTGTTATATAGTAAATAAATAATAAATGGTATCATTATATATTTATTTAACATAATTTTTAAACAACAAATGCTTTATGTGTTCAGTTGATTTGTTACGCATTATGTAAATAATTTATTTCAAATTGTCAATAATAATTTATTTACCTAGTATACTTTCCGGCTCGGGCGAATGAGTCGACGATAAAAATAATAAACACGCCCAAAAAGCAGTACAGGACCAATTCTTCAGTGACGTGTTCGGTACGCTCATTATGCTGTTCTTCCAGTAAATGAATGATATAGTTGAGTTTTTCGATGAACTCGTCATTTGATCCAGGGCCAGCCAGTTCATTCGACAGTTTGTTATAGTTATATGGAGCGAGCTGTTTATAATACTGCGCGGCATACGTGCTTGGCGCATTCATCTTAAACTGTTCAATCCCGCCACCGCCGCTTTCTGACTCGGATCCCGACACCGATCCCATCTTACTTCCAAATTGTTGAGACATACTAAACATGGGTTGATGGGTTCGTCCTTCATTTGTAGTTGGAGGTGGTATAGTACTGACCTGGTTACCCGACCCTGCATCTGCGATTGGAGGAGACACCTTAAGACCGGTAGAAGCACCAGCGCCAGCACCAGGAACACTGGATCCCGGGTACGTTGGAAGCACGCTTGCAGTCGCATCGTCATCATCGTCTTCATCATCGCTGCTAGCTGCGTGGATTTTTGCAATCGATGCTCGTAATCTTTCAAGTTTCGGGTTAGTGCGACCATTTGGTTGCGATTGTTGTTGTGGTTGCGCATTCGTCATTGTTTCAAACGCCTTTACTGTTTTATTTTTTCGTTTAGATGCAATATACCCATCGCTACCCGGGACATTGGCGGAACTTCCCCCCGTACTGAAATCAGAATATCCTAAAGAAGACATTTTATTTTATACTATACTATTTACGATTGATCGATATTTTATATACTATCGCTATAACTATATTACTATTTTACTATTATTTTATTTTTTATCCTAATTTATTCATTCATTTTGATTCATTTGATTGATTTTTATTTTTAAAATTGGATAAAAATAAAACAAAACAATAGTAAATTAAATTAACGTAACTAACTACACAATGATTTGACTCTTGGACAGTTCATTTATTTTTTGGTTGTCGTCTTGGACTTCTTCGGCTTCTTTTTTTTTGTCTTGGTCTTGGTCTTGGTTTTGGCTTTGGTCTCGAGTAAACGATTCAAGTGCCGTCAAGCATGCATCTAACAGTTTACCGGTAATCACGCTCTTCAATGCTGGATCGCACGAATTGTATTCGCGTATTTCGTCACATAAAAAAACTCGAGGGTGTAATGCGTACAAATGGTCAGTTGTCCTATCTTGTTCGGTGGCCCGTTCGCTCACAATGCGCACGTCGGGAAACCGGAGGGCCGTATGCACGCGATCGCTTTCAAAAATGCTGTTGGCATAATAATGAACATTCAGTACAACCTTGGATCGAGAGATATAGTCAAGAAGTTCGGCTCCAAATAATGTACTCACCACTGTCATATTATAGCCGTGACGTTGTAACTGTTCCTTCAGGATTCCAAGTATAATATTTCGCCGCGAGTTTGCAGTACCGTAAAACATTACATCGATGTCTTTTGGTTTCGGTTTATTCGCGGCCAATAGTAACGGATCCGTGCAACTCATCGATAAAATCGGTGGAGTAAGAACCCGCAATTTGTGTCGGCATGCTTCTGGATAGTGTTTCAAGTTAACCTGCGTATAGTCGAATGTCACAAGGCTCTGAAGAATTAACCGGCAAAAAAGCGCATTGAAAGATATGGGTGGCTGTACGTTACCGACGCCTTTGTCATTAAGTTGCTCCAACTGGTATAGTGCATACTTTCCGGTTGGAGGCAGTGTCGCTACATTGGTCACTAATAAGTGCGGGATCAAAATAAACATCAGTTCGTCTGGTCGCGACTCGTTTACTTGTACGTCGTGCGTAGTTACTTGTTTACCTATAATGATTCGACGCGTTTCAATTCCCAGTTCAGTCTTAAGTAGATGACTTAATGAATGTACTAAATTTTCGACATATTTCGTGGCAAAAAACGTTACCGTTTTAAAGTTATTCGTATTCATTCTGAAGTAAGCAACTAAGAAAAATAAAAATGTATATAGTTGATATGGCTAATATTATATATACATTATGGTTTAAATCATATTATTATTTGATTTGTTGGTTTGTTGGTTTGTTGGTTATTGAAACAGCTCCAAAATATCAACGTGTTTAAAAATAGTTTTATTTGTGATACTCGGGTAACTCTTTATTTTCAACAAACTTATGAAGGTAATGTTATTCAAAATGTTGACCCACTCCTCCATTCCAGTGAGCTCCGTATGACCGTTCTTGATAATAATGTAAATATTTTCAGAAATCTCGTCCAGCTCATTGGTTTTCCCGGCAAGTTTCAAGTTGTCATTCAGCATTCGCTGCAAGTCAATGACTAATTCGACCACTTGGCTGGCAGGTACGATACCCTCTTTCATAAGGTTCACTATGAACAGCGACATTGCCTTACGCTTATCATTCGACTTATTATTTTCACAAAACTTATCATAATCCTTTTTCGGATCAATGTACTCAATCCGTTGAAATAGTTTAATATAGTCCTTCATGCTTTCATCAAAAATAGGTTTAAAAAAATCATGTTTTTCAAGCAAATCCTTGAACAGGGTGGCGTAGGTTTGCGAATAAAACTGGTTCGAACTTGCCGTATTGAAGATCGATGTACCGATTTTTAACATGGAATCTTCATTCGCGCTACTAGAAATCAGTGTCGCGATTTCAGATAGGACGGCGTCTCGCATTTCAGCGTAATTATCAGTCGTAATGCGATTCAAGCACGAGCGAATGGTATTAATATTTGTTTCAATACCTTGAGACCTCGTGACTTCGGTAGCCTGAAAGGCGCGTATTGATTCCCAATCTTCATCCGTGATTTGCTGGCTGTCTACTCTCCGGGATCCAGTTGATCGTTGTTTTTCTGAACCACTTGAGTTGGAATTGGAATTGAAACTGGAAAACCCGGATGACGGGGTCGAAGCAGACGTCGAGGATGAAGGATTTGATAGAGATACGGATGCTTTATTCTTGGGAAACACCGGCGTCTTTACATACGTCGGAGCCCCGACTTGATCAGCCAGTTTGGACACAAGAGCAACTACATCAGGGTGAACGGTATATTCAAATCCATTATATATAATTCTTTCGAAATCTGAAAGCGAATACTGCGCTGTAACTGAAAGTGCAAATGGATAAGTGGATGTAGACATAGAAGCGGGGGTAGAAAGTTTGGCCATTCTATTGCTTATTTGCTTATTTGTTCACGCACTGCAATGTAGATGAGTATTATATAATATCTATATGGTTTTTATTTTTAATCATATTCATATGGGCTATTTGGATATTCGGTCCATTTATTTTTTTAATGAAATATTAAGTAGTATTTTTAGCAATTAAATAAAACCTGTATTTAAGAGGATAATTTTTAAAATTTCAACAGGTCGGTCATTAATATTATATAATAAAATTGAGATAAACAGAAAAAGATAGAAATAGTATCATCCAGGCAAATCGATTTACGTAGTAAATATTCACACATGAAAAGAGAAAAACGACCTGAACTGAAGAGTAATAATGTAGGTAATGTAGAAAAGAATGGGTTCAAGGCCGCGCCTAACACTTACATGGAATATGTTTCAAAGTTTCTTGTTCAAAAGGGAGAAGCGCATTCACACACGCGAATTCCGGATAAGTCGCTTAGTATTGGCGGCGCATTTATGATTCCGCGCAGTGACATCCCAGAATTTTATAGACGATACCATCAGCACGTGTTTGTGGATAAAAAACAGGAATTTCTTACTGAAAAACAACAGCCTACAAACGGTCCCGGCCTCATCGACTTTGATTTCCGGTACTCGTCGGACATTGAAGAGCGCCTTCACACCAAGACGAATATTATGGATGTAATCCTTGCATGCATGCGCGTGTTTACAAACGTGTACAAGTTTCCAACCCACGAATCATCGAGTGAAATTGTCATTCCGTTTTATGTGTTTGAAAAACCCACCGTCAACATGCAGGCCGATTTCACAAAGGATGGAATTCATATGGTAATCGGAATGAAGATGGAACGCGCGGTACAAATGCTGTTGCGTGAAGAATTGCTCCACGAGCTTCCAGAAATTTTGGGAGACCTGCCGATTGTAAACACGTGGGAACAGGTTTATGATGACGGAATCGTAAAGGGTCATACGAACTGGCAACTCTACGGTTCTAGAAAGCCGAATAATAAGGCATATGACTTGAAGTATATATTTGAAATGAAACGCAATCCAGAAAACACGACGTGGTACTGTTTTGAAGCTAGTGTCAGTGATTTTGTAGACAACATGTCTCAAAATCTAGAAAAACTTAGTGCACAGTACGAGTCACACGTTTCATATGAAATTTTAAAAGTCGGCGACGCGGATGAAATGACGGAGCCAGAATTGCAACAAGAACTGTTGAAACGACTAGACTCAATTCGAGCGTCGGTACAAACTGCGCAGATGGCTGCAGCCCGTAGGAAAAACGGAGCTGCAGGCGGTGGCGGCGGTGGAGCCAGTTCCGGTGCAGGAGCATCTCGAATCATAATGCACTCGCCCGATGAACCCATCGGTGTTACGCCGCAGCGAAGTACGCCATGGACGATTGCAGATATCAAAACACTCCAGGATTTACGGGATGCAACTGAACAAATGATTTCGAATCTCGACTCGAAAGAGTATGAACTGCGCGACACTCATGATTACGTCATGACATTGCCAGAACCATACTATGCCGACTATACGAAATGGCTCCATGTTGGATTCGCGCTAAACAATACCAGCTCGAGGCTGTTCCTGTCATGGATGCTGTTTAGTTCGCAGTGGGAGCGATTCTCAGTGCACGACATTCACAAACACTTGGTGACCTGGCGCGGATTTTCATACAATCCGTCGGGTCTAACCAATCGGTCAATTCGATACTGGTCTAGGCGGGACGCACCGGACAAGTACAGTAAAGTGCATGACCTGTCCATCGATCACTACATTGAAGAAACGATACGCACCGACCAAGCAACCGATTTTGATCTTGCCATGGTGGTGTTTCAGGTATTCAAGGAACAGTTTGTTTGCGCAAGTGTGGGGAAAAATATATGGTACGAGTTTGCAAATCATCGTTGGGTGGAATGCGATGAGGGAAATACGTTACGACTTCTCATATCTCGCGACATTTATCGGATTTATTACAAGAAGCTTCAGCTGCTGATGGATGAACTCAGGCAACATGAAACGGGATCGGAGCAGTTTGTTCATATCAAGAAGCTTACCGAGAAAATAACGGCAATCAATGTAAAACTGAAGACCACCACGTACAAGAACAACATCATGCGCGAAGTGAAGACCCTGTTTTATGACAAGAAGTTTTACGACAACTTGAACGCGAATCCATATTTACTGTGCTTCAAAAATGGGGTCATGGATTTCAAGCAGAAATGTTTTCGCGACGGACAGCCCGACGACAATATCTCCAAGTGCACCAATCTCGAATACACCAAACTGGATGCTGCGTCCATCCATAAGAAAGAGGCGGGGGAAATCACCGATTTTATGGGCCAGTTATTTCCGATTGAGAATGTCAGGCGGTACATGTGGGAGCATCTGGCATCAGTACTTATCGGTGTGAATCGCGATCAAACATTCAACGTGTATATTGGCGGAGGCAGCAACGGCAAGTCGAAATTGGTGGAACTTATGGCCATGTGCCTCGGAGACTACAAGGTCAGTCTTCCGATTGCACTCATTACGCAAAAACGTATCGGTATCGGAAGCACGTCGTCTGAGATCGCGCAACTCGTCGGCGTTCGATATGCCGTAATGCAAGAACCCACCAAAAGCGACAATACGTTAAATGACGGTGTATTGAAAGAGATCACCGGTGGGGATCCGATTACAGCGCGCGCGCTCTACAAGGACAGTATAACATTTGTTCCTCAATGTAAACTCGCCGTGTGCACGAACGTGATGTTCAACTTGGAGACCAACGACGACGGTACAAAACGCCGCATTAAAAAGATCGACTTTGTTTCGAAATTTTGCGAACGACCCGTTCAAGGGGATAAAGATGCGCCGTACCAGTTCATGATAAACAAGTACTTGGACGAGAATTTGAAGCGTTGGAGCGGTGTCTTCATGTCGATGTTGGTGGATCGGGCGTTAGAGACCGGCGGAGTGGTGAACACATGCAAAGAAGTCGAGGACAGCAGCAACGCATACTTTGAAAGCGAAGACCATATTTCCGAGTTCATCAGCGAGAAGGTTCAAGCGTTCGAAGGCGGATTAATTCGATCGGGCGATCTGAATGAAACATTCAAAAAGTGGTACAGAACGCACCACGATCGCGAAGTACCTAAGCCCAAGGATTTATACGCGGTTATGGATAAACGGTTCGGAAAACGAGGGACGCTCAAAGCGTGGAAAAATGTATGTATTGCACAGGATGACGAATATGCAAAGGACGATACATACGGCGATCTTGACGGAGAAGGAGAAGACAGCGAAAGCGCATACTCTGTTGAAGTCGTCTCAAATAAGTAAGTAAGTAAGTAAGTGAGTAAATAAATTTCTGATAAAATAAAAATAAAATTTTTATTTTTATTTTTATTTTTATTTTTATTTTTAGGGTTTGTTCGACTCAATTATTTGCTTACTGAAGCGCATTTAGTGCAGCCTGAGCAGCTGCAAGGTTAACATTTTGGCTAGCAGATTCCTTTTCGTTCTCCATTGGGCCTTCTTTTATAATGGCTGCAGCCGGGGCCTCTTTTTTTTCTTCTTTGTTCTCAACACCCTCAAAAACCGAGTTTGATGCAATCACTGCAATGAATACAACCCCCAGTAGACCAGCAATTGTATGCTTCAGGGTTAGAAACACAATGCACGCGACCAAAAATAATTTGCCCAAAATGTTGTTATACATGATTCCGAGTATGGATGGTTTGAACACCATGATTAAAACTACAATTACAATAATTGCAATTGAAACTTCCCTCTGATTTGAAAATGCCATAGAATATAGTAGTATTTGATATTTGATATATATGTATGCGTAGATTATTTTATTTTTACACAATTCCTAAATTTTGCCCAAACAATGAAACAAACAAATATAAATATTTTATTTTTATTAAAAAATAAATAATTAAAATAATACGTACATCATATATATATACAAACATAAATGTCACCATGTTTACTACAACATTATATTATCGTTCGGACCAAAAAATGTAACAATCGTGAAAAGGGTGAAAAATATGAAAAAAATATAAAAAATAATTTAAACTGTACATCATCAACGTCAGTCGATTTGAATATGGTTAATAGTATGGGGGGTATCATGTGGTTATAAGTTTATTTATTTAAATTTTTTATAAATATAGACCGTGAAACAATTTGGTTTCATTTTTCTTCAGCAAGTAGTCCATGTTGTCGCGGGATACAACAAACGGAAACTTCACGTCGCTTGTTTTAAATTCTTTTGGAAACATGGAAGTGATTGTTGCAGGCGTCATAAGTCGATGGAGGTTCAGCTTGGTGTGTATGATTTCGATACAGCGTTTCAGATTTCGAACTCCTTCTTCTTTGTCCGTATAATTTTCAACAATGTACTCGATCATTTCCGACGAAATACGAATTTCGTCGGGTGCAAATTTCACCTGCTCTATAATTTTTGGTATCAAGTAATTCTGGCTTATAGTTATTTTTTCCTTGGGACTGTACCCCGACGTGCGAATTCGAAACATGCGATCCAAAAGAACCCGATTAACGCGACTTTCATCATTATAGCTAAAGATAAACAAACACTTGCTCAGATCAAATGCAATTTCAGAAAAGTACTTGTCGTGGAAATGGCTATTCTGAGAAGCGTCGGTAAGGTGTGTCAAAATACCAACAATTTCATCGCCCTTGGGAGTATCACTGATTTTATCCAGTTCGTCAAAGTAGATGACCGGGTTCGTAGACTTGCATTGAATGAGAATGTCTACGACTTTACCCCACGTACTTCCCTCATACGTATACGAATGCCCTTCCAGAAAACTGCTGTCCGTTGCACCGCCCAGTGCAATAAATGCAAAGTCTCGGCCCAGTATCTTACTCACGCCTTCCTTGATAAGACTCGTTTTTCCAGTACCAGGCGGACCGTGGATTGCAACTGCAGTACCCATCGCATTCGGATTGGCAATCCACTGTCCAACAAGCTGCATCAACTGTAACTTGGCGTCATCAAGTCCGTATACCGCATCGTCCAACTGCTTTTTAGCCCGGTCCATAAATTTGCTGCACTCTTCTCTTCCATGCGTATCCAGCGTAACTGGCAACTGCTTTTCATTATCGAACGGGATCTTCATAAACCCGTCCACCCAATTTTTAACCTTGTAAAACTCTCCTGAACCCGGATCCATGTTCCGAAGAGTTGATATTTTATTCAAAGCAATTGACTTGAACGTTCTGGGAATGGTCGACTGAAGTACGCTGAGTCGATACGGAACATCGCTGTACGAAATTTTATTGACCTCCTTTATTTCTTCAATGAGTTCAGCTTGTTGGGCTGGAGTCAACTGTTTTTTGAAATAGTTGAGGTCATTGGTGGAGTTTCGTTTTTTCAAGAGTTTTTTGAATTCGTTGCAGTTTCTTTTTTTTTCCTTCATTGTGCGTTTTTCCCTCTCGCGTTTCAGTTGATTGCATGCATTTTTTAACTGATAATAGTACGCGCGAAGTATTTGATTTTCTGGATCGGATTTATACATGTCGCGTATACTTGCAAACAGAACATCCATTGTTTTTTCCTCCTTTTCCGACTTATTACCAAGAGATAATGGCGACTTTTGAATAAATTTTATAAATTCCGGATCCTTTGTAAACGACATTCGTTGTTTCGTGGGCGACGCTGCTGAATCAAGTCCAGAACCAGAACTGAAAAGGCTATTGTAGCTTTCGTTTCTGGATAATGAGGTTGTTTTTCGACCGCGAACATCATCCTCATCGTCATCATCGTCGGCCTCATATTCATCGTCCTCGTCTTCGTCATCATCGTCTTCGTCGTCATACTCATCGTCTTCGTCTTCGTCATCATCGTCTTCGTCGTCATACTCATCATCGTCGTCATCACTGTCATCTTCATCTTCATCATCTTCACTGTCATCGCGAGGACTTTCATTGTCGTCGTTGTCGTCATTGTCTGTCGTTTCATCGTCGTCGTCTTCATGAACATCGTCTTCATTTTCTTCATCTGTGTACAGAGATTCTTTGGACTTGGTTAGTTGTTTCGATTTTTTGGTTAGTTTTGTTTTTTTAGAAGACGTAGGCGGTTTATCCATACTGATAATAATGTTCATTTTGTTGGAAAGAAGTTGTTTCAAATGATTCGTCGCTTGTTTCCTCCTAGATTTTGAAATGGTATTAAAACCCCCTCTTTTTTTACTTATATTACCCCCCTTATCTTCAGAATAACTCTCTTCAGATCCCGATCCCGATCCGGATCCGGATCCCGATCCGGTTGATTTGGATGATCCGTTTTCTTCTACGTCTTCGTCAACATCTTCTTCACTACTCGATTCTTCCAACGGAGGAGGTTGATGAACCGATTTTTTCAGAAACTTTTTTTTGAAAGAGTCTTTGCATGGTAGACCAGATGACGAGGGTTTGGAAGGCTTTTTTGAAGAAGGATTGCTTTTGGCGACTTGTCCTGCGCCGGATTTTCCACTGGTGGATGTAATTGGCTTACTAGTACCAGTAGCACCGGTCCCTTTCGGGGAATCTGACATACCTCGACTAGATCGGTCTTGTCCTGTTGCTGTTGCTGTTGATCTTGCTGTTGCTGTTGCTGTTGTTGTTGCTGTTGCTGTTGTTGACGGTATTTTTATTTGCTTTCCTGATCGTGTAGTTATTATATTTGCATACTTATCATCTTTATCGTCTCTGTCTTTGCTACACTTTTCAGCATCATCACACAACACCTTATTTTGTAAATGACGCGAAGGAAACTGCGACAATAGAAATTTACGGTATGCCTTGATGTCAAACTCGTTCTTATTGTTATCACCTGATTTGGGCATAGCTTGATAAATGTGAATTGTGTATTCAATAACAAACTTATATAGTTATCCTTTTATATTGTTAATATAAACATAAAATTGATCATCATCGAGAATTTTCAATTTTATCCTTTATTCATTTTTATTTTCATTTTCATTTTTTAAGTTTGTTTTTTATGAAACCTTAGATGGAACCGTACCAGGTTTGCCTTCTACCGGTGAAGACCACTGACCTTGCCCGACTTGGGTAACTGCTGCAACGCGGACACTGTAGTCTGTACCATTTACCAACCCTTCAATCCGTGCAAAAAATGCATCATATCCGGGCGCATTCGGAACCAGGCTCACATCCGTACTGCCATATTGTCTAGGCGTGGATTGTCCAGAATTTTTAACATACTCGTATGCGGTATCAGGATCACTGGATCGTTTATATTGCACGTAATAATAACTAGCGTCATTGGTTCCCGTGTTTGCAGGAGCCGTCCAAAACAGCGTAACCCTTGCATTTCCAATCGAAATAAACAATCCCGTCGGCGCAAGCGAAGTTACGCCCGGTACGGCTTGTATTATGGCAGAAAGATCGGGTCGACTTGACCCAATTGCATTAATTTGCATAACTCTAATACGATGCGTGATGCCATTTACTAAACCGCTCAAATCAACATTTGAACTATATATTCCGTCAATAGTAACTGATGTCCAATCATCGGACGGAGTGGAAACTGTAACCGGGTTGTACTGCACTTGATATCCGGTTACAGGGTATCCTCCATCATTAACACCTTGCGTATTCCACGTAACGCGTAGCCCCCGATTTAATGCACTCGCTGAAATATTTGAAATTGGATCAGGTACCTTTCTTGGCACTGCAATAAGTGTATCCGAATATTCGGACCACCCAAGCAGATTTTTGGACGCGACCTGAAAATCGTAAGAGGTACCATTCACCAGATTCAGAGTTGTCAATTTTCGGTACTCGGATGTGTTTGTAACCCCCGCAGGTACTGCGATTTCTACGATACTCCATTCCACGCTCTCACTAACACGACGGCGTACCCTGTAATTTGTAATATTGTATCCATTTTTGTTGGGAGTTAGCCAGTAAAGCGTGATTTCGCCCCCGGTTACGGTATTTATTGTGAACGCCAGTTGAGTCGCGACATCAAGTACTGCGGGTACGCTTCCCGGTATCACGGTATTCGGCAACGGGTCAGAGTATGCACCGCGCCCAACCGCATTCAACGCCGCAATCTTGAAAGAGTATTTTTGTCCATTGATTAAATTCGAAATAATGGTCATCGCGGCACTACCAGGCCCACCTTCGACCGCACTTCGTATCGTATCTTCCGATACCGTAAACGTGGTTGGCGAAACATTATTCCATGACGCGTCTGGAATACTTCCCGGTTGCGGGACCGGGACTCCAGAAATATCCGGCACTACCACATACTGTACCGTATACGCATAAGGAACGTACGTCGTGTATACCGGAACCAGCCATGAAAGTTTTATTTTTTTCCCACCCGCGTCTGGTATAATTGTCGGAATCACGCTTGAAATGGAAACCTTTCCGGGTGCTCCTCCAAAACGCGAAAATACAACATTCGGTGGAAGTACTGTCATAGACTGCGGATCTGGTAGCGTGGTATTTGTCACTGGCGCGGTGTTTTTAAAATCGCTTGTTCCCAATACATTCGATCCGGATATTTGAAATTCATATAAGTCGGTTTCTAATGGGCTGGATATGGGAATGGGGTACGACAGCACAGTAGTCATTCCTCGAACAATTCGGGAAAGGAGCGGATCATTGGATTGAAAAGTTATTACAGTTATATTTGTTGTATCCAACCACGTGGTATCCGGTGGATTAACTGGCGGATTCGATCCACTCTTTCGATACCGAATTGTATAACTATCAATCGGGTAACCTTGATTATATGGATCCGTCCACTCCGCAACAAATGTGTTTGGGTTTGCGGTATTTGTATGTATAAACAGCGTGGACACGGCGTTCGGACGCGCTCCGGGAATGCATGTGACCATATTCGAATACTTTCCGATACCGACAACATTGATTGCTGCAACTCTGAAATAATACGTCGTGCCATTGGTTAATCCAGTTATTGTTACGTTCGTCAAAGGGTACTTATCTGAATATACGATCCAAGGAACGTACAGTCTCGCAACTGGTTGTTGGTCCACGTATTCGATAACATACCCCAAGCGCGGTTTACCGTCTGTAAAGGACGGTTCCCAATTGAGAGAAACATTTCCATTGCCGATTACCGTATACACGCGCGATACTTGTTCGGGAAGCGCCAAATTCCGGGTTCCATAGTACGAATATACGTCATAAATTGGAGGAAACCCTAAGGCTCGATACATGTCCACAATGGAAACACCCAGCATGGATCCCTGAAATACTAAAAATACTTTATTGTTCACAAGTAACGTGCGTATCGTGTTTCCACTGGAAGTTTCGATAAGTCGAGTACCTGTCACGTCGTGGTAATACTGGGCAATTTGAGAGTTGCCGGGTACCGACTGCGGCAACGTGACAAGTGTTGCACTAGTATCAACGTAAAACGACTCGCTCGGACCGGAGGGAATATAAAATATTCGTCCGTTAAACCCGGATAAATTTGAGTTACCGCTTTGATCGATGATCAGAACGGTCGCCGAGATGTCTCGAATATGGTCATATATTCGATTATAGGCTGGTTCGTATGCTATTCTGGTAGAATCGCTCACCACGTCAATGTCTCCCGCCAAGCAACTCGCACTTCGGATACGCTGTATACCGCGATTATTTTTATTTTTCAAAAGCTGTAGATTTTGCCGTACGGTGAAATTATTTTCTATCGGGGTACCCGGATTGATTCCGTTTAGGTTCGCATTGTTTATATTCACATTCGTGAGGTTTGTATTCGTAAATGTAACATTTGTAAGGTCGCTACCGGATAAGTCAAAATTGCTAAGGTTGGCACCACTTAAATTGGCAGCTGCTAAATTTATACCTGGACCTAGGATATATGCGTCGGCGGGAATACTACCGCCAGTTCCAGGTCGTTGCACAAAGTAGTATCCATTCGTTAACGTTCTTGGCGGACCAATCAACCCACCGGACCGCACGTTTATAAATGTCGCACCGGCCATATCTGCCATACTAATGTTCATTCCAGTAAGTACCATATTATTCAGGTTTGCATTTTGCAAATTAGATTCAGGTCCAATAAAGTACCCGCCAGATGCGCTTACAACCAGTGAGAAGTTGGTCGGAAGCGATTGCGGAGTTCCCGTCATTCCGCCGGTCCGTATGTTTCTCATACTAGTTCCACTGAAGCTGGCATTTGTAATATTCGCATTGCTTAGATACGCGTTATCCAAATTATAGATGACATCACCGGATACATTCAGATTACGAAGACGGGCACCGGATAAATCAACTCCGGGTCCAATAAAATACCCCGCCGTGTTGTCACCATTCAGGCCGTCGTATACGAAGCGGTATGTCGACGGTAACGCCGACGGCGGGCCCGTCATTCCGCCGCTTTTTACATTGATAAGCGTAGCATTTGTAAACGACGCGCCCGATATATTCAGTCCAGTAAAACTGCAATTCGTGAGATTCGATCCGCTCAGATCGACGTTGGGGCCAACAATGAATGGTCCAAACGAATTATCGGTCATAAACACGTATGATGGTGGAAGAGTTGCAGGAGGGCCGATCGTTTGACCGCTTTTAACATTTGTAAGATTACACCCCGATAAATCAACACCGGTTATATCGACACCTTGGAAATCATAGTTTGTTAAGTCAACATTCGAGAGACTAGCTCCTGAAATGTTAACACCAGGTCCGATTATATATCCACCGGTACCGCTGAGATTATTGACAATGTAATTATAACTTGAAGAAGGAAAAACGGCAGGAGGTCCGATAAGTCCCGGACCCGTCTTTGCATTTAACATCAACGCTCCGAACATGTTTGCACCACTTACATCAAGCCCGCTTAAAATGCAATTTGATAAATTGGCTCCAGATAAATCGACCCTTGCTCCTACAATGTATGTTCCACTAGTATTGTTTCCACTACCGTCGACCAGTGCGTATCCGGATGTAAACGATAACGGAGTTCCTTGAATACCGCCGCTTCTAACGTTGACAAGGATCGCATTTGAGATTAGCGCATTCTGAATATTTGTATTTGAAAATATCACGCCGGACAAGTCGGTACCGGTAAGCACGGCGCCGCTAAGGTCGACCCCTGGTCCGATAATATATCCGCCCGATGCCGTAACTGCGCTAATTATAAACCTATATTTATTTGGAAGGGCTGCCGGTATACCGTTTATGGAAAGTAGTCCGGTTCTTATGTTTATAAACCGCGCATTAGTGAAATTCGCCCCGGAAAGGTCCGTACCGGTAAGAATCGATGATTCCAGATTAGCACCGCTCAGGTCCGAAAAGGGGCCGATAATGTATCCGCCGCTCGCGCTATTCGTAATGAACTTGTAGGGTTCGGGGAGGGTTGCAGGGACGCTACTATTCGGGATACCGCCGGACCGCGCGAATCGAAGCCGCGCATTGGTGAAATTCGCCCCCGAAAGGTCCGTACCGGTAAGAACCGATGATTCCAGATTAGCGCCGCTCAGATCGGAAAAGGGACCGATAATGTATCCACCGCTCGCACTATTCGTAATGAACTTGTACGGTGGCGGAAGCACGGATGGAACACTGGTATTCGGAATACCTCCAGACCGAGCGAATTGAAGCCGCGCATTCGTGAAATTCGCCCCTGAAAGGTCCGTACCAGTAAGAATCGATGATTCCAGGTTGGCACCGCTCAAATCGGAAAAGGGGCCGATAATGTAGCCGCCGCTTGCACTGTTCGTAATGAACTTGTACGGTTCGGGGAGGGTTGCAGGGACGCTACTATTCGGGATACCGCCGGACCGCGCGAATCGAAGCCGTGCATTGGTGAAATTCGCCCCTGAAAGGTCCGTATCGGTAAGAATCGATGATTCCAGGTTGGCGCCGCTCAGATCGGAAAAGGGGCCGATAATGTATCCGCCGCTAGCGCTATTCGTAATAAACTTGTAAGGTTCGGGGAGGTTTGCAGGGACGCTACTATTCGGGATACCGCCGGACCGCGCGAATCGAAGCCGTGCATTGGTGAAATTCGCCCCGGAAAGATCCGTACCGGTAAGAACCGACGATTCCAGGTTGGCGCCGCTCAGGTCGGAAAAGGGGCCGATAATGTAGCCGCCACTTGCACTATTCGTAATGAACTTGTAAGGTTCGGGGAGTACTGCTGGGACGCTAGTATTCGGAATACCTCCGGACCGCGCGAATCGAAGCCGCGCATTGGTGAAATTTGCCCCTGAAAGGTCCGTATCGGTAAGAATCGATGATTCCAGGTTGGCACCGCTCAGATCGGAAAAAGGGCCGATAATGTATCCGCCGCTAGCGCTATTCGTAATAAACTTGTAGGGTGGTGGGAGAGTGGAGGGAATACTGGTATTCGGGATACCGCCGGACCGCGCGAAACGAAGACGCGCATTGGTGAAATTCGCCCCCGAAAGGTCCGTACCGGTAAGAACCGATGATTCCAGGTTGGCGCCGCTCAGATCGGAAAAGGGGCCGATAATGTATCCACCGCTCGCACTATTCGTAATGAACTTGTACGGTTCGGGTAGTATTGCCGGAACGCTAGTATTCGGGATACCTCCGGATCGGACGTATATTAAAGACGTTGCGTCGGATGGAAATACGGCACCGAGAATATTAGAGCCAGAAAAGTTACAAAATGATAAATCGGCGCCGGTGAAATTCGCACCTACTAGATTTTGAGAAGGTCCGATAATGTATCCACCGGATACTGAAGTTATCACGTATTTATAATTCGGAGGGAGCGACGGGGGTGCATTTGTACCGGCGAGGCCCGTAATATCGAGACGTCCTGATCGCATATTCGTAAGGTTTGCATTGGACATATTTACCCCTGCCAAATTCGTGGCTGAAATATCAGTACCTGTTAAATTCGCATCAACCAGGTTCACATTAGGACCAATGATGTACCCGCCGCTCAATGTACTGAAAATAAGACGATATGGAGTAGACGTAGGTGAAAAAACGGGCGGCATTCCAGATGGATATGGTCGAACTTGCAACTGACCAGACTTCGTATTTGTAAAATTTACGTTTGTAAAATTAATACCGTCAACAAAAACAAACGATATGTCGGTATTTGTAAAATTGGCACCGCTCAAATCAATATTGGACCCAATGATATATCCACCACTCACTGAACTTTGAATGTATCGATACAGCGGATTTATCGTACTTGGCGGACCGATAAGTCCTCCGCCGCCCATTTTTGTCCCGTCAAAATTCACGCGCTCCATCGTTGCATTTGTTATATTCAGTCCCGTAAGTACCGTTTCACTTCCTGAAAAATTTGCATCGTTCAGGTTTACATTTGGACCTACCAGGTATCCGCCAGACACGGTCGTTGATAGTATACTGTATCCAGAAGGCAGGCTCTCCGGTAAGCCGCTTGCCATTCGCCCTGATCGCGTTTGAAAAAATGTAGCGTTGGACAATTTGGCATTGGTCAGGTCGGCAGTGGATATATCCGCATATGAAAAATTCCCATAACTGATATCGACCGAAGGACCTACAATGAATCCACCTGACAACGTGGTTTGTACATGAATATACGGAGGCGTAAGCTGTCTCGGCACGCCTATGTTATTTCCCGTTTTTGTGTTTGTGAAATTCACATTTAACATCAGCGCATTCGTAAGCGTAAGACCTCTCAAATCAATATCGGTCATTGTAGCATTATTTAGATTGACATTCGGGCCAACAATATATCCATTCGAGGTAACAACATACGGCGCGTTCAGTGGGTTACGCGGCACTCCTTGGATACCGCCAGAAGACACATTGTAGAAATTCGCATTGGTCAAGTCTGCATTTTCAATACTCACACCGGATAAATTTCCACCCGATAAGTCTGCACCCGACAGATCCGTACTTGGTCCAATTATGAATCCTCCAGTGAATGAATAGAATGTCGGTAGCTGTTGCGGCGTGCCGGTGATAAATCCGGATCGCACGTTGAACAAATTTGCATTTACAAAATTAACATTTGTTAGATTCGTGTAGCGCAAATCTACGCCGCTAAAATCCACTCCCGTTAGATTCACGTTGGGTCCAATGATATAATCTGCAACAATCGTATAATTTGAAGACGGTACAATGGTATATACATCATAGGTTATTTTTCCCGTTTTCGTATTGAAAACATTTGCGCCTGCTAAATTAATTCCGGAGATACTGACCCCGCTCAAGTCGCCATTTGATAAGTCTACGTCTGGGCCTACGATATACCCATTTGATAACTGGTACTTGATATTCAACGGCTCTGTAGTTGTAGTAAACCGAGTTTGAGCAGACCCAGTTACGCTACCCGAAGACGTATTTGTAAATTTGGCATTAATCAAATTACTTCCGGTAATATCAGCCCCGCTAAAGTTCCCATTTGTAAAATTGTATCCGCTCATATCAAGTCCGGGTCCAATAATGTGTCGCGCAGTCACTTTATATCCAGTCGGCAACGATGCCGGCGTTCCAGCAATGTTCAGCGACCGTATACGCGCGAGATTTGATCCGCTCAATTTGACACCGGATAAATCTACGCCGGTTATTGTAATATCTGCAAAATTAGAACCCGTCAAGTCAACACCCGGACCCACAATGTACCCGTTCAAGTACTTGTATCCGTACTCCGATCCGTATGACGCTCCGCTTGAAAATATGATTGGACTACTCGTCAACATTTGAATCCCCCCGGACCGCATGTTTGTAAACGTGGCATTGACCATATTCACGCCGGTAAGAACCGTATTACTTAAATCCAAGTTGGTAAGATTAGCACCTGACAAATCAACCCTCGGGCCGACAATGTAGGTTCCTCGAATCGTATAATTTGTCGGCATAGTAGACAAGGTCGCTGCATTATATCTGAGATTTCCACCGCTTTTGGCGTTTGTAAGCAGGGTTGCATTACTAAACACGACATTCGTTAGATTGGCACTCGTGAAATACGCATTAGATAAATTGGATGCAGTAAGAACTGCACCACTTAAATCCACCCCTTCACCGATAATGTATCCATTACGAATCATATACCGTTCTCTGATAAAAGCCGACGTTCCGACAACTCCACCACTCCGTACATTTGTAAAGTTTGTATTTTGCATTCGTGTATTTGTTAAATTAAGTCCGCTCAAATCCATTCCACTAAGGTCGCTGAAAGAAAGGTCCACATTCGGACCGAAAATGTATCCATTTCGCAGTTTAAATGTTGCGTCTGGAAGAGTAGGAAGATCAGGAGATGCCACAATATTTCCCGATTTGATATTCACGAAAATAGAATTTGTAAATACTGTACCTGTCAAGTTACTGCCACTAAAATCTTGGTTCGTAAAATCATTGCCCCTCAGATCGACATAGGGCCCGACCAAGTATCCGGACAAAATTTTGTACCCACTACTAGGTGTGAACGTGGGTTGGACTCCATTTGTTACTACTATATTCCCCGACTTTACTTGTCGAATATCTGTTCCAAATAAATTGACACCGGTAAGATTCGTATAGGATAAATTTATACCACTCAAGTCGAGTCCACTCAAGTCGACATACGGTCCAAAAATATATCCCGTATTGAGTTTTGAATTATAGACGTATCGATACGATGTTGGTAACGACGGGTCTTGGCCGGTTGGATTATCTCCATAATCATACCCTTGGTAAATAATTTGTCCAGTTTTTGCCTCTTTCATGGTACATCCACTAAACAGTGCATTCGTTATCGTCGACCCAAATAAATTGGCATTGGTAAAGTTGGAATTTGTAAAATTCGCACCAATTAAAACGGAGTTACTCAAATCAAATCCTGTAAATATGCCCCCAGATAAATTGACTTGCGGTCCAAAAATGTAGCCACTTCGAATAAAATAGGTCGCTCTTGGAAAACTGGCAGGTGTACCAATAAGGCCTGAAGTTGAAAGGCCGTTGAAATCGGCACTTGTAAAATTTACACCGGTAACATCTAAATTATCAATCTCTGCATTTTTCAAAAACGCGCCTGTCAAATTTGCATACGGGCCTACAAAGTACAGTGCATTATTATATGATGGGTCCTGACTTTCTATCGTTTGTGTACTTGTGCCCGATACCAGCCCGTATCCAGCCGGCAACGAAGATAAAATCGGCGTGTTTCGCATAATCCCCGACCGTACATTTGTGAATGACGCTCCTGTAAAATCAACTCCACTTAAATCTACGCGATCAAAATACGCCCCGCTAAAATCGGCACCTCGGCAATTTGAACTCGGGCCTACGATAAATCTCTGAAACCCGGAGCCCGCGACCGATTCATCGTATCCGTTTGCGATCAGCTTATAACTACTCGAAGGTAAAAGCGGTTGAGAAACAAACTGGATACGCCCACCCGAGCGAATTTTATTAAATGATGCTCCCGTAAATACGGTATACGATAATGTAGTCCCGTACAAATTGGCTCCGCTCATATCAGCATTTACAAAAGATGCACTGGTTAAATTTTCTCCACTCAAGTCTATTCCGGCCATACTTTCACCGGATAAGTCAACGCTCGGGCCCACCAAAAACCCGGAATTTATTTTATACCCCGACCCAGCTGTAAATACTGGCGGGTCGTTTGCACTATGCGTGATACCTGACGAGTTTACGTTGTTGAGCGTTGCACCGGTAAATATTGTACCCGTTATATCCACGTTTCTTATACTGCATCCAGTCAACGGCTTTGATGCGAAATTTAACTTCGGACCCATAATAAACGACGAGTTTACATTATTCGTAACAAATATGTAACCTGTCGGAAGCGAGCTGGATGCATCATATATAAGGTTTTCAGATGCAGTATCGAGTATATTTGCTCCTGTCATATCTACGTTTTGTAAATTGGTATTTACAAATGCAGCCCCTTGTAAATTTGTTCCTGACAAGTCTACGTCAGGACCTATAATGTATCCGCCTGATGCAGTTGTAGTGATGTAGCTATAAGTGGATGCCGGTAAAGATGGAATGATGGTAGTATATGCGAGCCCGCCTGTTCGCGTTCGAAAAAAGTTCGCCCCCGTAAATACAGTCGCATTCACGGTTGACCCTAATAAATTTGCGAGTGACATGTTTGCGTTTGTAAAGTTAACACCCGACAATGCCGATGTCGATCCTTGGGACGCCGCGACAGAGCTAGTTCCGAACACAAACGTGGATACATTCGTACCACTCATATCCACATTGGGTCCGATAATAAACCCTCGGTATAAAACGTACCCCGACTCAGCAGTAAACGTGGGGAAATTGCCCGTGGTGGGAGTAGCAATTGACCCGGATGTTTTGATATTCGTTAGAATCGCATTCGTAAAATTTACATTGGCTATATCGGACACATTGCGCAAATCGAAATCGGTAAAGTTCGCACTGATTAAATCTACGCTCGGACCGATAATGAACCCGCCAGAAGGGTTAGTTTCTACTCGTCGGTTATATACGTACGGACTGGATAGTATAGGCCCGGATGCATCCGAGTCAATTTCAATCCATCCAGACTTCATACTTGTGAATACCGCATTTGTCAAATTAGCAGATGACAAATTAATCGCATTTAACTGCGTGCTAAAATCATACGATGTTAAATTTGCACCACTAAGATCCACACGCGGACCGTGCAAGTATCCGCCCACAACTTTGAATTTAGGGGGTAGGATGGGTTGCGACGTTGAAAGTACTGAAATTCCACCCGATCGCACATTCGTGAGGGTGGATCCGGACAAATTAACCCCCGTGAGTACCGTATTTGAAAGATCGACGCCCGTTAAATTTGTAAATGACATGTCTACATTTGCTCCAATAATGTAGCCACTTCGAATGACATACCCCGCGCTTTGACCCGATGTGAATAGTGGAGACACTGTAGGTTGCGGAATATTTCGCGAGCTCGTGTTTTGGAACGTGGCGCCTGTAAAATTTACCCCATCCAATATAAACCCTGAAAAATCGGCGGTTGTCAGGTTCGAATTTACAAAAAGTGACCCACTCAGAGTAAATCCTCCCACCGTTGATGTACTGAATTTCACACCGGATAAATCTTTATAACTTAGATCGACTCTAGGCCCCACAATGAACCCACTTAAAAACGCATAACTTGCATCTGGAAGAAGAGTGCTTGCCGAGCTTAGCGTACTACCAGAAACAACGTATGTCAGGTTGGACCCTGTAAAATTTGTTCCCGATAAATTGACATTTGTGAAATCAAACCCGGAAAGGTCGGTATTGATAAAATTCATACTAGGGCCTATAATGTATCCACGCGTCAACCCATATCCCGTTGGTAACACCGGAGTCTGCGTATACGTAATGTCATTGATGGTTGCAGTAGTCGTTATTCCCCCGCTAGTTACTCCCGTGATATCAGCATTCGTAAAATCTGCACCGGTCAAATTAGTATTCGTAAGCGTAGAATTCGATAAACTTGCATCGGTAAGATCGACGAATGGCCCAACAAAGTAGCCGTTGATAATGGAATAGTTCGAAGGTAGGATTGGCTGCGACTGTCCAGAATTCACAATAAGTCCTCCGGATTTTACATTTAAAAAACGCGCATTGGTAAAATTCATACCGGTTACATTAGATTGTTCAAAATTTACGCCACTTGCATCCACTCCACTCAAATCTACATTAGGACCGGTAATAAACGCGGGATTTGAAAGTAAAGTTGAAGTGGGTTTTGATATACGGTACCCGCTAGGCATTACAGTTGTATTTGAATAAGAAAGGGTTCCAGTCCGAATTGCAATTCCGGAAAGCGACGCAGAAGATAAGTTAGTTCCGGAAATATCAGCATTTGAAAAATTGACGCCGCTGAAATTTGCATTTCCGAGCGTAAGGCTATCCAAACGCATTCCAGCACCGGCCAAAAATCGCCCAATCAAACTATCTGTTACCATACTGAGGGAATATCTAACACCATTTACAGGTAATGATAACATATTTATAGGCCCGCCGCCCGTTTTGTTTAAAAAAAACGTTTTTATATATGAAAGTTCTGACCCACTGAAATCTACTCCGCTAACATCCATTTGATTCAGTGCGGTTGACCCATTATCGAATCCAGTAATCTCAAGATTATATATACTCCTGCAATTTGTAAATTTGGCGTTTCTCAACGTGGCGATGTTTGGTATAGCTGCACCTTCACTCGTGAACGTTATTTTAAATGACACGTCACGTAACAATGAACCGTAAAAATCGACGGCCTCGCAATTACAGTTCCGAAATGAAATATTGGAGAAACTTCCGTTGTGCAATGATGCGCGAGTAAAATTCCATCCATCTAACACAATATTGTTACTACTGCTATCACCATTAATACTGAGATTAGTAAATGATAAATCGGTAAGATCCGGTTTGGGAACGACCGTATTGTCAAAATATACTCCATTCAATGACATACCGGGTCCTAAAAGGTATGAACCGAGTATTTGATACGGCGATGCCGGGGGAGTCAATACAGATGACACTGCGAATGTTTGGAGACCGTTGACATTGGGCAGAGCAATCGTTGCATTTGTGGAAATATTTATCCCGCGCACGTATATCTTGCTATTTGTGCTGTTTAGATATATCGAGAATTTATATAGAGGTGTGGGCGTAATACCGACTTGTGTTAAAACGTATTCCGTATCTACGGCTTTTACTAGCAAGTTTGAAGCTATTGTTGATGTCTCAGGTAGTCCATTCACTAAAAACAAATTACCAGATATGTCGTAATAACCGGCGTTTCCACCAAGTGTTGGTGTCGTTGGTATAGTTTCGGACGGCGCCGCAAGCGTAAATCTGATTGCAAAAAAAGTAGGGGTGATGGTGTCTTTTGAATCAGATGCTAAGTCATATAATGATATTTGTGACGTGGTTATAACGGGTGAACTATCAAGCGAAAACGTTTCAAGCACGCGCTGGTTACTTGGAACCGAAACTGTTATACTGGAGATTGTCCCAGGCATATTTTCAACGGTGGAAGGTTGAGTTATCCAGCCACCTATTGTTACTGGACCTCTTCCCATATTATAACCACTAACATTTATAGAACCAGTCTGAATTGTGTTATTAGAAAGCTGGGTTAGTGTGAACGCGATAGTTGTTTTATTGCTTTGAGTAACATTTAATGCATATTGAACACCAGTAACATTGCTCACTGTAATGTTAGGAACGTTAATTGCAAACTCAAGCCACGCCCAGTGTATTGTTTGAAGAGAACCTATCCATAACCCCCAACCACGATACGGATTAATCGGATTATACATATCGCCAATAAACGGGCGATACCAACTTCCAGCCGTAACCGTAAAAATTATATCCATCGACCAATTTGAAAGATTGTCTAATACAGGAAAATCATAGGTAGTTAATACAGGTGTTGTGATAGGGCCTTGGATAGCGTATATTGTTTTATTGATTGCTGCACCATTTGTTATTCTCGCACTCGCGCTGTTTACATTTACCGAATATACAAATTCACCCAAACTATTTGAACTTGGATCAGTAAATGTATAACTCGAGTTTGGTGCCAAGACAGTTGGTAAATTTAGTATACCAAGATTTGGTATAAACGTCAAATCTGTAGAGTTTACCCAACCATCATATCCCCCGTTCGAGAAGTTAGTTAATGTGCCAAATGTTCTATTGTTTGTACTGTCTACAGCAAGCGAGTATACGGCCCCATATCCTTGATTTAATTTCCAATACCCTTTTAATCCGTCTTCATTTCCGACTAAACGGCGACGATAATTTTCAGAAATTTGGGCTGGTGTACGAACAACATTCCATATACGAACATCTGCGATTGAACCTTCAAAATTTCGGTCGGTGGATCCATTTATCTGCCCTGCGTCAGATCCAATGAGTATCGGAATAGGTTCAGTGTGTGTTATGGATGTTGCACCAATACTGGCGTTGGTGTTTGTACTTACTAACACACCATCAACATATAATGATAATGTTCCAGTTGTTGACGTGTATGTAGCTGCGATATGATGCCATTTAGCATCGTTATATTTCAATGGACTGAAAATATATGATCCAGTATTCACACTTCCGGAGGTAACACCAACACCAACACAACCATTATTTGGCGGATTATCAGTACCAATCATAAATAAACTAAACTGAGAAGTTGTTGATACGTTACCGCTCCTATTTCTGGATACTAACGACGGATAGGTTCTAGGTTGACCCGATGCATAAGTTGTTTTAAACCAACACTCTATAGTCATTGTATTTGCGAATTGGGTGTCATTAGCCCACGTAGGAGTTCCAAGAGTAACATAGTTATTCACGCCATCAAATGTAAGAGATTTAGTGGTAGGCGTGTTGAATTTGGCACCGGCTATATTTGCTCTTGATAAATTTATCCCATTGATAGTCGCACCATATGCTATAACGTCTCGTAAATCAGCATTTGTAAAATTTGTATTTGTTAAATTAGATCCACGTAAATCACTGAAACCAAAATTGACTCCCGACAAATCAACTCCCGAAAAATCAGTATATGTAATATCACCAAAATGTGTTATCGCGTTTAGGGGCGTGCTATTATATGTTGTTAATGAGTAACTCTTATTGATAAGAAGACCGATATTTGGTATTGGAACTAGTGTATTTGACCGGCGCGATGAATCATAATTTACGATTCCAGTATTGAGTCCATTACGTCTATCTTCAAATGTAGAACCACTGCTCTCATCGAATAAATAATTCGCAACAAGTCCACTTGTATTTGCAGGAAGAATACGGTTACGATTCATTTGGATTTGAGATGCGGTTCTGGCTACACTCCATAAACGTAAATCGTACAACGCACTTCCTTCTTTCATGAAATTACATGTGCAAGCACCAGTTGGACCCGGAGACTGTATACCGATTCCGAATATACCATCCGTACTCGAACTAAAACTTCCTGTAACATTTGTGAATGTCTGTCTAGCAATACCATTGATATAAAAAGTCATTGTAGACCCGTCCCTAGTCACAGCAATATGAGACCATTGAGTAACAGGAACAACGGCATTTTCAGCATATAACCAAGTTCCTTGTGGTAATCCTGTATTATAAAATGATAACCCCTGTGCATTAGTAACATTTAAATTTCTGATTTGAAATGTATAATTATAATTACCCATATCTACAATAGTGCTGTTGGATTGTTTAGCAGTTTCATAATACCACGTTTCGATTGTGAAATTTTTTGTGCCGGCCGCAATTCTTAAACGTTCATCGTATGGGCGGGTTGAATACATTTGACCATTGTATCGTAAAAAATAAACACGGTTATCAATATATGTAGGCGTCTTGAACACCACCGCGTCCATTATTTTAACGTACGTACCCGAAATTAAATTGGGTATATTCCCTCCTAGCCAACCGTAGACATAGACGACCCCCGCACTTGTTAAAAAAGATGAAACTTCATAACCAGCCAAAATTGCAACAATGGTTGCGTTATTAAAACTGCCAGACGGTATTAACGTGGGTGAAATTCTACTAGTAGTATCGCCCAGTCCCAGTTGGCCTTTCGAATTAGAACCGGCGGCATAGACTGCCCCTGCACTTGTTAAAAATAGTGAATGCAAATACCCGGTCGAAATTGTAACAATGGTTGCATTATTAAAACTGCTAGACGGTATTAGTGTGGGCACAATTCTATTAGTATTATCGCCCAGTCCCAGTTCGCCTTGCGAATTAGAACCTGTTGCATAGACGGTCCCCGCAGTTGTTAAAAATAGTGAATGCGAATACCCGGCCGAAATTGCACCAATGGTTGCATTATTAAAACTGCTAGGCGGTATTAACGTGGGCACAGTTCTAGTAGTATTATTGCCCAGTCCCAGTTCGCCATTCTCATTATAACCTGTTGCCCAGACTGCCCCTGCACTTGTTAAAAATAGTGAATGAAACCATGCTGCTGAAACTGCAACAATGTTGCTAGACGGTATTAACGTGGGTGAACTTCTACTATTATTATCGCCCAGTCCCAGTTCGCCACTCCAATTAGAACCTGTTGCATAGACGGTCCCCGCAGTTGTTAAAAATAGTGAATGCGAATACCCGGCCGAAATTGCACCAATGGTTGCATTATTAAAACTGCTAGGCGGTATTAACGTGGGCACAGTTCTATTAGTATTATTGCCCAGTCCCAGTTGGCCAGTCGCATTATAACCTGTTGCCCAGACTGCCCCTGCACTTGTTAAAAATAGTGAATGTTGCCCTCCTGAAACTGCACCAATGGTTGCATTATTAAAACTGCTAGGCGGTATTGATGTGGGCACAGTTCTAGTAGTATTATCGCCCAGTCCCAGTTCGCCATTCGCATTCTGCCCTAGACCATAGACGGTCCCCGCACTTGTTATCATTAATACGTGCTCAGTAAACCCCCACAACACGCCCCGATACGCGTCAATCAGTTCCGTGAAATACACGTTCTTCAAGTTAACGCCGGTGTGCGACTCCAGAAACCAGTCCCCACCCATCGCCGCGGAACCCGTGTCGTCAGTCGATGCGCGGATTGTGATATTTTGTTGGGAAGAAATTGTCTCTATAATATATCTCCAATTCGCATTTGCATATAATGCACACGCTACTAGATCGAGTGTAGTGATTCCATATATTGTCTTGAGATTCTGGATAAAATTCACAAACGATGACCAAGATTCTAAGTTTGGATCTGTTTCTTTTACGTCTTTTACTACGGAATTTATGGATTCGCTATGAACAAGCTTATATCCATAATCCTCTATATTCGAGTGCTGTATAATGCAGACCGAATCAAACACGATCGGAGATGACGATAACGATGCTTCTTTTGATTCTTTGGCCAGTTCATATAATTCATCCAAATGATTTATATACACTAACGGTCTTGCAACGTATTTATTAACACTAACACTAACTATATTTATTTGATTATCTTCGGTTGAAGTATTATTAGCTGTTATATCATTCGCACTAGAATCTACTGATTCCGGCGTTGCTGTTTCTTGTGCTGCTGACTCCGGCGTTGCTGTTTCTTGTGCTGCTGTTTCTTGTGCTCCTGATTCCGGCGCTGTTTCTATATTCTGAAGTTTCGCCCTTTGAAAAAATACCGGTGATTTCCTGATGTGCGTACTTTCGGGATAAAATGGCCAGCAACTGCTAGTAGTTGTTACATTCCCAGATATGTCCGTATTGCCTGATATATCTTGCTGAGGATTATTCATAATATATTCCAAATGCTCCGCATAAAGTGTTGATGGAAGTAACTGAAATGACGACATATAGAATCCATCTAATGGGGCGGTAACCGACAGCTGCTGGCCCATGCCTCCTTCACACGGCGTGCAATAATTACCCGACGCATCCATTTGAGTCGGTGGAATCGGCTCTTCATAGTAAAAATTATCCGACATATAGGTATTCGTACCACTTAAGAAACGTATTTTCGAGAGAATCGTATCTTGCGTGTCATGGAAATAATTGAATACTAAACAATATGTATCGTCGTTTGTAGAATTAATTAAGCAGTCAATATCTGAAACACGATGGTCTATAAGTACCAATTTATATTTACGTGCATTCAAGGTCGTCGTCATTGAATAGTTAGTAATATTATAAGTTACTACTATTTTAATTCACGATATAATACTAAAATGAAATAATAATTATTTTATTTTATAAAGTTTATATACAAATATAAAAATTAAGATGAACAAATAAAAAAATATGTATTAGTTTACCTGGTTCTGTTTCCTGTTTCCTGGAGATTTTTATTTTTAACGGTGTCCTTCAGACATGTGGATATCATTGTCATTGAATTCCGGAGTCTGTGTTTCACCAGTAACACACCTGGCGATTGTGTTTGTGCACGCGCGGATTGCTGTTGGGGTATCATCTGATGTCGGATTCAGCGACCTTTGACGGTCAAGACCGATGTCGTCTGCATTTCGACGAGACATTGGGTCGGATCCAATGAACAGCATGGTGTGCTTGGCTGGATCCAGGGAGGCCACCTTGGTGCGAATCGTTTCTCGGGTCGCTCTTTTTGAATTGTTGTCATCGCCGTCGGTGAACGTATACATACATGCAGTGACATCTTGGCAGTCGCGGATGATTTTGTCGAGTCCAATGTCGCATGCATCCCAAAGAGGGGTAGACCCATGACACTTGAAACTGCCGGGCGTATAGAGTGGATGCCCCACGATATTTCGCCATTCTCCGACCGTAATGTTGTCGCCCGAAAATGTAATTAACAGGAACTGGGCATTGTAGTCACAGGGCTCCTCGTAGCGCATTTGCAGGTCCTGGATGAACTCGTTTGTCCCTGTAGATACAGTACGAATGTGCTGCTCCATCGATCCGCTGAGGTCATGTACAAAGACCACGCGAACATTTTTGCACGCCTTGACGCTGGTGTCTGGACGGTCATCTTCGATTGGAGTCGGCGCCGAAGCGGGAGAGACTGGATTGACTGGAGTAGAAGAAATAGGATCAGGTTGGAATTCGCCTGAATAGTCGCCGCTGCCGGGATGTACAGAGTATACAGTATCGTCGTCATAAAATTGGCTGTCGTTCATTTCGTTTCCGTTTCCGCTCATTTTGGTTGATTTGACTTGTGGGATGTTGTCTGATTTTATACTTAAAGTCTGCGCATTAAAGAATCAATTTTTTTTTTCGTTTATATGCGACACATGGCATATTAGCCTGATATTATTATATATATGTATTGGTATATACACAATAATATTTATACACTAACTTCTAAAACTCAAAATGTCTAACTGTGCACCAGGATCAGGAACCGGTGGGATCAATACTATCCCAGGTCGTGTAACAACTACATCAGGCCAGCAATCGCTTATCAAGGATAAAAATAACAACAAACCCAAGTATGTGTGTAAACTTCTAGATAACAAGTCTTCTATATTAGCACGGAATGCTGCATCGGGTATATCTACGAACATGCAATATTCGCAAAAACTTCAAATTTCAAAACATCGCGGAACGCGTTTTTGGGGCGTAATACAGCTCAATGAGTTTGGAAGTTATAAGGGCGCTCCAGGTGGAGCAGGCGAACCTCCAAGGAATAAATTCTGATTTTACACCCCTTGAAGATTTGAAATGATACACTTTACATATATTTAAGGGTGTAAAACGAACCCAAAAATGCTGCAGACACGTATTACGATCATTTTTTTCATTCGCAATTGCAATAACGGCCATCCCCTTCACAGCACCTGAATTTTACCATCTTGTATAATTGTGCGTATTCTGTTCCGTCAGATTCGCCCGCATCATCATCATTGAATAAAATACCAATAATCATTTTTACAATCATAATATTACAAATTTCTCTATTTTTAAAATTCTTTTGAAAATTAGGCCCGAATTTATCCATACAGCTAATCGAAAAGGCGATTGCTCTTATGGCGCATGCAATCGTATTTGATACGTTATCAACCCATTGTTTGTTTTGATTTTTTGTCATTTTTAGTATTTCAATATTCAAACTTTCTTCAACCGGGCACGAATATTGAATACCATAACTCTCGTCACCGTCACAACCAGACCAAGTCCATTTATCTATTTCTTCATCCGAAATTACTTTTGAAATATTTTGCTTAAACTCCTCAACGCGTTGTTCAAGGTCGGCCTCATTGTCAAAGTAAATATAATTCATTTTAATGATACATTTAATATTATAACCGTACCTTTAAACCTTTTTTAATATTTCATATTTCATATTTCATATTTCATATTTCATATTTCATATTTCATATTTCATATTTCATATTTCATATTTCATATTTCATATTTCATATTTCATATTTCATATTTCATATTTCATATTTCATATTTCATATTTCATATTTCATATTTCATAGAACAAAATCCATGAAATCCAAAAACCAAAAAATCCATTTTTCCAAAACTTTTTTGAGAAAGTCAAAAATGGACATAAAAAAGTATGTCCAAAATTCAAACTCCCGAAAAAGTTTCAGAAAAAAAGTTTTTTTTTTATCGTAACAAACTATAAACTTTTTTTTCGAAAATGAGAGCGTTTTCTAGGAAAATCACTTTTTTCACTTTTTTAGAACATTCCCCCCAAAAACCGAACTTTTGGACCGCGTTCTAAAAAACATAGAACGCATAGAACGCGGTGTTTTTTGCACGCAAATGCTAACAAAAGCGCTCTCCTATCACCCCGAATTGTTACGATATTTTGAGGCCATAGAACGCGGAGCGCTTTTTGCATGATTCTTCGTGTAAAAGGTATAATAACCCTTGGTGTTTTTTGCACTGAACTGTAGCAAACATATGTTTCAAGTTTAACATTAAACCATTTCAAATGGAATGAATATAAATGGAAAAAATTAAAGTTACAATATTGGAAAAAATACTTGTCGCAAGTGAAGGACTCGTATAGATCTTAATGAATTATTTTTACAAAATCTGGATCCGGCATGTATTTCATTTGATACTTTTTACATATTGAACGGTCTCCTGCTGTAATGTGCGTGTGATGATATTCTGACGGTTTACATTTCACAAATTCACTATTTTTTGAAATGTATGCAATTTGTTTTATTCCAAGACTGCGCAGAGTCAACATGCAACTGACACATGGAGCCGAACTACTTGACTCGTTGCCGCAATCGTCCTTTGAGCTAGTAGGTAATCTGGCGATATAGAGGGTAACCTTTGAAAGAATTTTATACCATTGGCGAGTTGATCTTGTATTGTCCCTGTTTATATTTTTTGTTTTGGGCCCAATAACGCTGTACAACAGTTTGCGTATTGTGTCTATTTCTGCATGACAACACCACGTTTCTCGAATAAGGCCGTCGCTTGAAAAACAGCGTTCATTATTGAACCCTTGCGCGACGACCTTACCATTCAATACTGCAACGCAACCGTGGCGTATATTAATGGTCGATTCTAGGCCAATGTTACATGCCATTCTCATAAATCGATCGTCTTTTTTCGACATATTCACATGTGCTTATAGAATAAATAATAACATAATAACAATAATATTATAAAATAAACAAAACAATGACAATTTTATTTAAAAATGAAAAAAAATTGATATATGATTTAATTCTACACTTCATATCATAGTAGTTCAAACAACAACAACAACAACAACAACAACAGTCAAATCTATTCCAATGCCAAGTGCCAGTGCCAATAATTCCAATTCAACTAAACCCGGTCGTCAGGAGCTGAAGGGTCTCGGACCAATCATCGGTACGTCGCGTCGTTCAACCCAAACACAATCGAGACAAAATCAAGTCCAGTCAGCGGCAAATCATCTCGACACGGAGCCAGCGATCTCATCGAAGCGTCAGCAAAAGTATGAAAGAAGAGTAAGAGAAGCGCTCAAAGATCTTGAATCGCTTGGTCCAATCGTCACTACCAGTCGCCTGCGCAGCCATGCCGCTCACCCAAATGATGAGTACATTCAGTCATTTCGCACTGCGGCGGCTGATGCACTTCCGAGGGGCGGTCTTCGTACTCGGTCAGGTCATCATTACGACAGATCATTTTAAATTATTAAGAATTCGTAACAGCGATAGCTAAGATAACAAGCATACAGCAGGCAACGGTGGGTTTGTTGCCATTTTTTTATGCGCACGCGAGACTAACATGGTCAACACCGCCTCTAGTAGCCGCATATTCTTTGGCGGCAGCTCTTGCACTATCCTCTGAATTATATATGAAGTCGCTTTCATAGTAGTCTCTATTTTTGCACATAAGACTGAATTTACACAACATATTTTCTGGCGACGACGATCTTGACGACGATCTTGACGACGATCTTGACGACGATCTTGAACACGCGAGACTAACATGGTCAACGCCGCCTCTAGTAGCCGCGTATTTTTTGGCGGCAGCTCTTGCACTAGCCTCTGAAGTATATATGAAGTCGCTTGCATAGTAGTCTCCATTTTTGCACATAAGACTGAATTTACACAACTCTTTTGGGGACGACGACCTCGACGATGATTTTTTCTTCGTTTTACCCGCTGCCCCTGCTCCTCCTGCCCCCCCTCGTCGTGTTATTTTTTTCTTTAATCGTAAAGATTTATTTTTTGCGTAACGTTTTTGCATTTTCTTTTGGTTATGTTTATGTTTATTATATAGTTCATGTATAATTTATTTTTTTTACATAAAATTAAAAATTAAATAAAAACACTTATATTTTGGGTAATCCATGCTTTGAATTCGCTTAATAAAATGTCCTTGTGGAAGTTGTTTACCATCAGTTTGACATTTACTGTTTTTTTTCCGTAAATTTGAAAAAAGTATTCGATAATCAATTTTACGTTTGCGTTCTTATACTTTGCATCAGCGTCTTCCAGTGAAAATACTGGTTTACCCTTTCGTACGTTTACCACGTTGTGGAAGTTGATATAGAGCATCTTCAAATCCGCCTTTGTTCTTATCATTTTGGGATTTATTTTACTTAAGTATGCAGTCGCGTGTTGAGAACATTCGGGACAAGGCAAGTTTGTCGCTATACGAAATGAAAATGAAATAAATTCGTTTTTTATAGTTTCAAATTTAGGGTGATCTTCTTTGATATGATGAGCCATGGTATGAAACAAGTACCAAACACACGGCCCCCATACTGCTTTTGTAGTCATTCTAATTAAACCTTGTTTATAGTGTTATAATGTTATAATGTTATAATGTTATAATATATTTTTTGTAACTGATATAAACCTATACCGATGGAACTTAATTATTAATTCGACTTAAGTGATCCCATTCCCATTCATCTATTTCAAATGTACAAAATTGAAGGCGGTATTAATTTTTACAAAGAACTGTTACTTGAAGAATCGAATGCGCAGTCATCGTTGGATACTTGTTTATTAACAAACCGTCCACTCGAATGTGGATATATCGAGCTTCCGTGCGGGCATAAGTTTAATTTTTTTCCACTATACACGGAAACATTATATCAAAAAACAAATCCAGCGTTTGTAAATAACAAATACAACACTCCGATTGGTAAGGATAAAATAAAGTGCCCTTACTGCAGAACAATTCATTCCAATTCACTGTTACCATATATCGTAAATGAAAAACGGATTCACGGTATAAATTCTCCAATTAAATTGTGTAGTTTGGGCAACGTAAAATGTCAGCATGTATCAGTTTCAGCTTCTAAAAATAAACATACCGCATGTACGTCATCTACAAACATTCACTACATATCAGGTTCGGACAGCGGTACAGGTAACGCGATGTTTCTATGTAAACGACATCTTACACAATGGAAGTCGAAAAAAAATCAAAATGAAAATCAGGATCATCAAGAAAATGAAAATGAAAATGAAAATTAAAATGAAAAATGAATGAATGAAATAAATAAAATAAAGGGTTATTTCAAATTTCAATTTGAAATAAAATACGTATAAGTAATTAATAATTTAATAATTTAATACTAGTACATATTAGTATATATTCATAAATAAACATCAAACAATAAATGGCAGAACAGGCGCGTTCCAGTCGTCGCCGTAAAAGGCGGTCCATAGTTGAATTGATGCGCGGTGATATTATTCGACTTGTAGCATCATCACAGATAAACAAAAATATATACTTTATTGATTACATCGACGAAATCAGCATACGCTTAATCGCGGATATGCGAACGACGGCATCTGATGCAACCTCTACATTTCAAAACCCGACTCCAGTTCTTACTTTGGAATTAACAAACGGGCGGTTCCCATCGGAGCTTCAGATTGAGTCGATTGAATTACTGTATCGTAATGAAAAAGAGCAAGGGTATGCCCGACAGAGGGGACTTGTTCCGGGGAAATGGATTGAAATCGAATACGTTACTGAAAAAGATGACGTTACCTTGATGGTGTATGGTGAAATAATATCGCTTCCCGATGATACCGATTGTATTGGAATTTCGGTATACGCTGACCAACAAGAACAAGAACAAGAAGGTCGCGATGCGCCTTTCATTTATATTGATTTTGGTTTCAAAGGTCTTTCGGAAGATCTGCATATTCGTAGTATTAAAGTATGTAACAAACCCAGATCGCTTGTAAAAGAACAAGAGGAGCTTGCACAGCAAAAACAGCGTGAAAAAATAGACCAAGCGAGAGAAGAAGAGCAACAAGAAATAGAGGCTCGAAAAGAAGATGATGGTGATAATGAAGAACAAGAACAAGATGAAGCGTCGCGATCGCAGTATGCAAAGGTAAATTTAGAGTTTCAAAAATCACCTCCAGGACCCATTGACGGTAGTCCCGCGCAAAAGATTTTGATCGATGAAGGAGATCGGATAGCAATTACGTTTGGATCGGCAGGCGAGGATGATGCTAGTCCGGTTGTGTTTATCAAAGAAATATCGAGGTACTACAGTTTAGAAGAGCAGCAGCAACAACTTCTGGAAGCACTCATCGACATGGCTCCCACCTCAAAAAGCCACCATCTGGCTTCAACGAAAGAATACGGCCGTATGATTGAGCGGTACACCCAGTTACGCGAAACATATTCGGTTCAAGCCGACCACGGTAATCTTGTTCGTCGACCGTACTATGGAGACGGGTATAAGCCTATGATGCACGCACTTTTAGTAGACGGTCTTCGGACGGATGGAATGGAAATTAATTTTACGAATGATTGGTTAATGCCGATTTATGTGCAAAAACGCACTATTTATTGTGTGGATGCTGGCGAAGAGACTAATTTCGAAAATTCGTCGGATGTCGACGTAGTCAATGTTGTGGATCGCATTATAAAAGACCTAGCCGAATACGAACAATATTATACCGGAAAGTCGTATTATTCAACATATTTAAATAGTATACGTATGAATACAACCCCGTACTCGATAAGCGACGATACAACGACCTTGTATAAGTCACTTTTTAAATCGGCATCGCTTCAATGCTTTTCAACTGGTTCAAATATAAAAAGCATGCAGGTTCCTGCATTTAATAAAAACAAAACGACATGTTTCAATATGTGCAGGTACATAGGAGGAGACAGCGTTCCCGAGTATCCGGCGGGATTTATGGTACGACCGTATCCGTTTGTATCCTATAGTTCGCTTAAATCCCCAGGGTCATCCATCATGGATAAAACCAACGCTCGCCTTATAGTTGAATCAAGCGATCCACTGGGAACGTCGTCGTATCATTGGTGGTCATTAGGATCGGGATCATTTGGCGATAGCGGTGGCAGTAGCGGTAGCGGTCGCGATGAACGAACCGAAAGAGCGTGCGCATCAATGTTTAAAACCCATAGCGTTGATTTACGACCTGGTGAGTCGGAGAAAGACTTGGTGCCGTACCATGAGCGGTTTGCAAACACGATGCAAACCGAAATGTATTTTTCGAAGAAGTTTAATCGGGCCGCGTTGTATAATATGATTCCATTTACCGAAGAGTTGGCAAACAAGGTAATGTCGTATTACAAAAATTATTATACCGCGCTGTCTCCGCACATTCTTATAAAGAGTTTATCTCCATTTTTCATTCAGCCCGAGCATATAACTCAACAAACGTTTTCAATTTTCAGCGCATTTATTCGAGAACATGTTAAAGTTTTTAAATCGACAATGAAGTTTATGAAGCGCAAGTACGAAGCGTATGAGTCGTTTGCATATCCGGGTTTTGGTACCGGGAACGGACCAACGTTGAACGCGCTATATGCGCTGTTGACCGATCCCAAAACCGCCAAATCTGGAAAGGTGCTTGAAGCGTCATCTAAATCTAAAAAGGAAAAAGACGGGTCGTCGTCGCATTCGGTGTTCGATACAACCGTTGTATCGAAATATCCCATAAAGGAGTGGATGGTAAAGGGTAGCGACCAGCAGAAAATTCTCTCAACTTCGGAGGTACTAAGTCGAATGTTTTTTGTTGATTTCGGGCGTTGTTTAATGAATGAGGTAATACAGCTTAACATGACCAGTGACAACTTGTACGGTGTAAATGTAACCGGGGTTATAGATCATTTCGTAAGCGAAGCGGAAAAAGCCGCCGGTATTGTCAATGCCGTAAAAGATGCAACCGACGTGAAAACCGCGAATAAAGAACCCAAAAATGGTAAGTTTATTCTTGCCAAACGGTATGAAAACATGGGGGACCTAAACGCTGATAATGAAGCAAGCCCGCACGTTCCCATTTCATATGATGTCGCATATGACTCGACCGATTATGAGTTTATCCGGAAATATGAAAAAGAACGCCGCAAAATGCCCGAAGATGTTTTTAAAGCATTTTTGATTGATAAATTTCAACACATGCAGCAGACAAAACGAAAACAAAAAATGAATGTGATTGAATGCGCGTTTGAAGTAGACTCGATGATCGCCGGGCGAAGGCCAATTCGTGCCGGATCAAAAGACCGGGCGGTTGTTGAATTTTCAGGACCCGTTTCATTGCCTGGAGAAGCGACTGGCGAGGATTCGACACTGAACATGGATGCATACGATCCCAAGCCAGACCCCGAAGAGGGAGAGGGAGGAGTCTCGAAAGAATACCGGTACTATAAACTGCGATCCAACGGAACGTGGGAACTAGACGATACGATCCCGACGTCAATTACTCCCGAAAACATGGATTTTTTCGGAAATATTGTTCCGGGCGCGATTGTTATGAAGAACAATTGTTTATCAACGGATACGGGTATAACCGCCGAAAGCAGTACGGTAGTGACATCTCTCGCCAAAGCCAATCTTATTTCAAAGATCACGCACGAATTTGATGGCATTATTGAAACAAAACAAGACGAATTTCAAAAAGTTTTTTCCGAAAAGTTAGAGTATTATTACTACCGCCTCGGCGCAGAAATGGTTATCCAAATCAAAAAACAAATGGACGCGATGAACAAACAGTACCGGTTGGGTCAAGATGCAAAGGCGCGTCATGACGCCGCTGCTAGTACCAGCATTGCAAATATGGCGATTTCGCCGCATCGAGATATTTTAAATGCTTATCTTGGAAATGGATCGTTTCCTCGTATGCAGGAACTTATTATTTCATTCGCGCAAAATTATACCCGAAAGGCTAATCGACCGTGCGTTGGAACTCCAGTCCCGACGGAACATTCCTCGGCCGAAGAAGACGCCGCAGCTATTGAATCTGAATCTGCAATCGAAACCGAATCTTGTGAGTGGTTGTATTGCAAAGACAGCGGTGCAAAAATCATGCCCGCCTGGTTACTGGAAAAAGCAACCGCGTATGTAAATGATTCAATCGGCGAGTTGTCTTATATTAACGTCATGGACCGTATTTGCCGAGAGTACGGCGTCATCGAAGGTGCGGTATGGGTCGACGGGAAAAAATGTAAAAGTGGACTTGTCATTATGCCGCTCGCATTTAGCACGTACGAAGGTATTGACGAGCAGGGGTTTAAGATTAAATCACACTCCGTGATTTCAATGGATGACGATGATGATATTCTACTAGGTGGCGCGGCAGCAAAAGACAGCCGTCGCGTCGACGACGATAGCCGGTTGCAAGAACAGGCATACATTCAACGCATCAACTCGAAATTTGAAAACAGCAGTGCTCATAAAATTAACGACGTTGTTACGCCAGTTTTAAAGTTGGGGCTGGGAATAGCTCCCGATCGTAATGGATTGCGTCAACGCATTATAACCAGCGTGGTTCATACAATATCAAAATTAAATGACAGCCTTTTCCAGTCAGAAAAAGAATACATTGCCGATAATTCTCAAAAAAAGAAATATCCGTCTTACGAATCGTATCGCGACCGCGTATTGGTTATGACAACGCTGGCGCATATTATAGTTGTTATACAGAGCGCCATACCAGACATACGTCCGTCAAAAACGTTTCGAAATTGTAAAACGACGTTTCAAGGATTCCCTTTAGATAGCGACGGGGGTGGTGATAAGTGTATCGAATATATTGCATGCATCGCAACCGGAGTAAAGGATGCATCTAAAGACGTATGGATACCCGTACTCAGTTTTAAAGTAGAACGGTATGTAACTGACATAACAGTCTTCCTTAAAAAAATACTGAATGATGAAACCGATGGCCATTTGGACAAAATGCTAACGGACAAGCGCAGTTACTTGCAACAAGAAATGATGAGAGAATCACAACGATTGGAACAACAACAAAATGCCGAAGATCGCGTACAAAAATGGACACAGTTTCTACCTCTACCTTACTCATTAAAAGTACGCGCACCCAGCCCGGTTACTAGAGAAATGCAAGAATCGATTTTAAAGGCGCTTAAAAACGGTAGTCATAGCCAGCACGAACAAATGGATGTATTGCATTCTAAAATTATGCACTATTCATTATATATTCAAAACATGATCCAGGACTGGATAAAAACTGGCGGTGGTGGTAAACTTTCTCTCATTTTGTTCACGGACGATCATCGACCTGCGACCGAGAACGCGTGTTGTGATGATATGGTACTAGTAAACCCGGCGTCATCTAACCCTGAAAATAAGAGCGCGGCCACTGTATTGGAGTACTTTATAACGCACGCAAACGGCAATATTCGAGAATTCAACTGGCAAATTGAGAGATTGGGAAAGGAACTGGCAATGGTGAACCGGTCAAGCAAATCCTACATACTGTCAATTGATCCCAGTTTGGCGAAATCCTCCATTTTAGAGTTGAGCGCAAGCGCAAACGATCCGTTTTCAAAATCGGCCGCGGCTGCGGCTTCATACCCGTATTCAGCCGAAACAATCATTCGCGGGTTCATTCACTTCTTCAAGCTCGATTATCCAAATGCATACATTCATCCTAAACTTGAGTCGCTGCGGGGTCAAGTGCCTGAAAATTATGATCCGCGTGCCGAGTTCGCGGATAAAATGGCTAAACTTAAAACATCGAATATGGAAGACCGGTTTGGTGAAGTATTGGAAACGGTGAACCGCGTGTCCATGCTTGACGCCGCGCCATCGAGTATAAAAGAGTTGGACATATACGACCCGTTCAAGTACACGCTTACAGAGTTAATACCCGAATTGAATATATTTAGCGAAGACATACGGAGCGGACTGTACGAGATAGTTGACTCGGTAGAAATGGAAGAAATAAGTAGGTTGCAAGAGTCTATTCTGGAAATGCTATCGAATGCATGCGAAGCGTCTAGAACCGAAATTCGAGCTAGCATCGTAGAAGATAAACGGTCCGCTGCCGGGTTGGAACGACGAACTGGAAAGGATAAACGCAACGCAGCATCATCGCCGGAACAAGTCATGGAGTTCATTGAGTTACTGGATCGATATGAAGGAGATGAAATGTATGAAAATAAACGAACGTTGCATCATTCGCGAGATGAATCGGGTCCCGCGATTCTTCGATTTATCGCCTTTATCAAAAACGCGGTTCGGTTCATGCTACAAACGGTTCCAGGGTTGCTGATAACCTCGGAAATTGGAAACGATAAAGATAAGTATGTTTCATCCAAACACTGGAAATTTGGAACGGCGCATAATACCGATATCTCCACATGCATCGATGTTCAGTATACAGGTCTCTCCATGTTCAGAGGCGATCATGAAATAATGCGACACATGCGAACCATGGATACGGGAAGTGTTCATAAAAATGCGGGATACATGATACTGCAACTTGTAAACACAATACCGTTTGCATTGGACGGTCGCAACAAGTTAAATGTCGACCTGGTGAAAAAATTATACACGTATTTGTTTTATAAAACGATTGAATTATATATCGGCGACGAGTCGGGCGGATCCGGGTCCGGGTCCGTATTTATGGCAAGACAAAGAGAAAGCGAAAGAGAAGAAGCCGATTTAAGTTTTATAGGAAATATTGATAGCGGTGTTTTACGGGACGACCTTGTATTTTTAAGCGACGGTATTGCACCTCGCGCAAAACGTCGAGAGTTGTTGATCGCTGTAATGGGAAATGTAATTAAAATGAAATCGCACAACTCGGTGTCAAGTGTTGAAATGAGAGAAATCATGGCGGGAATAAGACGTAAAGAAACCGAAGATATGAGATACGCGTTTTACATGACAAGTGCAAGCACTAAAACCGACGCGTTTCAAATTAAAAAGACAATGTTGAATTTGCGAATTGGAGAATACAGCGTTGGCGCGCAAGTCGGGTATCGCAAGTACGATAAAGACTTCGATGAACGCGAGCGAGATGCACGAAATGCGCGACTTGCTGAAGGGGGTGGCGATCCTAATATGAGCGTTGAAGCGTTTGAAGACGATATTCATAAACAAACTGAAAGCAATGTAATGGTAGACGGACAGCAGGCAATTGCTCCAATGGATGGAGACGACTTTGACAGAGATCAGTTGATGCGAAATGAAATTGAAATTATAAACGCGTGTTGATCGTAAACGAAAACACGAAAAATATGAAAAATAAAAATAATAATGTAAATGTATTGTTTTTATTTTTACATTATTGAGTTGTTATTGAATTTTAATGATGGGTTCGATTCCTACGCCGGTTACCCCTTCTCTTATTTGTCAAATGTCGTTTACGGGTTTTAGACCGTGAGTTTCGACGACCATTTTGTAAATGTGATTCATAAAATCATATTTGCAATGGCAATTAATGTTAATTAATGTTACCTATGTGTTTTTCTACTTTTTTTATCATGCTGAAATGGATAATTTATGAACTCTTCAAGAACGGGCTGAATGAACTTGCGGTTTTCCTATTCTATTTATTTTATTTGATTTTTTTTTTAATTGAACGTCGTCGTCTACTATGTAATCGCGATCGTTTCGTATATTTTTTGTTTATTTTTCGGCGTTTTCCTCCGGAGCAACCAAGACAATTACGTATTTTTGTCATAAGTCCCTTTTTAGAAAGTCTATCTTGAATCCTCTGTATAATAACTGATAGTAGTCCTATATCACCTTTCTCATACTCGGTCATAATATCACCAATTTCATCTTCTGTAACATTTAGACAATTATTTGGGTTGCCTTTGAAGCCACAGTTTAAATGTGGAATATCCAGAATGAATTTTGCCCATTCAATACAATTATAATATGCACCTTTAACAAATGCACTCGCTTCTAAATATATACTATTAACACTTAATTTCATTTCTAATATTGATATAATATTTTTTCCGCTTTTTCTTTCCATATTTTTACCTTTGCACGACATACAAACAGGGCTCTTATAAGGTGCGACTGTCCGAGTTTCGCAATCTTTACATCTAAATGTAGTAGAAATATCTCCATATGCTCCGTCAAGCCTGAGATTACGTCCGGTGGCTAAAGTTTCGTTTAGTTTATCTACAATGGATTGAGTTAATATTCCAACCCATATAATTTTCGCTTCACGCGTCCTATCGGGCGTCAAATAATCTGCAGTATATATTGCACCTCTTAATGGCTCAACTGTGTGACTAATCTTTTCTGATAATACTTTTGAAGCAACCGAATGAATTTTACTAAGTTTTGGAGTCTCGCCAGGGCTTATGTGTCCTAAATACCCGAACCCACACGAATAATTTTTACCATCAGGGGTTCTTATAACAATTATAGCGTGTGGGGTTTTTATTCCAATTAAAAATACTAGTGCATGACCAATATTCTTAACTATTTCCTTACGTACTAAATTATGTTTGGAGCCTGTGACAGATAGATCTACATTGACTTCCCACTTATCGGTTAAAGTAAATCCGGATCCGGATAGATCATCTTTCGTTATACCACGATAATCATCTTCTAAAAGTTGTTGTCCGGCTGAATTAAGTTCGCCACTTGGGCCAGCGTACATTGACGTAAATATAGGAAAACAATTTGAATGGCTTGATAATGATGCAATAAACTCGCCAGCCTTATCGACAATACCGCCGTTTCTAGACCCTCGTATCAAATCCGGCATCGGAGCCGTCATACCGTTAGCCGGAGGTGGCGGACTTCTTAACCGCGTACGGTGATTATCAAAATCTCTAGGTGATCTTCTGTGTAGTAACATATAATGCTTAATATAATAATATATGTGATAAAAAAAAATAAATGTAGATAAAGTATCTGGTTTTATAAAAAAACGATAATATAATATTAAAGTGTATCTTATATTTAATTATCGGATGTTGTGATAAGAGGTTTTCAACAATTACTGCATCTAGTAATAATACTACCACAATCTACCTTTTTTTTTAGTATATTTTTTAGACATGGTTTAGATATCTTGAATATATACATATTGTATATTTTTTATTTTATCTTTTATTTTTTTTTGTTGCGACTAAGTATAAACCAAACCCTATTAATTAAATGAAAAGAATTCAAAAAAGCTCGGATGGACACTACCACGTGAACGGTAAAGCGTATCGTCACCTGATTGGTTCAAGAAAACAGGTCTGGATGGGATCTGCGTATAAAACTGACGGACAACTGGTTAAGTCTAATTTTATTATGAATAAGCACGGTCGCATTGTGTCCGCTAAAAAACATGCTAGTGCAAAAAAAGAGAATCGGCTCGTAAAGGCGGGATACGGAACTCAAAAGGGTAAATTTGGGTATGTTCTTTTAGGAGATAAAAAATCAAGGCGTCGCGGTTCTAGGAAAAACAAAAAGTGAAAAGTGAAGGGCGAAAAGCGATTGTTGCGTAACATAAATACGATATGATATAAAAACAAAAATACATATTTATATCATGACCGAGACAAATGACCGAACCAAATAGTACACAACCCCCAACCTCAATGGCTGAAACCTCCGCGCAACCAGTAAGTAAAGAAGAGATGATTACACATATCAAAAAATGGATGCAGTATGATAACGATATTAAGCAACTTCAAAACGAATTAAAAACAAAAAAAGAAAGCCGGCGCCAGCACACCGAACAGTTGGTTAACATTATGAAGAGTAATGAAATTGACTGTTTCGATGTAAATAATGGTAAACTTTTATTTTCACGTACAAAGGTGAAAACGCCATTAAACAAGTCTCAGATGGTGCAGGCGTTAATGGAATACTTTAATAATGACGAGCCACGTGTTAGGGAATTAGAGGATCGTTTGATGTCGGCTAGAAAGGAAAAAATCACCGAAACGATTCGTAGAAAAATAAATAAATAAAGAGATAGAGTATACATATTATACATATAGATAGTATATAGATAGATCATGTTGCCGAACACCCGAAATACAATCCAGCGCATACGAAAACTAACCTCAGCGAAAGATAGCGAATCTCTCATTGTATCCGAATCCGTTCCTAGCATCGTTACTACGAATAGTCCGAATAATAATAACTCATACGAAGGAACCTTTACCAGTAATGATTTCCAAAGTATGTATACATCCACAACTATTGATAGCAACAGTAACAGCGACAGCATTAACAGTATAAACGATCGGCATATAGATTATTATAAATATAGCTATCCGTTTGAAGATGAATTAGACGCATCTGGGTTGCCCGATACGTTTGAACCGGGGTCCAAATTGTGCACTGTGAATGTTTGCATGTATCGCATATGCAAAGGAAGTCATACGTTTCCATATCTTCAATTCAAATTAAAACTCGATTCTAAAAAAAATAAGCTCGCATTTCCTACGTTTACACATAGATTCACATCAAGTGATTCAAATTCTTCCGATTTTATGATGTCGAGTTGCATGAAACGTGCAAATGATATTGTTATGGTAGGCGCCGATACCGATACGATTGAATTCAAAGGGGTTTATCATTATAAACCACACGCGTCGTCGCACACCATACACCCCCAGTCAGGTTATTGGGATAGCGGTATTGCGGATAAGGATATGGATGGCGGAAAGCGTCCACGAGCTAAGAATAATAAAAATAAAAATAAAAATAAAGATAAAGATAAAGAAGATAACGATAATCACAGTAGTGATGACGGTAGCGATGGTAGCGATAGCAGCAGCAGTTCTTATTCGGATTCAGGTTCATTTGATGACGAGTCGCCCGACGGGTCATTGTACTTAATTTATCAAGATACTAGTTATCCGGACGAGGACGCCCGTCCAATAAAACTGGCATTCAACTGCGAGTGGTGGTGGACATGCGTTCATGAGATTTTTAATACAAAATGCATTATGTATAGAACAAGAACAATAGGATACAATGTGACTGCACTTTTCAAATCCGAACCATCCGCATTATTTTTGATGAATGAAAAAGGCGTAATTTATGAAACGCCGCATGTTCTTTATAAAGGGCTGCCTGAACACATATCACTGGATGAAATGGCCGCATTTGGGCCTAGAAAAAATGTCGATGACAATAACGTTTCAACCGCGCGTAAGAAAAACCACGCAGAAACCAATATAAATGAACTATTTATTCACGGGTCGTACTACTACCTTTACGATTTTTGCAATGCGATGCGCGGAGCGTGTTACACGTACGACGATGAAACGAACCAATACGTTAAAAATAAACGCGACAAGTATTATATGTTTAGATATATCGTGTTTCTGGGTAAAATGAAAACGGTCATGTTTGATACCAACGGATCGACCAATCATACATCGATAAACATTGCACACATGATGAGAGAAATAAAATGGCCTGGAGCCGGTTATAATTCGGTATATCATGGCAAATATAAACTTTCAAAACCAAAACAACAACAAAAATGGGCTAGACACAAGGATATGGCCCCCGTGTTCAGTATAGCAGATCCGCACAGATTTAATGCATTGTCGTATCACGAGCTTGACCCGGCGACGGTTCCGGCTGATATAGAATTACTTTTCAAGAAAAACGCAGTCGTTAGAATAAAGTGAATTAAATATTATGTTATTACAGTAAGTAAAATATTAACAAATTAATAACATAACAACATAACAACATATTAGCAAAATGAATGGATTTGTGAAGCTTATTATTATTGTTGCGATTGCTTATATTATGCACATGATGTTACGTGCAGTAGGAATGGATATGGGTCTTTATATAACCTACCTTATATGGTTTGTTGTGCTGGGCATATTTTTAGTCGCGCTTCCAGATTCTCTTCCGAACATTTTGAAGCCCGATCCAAAAAAAGAGAATGAATGAATGAATGAATGAATATGAATGTTGTAAAATTATAATATAGTATTTGGATAGTGTATAACATAAACTAAATTTTAGCCATATGATTGAGAATACTGCAAGTGCGGTAAGCGATAAAATTTTATCTGGAACACGCGGGTCTAGAGGTGTAAAAAAATCTGATGCAGATGCAAATAAACCAACAAGACAACAACATCCACATCACATGATTGACTATAATAAGGACCTGGAGTATTTACTGAAAGACAATGCAGAAGAGTGCGAATCTCTCGGAATTTTACACCGGGCATCCTATGAAAAATACAATCGTTTATCAAATTATATTAACATTCCTGTGATCATTTTATCTAGTGCGATTGGTTTTGCTACAGGTATTGATATCGGATATGAAAAAATGAATATTATATTGGGTATAGGAAGTATTTTTGTTGGAATTATAAAGTCGATTGACACCTACTTCCAGCTTGGAAAGCGCTCAGAGTCGCACCGACTTTGTTCCTTACAGTACCAGCAAATTCATAAGAAAATACAGATTGAATTGGCACTTAAACGCCCGCAACGACAAACCGCCAAGGACATGATGACTGTTATTAAAACCGACATAAAAAATTTACAGGATATAAGTCCTCTTATCGATCAAGATATCATTAATGCGTATAATGAACGATATGGTAAATACACTACCGTGAAAAAACCCAACTTTGTAAACGGTCTCACCGAGGTTGTTGTAAACGACACTGATTCTGGCGAAGATGTACTGCATTCAAGACCAAGGTCGGAGTCTGGGTCTATCGATGGGTATGAAGAAGACGGCGGGTTTCAAAATAATTCAAGACGTGGTTTGGTGGATGGACTGCCAGTTAAAGTGGATGCATTTGGACAACAATTAATGAATTCTAGTGGCAATAATGGCAACGGTAGTACAGTGTCTGCCAGTTTAGTTTTTAGAAACCCAACCGAGTTAAACTCATATCCTATCCAACACCTTGTTCAAAATTACTCAGATGCAACTGTACCAACTCCAATTCCAACTCCACCGGTGCCGGTACTACCACTACCACAGCTATTACAACCTGTATCTCAGGACCAATTACATCAACTACAGCAGTTACAGCGGCAAAATTCAAATATAATTCGATCGAATGGACCATCGCCACGCCCAGCAGCAAATTATGTCCCTTTGAATACAAATTCAAATCCAAATACAGGAACGTATACACCAAGTTCAGAGATAAACGCTATCATAAATCAGAATCAGGTCGATGATGCAAACGCAAATGTAAATGACAATAATAACGTAGTTTTTACAGTAATACCTGACGCTTCCGACCCTGATGAAGATGGTGCAATGATGTAATTGGTATAAATTAAATTAATTTAATTTAAGTTAATTTAATTTAATTAAATTTATTAATTCAAAAAATTGATTAATAAATGTAATAAACAACATACATATATAGTATCAACATTCAACGTATATCATGGAACTGCAAAGTCAATCAGGAACTGGTCTTAAAAAGGCCGACGCATATCTTCATTCTCTCAAAATGTCAGTCCAGTCACGGCTAGGAGATTACAAACGACGCGGCGGGATCAACGACATTGATGCGTATCATTCAGATGTGATGGAACTACTGATGACGTTCAACTCATTCAATCTAAGTGGCGGAGACGATGGTACGAAAAGAAAACGAATCAAAAATGTGGTTCCATTGTTTGACCGATGTGTTGCCAAACGTGCAAACGGAGAACAATGTACGCGTAGGAAAAAAGAGGGCGAAGGGTATTGTGGAACACATATCAAAGGTCGCCCGCATGGATGTGTGAATGAAACCGACGAAACGGTTGTTACGAACAAAAAGGTGGAAGTTTGGATCCAAGAGATTAAAGGGATCGTATACTACGTTGATGCGAACAAAAACGTCTACGACCCAGAAGACATCTTGGCAAACAAAATAAACCCCAGAATTATAATGAAACTTGACTAAAACGGCAGACCTTGGTGTAGTATCGAGTGAAAGTTTTTGAACATCATAATAAAATTGATATATTTTTACTATGATAGATGGATATAGGTAGATACTTTTGTTCATATTGTTCTTTGTTTATGAAATAGAATGGGATCAAATGATATTATTGAGTTATTGAAAACTTTGTCGGAGAAGACGCGGGCGTATGAGGCTGCGAAAAACGAGTTGAATGAAGTTCAAAAAAGGCTTCATGGCACTCCTTATTTGTTCTCTCGAAATGGATTGAACACAAATATAAAAAACGGTCTGGTTCAAAAACAAGATCAGGCATGTGCAGGTCCGTCTCGAGTAAAACGAGGGAGGGGTCGGCCTAAAAAGATCAAGAATGATATCAAAACAACTCTTGATCAGGACGAAACTGGAACCGAAAACGAAAACGCCAAAAATAACAACAACATGATTGAAATCAATCGTACTGGAGACGATGCATTTTCGTCATGTGAAACATATTGTTCCGACATCATCCATGATAGTCGAGAAGAAGAACATCGGGACTGCTACGAAGATGACACCCGCCCGGACTTCAAGGATGCAGTGTACGCATTCATCGCAGATAATATATACATCGAAACGCGGTACGGAAACTACTATGATATCAACACACTCGAGCTGCGTGGTTGGTACAACCCATATACCGGTAAACAAGAGGGATTATTGTAGTTATTGGCCGCGTCCCTTCAAAAGCTTTTTTTTCCACCCCCCAAACAACAAAACAAACACCCCAAACAACAAACAACAACACAAACAAAACAACACAAACAACCCCAACCCACCCCAACACAAACAATCCAAATCTATTAAAATAACAAAAGAAACAAATTGAAAGAACATAATAATACCAATAGTCTCTCAAACCAACCAACCCAATGTACGTGCTCATCCTAGACACCGAGACCAC